GTAATTGAATTTCATTTAATTTTTCAATCAACTCTTCGTTTTGTTTTTTATTCTTCTTAGCCATAATTTTTATTTTTCGTTTTTATTTCTTTTACAAATATATAAAGTATTTCTGATACTATCAAATTTTATCTTACCAAACTTACAAAACCTTTTTGGTAATGTGGTGTTCCTTTGTCATCACGGTAATACATCTTCCAAGTGTATATGCCCGACTCACAATAGTACCCACTGTTATTAACATTACCAGTCCAATATTGTGATTGTGATTCAATAACACAAACCAGTTGGCCCCATTGGGTATAAATCTCCAATCGTGGATTGAATACATTGGTTCCCTTGAAGGAAAATATATCATTCAACCCATCGTTGTTAGGTGAAAACGAATTGGGAACATAAAGTTTATGACAGGCAGTGGTGGTGATAGTTAAAGAAGCAGTATCAGTACTACACCCATTTAAATCCACACCATACACTTCAATCAAATGATTATCGGTGGTATCATCCCAAGTCAATGAAATATCATTATCGGATTCAACCTGTCCAACACTATCAACCGTCCAGTAATAAACAACATTGTCTATGTTCTCAACAGAATAGTTATGTGTCTTAAACTCCGAACACATATCAAGTACATTACCATCGTGTGTTATCGTTAGTGGTAAGGTGTCACACTGTCCAAAGAAGTGTGAAGGAATAAATAATAATACAAATAAAAGTTTTTTCATACGAAATCAATAATATACACTAGACTTTGTAAAGTCAAAAAAAGTTGAGGTCGGAGTTGGAATCGAACCAACATAAGGGCTTTTGCAGAACCCCACTTAAACCATTCAGACATCCGACCTTGTAAGCGGAGAGCAGTGGACTCGAACCACGCCCAACTTAATGGGTTACTGTTTAGCAAACATTCGGGGTCACCATTACCCTCCTTTACTCTCCATGTTAGTGTGTCTAACCAGATTCGAACTGGTGCTAACAGAACCACAATCTGTCGTGCTCGCCTCTACACCATAGACACCGTGTAAAAAACACACTCTCAAGCATTCTACTCCCTGCATGACGGAATTGTATCTTACTTAGCCCACCGTCCTCAGTATGGGTACTTGAGTTTATGTGTTTTGTACCCCTTGTAGGAGTCGAACCTACACGTCTTTAAGACAATGGTTTCTAAGACCACCCTGGTTACCAGTTACAGCAAAGAGGTAAATAAGCGGAAGAGATAGGACTCGAACCTACACATCAGTTTCCCGATACCGGTTTTCAAGACCGGGGCGATACCAATTACGCTTTACTCTTCCAAAGTTCCCCACCCTGAGATTATGGTGAGTAGTCATATCGGTTTTTTTGCTGTTTGAAAAACCTGCTGGGCATCCCCGATAAAAAAGTCAGTTCTTTACGTCGGCAGTGATGAACCTATCTACTGTTTTATCCCGAATCGATTGCCTTTGGGAGGCGTTTTTTAACCCTATCCATTGTTAAATGAGTCTTGGATAAAAGACTGGTGAGTATCTCTTACTCATTGTAGTCAGGACAGGATTCGAACCTGTGCTCCCCATTACAGGGAACGTTGTACAGCCCCCGAAGCGGCTGTGACACCAATTGCCACCTGACTATATAAAAACACCCTTATCTATCCAACTTACAGGTGTTATGGCTGTCCTCATTGCTGAGTTAGGAATAAACTGTCTTGCTCCCCTTCGTGATGGGTTTTACCGACCTTAGTAGTCAACTAGAAGGTAATATATATACAAACCTTCAACTCTCCCCTATGGTTATCACACCATTTCTCATCGTATGGGACATACTATCTGATGATTAGTCAGAACGTGTAGTCAGAACAGGATTCGAACCTGCAATCTTCCTTGTTAGGAGCTTTGCCAATTAAGTTACCTGACTATGGTGGTAGGATTGCTTTTTTATAGAAGAGCTCGCCTGCCTCAGAACTTCTTTGAGGATGAGAAGTCCTCTGTGTTGTGAAAGTCGGTAAAAATGCACTTTTACACCCTTTGTCCTGAACATAAACTATTCCTTTCTCAAGGGAACAACACGTTTAGTAGTCAGGGCCGGACTCGAACCGGATACCGTTCTCGACGGATTAGACAACCTTACGGATTTGGGTCCCTCCCTCATTACGCCCACCTGACTCCGACAAAGATATGGTAAGTTTTTCAATCTACCAAATCTTTTTTTATTCTTCTCTTCCCCATATTAACCATCCTATGAAGATTCCAATTACAATACCTGATGCCATATTTTTCTTATTCTGATAAATCTTTTTCTATTTCTTCATACCATTCTTCAACCGCAAATAATAATTGGATAAATTCACCATCTTCATCCGATTCATATTTTACGTGGAACCCACCTGTTGATACATCTGTTTTTTCTTTAAACGCCATCTTTAATAATCGTCTTGCTTCTTGTCTCAATTCAGGAACCGTTGGAATACCTTCGTCAGAAGCCGCCCACTCCCAATTCAATACTTCCATTACTTTTCGGACTTGTTCAAACTTGAAGTAGTCCATTATACTATCAATTGCGTCTTGTTGTTTCTGTGTCATATTATTTATCTAAATCTTTATCGTTATCCATCAACTTAATAAGAGCCTCCTTTTGTTTTTCTTTCTTCACCATCTCAATCATCTTCTTGATAACCGCAATGTTCCCTTCTCTCTTATCTTTGAAGAAATCAAAATACATCGGTGGAAACTTCCAACTCTTAATCGTATAGTCAAATCCCAAAATCTCATTTGGTGTGGTATCAGTTCTAATATCCACAAAGTATGAATAATTATCTTCAAACCATCCGAACACTTGTTGGTGTGGTGGTGCGGAACATCCGATTTCAGGTTGTGATTCTCTATCTGAATAGCAAAACGCATACCCAATACTATATCCCTCATCAATATCGTAATACCCCCAACAAGGTTCATTAAATCCAAGTTCTTTGAGTTCCAAAGCAATTTCGTATGTAACAAATTCTTTTTCCATAAGACAAATATAAGGTAAGTTTATTAATTAAACAAAAAAAAGTTGTCCCTGATGGATTCGAACCACCATTATCTGAACCAAAATCAGATGTCCTGCCTTTAGACGAAGGGACAATATGGAGCGTAGTGGGGCTGCAGTCCCCTGAGGCACCTACGCAAGTTACTCCTCTTTAGCGGCTCCAACGGGATTCGAACCCGTACCACACGGCGTGACAAGCCGGCATTGTAGCCATTCAACCATGGAGCCAAAAGTGGGTGGAATCAGAGGCCTTCTGTCCACCGAGACCTCGTCGTTGACTTTCGTCAGAGCGTACCGAGACACTTTTTAAAACCCCATCTTCATCGGATTAACGGACCGACTGCCATATCGGAGGTGGGGGTTGTCCTGTTAATTCAGAACCTCGTGGTACCAGGTGGATTCGAACCACCGACACAAGGATTTTCAGTCCTTTGCTCTACCAACTGAGCTATGGTACCATTATAGTCGGGATAACTGGACTCGAACCAGCGACCCCTTGGTCCCAAACCAAGTACTCTAAGCCAACTGAGCTACATCCCGAATTAAGTTCTCACGGTTGGAATCGAACCAACGACCTTTTGTGTATCAGACAAATGCTCTAAGCCAACTGAGCTACGTGAGAATATTAGAGCCTCCAGTCGGAATCGAACCAACGACCTACTGATTACAAATCAGTCGCTCTGACCTGCTGAGCTATGGAGGCTTGTTGCACGACAGTAGGGACTCGAACCCCAAACAACGGTTTTGGAGACCGTGATGATACCATTTCACCACTGACGTGTTTAAGTGACCCCGGTGGGACTCGAACCCACGACTCCCTCATTAAAAGTGAGGTGCTCTAAACCTGCTGAGCTACGAAGTCATTATTTTTGCGGTGATGGGGAATTTCGAAATCCCGACCCTCTGATTAACAGTCAGATGCTCCACCTCTGAGCTACATCACCATTTTCCCAATATGTCAAAGAACCAAAAAAAAACCCTGAACTTTTTTGTAGTCCAGGGTTTCCTTATATATTTGATGATACGATTACATCTTATTAAGAACCCTGAACTTACGGCAATCCTGCCCCTTAATCGTAAACCACGATTGGCCCACGTTTGTCGGGAGATTACTTACGTTATGTGTTGAGTTCTGTTTCATTGTTTTCTTATTAAATATCAATTGTTTTACAAAAGTACTACTATTTTTGAGTTATGTCAAGTTTTTTTTCATTTTAGTTTCAAATTTTAAATAAAATTATTACTATTTACATAATATGAACACTAGTGAATTACAACTAAAAAGATTAATGGACACTGTTGTTAAAATGTTATCTGTAATTAATGCAGATGGTATAACATTGCGTTTAACAGGTGAATATAAAAAATCATTTCATTACAAAAAAGCACCTGTCTATACAATAGAAAACCCTAAAAACTTACCATACACCCATGAAGCTCTCTCAGGTTACATTGATGAAGAAATACATTCGTTAAGAAAATTTTTTCCTGAGGTTAACATCGCTCCACAATTTTTATATTATTTAGATTGCGATGATTTATATATCCCACAAAAAAGTTTAAATGAAATTAATAGTTGTCTTGTGGGAAAACCATTTAAATTAGATTCCCAATATGAACGTAAAAAAATAACGATTGAAGGTCGTTTTTCTAAAGACTTTTATATTGAAGTTGATGCCGAAATGATTGTCATAGACGTTAATTTATTAGTTAAATCTATGGAAATAACATTAGATGGTGAAGTTTACTATGGATTTGATGAAGATGAAATACTTGACATACTTCACGATAAGTTTGACCACCATATTGATGAGCTAATATGGGGATGTCTAACTGAGGATATAACAAACAACAAATCTTTCGTTGATTTTAACTGGATGGGTTGGCATGTGAATACTAACTATATGTTACCTTACTCCTGAATAATAAGTGTTTCTAAATCCACAACAACACCAGTCTTATAGGTAATTTCTTCTGTGAAAATTTCATCAATAATTTCCTTCACTTCACTTTCAATTTCAAATCCAATAGATTGGTCGTTAAGAGCTTGTTTTAAATCACGTACTCCTTCATCTGTCATTACTAAATCCACCTCACCACCCGGTAAAATATAAACATCTACTTTAAAATATTCTCCATCTTCTTGGTCTATTATTTTAGCTTTGAAATCAAAACTGTATCCACCTGAAAAGTTATATCGGTCTGTTTTGAAGGTTTTCTGTAATAGTTCTTCAGTCAATTTAACCGATTGTTCCCTACCCAAAAAGTCCCTTAATAATTCAATCAGGATATTAAAGTCTCTTTCCCACACATCAACTTCAAAGAAATCCATAATCATATTATCAATATGTGGTTGTTCACCTTTCCTAACTTGTTTCTCAAACAATTTCTTAATCAAATTTTTAAAATTTGGTTTATCCAACTCTTCCTTCAAAAATTTATTTTGTTCCTCTGTTATTAGGTATTTCATATTAAATAAATATTACCCTTCCAAAAAGGATAACACCTTTTCTTTAACTCCAAGTTGTTTGATACCCTCATTGTTCAAAGGTGTTAAGACAAAGTTATCAAGTCCCCACTCGTGTTCATATTCCATTGAGTAACGCAATCCAGTCTTCCCCATCTCCAAGTCATCAATCGCTACCCAATGTGTAACTTCGGGATGTTCTTTTAACCACTCTTGAATCTGAACACTTCTTGTTCCTTCCAAATCCCAATTTCGGTGCCAGGTAACTTTTTCACCATCAATCGTATTGGTTGTGAAATCAATTGGTCGTTTGATGATACCTTGTTTCTCGTAGTAATCACCCATCTCTTCAACTGAACACCAAACTTTCCAATCAGAAGATACAACGATTTCAGCACCAGTCTGTTCCAAGATTTCATTCAATACCTTTATTGCCTTCTTGTCAAAGTTATCAAAGCGAGCATCAATAGGCATTGTCAATACTGATTGACTTAACTTTCGTCTAGCCTTTTTTTGTTTCTTAAATCGTGACCCCCAATTATCTGATAGACAGATAACTCCATCGTGGTCTAAAAAGATTACTTTCATTTTTTCTTTGAGTATTTTTCCCTGTTGGAAAGTTTCCTGTCAGGGTCGTATTTGTATTTGATGTCAACAGAAATCGGGCCGTTCTTGAACTTATCCAAATCATAAGTCCAAACAGCAATGGTCTCGTCCGTTTCGTAGGTTCTTGTAAATTTAGTTTTGTCGCTCATAAGGGAGCTAAGATACGAAATTATTTTTCGTTTTCCAAATTAATTAATGGAACAAAATCTTTTGAAGGGGTAAATTCTAAGTTATCAACAACGACAGGCATATCAATACTAAAAAATTTAAGGAATTCCTCAATGTCATGACCTATTTGAACTGAAAATTCATACCATCCTTTATTAACACGGTCTCTTCCAATTATCTTTTCTTTATTACCAAATGCACATAAGTAATAATTAACCATACCTTCACCATTAACCAATTTAACTGATACAAAAAGGTGGTCTTTCATCTCACCAATACTTATTAGCGGAGCAACTTTATCTATATGGAATTGATAATAACCCTTTTGAGGTTTTTCACTGAAACTAACACGGTGGTCATAACCAAAAGTTTTACCCTCAAGAAATTTATTTATCCCGTTAAGTTCTTTATTCATCGTCTAACACCAGGTTTAGAATTACCTCTCTGTGGTTCATTATTTCTTTTATAATGAGTTACATTTGGTTTAGGAGTATTGATAGTCGGTGAAGGATTGTTGTGTTGTGGTGGAGGTGGTGGTAACGGTAGTGTCGTCTGTTGATAGTTATAGTTTGGATAATAATTGTTGTTTCTATTATAGTAGTTATAGTCAGGATAGTTGTTGTAATACGTTACAGGTAATACAACTCTATTACCATAGTAATCCTCACTTGATACTGGTCTTGCTTTAGGTTCGTGATGAGTTACCCAAAACTCTTCAGTTCTGTTCCAATACATCTCATCATCTTCAGGTCTTGTTCTGTCGTCAGTTAGATTTTCAAAACTAGCACAAGATGTGAATAGTAAGATAAAAAATAATATGTTAAGATTTTTCAATTCCATAGACACGTCCTAAATTTCTTTTTAATTTTTTACCAGCTTTGTTAATTCTTGGTTCATACATTTTAAACAAATCGTAGATACTATTTGTTTTCTCTATGTCCCTTGGTACTGTTTTATTAGTTTGTTTAGCAATTTGTCTATACTGTTTCATATAGAACTTATGTAAATTACTTAAATGAAACACAAGAGTGTCCTCACCACTTCTTTGTTTGATAACATCTACCAACCCATCAAAGAAGTTGTCAGCATTAAACTTTTCCATTTTATCAGCAATAAGCCAATATGGTGATTTTGTAAACTCTTCAGGTGTCATTTTAAATGATTTTGAATACGCTTCTTGTGACATAGCATTCAATTCATATGGTTCTGAATAATAAACTAAATCTAAAAAATCACTGTAATATTTGAAAATCTTTTTAGGAACATTCGGATTAATTCCACCAGCAAATGTTTTAGTTAAATCAACTTCACCCTTACCTGTTGACTCCCATCTTTTGTAAAACTCATATAGATGTAACATTTCGTGAGTAATACTATCTCTTAAGTCATCAATCAAATCATCAATATCTTCAGGTTCAAATGTAGGTGTTATTAAAACTTCAACTTCCATTTTACCTATGATAGTTTTATTAATTTCTTTCAGTATTTTTTCAGGTATTTCAAGTGACGGAAGTTTCATATAAGATTCACCTTCAGATTCTTTTTTAATCTGATACATCGCCCCACCTGTTCTAAACTTAGCATCACTATTCGGTTTTTTTACATAACCAAATTTAATCTCAATATCCATTCCTTCAACAGGAAACTCAATAAATGAATCAGGGTCTGACTTAACAACCTGTTTCATAGTACTATAATCTAAATTAATTGACTCAGAATCATTTTTTTTATTGAATGTCATGTCTTCAACAATTGGTGTAACTTCATTAAGGACAATATTAATAAAAGGAATTGTTGCACGACTAACACCCAAATCTTCATTCAGTAATCTCTTATATTGTTCTTCGGTAATAACAACTTTCATTATAACAATGTATTAACTAAATTTTTAAATTCTTCTTTATTTTGTTCTATCCAATTTAAAATATCAGGTCTAATCTTTCCACCATAAGGGCCAAAAATCTTGGCAACTTCCTCATCTCTTTGACTTACCTCCAAATATTCTTTACGTTCTTCATCACTTACAATTGGTTTAATAATATCAAAAGAACTTCCTTTTTTTATAAAAACATCTGATGAAACTCTTAACTCGTTAGAACCCAATTTTCTAGGTTTTCTTATATTACTAGCATCTGAAAACAATTCAACCGCATTTTCTTTTGTTAAATAATACGTCTTTAACCTATCGTCAGATTCAAATGTAATAGATGTTATATCAACAAGTATTTTTCTTAAAATTTCTTTTTTATATTCAGTCAAACTATCGTCATTAACCAAAAATAAATTGGTTCCTGTTATGTCATATTTTGATAAGGTATTTTTGATATTCGCAACCGCCTCACTACCTAAACTAGTTAAAGCAGTTGTAAAACCCCCTATTGATGGACTTTCAGTGTTGTCGTTTAAAAATTTTTGTTCAACCTCACCCTGATTTATTTTATAATCCCATATACCACTTTTACTTTCATTAAGTGTTCCATTAAATAAACCCGCCATCAATCCTTCAATAGCGTGTCCTCTAATCTCTTTATACTTAACAATACGATTAATATAATCTTCAAATCTTAATCGGTTAACAACATTTAAACTATTCAAATCAACATCTTGACCCCAATTATAATTTAACCCGTAAGCGTCTAAAATTTCTTGGATAACATAAACCGCTTCCTGTTTAACAATAGGGATAGGATTGTATAGGTAAAATTTATTTTTACCTTCTTCATTTATAAGTTTTTTCTTTTTCATTACTTACCAATCACAATATCATTGTAGTTTAAAGTTTCCATACCTTTCATATCATCAACCACTTCATCATACATGTAAGCCTTAACTACCGATACTATTGATTGTTCAGCTTGAGCAATTTTAGATTCCATCCAATCATCTAACTGTTCATCCTCTTCTAAAATCTCCCACATTTGTAATGCTAAAGTACCAATGGTGAAAAGTTGTTGCTTAGCCATATAATTACCATCTTTATCTTCATTAATAGTTTCAGTATTTTCAGATAAAGCTTTTTTTAATTTTTCAAGTTGTTCTTCTGTGATTATAATTTTTGACATAACTATAGTTTTATATATAAATACAAATAAAACTAAAAAAGGGAACACTAATGTTCCCTTTTGAGCCCAACCCGGAAGTTAGTCCACCACTTTGTTTAACAAAGATTATTTAGCTTCTGAAAGTTTTGCTAAAACTTGTTCACTATATTGTACCAACTCCATTTCAGTCGTGATTAAAGATTCAACCAAAATCTTGTGTGGGATATGTACTAATGTGTCTGTAACGTTAAAGTATCTAAATGCAACTCCGTTATCAATAGCATCATTTACAAGTTTTAAAAACAACTTTGTCTGAATTGCATCAACAAAAGACATTGTTAATACTTTACCGAATTTTTCGTGTTGGATGTTTAATGTTACTTTCATAACACAAATATAGACAAACTATTCTTCACTTCCAAACTTTTTGAAATAAAAATCAATAGTTCTATCTAACCCTTCGTCAAAATTAACTTTAGGTTCCCATCCAATTTGTTCTTTTGCTTTAGTATAATCAATGGAGTATCTAAAGTCATGTCCTTTTCTATCTTCAACAAATGTTATTAAGTCCTGTGAGTTTTGTTCCCATTGTTTAAGATTATCAATTTTATCACAAACCATCTTAACCAATCTGAGGTTATTTAATTCATTACCACCACCAATACAATAAGTTTCACCTACCTTACCTTTATGGAATACCAAATCAATTGCATCCACATGGTCTTGGACATATAACCAATCCCTAACATTCTGTCCGTTACCATACACAGGTATTGGTTCACCATTAAGGATACTTTTAATGATTGTCGGAATTAATTTTTCTTCATGCTGGTTTGGCCCAAAATTATTTGAGCAGTTTGATATAACAATTGGTAATCCGTAAGTGTGATAATACGCTCTAACAAAATGGTCAGAAGAAGCTTTAGACGCTGAGTAAGGACTTCTTGGGTCGTAAGCAGTTTTTTCATCAAAAGAACCCACAGCCCCTAAATGTCCAAAAACCTCATCCGTTGATATATGGTAAAATAATTTAATACCATACTTAACAGAAGCATCCAACAAATTCAATGTTCCAATAATATTTGTTTGAACAAACTCCATCGGATTTAGTATTGAGTTATCAACATGTGATTCAGCTGCAAAATGTATAACTGAGTCAAAATTATAATTTTCAAATAACTTAAATAATCTTTCTCTCTCAGTAATACTGAACTTAATTATTTTTGCGTTTTGACTATTTTCAATATTACCCTCATCAGCCGCATATGTTTCACTATCAAGGATAACTAAATTATAGTCAGGATATTTCTTTTTAAAGGTATTATAAAAATTAGAACCAATAAAACCTAATCCACCAGTTATTAATATATTCATTTCTCTATTTCAATTTTAAATTCAGTCTTGTTCTTACTGAAGTTTTCTTTAATAATAGAATTCCAACTCAATTCTGTTATGAATTTTTTGAACTCTTCATCTTTAATTTTCTTAATATAAGAAAGTAATTCCTGTTCGGTACAATTTGGATTAACATCCATAAACTGTTTAATAATTGGAAACTTGTCCAAGTCAATTTCCTCAAATTCCCTAACACCTTCGTATTGGTGTTTTTCAATAACACCCATTTTAATTTTCATATTCAATATAAAAATTATAATCCCCCATGTTTCAGGGGGATTTTATTATTTAATAATTCTTGTTGTGTAAAACTTACCACTATCGTCAGTAAGAGTAATAACATAAGTTCCATTACTTAATGTTTCAGAATCAAACTGAATGTTTTTAGTGAAATATTTTTCTTGATAAACACATCTTCCATCAATAGACATAATTCTTAGTGTTCCACTATTTGATGGTGTGTTAATATTAACAATACCTGACACAGGGTTTGGCCAAACTTTAACATTGTTAGTTAATTCAGTTACATCAACGGTGCAAGGTCCTTCTGTGAAATTTACTATGCCGTGGTAATAGATAGCTTCGCATGAATTTCCATAAGTGATTCCATCACATCCGCAAACAGGAGCCCAAATTGCCGGACACATGACATTTAAGTCAATGAGTGTGGAGTCAACACATGTCAATACTTGTGAAGAAGCACTCAATCCAATGAATGCGAAAAGGGTTAAAAGAAATAATTTAATTTTTTTCATAGTTTGTTTTTTTATTTTTTATTATTTGAACACAATTTTGTTGGTTTGTATGGAATGACTGGAGCATCTATATATCCTTGCCCGATAGTGTCATCTTGGAACTCACCTTCCAACATAAAAGGTATCAATTCTTTCATCGCTGAGTCATAGTATGGATACGTAGTATCACACTTTTCTTTAACACAACAATCTTGTTTAGGAGTTTCATTTGTCTTATTGTCCTTACAGCTATTAATGAATAGTGTAATAAATAAGAATACCAATAATAGTTTAATTTTATTCATATCATGTAATTTTAACTAATAATAGAATAATAGAATGATATAATCAACATATTAATCAGAAACCCCCTGTTTAGAGGGGGTTTAGATTATTTAAGTAGGTTATAATACTCGTTGAAGTGCTTTATTCTATCTGGTAGACCTATCGTACCACCATTAACTCTTTTGGTAACTGCCGTGACAGTCGCAACATCAGCACCCTTATCACAAATAGACCAAAGTTTGTTTGAATCAAAGAAAAACGCCGCAGAAGCCAAAGGATATTTAGTAGCAACTAAATCAGGATTAGACACAGTATCTTCACCAATGAACTTAGCAAAGTTTGTATAGTTATTCTTACCAGTCAATTGGATATATCCTCTTCCACGAAACTTGAAACCTTCACCTGTTGACTCATCACCATTACCCATTCTTCCACCATAAACACGTGAAGCAATCTTTTCAGGTTGACGAGCGTATGACTCGTTTAAGTTACCAGGGAAATACTTACCAAAGATTTTCTTAAGTCCGTCAGCAGAATAGTTAAGGTTTTCAGAAACAGCTTTAAACCCTCCTGACTCGTGACCACACTGAGCCAAGAAATGAGCCAATCTTAATGGGTTAGTGATATTGAATTTTTTAGCAGTTTCAGGGATTTGAGCAATCACTGCGTCAGGAATATGTCCTTTAAGATTTTGTAATTTAAATTCAGAACTTGTTGGGATAACAACATCTTCTTTAATCACTTGAGCTGTTTGAGTTGTTGTTCCAAACATTTTAGACCAAGTTCCTTCACCAACAATACCATCAGCAGTTAATCCGTTAGCCGCCTGCCATTCTTTAACTTTAGCCGCAGTTCCGTTACCGAAAATACCATCGGCAGTTAATCCTAGTTTTGCTTGGAGTTGTTTAACGTCTTCTCCCTTAGACCCAACTTTTAGTAACATAATCAATAATTTTTATTATAAATATGTTTAAAGTAAGGAAATTAAGCCGCCATAATCCAAGTTAAGAGCGAAGCAAATATGAAAAAGAATAAAATTCCCACCCAGATAATACCAGAATTAGAATTTTTTTTATTATTTTTTTTATTATAAAATTTTCTAACTTCCTCTCCTAACTCATAATTGTTAGGATATTTTTTAACCAATTCTTCAATATCTTGTGGTATCATAATTATTTTTTTGTATAAATATAAAAGTGTTCACCAATATCTACCGTATATCTTTCCATGAACTTACCCTGACAAGCCTCCTTAAGTTTTGGAGTTAAAGCAAAATGTTCATCCTCATCCAATGTAGGTTGAAGTCTAATCTCATACTCCATCTTATATGGAAGTTCCTTTTGTGTCACCACCGCCCATGATGGTAATACCTCTTTAAGATTTTCTAATATTGTCATAGTTTATAAGTGTCTATAAATAAAAAAACCCGTCAATTGACAGGTCAGATTAAAAAAGCCTGAGATTACAGCTTATGTTGAGAATCTTTTGAAGTATTATTGTTTCACTTCGTATCCACTTCCTTTTGAGAAGTACTTCTCAGTCACGGTCTTTTAGGTGTACCACTCCTTGAGGTCTAAGTTACTCTCTTCTTACTCAACTCTTTCCGAGGTTGCCACCCCAGTTCGTCCTTGCGGGATTAAAGGTTTTTCGTAAAACTACAGTCAGACTTGGGGTCTTTCTGTGCAATGAACGGCTCATTACTATGTAGTGACCTTTCACCTAAACCTGATGGACACTTTTCCTTAGTTATTTTGTAATAATGTTAGGTTTGTGTAGTAGATGTGTCAGAGTAGTGGTCCAACATAAGCTCTGTCTCCTTTTGAGCGACAGAATACTAAACTACTCCGTGAAGTGTCCCCACCTCCATATTTCAAGATTACTTCATAAAGAGACCTTGGTAGGTCTTCCTTAGGGATAGTAGCGACACCACTCGTTCTCCATCTTACCTTTCGGTTTTAAGTCCTCTATCATATTGGGACCCGCAATAGTGTAACTGGATGGTCACATTTCTTACAGAGTTCCTATGGGTTATTCTTATTGTTCTTCCGAACTCAACTTGAGAATCTACTTTCCCAAGTCACCCTCCCATTTTCCCTACGAAGTTATCCTCGGTACTAAAGGTTTGGTGATATCCCACTTGTGTACTTGAGTTCTCTACCCCTCACGGGGTTTCGAACCGCAGTCTCCTCAACACAGGGGAGACCACTTTATCCTACTTTCGTAGTTTATTTAAGGACCATACACGGCCCATTATCGTTTATCAGATTAAATGTCTCATAATCAACCCGAAGGTCTCATAATCAACTACTGAATGGATAATCTTTTTGTTTCAAAGAACGTATCGGACATTTCCGATTTGTTTTACAAACTTACGACTTTTTTTTCAATCTGTCAAGTAATTTGTGAACTTTTTTTTTGATTTAACTACCGAGTATCTTTCATTCCCTATAAGTGTTAAATCTTTTACAAACTTACAGCAAATATTCCGTAGTGTCAAATAAATATATCGAAAAAATCAAAAATTTAACACGTCAGTTAAAACTTCCTTAATACCTGATGACATATTAAGTTCTTTAATCTCTTCTAAAGTCATATAATCACATTCTGTGTGCTCAAAACCGTCCATAGCATTCTCTAAATCAGGAATGATTTTGGTGTCAGTCTTTAAAAGGAATACATGTAGAATAGTTTTTATCCCACCTAATTTATTATAACGATTAATTTTACCCAAAGGTTTAATATCTTCCTCAACTGGAACACCCATCTCCTCATAGAACTCTCTATACGCTGCATCCTTTGGGTCTTCACCTTCTTCTATTCCACCCATAGGTATTGCCCACTTTGATGGTTCATTAATCTCAGCAGTTCTCTTACAAACTAAACATTTATCATTTACTTTCACAATTATTCCAGCACTTTGTTTCATAGAAATATTTATTAATAAGTATGTTGTTAAAAATAAATAAAAATAGTTTTAATGTCAAAGTATTAATTGAAAGTTCTGAAACCAGTGAAGGTATGATGAACAAAACTTTTGACAATTTTGACGGTATGTTGTTCATCATGGGTGATGGTTCACATAGTTTTTGGATGATGAATTGTATTATCCCTTTAGATATAATCTTTATTGATAAGAACTTTAAAATAACTAAAATACATCATTACTGTGAGCCATGTGAGGTTCAACCTTGTGAAAGGTTTGTAGGTAAAGGAATGTATGTCTTAGAACTTGAGGGTGGTTCTTGTGAAGAGTTAGGTATCAGAGAAGGACAAGTTTGTGAATTCTTTAAATAAATTACTTACTTTCTTCAATCTTCTGTTGTAAAACATTAACAAATCTATTCTGTAACATCTTCAAAAACTTGATATAAGGTGAGTCTTCTTTTTCAGACTCGTACTTGTACTTACCTTGTGGTGGTCTCTTACTTCTTCCAATATAATTTAATCCTGATATATTTGTAATACACTTGTGTCCACCTGAATTGGCTTGGATAACTTCCCATACAGGAACTGAAACACTATCTAACACACTCCATTCTTCTTCAGTCAGTTCAGTTGATTTCTTTTCCATCAAAGATTTAATATCCATAAGTTCCTCAACACCATCTTTTTTATCCAAGTATTTGTCTCCGTATATTGCAGCAAAATCTTTAAAGGTAAATCCAACTGACTCTTCTTTTGCAGCAGTTTCAGAAACCCATTTAATTGTTGATAGTGGAACTTGTTTTTCTTTTAATTGTGATTCCCAATGTCCCAATACTTCTTGAGCAATTTCTCCCAAGTTAACACCTTTAAGTTCTCTTTCTTTTTTGAAAGGGTTACATGACGCTTGTAATAAACCAAGTGGCCAAGCAATAACAAGGAAGTCTGCTTCAGGGTTGTTTCTAAATGGGGTGTATCTATCATATGAGCCAGGTTTCATCATACTTCCACCACCATATTGAACAATAATATTATCTTTAACCTGAACATTCTTATGTCCTTTCATTGTCTGAACATAATCTTCTTTATTCTTTTCTAATGAAGATATGTCAGCATACCTATTTGTCTTCATTAATTCCTTAATCTTATTGAAGATTGAGAGGAGTGAAGGTTTACAATCTAACACTAATGTCTCTAAAAACCCTGGTTTACTTTTGAATGCTAATAATAATTTGTTTGTAACCAAACCTAATAACATTCTATTTTCTTTAGCACTCTTTTCTTTTGATGTCCCATAAACATAATTCATCACCATTTCAGGTGTGATGTTTTTGGAAGCGTAATCAGCACTATCAACCATAGATATTGTCGCAACATCTTCAGGTGTAAAAATTTCAGAAGCCGGAACAATCTGTGATAGAGTTTCAACATTTGAACGAGCTCCTCTGAACTGAGTTGACTTAGTTTCGTCAGCTCCGGCTTGTCTATCGTGGTGGTCGGTATGAACCACAAACATTGGTTTTCCGTGAGCAAAGTCTACAAGGACTGGCATAATTTCACCTTCAGCATCTGCTTTCTTAACCGCAAATTCCTTATCTCCGTATTGGATTACTTCAACATCAACAACTTTGATTCCGTTGTCTTCTAAATACTTTTTCATCGCTAATGCAGTTGCAACACCGTCTAAATCTTGGTGGAAGTATATCTTCGCTTTTTTGTATCTATCAGAAAGTTCTCTTATGTTTCTGATACCACCTTCGGAAATTATCTTTTTCATTAATAATAAATATTGTAACAAAAAAAAAGTTCATCATTACGATGAACCTTTTAAAGTAAAAAAGTAATATACCTCTTATTTTAAAGTTAACAAGTATTTCAACTTGTTAATTTCCGCTAACATTTCGTCTCTAATGTTTAATAAATCCGAGTCCATCTTTGGGTCATAGTCTTCAGACAATCCAACCAAATATTCACAAACTGAATTGATATATTCAGTTAACTCAAGTTCTTCAATATCACTACCACCTAAAGTATATCCACCTGAAAAACTAGGTCTTCCGTGTTTACCCATACAAACTTCAACAAACTTATCAATCAAATCATCAAGTGATTCGTATATTCCACCATAAGCAGAATGTCTAGCAAATGATTTTGTTTGCCAGTGTAATACTCTGAATTGAGTTTGTGTTTCTAATAAAAATTTAACAACTTCCGAATTTTTCATTACAATATTTTATTATAAATATATCAATAAATGAAAAATGGTGGTTATTGACCCCCATTTTCAAATTCTAATTTCTGTTGACTCTTTTGGTCAACAAAACTTTGTATTCGTTGTTTAGCAATTTCACAATAGTTTTCACTCAATTCAATACCAACCCATCTTCTGTCATGAACAACTGCCGCCACACAACTGGTTCCTGAGCCATTGAAAGGGTCTAAAACAATATCATTTCTATATGATAATATCTTAATTGCCTTTTCGGGAATATCCATCGAGAACGTTGCCTTTGTTAATGAACGAGTGTCAGCAAAGTATTTCCATTGTCCAAACACCAATTCCATAAACTCTTTCTTATCTTGTTCAGAATAAGCAACTTTGTTCTTCCCTTCTTCGGTTAGATAAGGTTCACCCTTCCATTGTGGTTCACCTTTAACTTTCTTGATGTGATTTTTCTTATAAGCAAGTATCACACATTCTTTTGGGTTGTAGATGTAAGGAGCTGATGGACTCATCCAAGAACCCCAAGCGGTTGTCTTACTTCTATGTGGTGAGTTCTCTTCAAGGTCAACAATACCATAAAACTTAAACCCAACTTTTTTCATCACCTGATAAAGTTCTGAAGCGAAGAATACTCTACCACCTCTGTCCTGTACGTTAACTTCATAGGGTATGTTAATCGCAATCCTACCGTCATCTTTTAATAAACGATAAGCCTCAGTTAACCATTTCTTCGACCACTTCCAATATTCATCCATAACAATTTCATCGTTATGTGTATCGTATTGGATACCTACATTATATGGTGGTGATGTTACAATCAAGTCAACCCAACCTTCAGGCATTTCACTCATCACCTCAATGGTATCACCATTCAGGACTCTGTTAATATAATTCTCAATCATTCTGTAATTTTTCTATCTTTTTTTCAATATACCATATGGCTTTCTTCAAGTCCTGAACCACGTTATCTTTTTTACCTGCACGTGATAGGTATTTAACCGCGTTACCCAAATAAAAATCTTTATCTAAATCCCAAGCGTCGATTACTTTGATTGCTTCATATGGATTATCTTTACCACCATAGTGTGATGGGTGATTAACCATTTCTTTTTGTTCTGACATAATATTCTTTTCCATATTTACTTTCTTCAAGTGTACCCTCACTTACAAGTTTTTCAATTCGTTTTCTTGTTTCATCGATTCCAACTCGTAGGATATAATCAGAAATATAATTAATATGAACTGGTTTTTCAAGTTTTCTTAACAGAACTTCACTAGGGTCTACATTGTTTCTCATACTCTTTAAATTTTTTGGCAACATCGTTATTTGTGAAAATGATGGAATCGGCTTTGAGGTAGTGATTAATAATAGTTAAATCTTTTTCTAAACTTTTGATTTGTTCTTCCCCTATTATTTTTTTGTTGAATCCCATATTACAAAAATACTAATCTTTTTTTAGATTTACAATTGTTTTTTTCTGAATTATGTAACTTAATACCTTTCTTTTAAAGATTGGTAGAAGTGTGTTTTCAAATGGTAGGTCGTTGGATGACATTAATTCAAAGATGGGTAAACTTATATCTTGAGTTAATTCATTTAATATTGTTCTGATTACCTTTTTACTTTCACCATCAAATATCAACTGAACCGAAAACTTACTGTCGTGTTTAACCGTATCAATACCGCCAGTTGTATATTTCCAAATCTTTTTGTTGTTTCCGTTAAGTGTAAAGAAGTAACCTCTTTCTAAATCCTGTTTCTTATTTTCGTTGGTGTGTTTGATTGAAACCGAGTCGTAGGTTAGTGTCCAAAGAGCTTTGATAACATTAAAGTATTCAAAAAACTTCGGTCCAGCATATTTTAATATCTTATTTAATTCTTCCAACTCATCGTCATTTAATGCTGGGATGGGTGTGAATTTAAGTTCATTAATTAATATTTCATCATCAATAACTTCAAACTTCTTGTTAACAACGATGTATTTAAACTCCGAAGACATCACTTGTAGATTAGCCAAGTGTAATGACATTTCACTAAATAAGGGATATAACTCAAACTTCTCAATCTTATCGTCACAGAACTTTAAAAAGTCCATCAACATATAATATTTGTGTTCGTAGTCAATTGGTTCTGTTAATAACCAGTCTGTCGTTAATCTGAAATGATTATTTTTTTTCGTTCTTCTTTTTTTTGGTTTGGTTTCCATTTTACCCTTCTATTTGTAAAATGTAATATGTTTCATCATTAAATTCAATAGTATCGTAATCACCATCGTAAGTGTTCAATGTGTGACCGATACCATCAGAACGAAGTAATCCTTCTTTGAACCCTTGTGTGTCTATATAATTTTCAATCTCCAAACCATAATTTTCTATTACGCTCATAGGGTCATCAACCAAATCATTAACTAAATCTTCAACCTTTTCCTCAATTAAATTTTCAGGAATAGTTTTATCACTATCTTTTAATTCATCCAACTCTTCGTTTAATTCATCATATTGTTCTTGTGATAAATTTTCCGAATCTTTCAAAAACAATTCAATTTCTTCAATTCTTTCTTGAACTGCTGGGTCTTCATATTCAAACTCATCTTCATCAAAATAGTCTTCTAAATTTTCTCTTACATTATCTTCTTCACTCTCTCTAAAATAGTCTTTAAGTTCTTCAACATCAATATAATCTTCAACAAAACTTTGATTAAAACCTTTCATTCCAATATCATCAATTAATTCATCAATTCTTTCATATGCGGACATGTGGGTGTCGTAATTATCACCAACCGCCCATCTTTCTTTTGATTCTTCTAAGTCGTTGGTTAACACATAGAAAACTCTCATACTATAATATTTGTAGGCGTAAACCAAGTTATATACGTCAATTCTTTTTTCAAGGTATTCAATTTCTTCTTCAACCGCTTCTAAATCCATCAGATTTTCATTATCTTCCGTTTCTCTTTCAATTTCTTCCATTCTTTCTTTTTCAGCGTAAAGTTGTTGTAACCTAGCATCATCACCAGGTTCTTTAGCCTCATAATCACCAGAAGATGAAGTCAAAAATTCAAATAAAACATTTGCCAAAATCGCAATCTCACTAGTTGCAGTTTCTAAATTCCACTCGTCCTCTTGTCGTAAATCGTTTTGTTTGGCTAATTCAATCTGTCTTTGTTTTTTGATTTGAATTTTTTCATACGGTGTTCCATATGTTGAAATATACTTATATTTAACACCCTCAAGAGAATTAATATTGGTATATGATAAATCTAAACTACCATTAACTGTGATATTTGTGATGTTATTAGCATCCGTATTTCTCAGACTTAAATCACCATCAATAACAATTCGTTTACCTCTGAATTGTTTCATATTTTGAACCAATTTACCGTTATAATTAGTGAACTTTAAAAAATTAATATATTGCTCAGGTGTTATAACAACACTCTCTTGTCCTTCTTCCTCAACCAACATCTGAACAACCTTTTGTATTTGTGATATATCTATACTAACTCTCATGATAAAAATTATATTAATAAATATTAAAATAACTATATTATTTACTATTAAATCACATGTGGTAAATATTTATAATAAAATACCAACAACATGGGATGTGGATGTAAAAAACAAAACGCTTCACCTGAACAGGTGAAAAAGTTAAGAACTGAGAGTATTAAAAACGCAGTTCAGAGTACTATTGATAAGTACTACAACAAAAACAAGAAAAAGTAATAAACCTCTAATAAATTAAAAACAATGAAAAACAACGGCGGTGGTGGTTGCGGATGTGGAAAATAATCTTTCCCGCAACATAAGAAAACTAAAAGGGGAATTTTTCCCCTTTTTTTATATTTATAATTATGGAATTTAAAATTTTCAAAAAATTAAACGAAGAAGAGGAAAAACCAGCACTAACATCTTTCCAAAATAAGTTAGTAAAACTTATTACTCTATTCCAAAACGGAGATGTTACTGAAGAGGATATTGAAAATGCCATGGGTAGTTTTGATAAATTTTTTGAGTTAATAGTTAAATATGATTTATCACATTATATTGACCCTTTTAATTCTGATTGGGCTGATTATCAAAATAAAATAATTTATCAAATTATACAGAAAGACCCAAATTACATCTATAAGATGATGGAAATGGAATTTTCAGATATAACTGAAATTGATGGGAAATATTATGTTGATTTAGAAGATTCAGGTGAACTAGCACAATTCTTCAGTAGTGGTAGAAACGATATTAGTGAAGATAGAATTGCCGAAATATTAAATGGAGATTATGATGGTTATTTTTATGGTGATTTAACAAATGATGTATTCAAAGATGTTTATGAAGACCTAGAACCAGAATACCAACAACAAATAAAAAATTATCTTAAAGAAGAATTACTTAAACTTGGTGAGTTATCTGTTGAATATAAAACACCTGAATTCATAGAAGATTTAGCTAAAGAACAAGGTGATGAGTCAACACTTAAATTAGATGATAATATTGTAACACAAATTATTAATGACAACAATTGTTTGGAATATTGTTTGAATAATCTTAGTTTAGACCTGAACCATGATTTATACTCATTATACTCAAGTTGTTATTCGTCGGTTTATGCTAACGAATTGTATGAATCACTTATAGGACAATTAGTCGGTGAGGTTATTGATAATAAAAAATCAGAAGAGTATAAATACAAAAAATACAACAACTCTAAAATTGGATACACAGATAGATATGGTGTAAGATATGAAGTTACAAACACCGCATATCATAATATTCAACTTTGGTTGGAAAGTAACGTAAATAACCAATATGAAAATTTAAATTATTTCAGAGGTTATCTCGACTTACTTAAAAACTTATTTGATAATGGTGACTTAACTTGGTTGAGTTCTGGTAGAGTTCCTGACTACCCCGATTTAGGTGACGTTAAAAAATGTCTTAATATTGAGTTTAATAGTTATTTATAATAACAAATTTATTCAAGATTTGTTAATAATTCCTTAACACACTTTCAACATTCCATACCTATATATTGGTATGATTAGTTTAATTTTTATTTCGATATTTTTATTTTTTAACGTTTCTTTAGTCATCCGAGACAGAAAAGAATATTTTAAATACAATAGAAAATAATTTACACTTTAACCTTTAAAATTTTAGTTTTAAAATTGAGTATGGAAAAAGAGAGTTGTATTTTAAATCAGGAATTTGTTAATAAGTTTGCAGATTTCTTATGTCAAGAAATAAGTGAAAATAATACTTACAAAACTAAACTATCCGTCGTTGATTGTAATAGTTTATTCATAATCAAAGGTTATACCAAGAACCCAAACGTACTTGTCCTTAACAACTTAACTGATAAGTTCATAGAACAAGAACAAGATAATTATTCAGACCTAACAGGACTTAACCTTAAGACATTAGACATCATAGATTACGACACTAAAGACGTGAACTTTGAGGACACTAATTTTGTATATAAGTTCCCTGAAAAGTTTGAAGTAAATAAACTATCCTCAATCACAATCCAATCAACTTTCCCTCACGGATATTCTAAAAATTACTTGGGTAATCTATACTCATACTTAACATTAATATCTCAGAAGACACAACCATACTTTAAATTCAAAAACCTATCTTTAGAATTTAAAACAGACAATGGTAATCTAACATTCACCAAACTGAATTCAGATAGTTACTATAGTCCTCAGTTACTACTTGAGATACTCAACGATAACTTTGAAGGGACTATCCCTGAAGATTTACATCTACCATCCAACCTGTTCTTAAACGTTCTTTAAACACGTTTAGAATAACCTACGATTTGGTAGAAGTCCCTCTCACCATCAATATATTGTTTAACCATAACCAACAGATTTCTAAACATGAACGCTCCTGGTGTTTGTTTTTCACACTTGGAGAACAACTCAACAAACGAAATTAAAACTTCAATAGAATAATAACCACATCCTTGTAACTCAAGATACTTTGGTGTTAGTTTATTAACATACTGTAACTGGTAGGTATCTCTTGATGTCTCACAATTAAATGGTTCGGTTTCATCATAGATTTTTATCAGGTCATCAATAAACCCTTTAATAACATTCGGAGCACATTGTTTCTTAGCAATCAAATCAACAATCCAATGTGTATGTGATGGTGTCCGTAATCTCTTACCTTCTTCCTTATGTTTTACGATAAAATCCAAATCAGGACGAGCTCCTCTTCCACCTTGATAGATAGCAATCTTTGATGTGGGGTCAACTTGCCAAAATGTCAAAGGGGTATGAACTACCCCTTTCTTTTTAAATGTTAGTTCCTTCATGGAACAAAACTACAAAATATTTTTGATAATTCCAACAGCTTCGTTTATGTCTTGGAAATCTCTGTCGGGAGCAAATAACTTCGCTTCTTCTGTTTCAGTATCAACAATCATAAATGCCGGAACAAAATCATTACCAGTCACTTCAACAAAAAGGTTATACTCCTCTTCGTGTTTTTCGATGTCTCTTTCCTTAAATTTAATCTTGTTTTCTTTGAGTTGTTTTTTAAACTCCGTACACCAATGACATCCTTTCATAGTATACGCAACCAATAAATTAGCCATTAGTTCTCAATGTGTTCAAGGATTAGTGATGATACGGTATCTGCCGGTTTTAAACCAACCATTGTATGTGTGTCAACACCTTCTTTATAGAATTTTAAAACTGGTACATTTCTAACGCCCAAACTTTTTGAGAAATTAATATCACTCTCAACGTCAAACTCATAAATTGGTACCTCAGTTGTAATTTTCTTTAATTCTTCTGTTAATTGTTTACAAGGGCCACACCATGTGGCATACATCTTTAATATAAAATCTTCCCCGTTATTAATTTTTTCTTGTATCTGAATACTTGTTAATTGTTCCATAACTTTAAATATTTTTACTTTCTTTTTTTTGTTTCAAAAGTTGTGCAATGAAGAACTTAACCTCATTCAACTTTTCAGCATTATAATATATTTTTATTTTATATTCAACCCCATCAGTTTTAGATAAATAAATAAAACTACCATTAGGTAGTTTACATATCAAATCAGATATAATTTCACCATCTGAATATTGGGTGGAATTGATAAATACTTTTTGAATATTATCCCTTTCAATAAAATCTTTTGGTATAAACTTATGTCCGTCAGATAGTTCTAAGATTGAAAGTAATCCTTCCTTTTCTAAAAACTTTTCTTCAAATAGAAATATCTTTTTTTCGTTTACCATTCAAAGTCAATGTAAGGTAAGTCGTCCCCAATGTCAATTGAATTTGTTAAATGTTCCCAGTTAAGTTGTCCGTCTTTATCAAAAACAAAGTTATATTCTTTTCTTCCACCACCAGTAACAAACTCAGCAATAGGATTACCCCACACTCCGGTAGTGATTGTTTTTAATGTAACATCTAAATAAAAAATTGCATCATCCCAAGTATCATCTAACACATTATTAAACCTTCCAAGTGTCTGAACTCGTTTAAAATTAATTGGTTGGTTAACATTCATACCAAACTTACCGATTGACGGTCTATATTCAATTGACGCTCTCTCCCCGTCTTCCTTACGAAGTGATATAATTAATGATGAAGGTCTATCTTGATAAGTTCTAACACAATTAGACTGATGTACTGACTCATTAACATATTCTTCACTACTTTGTAAAACAACAGGGGTAAATACCATACCATCTTTTGTTATAATTGGTCTTGAAACTCGTTCAACAAATTCATTGGAGTATTGTCTTGAATATTTTCCTCTGGTGTAAAAGTCAACTTTATCTGACCAAGTACTATGTTCAGCGTTAAATTCTTTCAAAGTTTTAGACATCCATTTAATCGGCTCGTTTCTTGATAGAACATCAAAAAATCTTACGTGGTCGTAAAAACTATGAGTAGATGCTAAATGGTCTGTTTTAGATATTAAGTAAATCTGATAACAATTACTCATATCCCTTTTACTGAAATTTTCAAAGTAATGTCTTACAGGTTGAAATGGTGATTCGTCAATTTTAGTATTAAAAATAATACACAATTCTTCTTCAGGTCTTTGTAAAATAAAATCTCTCCCAAAGATATCCATCAACATTTTAATACTTTTGAAACAAGGGTTTTGGACTTTGTGTAACACTTTTTTGATTTTCTCTGAACTTACATTGTGTAATTTCATGTAAGTATCAACCATCTTAAACCCGTTTTTCTGATAATCTTTTTTAGTTGGTTTTGGATATACCTTGTAATACCCTCTCCAATTGTCAGGTTTCTTAACACCTTGTTTGTCCAACAAACATCCAAATAAAGACATCGGTAACTCAGTGTAGTTTAAAACTTTTTCAGCTCCGATTTTAGATAAAAATAGATTAATACCTTCAATAATTTCCAAATTATATTTTTGGGTATCATCTAACCCATTCATAAATGAATGATAAGCATCCGTAGTTAACGATATCGGGAATGAGTTTCGTCTAAGAACACTACCCTTACCCTTACCTCTTTTTTTATGGTATTCAGTGTTTTTACCAACCGTAAAAATATTGGTTTTCTTATTAAATGTAATGTAGTTTAATTTGGTACTTTTACGAAAAAATACTTCTCCAGCCTTTCTATGTTTCCCACAATAGAATACTTTTAAGCAAATCTTATCCTCATTCTCCTCAACAACAAAAGTACTTCTTTGTACAGTTACCTCACAAAGAGGATTACCATAGTTTTTTTCAAACTCTTCTTTACTACCATTTACAGATTTATCAAACGTATAAAACAAATGTTTACCATCAAAATGGTCTCTAGGATTTGACTTACGTAATGTAAATAATGGCTCGTCATCCTCATTAAAATCGGAATTATTCTCCCCCACCGAATTGTAGGGGAGATAGTGACCGACATAATATTTTTCGTTGATGAGTGTGAATAGGTTGTCCATTAGCAAAATGTTTCAGCTAGTTCCCAAAGTTTTGTGTTAATCATGTTATCCATATTCAAGGATTGGATACCCTTTACTGAACGAGTGTTACGTCCTTGTTGTTTGATGAACCCTCCACGGATTAACTTCTCTTGTACCACGTTGAAGGTAGTCCAAAGGTTGTCATCACTATCACCATCACGAAGTGGGTCAATGATTGTTTCTAAAGTTAGAGTTGAAATATCCTCGGTGTTCTTCCAACGGATACCAACTGCCTTAGATACGAAGTCAATCTTTCTTTCAGTATCCATAGTCACTTCCATCATACGGGTTACTGACTTTTGGATTTTTGGAGTATTCAATACAAACTGCTCAGTAATCAATTCAACATCACTCATACTCAAGTTCAAGTGAGTTTGTTTCATGTCCCCAAAGGTTGATACAGGAACAGTCAAACCGTTACTACATACAAGTCGGAATAAACCTGCCCCTACTTGGAGAGTTGAAGTTCCGTTGTGTGAGTTGGTGATTACCGCCTCTAATAACGAGTCACCTACTTGTGGAAGTTCTGCGTTACGAAGACGAACTTGGTGTTTACCAAATGAGCTCTTACCCACTTGTTTTGCTCCGCTCACTTGCCATCCGTTTTGGATGAACTTGTCAACTACATCAATGGTAGGAACCATAGTGTAACGGTCAGACAATTTTGAAAGTTTTTCAGTTTGGAATAACGCTGGTACTGTTGTTTTTAAATCTTGTAGGTTCATAGTGTTTATTGTTTTATTTCTACAAATATAGTAAACTTTTTTAGATGTGCAGCATATTTATTTAGAAAATAACAAACTATGAAAAAACTATTAGATATTTCTTCTGAAGAAAGAAACAGAATACTTGAAATGCACCAAGAAGCTACAAGAAAAAATTATTTGACTGAAGCACCATTAGAAACACCACTTGGTAGTGCTAGAATTGCTAATCCACAATTACCTATAAATTCAGCACCAATGTTTTATATTACAAGTTTATTTGCGCCTAACGAACTTATTAAGTCAACATTGTATTTGTATAACCCTAATACTCCAACACTAAGACAAAGTTCAGGAGAAGCTAAAATTTTAAGTAGAGCAGTAACTGTGACCGAGTATGGTAAAAAATTAGGGATTGACCAAAGTAAAGTTAAAGTAACAATACCAACTGGTAGTATATATTATGGAGTCCAACCAGGTACTAAACTTGGCGAAGTTGTTACACAAAAAATAGGTGATTATATAGTAGCACCTGTCACAGTATCATTCCCAGCACCTCAAACACCATTTAAAAGTACACCAGAAACCGCTAAACAACCGGTTATGACAGTTACTTTTGAAACTAATGATAAAAATAAACCTACTCAATCTATAAATGTTTATTTTGCAGATAAAGCAGGTGTTGCGGTAGGAGCAGAAACAACACCTCGATAAATTTTAAAAAAATATAACAAAAAAAAGGTCTTTTTAAAAGACCTTTTTTTTGTTTATTAATTTTTAATTAACAATTTTAAATTTTGTAAAGTTCCAAGCCATTGTTTTACCTGTAACCTCATTAAAGTATGTGTAAACAACGGTGTTTTTATTATTATCAATTATCAACTTTACATTTGTGTTATCTTTAGTTCCTCCGTAAGTATCAATAATAACTACTTCAAAGACCCCATCATTCTCACTAAAAGATTTAATCTTCTTAGTACCTTTAGTTTCACGAATAACAAAATCAACAGTTTTATTAGTAGTGTCAATAACATAAGAAGTTTTAACTTCAAATGGGTCATTATCCCACAATGGATTATCAATTACTTCAGTATAATCTACATTACCGTAGTGTGTAAACTCTTTAACTTCGGTTACATTAACCGTGATGGTTTGAGAAAATACAAGAAGACTTACGACTGAAAACAAAAAACTCAAAATTAACTTTTTCATTGTGTTTAAGTATTAAAGGGTTAGTGACTAATTCTTTTACAAATATATATGTTTTTTTTAATTCCACAAACTTTTTTTTGATTTTTTTTTCAATTAAGAAAAATAATCCCATAGTTTGTTTTGATGACAGGTGTTTTAATCTCTATTGGATTAACCTTTTTGTTTGTTTCATCATACATACCAACAACAATATCAATAAGCTGTTGCTGAGTAAGGATAAGTTCCAAACCATTCTCAAGATTTTCGTAAACTTTTTCTTTAACCCTTTCGTAAAAAGTATTTTTCTTAAGTTTCCCAATTAAGTCAATCAAGTCGTTGGGGTTCTTTTCGAAGAACCCTATCAACTGATTTAAGTAAATTTCCGCATCTACATTTTTCATAGGCAGTAAGATTAGGAAACAAAGATATAACTAATTTATTAAACTACATAATAATAACCATCACCTTCCTCATGTAAAACATCTTTAAGTTCTTCAGGAAGTTTAACGTTACTTCCACTTACATTCAAGAAACCTAACATAGGTAAATCTTTAATACACGCTGGGATAGTCGTTAACTGAGGGTTGTTTGGTAAAGCAAGTAATAGTAAACTTGTCAAATTACAAATACTATCAGGAACAGATTTAACCATACCACCTAATAAAAGTGTTTGTAACTTATCAAATCTTCCAATACTTTCAGGAACTTCAAGAGCAATTGTTTCTTTAATGTTCTTTGAAGTTTGGATGATTAATTGCTCCAAGTCATCTGGTAGGTTGTCAAACAATTCTTTAAATCCATATAATCCAACAAACTTACCAGCCGAAGATTCAGGATAAACAATATCAACTCTCTTACCATTCTCTTTAGCCAATCCTTTAGCAAATTCAGGTTTGAAGAAATCTTTAAGTTCAGCCAACTTACCTTGTAACATTTCAACAATATTCACACTTCTATCGTGTCTATCCATGAATTGATTAGACTGGAAGTGCCACTGGTATCTTTCAACAGGAAGACCTGATTTCTTACCCACGTCAGAACTGTCATTAGGTAAAATAACATATAATGGCCCTTGTTTAATATAAGTGTTAAAATAATTCAAACCAGGTGATGAAGTACACCATCTTGTTTCACCCATATCAGGTTCGTGATAACCACCAAAGAAACAAGCCGCATTTTTACCAAGTTCAGTTTGGTCTTCAATTTTAACCACAGTCCAGTTCGGCCCTTTAAATGCAACAGTCGAACCAGGGTATTGGTAAGTTGATTTAGCCTGTTCTTTTTCTTGTTTAGTTCCTTTTGTTTTTTCTAACTTAAAGTCCTTAACTGCATCAAATAATGTATCAACTGTCAATTTATTAATATCTCTTTTGTCAGCGTCTAATTGACCTTTGAATCTTTCAAACTTCTTTAAGTCGTCAGTAACCTTGTATAAATCCTCAAGATATAAATCACGATATCTTTTAACTAATTGTTTATATTCAGGTGAACCAACTTCAACATCCGCTCTTTCATCACTAAATGATGGTTTTAAGAAATTCTTTAATATCCAGTTAGTATACTTACCAACCTTAACAATTTCCATTTGTTCAGGTGTTAAACTATTAATATTTTGAAGTAAACTTTGCGGAGCTCTTGTTGTAGGGTCAGCAAAGATAATAGTTCTCAATGTTTCAAAAGGGATTTTACCTGGTTCAGGTTTTTTTCCACCTTTATCAACTAATTTATCATATAGAAGGTTAAATCTTGAATCTTCTAAAATAATGTTTGTTAAGATATTAGTAAATTTCATTTCTAAAGTTTTTATATAAATATATCAATAATTCATAATTAATAGTTCTTCACCCATATTTTGGGACTTTCCTTTCTTCGCAGCCGCCGCTTTAGCGAATTCTTTCTTTTCCCATTTATATTCCTCCTTTGGGAACCACTCATTCAATAACTGAAAATCGTAGTAAGATAAACTAAACTTACCCTGAATTCCTTTCAAACAATCTGCTAATCTTTCATGGTCTTCCCTATCAAAATCGTGGTTTGAGTAATAGTTCTCAGTCTTCCAATATGGTGGGTCAACATAAAAATATGTTGTCGGACTATCAAACTCTTTAATCACGTCTTCAAAATCACCCAATCTAAACTCTGATATTTTATTGAAATGTTCTACCCACTCAGGTTTAGATAATTTATCTCTAAAGGTAAGATATTTTGACTTATACTTACCCTTCAAATCAATAAAACTTGAGGTCTCAGGTTTTGAACCACTGAAAACCTGTGTCAGAACATAGGCATATTTTGCTGCAACACCATAATCAGGATAGTTAATTGTTAAACCATGAGAGAAAATTTCCTTTTGAAACTCATTAAATTGTTCTTTGTAAACTGGTGGTGTCACTTCCACTCCTTGTTGTTGACACGGAATGTTATTAATCGCAGATAACAAAGTCTCAGGGTTCTGAAGACACATAAACAAATTATAGTTCAACGGATTGAAGTCGTTATAAACAACTCTTTTCAAATTAGGATATAATTTCAAATCCATATTGAAGAAACACCAAAACATACCACCAAACGTTTCAACATACGTTTCCATATCTGTTGGGTAGAATGGGACAATCCACTTACCTATCTTACTCTTACCACCAATATAACTTAACATACTTTTTTTTCTAAAATATAGTTTTAATCTTGGTATATATCAACCTTATTAACTCTCTTACGGGAATAAACCTTACCTGATGGTACAACTTTTGTAATCATATTTCGTCTCACAATTTGAGCGACGTGACGAAGATTAAGTGGTAGTGTTTCCTGTTTCATAAGACAAAGATATATCAAAAAAAGTTTAAATTTTATTTTTTTATTCGGGATATTCTATTTATATTTGTATTCAAGTTAAACGAATGGGGTCAACTTAATAACCCAACCAAATCATTAAGTCGGAATTGAACCACGGTGTGTTCAAAGGCAAAAGCCTCAACCGTTAGGTGAAAAAGATAGAAACCCTCATTACATCGGATGTTTTGGGGGTTTTTATTTATACGTAAATTTGGAAATCGTTTTTACCAGTGGTGTAAAATCTTTTCTTACGGATGGTAGTGACAATATTGATTTGGAAATTATAACAATCTTGTTCTTCTAAATTAGTAACAACATTGAGGAATGGATAATCTTTTTGTGAAACTACTATTGATGAATCTTGTCCTAACTCTCCCTCTTTAATACCATTTAATATTTCAGGTAATCCAAGATTTAATATGTTTAAGATTTCATCATTAGTAATTACTTCATCTTTACCATGTCTAAACCTTTGTGTATTACCATGTGCCGAGTTTTCAATAGACACTTTTACTTTAATGTCCCCAAAAAGCTTTCCAATCCTTTCTTCCTTTATTATGTTTTTAATACAATTTAAAAGTCTCATAATTATAAATAATGGAAAACATGGAAAATTTAAAAAATTCAGAAGAAAAAACTTGTACTAAATGTCAAAAAACAAGACAAAAAATGACACCATATATTATTATGTCTGTAGTTGTTTTAGGTTTAATAATTTATGCTGTAGTCGACATCACAAAAAACATTATTGAATTACTTGCTAAGTAATTCAATAATTTTTTCTTTTACCATATCCGATGTTATCTTTTTAGAACATTCAAACATCTTGTCATTTCCTTTATTTATAGGACACCAATTCCAATCACCTGGGTCTAATCTAAATTTATTAGCACATCCTCTACAAGTATTTTCAGGTGCGCTTACTTTATAAACGTTTTCATAAGGTTCGTTAAACTCTTCCGTAAATCCTGATATCAATACCGTTGGGATATCCAAAGCCCATGTAACCCATGAAATACCACTTGATATTCCAATAAAGAATTCACAGGTGGATAGTTCTTCTATCAGTTTATAGATTGAGCCAGGAGGGTTTTGTTTAGCACCTTTAGGATAATAATTACCCATATACCCATCTTCCTCTTTTGAATAGATAATCACCTCATAACCAAGAGATATTAGATAATCAGTAATCTCTTGCCACCCATTTGGGTTGTTCCAGTATTTTGATTGGGCAGTTGAGTGAATACCAAGTCCAACTCGTTTTTTCTTTATCTTATTAGGATTTTTAATTAAAGGTTTTACCTCTTTATATTCTAATCCTAAAATATCTGTTGCAGTTTTTTGTAGTGGGCCTAATTTGAAATCACTTGGGTGTCTATCCGTTCTAACATTATCACCATCATAGAACCAACCTATCTCATACATTGCATATAGATTATGAACGGTACTTCCAGGTGAAACAAATTGTATCTCAGGATATTGTTTTACAAATAAATCATTAAAGAATGTTGAACAAATAACCTTACAATTGTGTTTCTTTCTGAATTCCTCAGCGTAAGGTACCCAAGCAAATGTATCACCCAAAGATTTTGAATCTAATGCAATATATACTCGTTTGTTTTCAGCGTTGTATTTCTTTTCACTGATTAAATTACCTTCAGAATAAATTTTTAAAGTATATTCATCAAAATACTTCTTACTTAATCTGACCCACATATTACAACCAATCTCCTCACGATATTCACAGTTACCATCCTGATTCCAAAACTCAACCAAATATCGTTTATCACTATTACCTTTAATCTCTACCAACGCTCCGTTGATGTAATGATTAATTACTTCAATTTTTTCAACCATCTCTTTTGGTTTTATTTCAGTATTTTCAAATACTTTATCAAATCTTTGTTTTGTCTCAAGACTATTCAAATTTTTTCTACTGTTAATAAGGTCTTCGTAAATTCTAACCATCCTTCTGGTAATAACACTCCAATCGTATTTTTGTCTATCTAATTCAGTGTTATTTAAATATAAATCATAGTTGTCAATTACTTGTTTAATACCACTAACTATTTGATTTACATCTCTTTCAACTACAACCATTCCTTCTATTGTTTGTGAACCCAAATAAGTACCAACAACTGGCATATTACAAGACACAGCTTCTAATAATGTTAGGTTTGGGTGACCAGCTTCTAACATAGAAGGATGTAAGAATATTGAATGACTTTTATATAATTCTAATATCTGTTCTTCATTCGGATTTGAGAACATTAAAGTTAATTTATCGTAATTTAATAAGTCGTTATGATGTTCAAAAAATATTCTATTGTTTTCAGGGCCGGCAACAGTAATAGGTAAATCTAATTTGATTGCCGCTTCAATAGCATATCTAAATCCTTTTCTATCGTAGGTTGAATCACCTCCAATACCATTGTTCGCTAAACATAATAATTTATGTTCAGTTCTTTTTGGGTTATCATTCTTAAAGAACTCTGTATTAACCCCGTGTGATAAATAAAACAATTTATCTGTTTCATCAAAGTAATCAACTAAAAACTCAGCATGAGTAAAAGATACCACAGACCTTTTAATTGCCTCTAAATTTTGTTGGTAGTTAGATGAGTCCTTACCATAATAAACAACGTGGTGGTCATGTAACGAGAAGATATAAGGGATACCTCTGTTTGCAGCCTCAATAGCTAAGTTAGCCATATGAATATGAATAATATCACTACTATTAATATCCACTTCATTAAGATATTTTATATCACATTGGTGTCCTAATTCTTTAATGTTATTGTAATATTCCCATATTACTTTTTCAACTGCACCCCATCCATTCGGTGGTATTGTAATTATTCCTGGTGTTACTTGTGTTATTCTCATATTACTATAATAATATTTTTAGTTATTAACATAAACAGGTATATTAAAATTTAAAGACAAATCTTCATATTCTTTTAATGTATTGTTATATATTTGATTATCATCAATAAAAATTCTAATTTCAACGTCGTCAGTATATAATTGATTATCATACGGGTCAATAATATCAAATTTATACCAACCATTACTAAAAGTTTCAAAATATTTAAGAATAGTCCTACCTTTATTAAAATTTTGTAAAATTGCAATTTTAATTACAAATTTATTTTCAGACAATAATTCAACAAAAAAATCAGATATATTTTTTTTAATTTTTATTTCAAAATTTGTTAATTTTTCAGTTAAATTAAAATCAACTATTTCAGTTTCAAAATTTTTTAAGTATTCACCATAATGTATATCACCAAATGACTGACTCGAATCTCCCCATGAATTAAAAATTTCATCAGAATGATTAGTATGTCGTTTACTAATTTTTTTGTGGGTAAATAAATCTTTATTTATATAAATTTTTTTATCTACTATTTTGTATTTTCTATTAAAAATAGAATATGATATGTGTTTTAAATTTTCCGATTTTGACAAATAATAAATGTATTTGTCATAATTATAACCCCACCAAACAGCCTTTTTAAAATGAGATAACCTTATTGCAAAATCATCATCTTCAAATTCAGCCCCAATAAATTTCTCATCTAGCATTCCAACCCTTCTAATTAATTCTTTCGAAAATCCAAAAAATCCAAAACTAACAACTGACACAAAACAATACCCATTTGAAAGTTTATCTATCATAAATTCAATATCTTTAGATGTGAAATTTGTTTTAGGATTACAAAAAATCATAAATTCACTGTCAGTATCATCTATCGCATCATTAATCATTTGAGAAAATGAAACATACTTAGATAGATTCCTGTCTTTTCTATACCATCTTTCAATTTGAAATTTATCCGAAAGTTTTGTTAATTCACATTCTTGTCTTTCAATATCTGTATCATACTGTGACAAAAAACAAAAAGCAAAATTATTAATTACTATCATAATATTTTTAATTTATTTTAAAAATATTTTATTTTCTTTATCAATAAATGACTCACCATCAGCCTGAGTCGTTATTCTCTTCTTTAGAACACCCATAGTTAATCTCTGTTCCGCACATATAATATTAAAAAATGTGTCAGCACAGTCCCATCTATGCGTTCTCAACTGATTCATAATTGTTTTACGTGATTTTTTTGAGAACATAATACATTGTAAACCAATTATTTTATTTGTTATAAACAATAAATCCTGATTAGGTATTTCTCTAACAACATCTGATTGATGCCATCCGTAATCTAAAGTCTTAGTATCACCAAATGAAAAATAAGAAATATCTTCCTGATTAACAATACTACAAACCTGATTAACTTTATCTATAAATTCTTCAATTGGAACTTCAATAATACAGTCCCCTTCACATACAATTAAAAAATCCAAATCGTTATCAAATTCTGATAATATCCCAATTTTAAACGCCTCAAAACATCCATAGTGAGCCGGAGTTAAAGCGTTTCCATATTCAGGGTCATTAACGTCTTCATATTTACCCATCCTAACATTATGTGGTCTAACACTGGTATGAACAGGTGGTAATGAAATATATAATTCATTTTGATGTAACACATATTCAATTCCATAAGGAATTACCTGTTGTACAGATTTTCTCGATTCTTTTTCTCTGTGTTCATTTTGTGTTGTCTGTAAATGAACTAATTTAATTTTATAATTCATATCAATTTTTTATAAACGAACCCCATAAAACTTGTTTAAAATCATCATACATGTATGTACTTAAATTAAGTTCAGGTAAATATCTTTCAATATTTTTATAATGCGACTCTGAGTTTGTTGGCCAATTTATTCTTTGTTTAATAACATTATATTCTTCATCACTATGTGAATAATCGTGAAGCATTATAACATCATTCTTTTTCAAGTACTTTGAATATAATCGAAACTCAAGTTCCTTGTCCCCACCATCACATAAAAAAAGAGTTCTCCCTGAATTATTAATTAAATCACGAATATCTCTCATAATATCAATATCAAAACAATCTCCAATTCTTAATTCAGTGTCTTTAAGATTATTAACTTCACAATAATCAGGATTAATATCGTAAGAAATTATTTTACAATTGTCTGATTTATTTTCAGACAACCATAAAGTGAACGCACCTGTAAATGTTCCAATTTCAATTATTAATTCGAAATTTTTTAATATTTTAGGAAAAACATCAACAACAAATTGACTTTGTGCCGACCTATGATAAGTGGTCTTTGGCACCCATAAAAAATTGTAATCCATTATCTTAAAGAATTGTTTAAATTATATGATGAATTTTCATCTCCAATATGATAACAAATTCTTTCTGAATGTAAAAAAGATTTGAATCTTTTTGAGAATCTTATTGCAAATTCTAATTCAAAAGAATCCATATTATTATTAAAAGTGTCAATTTGATTTAATTTATTTACATCATGAATTGCCGGTCTAAAACCAAAGTATGGCCAATTAATATATTTAATCCACAATCCCTTAACCGCATGTAAATCTTCTTCAACAGTATCATCAAACAAAGGTTCGTTTAAATAATGTTTATCAGAATAATACCATTCCCAAAAATTACCAATCACTCTCGGTTGAAATAACTCTTTTGGGAATATCTTTTTTTTCCAAGAGAATCCTACCATACCAACATCTTCATTATTTTTTAATAATTCAACTCCTTCATAAAGGTTAAATGGATTTTCAAAAAACCAATCATCTTCCAAATGAAAAACATAATCAATATTAAAAAATTTAATATCTTCTTTCCATTTTTTCATTATTTCCAAATGTCTTCGATTAGTATTAAATGAATTAGTATTAAATCTTTTAGACACTATTAAAGTTTCAGGAAATAATCTATTCAGTAAAGAAAACATTATATCTCTATCTTCTAAAGAAGAAGAATCATCGTAGTGGATTATAATATCAATTAAATTTAAATCTTCACATTCTTTGGTAAAAGAAATTATTGTTTTTTCAAATAAATCAATTCGTTTACAAGTTGTTATAGTTAATCCAATCATGAAAAAATAATGTAATCAAGAATATTTTTATTTATAAAATCATATAAAAATTCATCATCTTGAGTATCGTACACTGATATTTTTTCAACTTTATTTTCAAAAATATTAAATGACCAATGTCCATAATTTTCTAACCCGTGGTATATAGTTTCTAAACTACCATCAATATAGTTAACAACTATTTTTCTTTCCGACCTAAAATGATTGTAATTGTAGGATAATAACATTATAGAATTTTGTCCTGACATATTATAAAGTTTTGTAGAACATCCTTTGAATTTTGAAGATACATTACTAACAGTTGTTTCCGTATTCCATAAGGTATTTTGGAAATCAGTGTTCATATCAACTTCTCCGTCTTTTCGAATTATTAAACCATAATCTTTTCTATTTATGTTATCATAAAGATATTTTTCAACATTTATAAAGTCAGTACCATACCCATTATTTTGTAAATAATTTTTATAATCTTCCTCACAATTAATCCTATTAATTATCTGTTGGAAGTATTCTATTTCACAATAAAAATAATGGAACGAAACATCTCTACCTTCATTAAAATAAAACATTCCCTTTTTGTTTTGAGTAGAACAAATCACTGGTACAGTTGTCATATATTCATAACCTTCTTCACTATATAAATCATCAACTTCAATTCTTTGGAAATGTGTAAACCCAAATGACTTACACAAATCTAATGAGTTAAACAAATTAACCATAACAGGTAATCCATGTTTTTGTATTGTGTTTGTAACTTCATGAGTTGTTAATGAACCAAGGTTTTTCCAAAAAATAACTGGTTCGGAATTAGTGTATTCACCTTCAAAAAGAATATTATTTGAGTTATATAAATGATAATCAACAATTTTTAATATATGTTCAGGAACAATAGTATTAGACACAAGAAGTATTGTATGGTTATACTTTTTTAAGTTATTAACACATAACTCCAACTTATTTAAAACATTTTCATTATGAATAAAACAATCAACTATTGTTATTGTTTTAAACTCATCTTTAATATTTTGTTTTTTGAGTTCATTAGAAACTATTATGTTTTTTTTGTTTTTTTCCTCTTCTGAAACATTTGAAAACATACCATCATTTGATATTCGATAAATTCCCCCACATTTATGAATACACTTAATTAAACCGTGTTTACTAATTTCATAATTGAGTGGCCAATCAACATAAGGTAAATTTGTAAAATAATCCTTTATTAAATTTGGAATGTTTCTAAACACCCTTGCAAAAGATGCGTGATTGATAGTTAATAAATCATTTGTTGTTACATCGTCAAGAAATGAACTAATAAACAATTCAGGCACTGTAGGTATCTTGGTACCATCAGGATACAAGTATCTTGTTCCTGTACAGACCATACTATAATTTGGGCTGTTTTCTAAAAACTCAACTTCTTCATTTAAGATTGTATAATTATCAAAATAATCATCACCATCAATATATGCAATGTATTTTGTTTTACAGTAATTTAATAAAGTTCTAATATTTTCAAGAGCACCTAAATTAACATCACCATTTAAAATAACTAAATCAGGATACTTTTCTTTTAATTCAACTAAAACATCTTTAGTATTGTCTGTTGAACAATCATCTCTAACTACTACCTGAAAACCATAGGTGATTTTTTGTTTATAAATTGAATCAACACACTCCTTGAGGTATTTCTCAAAATTATATGACGATACAATGACCGAAAGTAATTTTTCCATTATTTAATTTTATTTACAGGAACCCCAACATAAGTTCCAGGTTTATCTATATCTTTAACAACACTTCCATTCATCCCAATTATAACATCATCACAAATTGTTATCTTTTCTCTTATTGATGAGTTATTACCCATATAACAATTATCACCAATTAAAACACTACCTGAAACAACAGAACCAGCCATAGCACTAAAACAATCACCTATTACAACATCGTGTCCGATATTAACATTTCTATTTAAAATAGCATGATTACCAATCTTAACATTAGTAGTTATAACACAATTAGCTCCAATAAATGAACCTTCACCAATTACAATATTTCTATTCAGTAAAATTGATGATGGGTGGATAAATGAAAAATATTTAGTATCTTCAGGTAATGATTTTTGAATTCTTGACCTAACCTGACTATCAGCAATTGCAATCATAATTGAATATTCTTTTGAATTAAATTGTGATAATGGTAATGTTTTATCCTCCCCTTTGAAATACTCATCTTCAACAAATCTAGTTACATCATAATTTGTATGTGCAATTACTTCCCTTAAATGACCTCCATTACCAATAAACGCTTTCTTAATCATATTTTTTTTAAATAAAATGCATCACCCCAAACACCGTCAACATTCCATGTCTCTTGTCTTTGAAATCCAAATGGCAATAAAAACTCATCAAGTTGTTCAATAGACGGACAACCATCATACATTTCAATCAAATTAAACTCTGTAAATATATAATCAATATTCTTTAAAGTATTAATTGAACCTTTAAGAGCATTTAACTCATATCCTTGTGTATCTAAAACTAAAACATTACAAGAAGTTATATTATAAAAATCTAATGTACTTAAAGTAATGTTAATAGTGTTTTCATCACTAAATTTAATATGTGGGTAAAAACTTTGATGTTCCTTAGGTTTCAATAATGAAGAACTTTGTTGTCCATTACCTTCATCAAGATACATTTTGTGTATACCATTTCTTTCACCTATCGCAACATTATAATAAAATGTGTTAGGTTTACCATTTAAATTTTTAGATAGTTCTTTATACACATGTGGTATAGGTTCAAACCAATATGTAGATATCATACCAAATGTTCTTAAATATTCATCATACTCTTGACCAACATGGGCACCAACATGAATTACACCAGTAACATTAAAGTTGTACTTATGTTTATATTCGTTGAAACCTACAATCATTTATAGATATCAAATTTTGATAGGTCAGGGTATGGTAATTCCAAATCCTCGTTGTGTTTAGGTGTACCATCCATATTATAGAACTGATTCATAAGTAATAAACCTCTTGAAGCAATTTCAGGCATCATGTAAAAATTCCATCCTAACATGTCAAAATTATCATCATGATATGAAACTTCATTTCTACCTGAGTATCTCGCCCGTTTAAACCATTTATAAGCCTCAAAGTCATCAGTTAGGATTGCTCCACCCTTACCTAGTTTCAAGTGTTTATACGGTCCAGTAAAAGATAAACACATATGAGTTCCTGGTATATACATGTCATTGGTGAATCTTAGTGCTGAATCCCAAACATTTGTTGGTGATAGTTGGTAAGCTCCTTTAATCGTAGAACCATAGACTGGTTCAAATTCAACTTTACCACCAGCATGGATAATCTCACAAGGAACTGATGGATATGTTCTACTTGGTATTTTAATTGTTTTACCAGTAATTTTTTCATAATACAATGCTAAGAACAAAGCGTTACTTTGATTATCAATCGTAACTGCGTAAGGTGCTCCTGTATATTCTGCTAATCGTTCTTCAAAACTCTTTGTAACATCATAAACGGATTTAGATAGTGTACCAGGTGTTCTTAATTTAACATTTTTAGGTTTAGCAAAAATAACTCCGTGTTTAGCATTTTTATTTGACTTAGTTTTTTTACCTAATTCATAAACAATAATATCATATTCAAAATTATTTCTATCTAATTTTTCAAGTATAATATTAATTTCACCGTTAGTATTTTCATGAAACTCAATCATAAATCTATCCACCAATCCAATTTGTTCATCAGTAATTGATTCAAAAATTGGGTACTCACCACCCTCAATATCACATTTAAATAATGATATCCTACCATAGTTATTATCTTTGTAGATATCATCAATAGTAATAGTATCACAACTAATTAAATTATTAAGTTGTCCATATTCTCCCACATTACCGTCAAAAACATTTGACCCAATAGTTGAATTTTCTTTTGAAAATCTGAAATCAATCTTGGTATGTTCCTTATAAACAGGATTCATATAGATAGTTGATTTATTCAAATCACCATCTAAATGATATTCAATACTTTCTCTTAAGTATGGATTTGCTTCAACTAAAATAACTTTTTTAGCGTTTACCGAATACATATACTTAGCAAATAACCCAACATTAGCACCAATATCTATTACCGTATCAAGATTTTCTAACTTTAAATCATCAAAACATCTATCAACAAAAAACTCATAATAGTTAATGTAGTTACAGTCCAAAGGTTTAAATTTAAACTCAGGTATTCTTGGGTAAAAATTAGGATTAACAATCAACTCTTGACCAAAAACTAACTCATTTGTTTGAGAATCATAAAACTCAACTAAGAATCCTCTAAAATTACGATTATCTTTGAATTTCTTAATGTGTATTGGAATAGGTATTGTCCAATAAAATATTGGGTACTCCAATGGTAAATTAAACCAATACATTGGAGCCTTTGAAGTCATATCTCTAATACTAACATTAAAATCAAACTTTTGGTTACCGGTATAGTTAATAGTAATTTGATTATTATCACCATTGAAACCAAAACTGAAAAGAGAGTCAATACCCCCCACATTTAACACATCCATCATATTATTTACATCTTTATCTATATCTCCAGTTAAAAATGTAACTTGAGGTAGTTTATCATATTTTCCACAATACACATCCAAATTATACATCATCATAGGAATACCATATTCAATGGCTTCCTTAATTGCAATTGGATTTAATTCTTTATTATTTCTATCACCTTTTGATGGGAACATGAACAAATCGGACGCTTCTAAAAATTCATTTACATTATCCTTTTCACCCCAAACAATACAGTTTTCAGGTTTATTGTTCATCAATGGTTCCCAATAACTTCTAAAGTTATCTGCTTGATTTCCAATAAAATGAAATTTAATTTTGTTGTTTTCTAACTTACGAGCAATTTCAAAAATGTATTTTTGATTTTTTCTTTCAGTGAATAACCCGACATTAACAACGTGTTTCCACCCTTTATCGAACCCAAGTTTTTCTTGGAATAATTCCTTTCTCTTTTCTCGGTTTTCAATAGGATACTCAATTACCTCATAAGGTATGTCAAACATTGAATACTGAATAGCATTAAACACACTAACAAAAATAAACTTGTCAGGAAACCAAACCTTAGATGTTGGTTTGAAACTTGAGTCGTGTGTTGTTTCAAATATTTTGTATGAACGGTTTTGTCTATAAATTTGTCTTGTAATGTTGTTATCCATGAAAAATTCAGGGAACTCCTCCATCGATATAATATCAGGTTGGAAATCGTTAATAACATTAATCAAAACATTCTTATCATCCCATAAAGTGATAAGATTATCTTCACCAATCATATTTTTAATTCTGTTCTTCTGAACAACAAAATCCCATGAATAACATCCGTATTCAATACATTTTATAATATAATCATCTTTAAGAAGTTGAATCTTATTTGTAGTAACCTGTGGAAGTCCCCCTGTAGATAGATGTGGGACTATAAATAATATTTTCTTCATACCTAAAAAAAATAACAATATTTATTTCATAAATCCATAGAATACACTATCTTTACAAAAAAATATATAACACAATGAAAAAATTTATCTTATCAATCTTTTTGGTTCTTTCAACACTATTATCATTCTCTCAAGAAGTAGGTTTTGCTAAAGCCGTAGAACTCTATACAGGCTACAGAGACACAAATAACGAAATCGTATGGAATGGTTCACCAACATCCGTAGACATCCTGATTAAACTTGAGGATGATAAAGTAACCATCTTTAGTCAACAAACACAAATATATCGTGTTGTTACTAAAATACGTGATGAAGAATCAATTATTACTTATAGAATGCTCGATTCAAATGGTATCAATTGTAACTTCCATATGGGACCATCTGAGACTCAAGGTTATATATTTATTGCAATTGAATACAGTGATTACGCTTGGATGTATCTAACAGAGATAGACGAATAAGTCTACCCCCTCTTATGTTTAACATACATCTTAACATAAAAATCCCCAAGACCTTCATTTCTAAAACCCTTACCTTTAATACGTAAGGGTTTTTGTGTATCTATAGTTTCAGGTAATTTAATATTCAAATTTCCCGATGGGTGTGGTATATCTAAATTATCTTTATTAAAGTCATCTAAAGACATTTGATAGTTGTAAACTAAATCATTATTAAGTTTTTCAAAACCATTTTGTTCAACCACTTGAACTTTCAAAATTGCATCCCCAAACATACCATCGTGCCAGTCACCATAACCTGAAGCTTTAATCATTTGACCATCGCTAATTCCATGTGGGATATTTAAATTAATGGTTTGCATTTCATTATTCTTACCTTCACCCGCACATGAATAACAAACATTTTTAAGATTAAATCCCTTACCATTACAACTATTACAAGTAACTTGAAAAATGTTTGAGAAGAATGAATTACCAACTCTTTGAGTTATTCTACCAGACCCATTACAAGTGTTACAAGTAGTTCTTTCACCACCTTGTCCCCCACAACTATTACACATATTTTTACGTTGGAATCTTATGTCTATGTTTTTACTCAAGAATGAATCAAGAGTTCCTATCTGAACATCAATAACTTTATCAGGTGCCTTTCTAACTCTTTGCCCTGTCATGTTTGAAAAGAAGTCCCCAAACGATGAAAATGGGTCACCTCCCATATCACCAAAAGGATTACTTCTTCTCATATCATAATCTTTTCTTTTTTGTTCATCACCTAAGGTATCATAGGCTTCAGATATTTTTTTAAATATTTCTTCATCTCCACCTTTATCAGGGTGTGATTCAACGGCTTTTTTTCTATAAGCCTTTTTAATTTCATCCTGTGATGCCGTTTCTGTAACACCTAAAATATCGTAAAAATTTTCCAACTGTTTTTATTTTTGAAAAGTTTATTAATTTATATTCTATGAACGATAAATTTCATATATACATCTTTAAGAATAATAAAAAAAAGAAAAAACTCAAATCCTTTGTGAGAGAAAAACTTGCAAAAGATTATTACGAAAATTTAATTAAAAAGTCAAATGAAATAATTTTTGATAAGAAATTTGAATCAGGTAAAGAATGTCGTTTTCACATTGCACTTATCACCAATAAATTTATTGATGGTAACATTCATTATTTAGATGAATTTGGTAGGAATATCACAATATCCCCTAAAATTGATGATACAAATTATATCCAAATTATTAAAACGTATAAAGTTGAAGAATCAATATATGATGTAAAAAATGATACCCGTATTTCAATTGACGACTTTTTTAAACAATACATTAAAAAAGATAAAATATATATGGTCTCTCAACTTAAGAATAAATTTATACTTCAAAATGATGATGATTATAAATTATTCTCTTTAAAAAATTCTGAAGATTGTGATAGATTATTGGAAATATTCACAACACTTAGAGATAAAGGTAATATGATAATAGTTAAAGATATCTCAACTGTTCAAAGAAAATATCTCTATAATTTACTTATTGAAAGGGGGTTTAATAAGAAATTTTTATATACAAGTTACACTACTTATCCAAGATAAAAATAAAATCAGTTCCTGAGATGTCAATTTTAAACGTCTCACTATCATAGTTACCATCAACATTTGCAACTACATGATAATACTCTTGTTCTTTTAATTCAAATATAACACTCGCCTTACCATTAAAAAGGTTTTGTGATGCATCCGCAATTATTGCTAATTTACTTAAAAGTTCAGTACCTTCTTTATCCTTTGCCATAATGTTATTTTTTTTGGTTTTTCAAACAAATCGTCTTTTTTTAACTCTTTGAAGAAGTTTGCCGTGTTTTCTTTTTCTCTTTTTAAATCTTCATTGAGTTTATTCCTCAATGAGTTCAGAGATTCCAGCTGTTTCTGTATTTCCTTGTTTTGGTCCATTGTCAACTAAAACATTTTGTGTTAATTCAAATTTTAATTTCTTAAGATTTTCTAAATTTTCTTTATCAAATATATTTTTAAGTTCAGAAACTCTATCTTCAAATAGTTTTTCCTTAGCCTCTCTTTCTAAATTGTATCTAACAATACCTAATATATTATTCTGAATTAAGTTAAGATTATTCTCATCAAAATCAGAAACAAATGATAAATATAATTTATCTTCTAAAGTTCCATTATTCAAAAATTTATCTTCAACTATATATTTTTTAGGTATTTTCCATGTTTTAGAAAATAACACATCGAAAACAATATAGTTTTCAAGTTTTCTAACTTGGTGTAGGTAGTCAAATATTGGACTAATTTCTTTGTAAAAACTCATACTGAAAGTATTATATATGTAATAAAATAAGTTAATGTAAAATGGAATAAAAAAGCTTCCCCATTACCTAACACCATTTTTTTAGGTGGTGTTTGTAATAGGGAAGTTATAAACACTGTTGAAATTTTCAAAACATTTAAAATGCTAAATACAAAAATAAATAAAAATAAATTTTCTAAATTAATCATTTTGTTTTCTTCCTTGTAAAATTTCACCTCTGAACTGTTGAAGTAACGCTTTCAATTCTTGAGCAGTTTTTCTTGCTCTAGTACCAGCACTTTTGTTGCCATTATAGAACTTACCAGCATCAACAGAAAGAGATTCAGTCAATTCTTTGATTTTGTCTACTGTTTCCATTTTCTTAAATATAAAATTTGTTTATTACACTATCAAGAGTAAGGATTATTTATCTATTGTAAACTTAATTTTAAAGATTTATCTAATGATTTGTAAATTGATGTTAGTAAATCTAAATCTGACTTTGTTGGTGATTTATCAAGATTAAAAACCTCATCAAAAAACTTATTCAAAGACATTTTAACTTCTTTAATCTTTTGTCTATAAAAAGTTTCTTCTAAAAAACTTTTCATAAAATCTTTATGGTCACCCTTTTCACCAAAAAAGATACCCTCTTTATTAAAATTTTCAATTGTTTTACCCCAACACCATTCAAAGTGTTTGATATTATCCTCATCTGTTATGTTTATATTAGTTTCTTGACCTTCTGGGTCACCTAAATAGGTTTTATATACCAAGGAAACCAAAGATTTAACAAAGTCTTCAAACAACTCTAATTTTTGATGACAGATATCATTACTATCAATCCAAAATTGTAGCTCTTCGTCAGTAACTGGCTTAGATATATAAGAAAAAAAATTCTCCATAGTTATATGGAGAATTATAATTTAAAATATTTTAAAGTAACTAATTATTTTTTATACTGATAACCAATTAACTTTTTCATGTTTTCCATTTCTTCATTCAACAATTTACTTGTTTCACTTTCTTTTGATTCTCCAAGATTATTCAATATTTTTTCAGCCTTATTAACTGAAGAAGTTTTTGAACCTTTTTTCTTAATAGAACCCTTTTGAGTCGTTTCACCAGCAACATCAACAGGTTGTGATTGTCTCTTATATGACGCTTCTAATTGTTCAGCACCATATAAATTTTCTTCATAGTTCTTATAAAATTTATCACCTGTCTCTGTTGGTACAACATTACCAAGTGGGTTACCGTCGGCATCAACTTGAGCGTTTCCAGTTTTAGAACTACCTTTTAGATTCATTTCAATCCACTCATCATTTGGTTTGATTTCATCGAATACAAGATTTGTCTGTCCAGGATAAGCAAAAGCATCTACATATTCATCAACATATTCTGATGGAATATACGCCTTTTTACTCATTTTAGAAATTTCACCATTACCTTTTGGAAACATTACAGGATTAGATTCAAACTTACCTTTAGAACCATCCTTAACGTACTCTGCCATTTTTTTGAATGAATCTTTATTTGCTTTAGAGTTTTCATTTTTTTCTTTTTTAGAAACTCTGTCATATTGAACCATTCCAGCAGATTTACCCGTCTTCTTAAGATTATCCTTAGTTTTTTCTTCAAGAACTAATTCTTCAATCATTTCAATTAATTCAGATTCCTTTAAATCAAGAAAATCACCATCACCCATTTTAATTCTATAATTAATTGAATCTTTATCGTCACCCGAAACAAAATCAACTTCTTGGTCAACTTCTTCAGGATAATTTCTCATGTACTTTTTCTTCAACGATTGTACTCTTGGGTTTTCATCATCAGATAGATTAATATCTTCAAAGTCATCGTGTCCCATACCTAAACCCATACCACCTAAATCTTCAGTCACTTCATATTCTTTACCATCAACTTCAAAAGATTTTTTACCTTCTTTTTTCGCCTTTGCTAAAGCCCCAGTAAAAGCATTTCCTTCTTCCACTTCTTCTTCCATTTTTTGTAATTTTAAAAAATCCGCTTTAGTGAGTTTACCTTTAGGTTCTGCAACATCTAATTTTTTTTGACCACCATGTAGTCTTTCAGTTGTTTCACTTCTTGCATCTTTAGAATCTAACGCTAATGCTAAATCAGTGTCTTGGTCTTCTTTAATTCTTTTTTTCATGTTTGATATTTGTTTTTCACCAAAGGCGACTTCGCCACCTTTTTTATTTCTTTTAAAATGAAACGGCCCATGTGACGAATGTTTACCTCTTCTCATAAACGTATAATCTTCTTCGTCATCATCAAAAACATAGTCATTACCAACTTCTAAATCGTACTTATCAACATCTTCATTTGATTCAATTTTTTTGTTGATAGTGTCAGTAATTTCGTTAGCCCTTTCAGTTAAACTTTCATTAACTAAACTTTTTATTATTTCATCAAATTTTGACATTTATGTTTTATATATAAATACTTAATTAATTGAGTTTTTTAAAATATCTTCTTTAATTATTTTACTTAAAATATTTTTGTCAATTTGGTATTCCTTTGATAATTTTTCAAGTAAACTTTCAAAAATATCTAATTCAGTTAATTTTAAAGCGTTAATATCTCCTTGATTACAATATGGGTATTTTAAACATTTCTTTTTTACTTTAACAAACTTACCACCTTTATATAAAGGTTTTGAAGCTCCTCTCCAATCTTTCTTACTTTGGGATTTAGCTAAAAATGATGGCCCTGAATATTGTCCCGCAGAAGACGCCCCTGTCGCCTCAGTCGCTTCAACTTTTTTAATGTCATCAGAATTTTCTTCTTCCATTTTACTACCAAATAACGGTGCCGAAAAACTACCAGCACTACCAGCACCAGTCGCTTCAGTATTCTCTTCTTTTTTCTCACTCAGTTCTTCTGAGAATTTGTTAAAATCACGAATTGAATCTGAATCTTTTGTTGTATAATTTGACTTAATCGCCTTCATTAAATTTTGTTTCAAGTTTTCCATCTCTATTATTTTTTAATTTTTGATTCCCAAACACTTCTATTCATCCAAAGATATTCATAGAAATCTTTCATGGATTTTGCGATTAAATCTCTAACATTTTTTTCTAACTTACCTCTTTCAATTTCTTTGGAAATTAACTCTAACATTTTGTTTTCAAATTGTTTAACAGTTTGTGAATCTAAAAAACTTTTGATTTCAGATTTAACAATTTTTTCTATTTCGTTTTTTTCAGATTGATTGAAAGCCATTTTAAAATGCAAGTATTAATAATAATAGTGTTAATCCTCCACCTGTGAAGGTTCCGACTTTCCACCATTTAGTTTTATCGTTATTGGTTTTAATCTCATCTTTTAAATCATCAGTCATATTAACATACAAACCAATTTGTTTATCTTTCTCCCCAATGATTATTTGATTGTTTTTATCTTTCTCTTCTAAAATCTCAATCTTCTTATCTTTATCCCCTTCTCTCTTTTCTAATAAGGAAATTTTAGAATATAATTGTTGGTTTTCTTCAACACAACCATCTAACTTAATTAAATCTTTGGCAATCTTTCTTGCAACTTCAGAACTGATAACAACCTTTGTAGTATCTTTACTTACCGTATTTGTCTGTGAAAAAATGTTGAAGCTCATCATTACCGAGATTATCAACAGAAGCAACTTTTTCATTTGTTTTCTTTTTAATTACGTTTATGTTGTTATCAACTAATTGAATTTCTTGAGTTATTTCAGATATATTAACATCAAGTTCTACCAATTTATTATCCAATTCTTTGTTTAGAATTGAAACTGAATCAATTTTTGTTTGAATACTATCAATTGAGTTTTGATACTTTTCAACATCAGTTTTAATTTGGTTTGTCGTAATAATATTATAGACAAACAAACCAATAATAATTAAAAATAAAATTCCAATTATATTATTCTTATTGCTCATTTGTCTCAGGTTTTGTTTTCTTTCTACTAGCGATTATTTTAGCCCATTTAGACTTAAACTTTTCATAATAGGTTTGTAACTTATTAATTGCTTCAGTAAAGTTTTCATCAACTTTCACCATATCACCACTAATATATAATCCGTTATTCTCACCAATAGTGAAATAGAATTCAATATCAAAATCAACAATTTTACCACTCCAATCAACATTATTTTGATAAACGTTTAATTGATTAAAATTAACCAAATCTGAAACTTCGGCAACAAACTCATCCATTGTTTCTTGGAAAGCTTTCTTATCATCCGTTGTTAATTCAACATCTTTTCTATCTTTTCCGTGTATAGTTAAAATACCTCCTGAAATTCTGTAACCTTGTTCGATTTCATTTTTCTTTTCTTCATCGTCTTGAATTTCATCTTCAACAGCCGCAGGTACATTATACTTTGTTGCAATTGTATCAACTTCAGGTTTTTCAGATTGTTCAAACAAATAAGTTTTCTTTATCTCTTGGATATGTTCCTTAACAACAGAATTATTGTTGTTAACCAAATCTCTCATTTTTTTAATTTGGTCTTTAATGTCTTGGTTATCTCTCATCATTTTCTATTAAGTTTTTAAATTTTTCATAATCAAATGCCGGACTTATATCGGTATATCTACTATTATAATTACTTCTACATACAATACCGTTGAATAATTTAACACCATCAACTTTTGTATTATGTCCAATAAACTTATTGTCTATTGAAAATTTTACAAGTAATTTTTTTGAGAGCTCTACAAGTGAATTTAATTGTTCTTCACTATATGGTTCCCAATATAACTTATCCTTCCATTTTTTTTGAAAAATAGATTTACTATAAATATCCCCAATCCAATTAGAATACGATAAACCTAATGGTGTTTTTTGTAACCATCCAAGATTTTCTAAACAAATTACGATTGAATTTCGATTTACCTCTTGGTCATCAAAATAGTTAGTATAACTATCATCTGAAATTAAGTTTAAAATATTCCCTTCTTTTGTTATAAAGTAGTTCGGTATCTTATCATAAGAACCATTCTTACGATATTTTAATGAATTAAGAAAATTTTCAGCGGGACGAAAACTATGACAAAGAACTATTTGTCTTTTTTTCTTATTTTTTTCAAACTTAGGAAACTTTCCATATTTTTTAATATTAAGCATCCCTCTTTGTATAGTTTAAAACCTTGTAAACTTCACCCTGTTCGGAAAGTTCATTATTTTTTTTTTCAACCTCTTCAGGTTGTATATCAATTTCTTTATCAAGTAATCCCATGTAGACAGTATTATCATACTGACTTTCTTCAGTAATAGGTTTAATTTCTTCGATAGGTTCTTCTACAACATCTTTAGTTATTATTTGATTATTATTAATATTTTCATTAACAATTTCAGTATAAGCATTTAAAACTTCTTCAATTTTACGTAAATCTTCTTCTGATGGTTGGTATGGGTTACTTTTAGGTTTTTGTTCAACAGGATAGTTATTTTTTATTATTTCCTCTAACTTATCCAATTCTTCACTAGTAGGTGTCCATTTTTCTTTCTCTTTCTCTTTAATTTGTTCTTCAAATATCTTTTGAACATCTTCCTCGGTCAATTCAGTTTTAATATCCTCAACCACTTCTTTATTCTTTTCAGTAAATTTAACCAACATGTGAGCAAATGTAAGAGAGATGATTGGTAGTAATCCACCAGTTAAAAAAGCTAAAACTGTCTTATGACTATTCAAATCAGTTTTTTCAATTCCCATATTCTCAAACAAACCTCCAACCATTGAAATCCAATCTTGGAATGTTTGTGATGTTTCATCAATATATGTAAATGAAAAGAATATGTTCCCCAACATTTGAATAAATGTTACGATGATAAACGGGAAATAAACAAACCTACCCATGTTAACTGACACCGCTGCCAAGGCCGATAATGCCGCAATTTCAATACCCACCGAAAGGTATATAGCCCAAGTAAAAGGATTAGATAAACCATAAAAACTCGTAACGTGTGATATAGACACAAACGCTACGAGTAATATTGGAATAACAAAAGCTAAAGAAATTATGTTTGTTAAATTTCTACTAAACCAATTTTTCATTGACCCAACTCATTCTTGTAATGGTTTATGGGCATATGATTCTTATCCGACAATTCTTCAATTTCCAAAGTTTTCCAACTTGGAGTTTCTTTGATAATGTTAACTAGTTTATCTTGAGATACTACGATAGTACTTAAAGAGTCAACTTTCTTTGTTAACAACTCAACTTGTTTTTCGGTTGTCTTAACTTGTGTTGATGTTCCACATCCTTTAAAAAAGGATAGTAATACGATTACTAAAATCGCGGGAATAAAGTATTTCTGTAATTTTTCCATAATGTTTTTATATAATTTAAAATTAAATTTATAACAATAAATAGTTGATTACATATAATCGAACAAGGTAACACTCTCATTACGTAACTTACGAAGAGCTTTTTCTTTGATTTGTCTAACTCTTTCTTTAGTTAAACTGAAATCTGAACCGATATCTTCAAGTGTTCTTGGGGTACCTGAAATACCATAGTAATCTTCAATAATCTGTCTTTCTCGTTCATCTAAAATATTCATGATGTTGAATAACCCGTCTTTAAGTTGTTGGTCATTATTGAATACTTCATCAGGCATATCACTATCCTTATTCACAATCAAATCAATCAATGTATCACCATCCTCATTAATCTGAGTTTGTAGGTTAATCGTTGATGGTAGGTTAGCAAATCGGTCATCAATTCTTTCACCTGTCTTATCTGTACGTTTTTTCTCTTTGTATAAGTCTTGGATGACATTTACAGGAATACGAATTGTTCTTGAGTGTTCGTTCAAAGATTGTAGGATAGATTGTCTAATCCACCATACCGCATATGATATAAAACGAAGGTTCTTTGTCCAATCAAAACTTTGAATTGCTTTCATAAGTCCGATATTACCTTCAGCAACTAAGTCACTGAAATCAACACCCTGCCCTTGATATTGTTTAGCGACTGTAATAACAAATCGTAGGTTACCTTCTAACAATTCTTTACATATACCCGCCTTTTCACTATCCGATGTTTCAGGACTTTGCATCTTCGCAGATAATTCCCTTTCTCTCTCAGGAGTCATTACCTTAATACGTCTAAGTTCTTTAAGGTAGATTTGTACTTCGTCTTGATTAATTGGTATAACTTGGTTTTTTTCCATCATATTATTTGTTTTGAGTAAATTTCTAATTGTTTTAATTGGTTTGCCGACAAACTATCTATACCTTTCTCTTTAATCTTATCCAATAAATCATTAAGCGTCATGACTGGTTCTTCTTGAATAACTTCTTCATAAAAGAGCTTAAAGAAATCATCAAAAGAACGAGACTTGTGAATATGAATACCTCCGAAAAATTCTGGAATTCCCGTACTATCACTTGTGTATTTATTATATTTTAATTCTTCTTTTTCTGTCAAAATGTCAGTGTTTCCAAACAAATGTTTTTCTATCTCTTCGTTCATAGAATATATCATGTCAGGGTCAATAGGAAAAACAAAATACATTGCCGTTAATTTAACAATATTTTTTTTCATATAGTCGTCTATATGTTCCCAATCCAACTTCGTGCCAAATGTTATTATGACACCACTATCCCCATGTTGGAATTTTATCTCACCATTTGATATCTGTGATACTGTTTCAGTTAAAAGGTTTAAAGCCTGTGGGTTTTCTTTATATTCCCCGAATGCGAATAATATGTAATCCATAATCATAGTTCTACAAAGATAATACAATTTTTTAATTTACCAAACTTATTGTGAAACTTTGGAAATGTTGTCAGTTTTTGTAATCTTGATAATGTTATCAGACCAATTCGAAATCATAGGGTTGTGAGTAATAACAAGTATGTTTTCAAAGTATTCTTTAATCTTAATAAAGAACTCATAAACCATTTCTAAGTTGTCGTTAGAAATCTTACCAAATACCTCATCAAATACTGTAATGTTTGGTTTAGGTAAAGAACATACTTTAGCCATCACCGCTCTCAATGCCAGTGACGCAATTGTCTTTTCATATCCTGAACCTGAAGTCATTAACTTTTCAATTTGAGTATTATTGTCTATCATCCAAAATTCAACCTCATTCTTTTCACTAATACGAATTTCCAATCTGAAGTAACAAGAGTCCTGCAATAATCGTTGAAGTTCAGAGTTAATCAAAGGCATCATACTCTTCATAATTCTTTTTGAAATACCGTTCTTACCAAACAACTCTAAATAAACTTTATACTTAACTTCTTTTTGTTGTTCTTCGGAAATCTTAATGATTAAGTTGTTGTTAGAATTAATCTTTTCAAGGTTATTAGTTATCTTAAATCTTGTATTAGAAACCTCTTGTTGGACAAGTTGTTCCTCTCGTTTTAATTCTTCTAATCTTAGATTTGCCTTAATAATTTGACTTTCAATCTGTTCGTTAGATTTAATAACATCTTGTAGCTCATCATACCTTTTTAACTTGTCTAACAAACTTTCTTTCTTTAATTCAAAGTTTTCAATAGTCGCTTGGTATTTTTCGTATACAAGTTTGTTTCTTTCATACTCATCAAAGTCCTTTTTAAGTTTAACAAATCCTTGTTCTTTGTCCGATAATTCTTGCATTAACCCCTCAATTTGGGTTTTTTTCCCGATAAGTCCGTCAAGTTCAGCAATTCTTGATTGGGTAATTGCGGCGTTCATAAGTTCAATACCACAGTGTTCACACTTGATACCACCACTTACCGAACTCTTTAACTTTTGAATGGATGATATGTTGGTATCTAACTCAACCTTTTGCTTATAGGTTTTCTGATACTCTTCCTTAACCTTATCATGTTCATTCTCATAATAAAACTCCGAAGGTTCAACAATCTTAACACCATCTCTTAACTGAACGTTTTGTTTGATTTGATGTTCAAAGTTTTCAACTTCTTTCTTTGTATTGTCAGGATTAAGTAATGAAATTTCTCTATCAACAACAACCTTTGATTTCAAAAGATTATCACGATATTCTTGTCCTTTAACAATCCTACCCTTAACATCTTCAATCTTAACTTCACTTTCTATAATGTTCTTTTCAAACTCTTGGTTTTTAACCAATAGTTCTTCGTTCTCATTCTTCAATGTTTCAGTATTGTAAATGTTTGAAATCATTGACTTGGAAAACTCTGAATAGATTTCTTTACCAGTCTCTTCTTTTCTTTTAAGAAAATCTAATCCTAAAAATCTTGATAGGACTTGTCCACGAGCCGTTGGTTTTGCCTCCAACAAGTCCTCAAGGTTAGTACCAGTAGTTAATATCGTCATCAAGAAGTCCTCATAACTTCCAATGGATGTCTTAATGAACTTTTCAGTTTCACGTCGTTGTTCACCTGTAAATTTAACCAATGAACCATCGGGAAACTTCTTAAAAAAATCTAATTCTGTTTTAACATTCCATTCACCTGACTTAGATTTCTTACGTTCAAGTTCACGAACAATAATATAATCTTCACCATCAATCACAATTTCACCTCGAACAGATACTTTATCTTTGTCAGAATATCTGTTGAATATTTCTTCAGCTTTGTTTGTTTTTGTTGTTGTATTGAAAAACAAGAACATTAACAAATCCACAGACAACACAGTTTTACCTCCAAAGTTAGGTGGGTCTGATTCAATCACAGTAATCCCACCCAACTTTTCGAAGTTTATATGTTGGTTTTCACCATAAGATAGAAAGTTAGAAAACTCAATCTTCTTGATATACCACTTTTTAAATGAAGCAATCTCATCTTGTTCGGCAATCATCTTATTGTTTACCGCCGAGTCAATCTTCAGTATATCTTCGTAAAGGTTTTCTTGAGATTTAGATTGAAGGATGGACTTAATCAAATCGTGTTGATAGTTCTCGTCCATAATGTTGATAGTTACATCAACATTGTCTTGTACCTCTTCTGTTTTCTTTAACTTGGTAATAACATTTACGCTTGTAGTTGAATACTTTTTTTGAAAGTATGCTTTCACACTTTTTAACTTTTCTTGTGTAAAATTCTCTGGTGTGTCTTCCCATACTACTTGTACGTAAGGATTCTCAAGTTTTGAAAAATCTAAATCTTTTATCATTCTAACTTTTGTGAAATTAATTTGCGGGCTGAACAGGTCCATTTGTTTCTTCACCTTCTGTTTTTTCAGAAGCCGCTTGTCTCATTTTTTCAAACAATTCTGACATTGTTCTTTGATAGCGTCTTTCAGCATGGATGTTTCTTAATTTCCACGCAGCAACCTTCTGCTTGTGGTTTGGTCTTAATCTTGACTTTGGCATATATTTATTTGGTTTTTAAATTAATCTATTTTAGCTGGTCGGTTTACTTCAAACCATTCGATGAAAGCGTTGATTGCCCATACCGCACCTGACGCGAATAATCCGTCAAAGAACCATGAAATGTATGGACTTGTTCCGAAAAATTGATATGTAGGTGAGAATAAAACTGCTCCCACGAAAAATCCTACCCAAGTGGAACAACACATCATACAGGATAAAATACCTGAAATAAAATTGAATGTGTCTGAAAAAATTAAATCGGAGTTTCCATAAGCTTTGATAAAATCTCTCATTCCTTTAAAGATGGTTCCATAAACCATAATTGTTGAAAACCCGTAGGCTAAAATCATAAATAATACTAACTGTGTCATATTCTATTTGTTAAGTTTGAATTCTTCAGGTAGAAAGCATAAGAAGTTTTTGTCATATCTTCAAGCTCATTCACCTTTCTTGTTAATTCTTTTATTGTGTTATTTTTATCACTTAATTGTCTGTTTAGTTCAAAAAGGGTTTCCTGTAGTTTACCACATTCTACTTCCTTTTTATCTTCCAATTTACCTTTAAGAATGTAAATTTCATTTTGTAGTTCTTCAATCTTTGAGTTATCCTCAACAACAACTTCCTTTTCAAATTCTCTGTCAATTACATCAGGTAAGTTCCCTTGGTTAAGTAATCCATATTTTTCAATATAGTATCCTTTACGGAAACATAATTTAACAAAACCATTAGGGTCGGTTATTTCATTAATCTTACAGAACGAGTTAAAATCCTCAACATCCTGTTTAGATAACTCAATAGTTAACGAATTTTTCTGTTCCATTTTCAATATCTTCGTATGAGTTTATTCTAAATGATATGAAAGGTTTTGGGTTGAATAAATCAACTGTCGTGTATTCATCCTTTTCAACATCGTAAATTCCATATCCGTGTTTGGTTACCGTTTCACCATAGTTCTGTCCAATGGTTGAACCAATCATATAAGCCTTCTTACCACCAGGTATATCAAAGATTTGTCTCTTGTGAATATCACCACATAATACCAAGTCACATCCATCAAACTTTGATGTTTCAAACCCATCCTCAAACTTAAATCCTAAGTTGGTTGTAAGTCCCTGAACTGGCCCGTGAAATAATCCAATCTTAACTCTATCAGTTTTTTCAATTGTAGGTGGGATGTTATGGTCCATAAGTGAATACACACACCAATCAATGTTATCATCCTGATACACACCTCTGTTCTTGTAGTAAACCACCATATCATTTTTAAGTGAATCAACCACAGGTGTTAGAGCGTCCAATCGTTCCATATTGTTTTCAAGGAAGTCGTGGTTACCAGGTATTAAGATTGTTTTAGCAATCTTTGAACACTCGGTCAATACCCACGCGATGAACTCAACAAGTTCAGGTGTCATTTGGTTCTTACTATGAACCAAGTCACCAGTGAATACAATTCTATCAGGAGCAATATCTTTCCATTGTTTAAACGCCTCTTCTAAAATTGACTTATACAATTGGTGGTCTTTGAACAACCTAATGTGTAAATCAGAAAAATGAACTAATTTTTTTATCATAGTTCTAATTTCGGAGATTCAATATGAAATGGGTTTAACTCTTCATTTACATTACCACAAGCTAAACAAGCGTATGTTGGAAATGGTACAACGGTATCATCAGGTGAGCCAGTTAGTAACTTTGGTACACGTTTTAGGTAAGTGACTTCTTTAAACTCGTTATGACCACATTTGTCACAAACGATGAAATCCATTTCTCGTAAATTAATTCTTGGTTTTTCTAGTTCCATATTATTCTTCTATAAACATTATTGTATTATTAATCGGTACTCTAAGTACTGGTTTAGATTTCTCATCAATTTTAATCATTACTTCGTAGTAACCTTCCCTTACTTGTACGGTTGACACATTAAGATAGTTATTACTCGTTTGATTTCCAAAATCAACAAACGCTGTTTTGTCTGTTGTGTTAAATGTTAGTTTTATCATAGTTGTTAAATATATAACTTTTTAGTGGGATTGTCAATTCAGATAGTCCTTTACATTCATAGTCATCACAGTATCTATCACATCTTGTGGTACTCTAAACTCTTTGAACTCTGAATCCTCTTGCAATAATACGACAATACATCCATATAATTTCATGTTTTCGTATTTTGTTCCTTCCAACATTTTTAAGATTAACTTACCGTATAAAGGTAGTTGAACATAATAGTGCCCAAGAGCCGTATTTGGTAGGTTTTGGAATGGTTTATACATAGGTTTTGTAAAGTTATTACTTTCAAAGTTTTTAGGTTTGTTTGTCTTCCAGTCAGTTATCAATAACCCAAACCCGTCTTTCTTCTTATTTATCACTAACCAAACCTTATCGGGTTGTCCTGTATATCCTAATTCAGGATGACCCAAAACAATCTCCGTATCCAACAAAACAACTTCACGTTCTTTCATTAGTTTTAGAAATTTGGAACCTGCAGTAATCATACTATCACCCTTTAGAATCTGTGTAACATCACAATCAAAAATTGGTTGACGAACTTCTTTATAACTTCCACTACTTTCAATCAACTTCTTCTCCAAAAAGAAGTGAACCCTACTACCCATATTGGTAGAATAATCACCAGCGGCCGCCCATTCCTCAATCAGTTGTTGTTTAATTACAGGGTCACCTTTTGATTTCTTTTCCGCAGCTTCGTCAGTTGGGAACTCAGGGTAGAACTTCTTTAACACCTTTGATACTGATGGGAAATTGTTTTTAACAACACCATCAACATCTTTCATAAAATACGTGTGGGTATCCTCAATAAAGGTTAACTCCAACTCTTTTCTTTTGTTCTCTAAAATTTCTCGTAATTCTAAAGCAATTTCTTTTAATTCCATTTTAATAACTCATTTCATAAAAATAATCATCTATCTTACCTTTCAAATCTGCAATGTCAGAATCTTTTGGTAATTTTAGAATCTTCACTCTCCCTCTTAACTTCCCTCCATTTAGTTGGTTATAAAGTTTTTGAGCGTCTTTCCAAGCATCAGCGTCCAAACATATAATAACATCGGACTTAGCTTTGGTATATATTGTTTCAAATAATAAATCGGATAGCACCTTACCTAATAGAACAACAGGGTTAGGTGTAAAGTACCCATCTATGGCGCCTTCACAGATATAAATAGGTTTCTCCCAATCAATTAGTTTCTCATTGAATATAATTGTTTCCTTTGGGTATTCAGGGTTTTTATATTTGTTCTTTGTCTTAAACCAAGCTCTTGAAATAAAGTAATTAATCTCTCCGTCTAATCCATATGACGGCATAATAATTCGTCCACCATATTCACCTTCAGTTGCAAAACCAATGTTAAACTTTTCAATCATCTCATCAGTAATACCACGTGTCTTAATATATTTTAAAACTTCTCTATGTGGAATATGAAGTGGGTTAGCATCCTTAATAGAAATAAACTCTTTTGGTAACTTTAACTTTTTTAATTCAACATGTTTTGATTTGTGTTCTTCAGGTTTAAATAAATCGTAAGTTTTCTTTTGATTTTTTGTCCCAAATAAATCAATTAGTTTACCTAAAACACCATGTGTCCCGTTGAACTCAGAACAAGCCCAACATTTATAAACGTGTTCATTAATATTAATCTCAAGATTCCCCTTGTTTTTTCCATCATCACAATAAGGACAATTTACAGAAATCTGACCCTTTGAAGCATAATAATGTTTCTCTTTACCAAATAAGTCCCTTATAATTTCAAGTAAAATTTCGTCTTCGTCCATTTTCTTAATAATAAGATAAAAACTTATTGTTGTCAAACTTCACAAAGTTTTAAACCCTTTTATATTTATATCATATGCCAACAACAATTACACTAAGTAACGTTATTTCAGGAGCATCCCCCTTTGATGTTTATATATGTCTTTCAGGTGGTTCTCCTTGTTATTATATTACAAGTATTGATAGCGGCGATTTACCTTATGATTTTACAGTTCCTTCTCCAATAGAAAAATTTACTTACTATTGTATGAAGGTCGTTGATTCAGATGGGTGTATAATAACAGGTTGCACAAGTATATAAAAAATTGGCATTAAGTTGGTATTCATTTTCGGGTTGTTGTAGTGGAACTACGTTCCAAATTCAATCAACGTATTCTGCTGGAACGTTCACTTCCGGTTATTCGTATTATTTGGTAACAGATTTTTACACAGGTTGTTCACAATATATAACAACAGGTTTTGTAACAGGAACACCAATATACAATATTATATCTTTAGATGTAAAATCATATTCATCTTGTACCGCATGTACCACAGTTAATCCTTGTGTCCCCGGTCCAACACCAACACCTACATCAACACCAGCGCCAAGCCCCACTCCAACAAAAACTCCAACACCTACTCCTACGGTAACAAAAACCCCAACTAATACTCCAACACAAACTAAAACCCCAACACCAACCAAAACATCAACTAGTACTCCAACACCATCAGTAACCGCAACTATAACACCAACTCCAAGTATAACACCAACTAATACACCTACAGTAACAAAAACACCAACTAACACCCCAACACCAAGTATTACTCCAACACATACACCAACAAGAACGGTTACCCCAACACCAAGTGTTACACCAACAATAACACCAACAGCAACTGTAACAAGTTCACCAACACCAACTTTATCAATAACGCCAACAACAACTCCAACACCAACAGTTACTAAAACACCTTTACCAACTTTTTGTGAAACACCAACACCAACATTATCAACAACTCCAACATCAACCCCAACACCATCACCTGTATATACCGCATGTCCACAATCGAGTTATTGTGTATTCACAAATTTGAGTGGTTATACAAATTATGATGGCACTTATTACAACTATGATGTGTTTAATGGTAAAAATGTATTTTATAAACCAGATAATACAAATCCTTATTACATATACTACAACACAGGTGAAACAAGATGGTGTCTATCAACTTGTGTAAACGGTGAATGTAAACTATTTGGGCCAACAGGTAGTAATACCGTTTGCCCTGATTTAGATGTAACCTATTTTGGGTCGTCATGTCCAACACCTACCCCATCAAATACCGACGCTTGTAACACTTTTGATTTTACAGCAGTATTTGATTGTAACGTAACTTCAGGAGCAACTCCGACACCAACACCAACGTTAACACCAACTAACACACCAACAACAACACCTACACCAACTCCTTTATGTAATGGTAAATCATTATCGTTTAGTGGTGTAAACTACAATTATCCAGGTCCTTCACCAACACCAAGTGTAACACCGACAAATGCAGTTAAAGGTGTTGTTGTAAGTGGTTCGGTAATATACGATACGTTTTCATCTAAATTTACAAGTTTATATTCAAAGTTACTTTTAGATTGTAACTCATCTAACAAATACGTTGTCGGTGAAACAATACCTTTTAATACAGGTTCTACATTTAGCGCAATAATTGATTTTAAATCTGTTTGTGTAACTTACGATTCTGATATTTTAGGTTCCCCTACTAATATTCTTCAATCTATTGAAAGTGGTAATTTATTTGATTGTGAGTTTTGTTCTCCAATTCCAACCGCAACACCAACACCAACTGTAACACCAACACCAACTGCCACTCAATCATGTCCAAACATAATACAAACAATATCAGTGGGAACAGGTCCATTCTTTATAGTATTTGACGAAGTTAATGAATACATGTATGTAATTAACGAAACAAGTAATAATGTTTCAGTAATCGATATTAATGATTACTCTATTGTATCAACAATTTCTGTTGGTAATCAACCTAGAGGTGGGGTATTAAGTAATGATAGTAAATTACTATACGTTACTAATTTCGCAGATAATACAATATCAGTTATAAATCCTCTTACACTTACCGTTCTATCAACAATACCTGTTGGTAATGGCCCTTATGGTTTAACATATGATACAGTTAATGAGGTATTATATGTTGCTGAATATAACGCAGGAACTGTGAGTTCAATACCTGTTAGTACAATTGTTAACACTTACACTACCGGTACTAGACCAATTCAACCAGGATTTAATGAAAATAATTTACAAGTATACGTTCCAAATAGTTTAAGTAATACCGTCGTATCTATTGATACAATAAAAGGTATTACCGCATCAACTATAACAATGCCTTCAGGTTCTTTACCAAGATATTGTTTATATGTTCCAACAAATAATACGGTATACACAGTATTAAATGGTACTAACCAAGTAATAACAATTAATCCAGTAACAAATACAACAGGAACAACTATTACAGTTGGTATTGGTACAAATCCTCAAAGTATGGCATTTGATGTTAATAGTAATAGATTATATGTCACTAATTTAGTAACTGATAATGTATCAGTAATCGATATTAACACTAATGAAGTCGTTAAAACAATCACTGTTGGTGACGGTCCAAGAGGTATTGCTTATGACGCTAAATACGATAGAATTTACGTTGAAAATAGTATATCAAATACTGTATCAGTATTATGTACATAACAAAAAAGGTGTCGAATGACACCTTAAATTTTAAATAAAAATCTTATTATTTTTTAGCGTTTAGATAACTTAATACAACAGTATAAGCATCTGTCATATCAAAATTCTCTTTCTTTAAAGTATTGTTTCTTGTATATAACCAATTAATTTGTGGTTCTCTTTTCGCAACAAGTTCCCATATAATCATCTTCTTATCACAATCTTTTGGGTAACCACCAAATAAAACAAACTTACCTTTTTCGTTTTTTCTAACTAATTCAGGCCAAGCCTCTTTTCTTGAATTATACGTTGAGATATATTCAGGGACAATACCTAACACATCATATACCTCTTTACTAATCAATGTATTATATCGTAATAAAGTACCAATGGTATAAGCATTATTACTATTTAATAAAGGTTCTTCAATTACACATCTAACAACACCAACACCTTTATATTCCTCAAGCTTCTTTCTGAATGTTGCAGACTTAAGAAGTAGTTCCTCCATCTTATTATCGGGTTGAGGTTTCGGTTGTGGTGAAACATGTGTCAACTCTAATAAATCTCTTGAAGATAAATCAAATAACGCAACACCAATAGTTTTAGTTGAAACGTCTAAACCCAAAATCTTAGGAGAATTTTTTATACTTTTTGCCATATCTAATATTAGTTATTAGATTTAATATTAAAGTAATTAACTTAATTGTAAATAATTTAGAAATCTAACTTAACAACTGCTTGTTGTATACCTTGTCTAACTTGAGGTGATTGGAATTTAGATAATACAAGTAAGTTTTTGTTAGCGTCATATAATCCTATTTCAGACATATAAGGTGTAACACCTTGTGTCCAAGTAGGATTTGATGAATTTACAAATTGAGCGTTTGGTAAATTTATAAGATATCTCATTTCGTAAATTGTTGCCTGAATATCAGTATTAACATTTCCGTAGAAGAAATATTCATCACCAAAATATAATGTTGACGAACTACCACTAATAGTTGGTAATTCTAATTGATTACCTAAATTATATGTTGCCCCATTAGCATAAGTTGTAGGTGTAATTGTAAATGTTGTTGCCGTAAGACCTGATGGATTGATATAACCACCTGATAATGCGGTAGAATAGTTCATTCTAACCCAATTGTTTGGATTAGGTCTATTCTGAGATGTTGTTCCTGTTTGTGCTAAAATGTAAAAGTCAGTTGCAGAAAATCCTTGTGTTGTACCTGTTGTCATACATTTAAATTCGTTTCCAAATTTAACTGTTACGTTTTGTTCAGTTAGACCACATCCAGTAACAGGCCCAATTATCTTTTGATAATAGTTACAATGCATCCCTGTCCAAGGACTATCAAAACCATATGTTACCCATACACATTGATTATCATTGTCAAGTAATCCATCAGTTGATGTATCGTTACAAAGTCCAGGTGCACTATATCCAAGTTTTGGTGCAGGTAGTGTATAGTTTCTATTTGCAACATAAGTCATTGCCGCAATAATTTCCTCATCATCAAAAACAATTACCTTATCATCAGGAAATACTTTACCAACTCTACTTGGTCTTCCATCAGGATTTGGGTGAGTATCATATAAATGAAAATACCTAATACCCGGATTATTCATATCAAGATTTTCATTTGATTGAATATAATAAGGTGTTAATAAATCATATCCATCAAACCCTGGAGGGTCAATCCAAAATGTTTCTCCACTACAACAACTTATTGGATTTTTATGCCACATTAACCAAGGTAGGTTAATTGTAAAATTCCTTGCTTGTCCTGTTGCACCAGGATTTGTTGTATCATATGCCTCACAAGCAAATTTCTCACCATAAAAATTAATTATTGTATTGTTTGTATAGTGAACAATTGAAATTGCTTTTTGTTCTTCAGGGGTTACTAATATTTGTTCACCGTATGAATTATAATATGTAACACCTGATGTATCTGTTTGTCCACTTGAAGACATATACCCGTAATATTCTTTGGTACTAATATAATCTTTGGAACCAAATTCACCATATTGACTATATAATGTGGAAATTAATCCCGCAGGACTTTCAGACCACGGAATATTCATATTCCAAATTTTAACTAACCCATCTTCAGGTGTACAAACTGATTCATAATTAATAACACTATCACTCCAATAATTCATAGGTGTCGGTAAATCATAACCTGTCATACCTGATGGGTAGAAAAATAATCTAGCTTGACCAGTATTACCTGATAAATTAGGTAATAATCTATCAACAACAAGTTGTGTTGTTCCTGAATTCCAACTCTGAACTTGGTAGGTTAATACAGGATAACAAGAATCAATACATCCACATGAACTTCCACCACTCATAAAAATAGTTACAAGAGTTCCCGCAGAAATAGTTGTTGCTGATACAGAATCAGGACAAGGATTAGAAATAAGTGTTAAAACTGAAGTGTTACCAGTTAATCCTGATAAGTTTACAACATATTCTGAATTATAGGTATATGCACTTGTATGATAAGGACTAAAACAAGTAGATGCCGTACTCGCGGTTACAAAGAAACCGTTAGGTGATGCAGTATTAAATACTGACTCATCCGAAGATGCCATAAATGGAATACCATAAGTTAGTCCTGAAGAACCTTGTAAATAAAAAGGATATTTTACATCATTTTTAGTTGAGTTAGGAACCCCTGTAGAATTTTGAGCATTATATGACGGTTCAAGTATTTGAAAATTAGTTATATCATAATTTGTAATTGCATTATAATTAACCTCACTATCTCCGATTTGAAAATAAGAAACATTAAAATTACCTTCAGAAATTTTTTTACGTCCAGTATCCGTTAATCTTGTAATTAATAATCCTTGATTTTCTTTTATAATATATCCCATTGTTTATAATTATCTTTGTTTCATTTTTATTGTGTGTTTTCTTCCGGTGGTGAAGGAGCACTTGGATTACAAATAAGTGACGTATTAGTTAGTGTAATTGGAATTGGTGGTGATGTTTTATTATACCTCATATGAACAGTAGATGTTCCAATAGTATAAGTAGGAGGTATGGTTATACAACACTGAGCCCCACTAGGAGTGATTGAATACATTTGAACTGTTACAATACCTCGTACATCTTTATTACTACAAAGACCGGATGGATTATTAAATACCCATGCAAAACCACAATTATTTATTTGAATTGTTGACCCAAAAACATTTAGTGTATAATTTGTTGACTCGTAAACTTTAGTATAAATTACATATGGTGGACAATTACCAACCGCAGGTTGTGTTGTTGATTGGTCAATAATTAAGTTCCAAGTACCCGATGGTAATAATGGCGATATCCCAATACTTGCCGTGGCACCAGAGTAAAAATATTGATAAGTAATTCTAACTTTACCAATTAGTTGACACGATGAAGGTATATTAGATATTACAGTTTTAAAATTCCATTTTTGATTACCACCTGTATTCAAATTAACAAGAGCCCCAGCAGAAAATGCACAATTTGAATACGTGATAGTTGAAGGTGTTGTTGATGTAATATTAAATGAAACAATATCACTTAAATTACCATCACCGTCTATTACTTGAGCTGTGTGTCCCCCACTACATAATCCAAAAAATACAGGTGAGTTTTGTTCAACATCATCAACAAAATAAATATATGGCCCACCAAATGATGAACTAGGTATTAAAGTTACACCACCTTGACACTGTGTTGAATTATCACAATAATTTTCAACTTGTACAGTTAATGTAGGTGTTATTGCCGAGCAAACACCTGAAGTCACAATAATTGATGATATACTTGGCCCAGGTGTAAATGTACCTGAACCGTACCAACCACTATCTTGTGGTTTAATCGCAAAAGGATTTTGAATAGTAAATGAAGAAGTTTGTTCTTGTTGACACTGTGTTGGTATTGGTAATGGAGCATTATGGTTTTCAACTGAACTTACCCAACTTGTATCCCAAAATAAACTCATTCCTGTAACAGAAATCTCAGAAGGATTATCAAGAGTATATAACGGTCTTAAATTGTAGGTTGATGCACTTGTAAAATTCAAATAAAACTCAACACCACAATAATCAAAATTCATACATAATTTATCAGGATAAATTATCTCAGCAGGATTCTCAACCAAACAAGATGTTGTTGCAGTTTGTGAATAAATTCCAATACCACTATCAACAACAGTTATGTTGTATGTTCCAGCACTTAAATTAGTAAGTGGTAATGTTATAGAAGAACCTGAGTAATAGTAATTATATGGTGGTGTTCCACCTGTAACATACAATGTTAAACTACCATCATTAAATCCATTAATAGTAGGATTTGTAACCTGACACTCAGCATAAATGTTATCAGGTAACTCAGGAATAACACAATCAATAGTTTGTACATTATCACCATAATAGTCCGCAACTATTGTTGAGTATGTACCAGGTATAACATCATTATAAAGTAAATATGTATTATTTGTTGGCTCTATAGCTTGACCAATTTGAGTTTCAGTTCCCGCACTATAAAAACTATATGGTGGTGTACCACCTGTAACAAATAAACTAACTGAACCAGTTGTTGACCCGTCTAATGTTGGGAACACACTATCACATTCAACATAGAATGGAAAAATTGTTTTAACAGTACATTCATTTACTGTTGTAAAAATACCTGTACTCTGACTACCAAAATCAATTGTAATACCTGTTGGACAAGGATTTAATAAAATACAATTAGCACAAGATGTCTGTGCAGTCATACCAACTAAATCATAAATCAAAGGTTCATAAAATAATTCAGGTAATTCAACGTATGTTCCACATAACGTATCACCTTGTGTTGTTTCAATATAATAAATTTCATATTCTGAAACAGAACCAGGTATACCATTTACATAGAAATAGTCCTCAATATCACAACAATTTTGAAATCCAAAAGCCATTACTTATAAATAACAAAAAAACTGTTTTTATCCACACTTAATTTATTTAACATGAAAGTATTTGAGTTGTTTCACAAGAATTACCATCAATAACTTTACAAAACACTGTTGTTGACCCTGTAAGAGATATAGGTAAATTAACAATAACAGGCCAATAAACAGGGTCATATTCCGTTTGAACCAAAGAACAATTATTACCCGCGAAATCACATAAATAAATTTGAAAGGGAGGTGTTCCATTAATATTGGATATTTCAACGTATGTCATATTATATAATTACCAACAAGTTACAATTACTAATCCATTTCCACCTCTCCCACCTGTTCCACCTGTGGTTCCAGCACCTCCACCACCTCCACCACTACCAGGTCCTCCATCACCACCATTACCACCAGCAACGTTTGCCGAACCTCCTCCTGTACCACCAAGAGATACAAAAGGTTTCCACATAAACATACCGTCAATACCTCTACCACCATCTGCTGCACCACCTGCGACATTTTGAACAAACCCTGCACCTGTAATAGAACCTCCAGCTGAGGTCACGTTACCTGCGGTACGACCCGCACCTCCACATCCCGAACCAAGTGGGACTACCCCTGTCCCGTATGTGTTTACAGTAGGAACACCAGTTGCACTACCCGCAATACCATTAATACCCGCCCTTGCAACAAATTCACCTAAGGATGTCATGGCAGCTATGTTAGCCGCTGTGCCAGTACCCCCATTACCTCCTGTACCACCCGCACCTACAGTTCCAGGGTTTCCACCTGAACCACCGTTAAGACTAATTAGTAGATACGTTTGTGCGTTTCCAACACCTCCAACATTTGTTGCAATTGAAGTTGAACCTCCGTTAGAACCAACAGTATTTGCAGCACCTCCAGCCCCACCAGCGCCAACAGTAACTATTAAATTATCAGTTAAAAATATCCTTGGAATAATAATACGGTTAATCGCACCTGAACCTCCACCTCCACCACCACCAGCAGCTCCAGTTGCATCTGTAAAACCTCCACCACCACCACCGCCTGGACTTATTAAAACAACATGTACCATAGAAACACCGTTAGGTAATGCACAATTATGAACACCCGCACTACTGAAGATTTGTACTTTATGACCAATATTTGTTAAATTATATGCAAAATCCATAGTTATATTTTTACCAACACTGTATTATTACCAAACCATCACCACCTCTTCCACCAACACCTCCAACACCTGTGGGTGAAGTACCTGCACCACCTCCTCCACCACCACATCCAATATTACCATTACCACCAGCACCACCTGAAACAGGAGTTGTTCCTCCACCACCACCTCCACTTCCTCCGACAGAATAAAATGGTGTTAATGAAAATACACCAGGTGTCCCATCAGATGTTATAGTATTTCCAATACCGCCAGGATTTGTTGGTACAAAACCACCACCTGTCAAATTACCACCGTTTGTTGCCGTAGTCGCACCTGCTGCCATACCCCCTCCACCAGCACCTGATGTGAATGGTAACCCAATAGTCGCACCATAAGTAACTGAAGTGCCATTTGTAGTTGTTCCGTTACCACCACCTTGACCTCCAAGAGCAAACCATTGTCCTAATGTTGAATATAAAGCTTGAGCAACGTTAGCCGCGGTCGCACCAACTCCCCCTGTCGCACCAACACCACCTGTTCCCCCTGAAGCAACAACAACAAAAGTAGATACACCATTATTACGTGGAACTGGCATATCAACAGACGTGTTACCTCCCACACTACCTGAACCTGCACCTGAGGCTCCACCTGCCCCTCCTAAACCAATATTTATTATAAGTGAATCTGTTACAAACATTTCAGGAATTATTACTCTTGTAATCGCACCTGAACCTCCACCTCCACCACCTGACCTTGCGTTAGCGGATGTGTTTGTCGCACCACCAGCACCACCACCTCCAGCACCAATTGCCGTGATAGATAACATAGTTATACCAGGTGGTTTTATCCAACTACCCGACTGATAAAACACACTCGTTTTATACGTTGTATCCGCTAAATTATATAAAAAACTCATATTATATACTTATTACCAACATGTAATTATTACCATACCAGGTCCACCATTTCCACCTGTTCCACCTGTGGTTCCAGCACCTCCACCTCCACCTCCACTTCCAATCTCACCCTTACCACCAGAACCTCCAGTACCACCAGCAACAGAACCACCACCAGCTCCACCAACACTATAAAAACCTTTTAATCTAGAAGTTCCGCTACCACCATTTTGAGCACCTCCAGCACCTCCACCTGTACCACCCACAGATGAAGGCATAAATAAAACACCTGAAACATTACCACCATTAAAATTTCCGTTAGCTGCACTTTTTCCACCTCCAGCGGCTCCTCCTGATACAGTTGTACTATTACCGTTAATTGTCACACTACCACCTATTGCCGCGTTAGCACCTGCGGCACCCGCCTGACCTGCGATAGATAAAAAAGTCCCTAATGCTTGATAAACAGCGTTAGTCTGTGCACCAATAGCCCCTGCACCACCTCCAGCCGAAGCACCTCCCGCAACACCTACGTTACCACCTTGACCACCATTAGCCTGTATTACTCTTGTTGCCGCAACGTCACTACCTCTAGCACAATCAACAAAAGTATTACCCGCAGTTGCTCCTCCACTACCTCCAGAGCCACCAATACCACCCGCAGCGACAGTTATTTCTAAACTGTCGGTTAAAAAAATCGCAGGAATAGTAAGTCTTGTTATAGCCCCCGAGCCACCACCTGAACCACCAGACGCAGCGGTACTAACAGATGAGTTACCTGAACCACCTCCACCACCAGCACCAATTGCCGTGATGTGTATCATGGTAATACCTCTTGGTTTAATCCAATAAAAAACGCTTGAAGCGGTATTATTACCAATAGGTCCAATAAAGACTTGGTCTTTATATTGATTATCCGCTAAATGATAATAATCTATCATAATACATTACGCCCATGATGGTGTTACTTTACGTGGTGGCGAATATTTAAATCTATATCCATACGGACCTTCTATAACTAAAGTGTTACCACTTAAATCAGTTAATCTAAGTAACTCGGTACCTTCATTATTTAACTCTTGGTATCCTTCACTTACAGGACTACCGTATTCAAAAACAATTTCATAGTATATCATTAGTAATCTCCTCCTATAACTGTAGCTTGTATTCCCGCAACAACTGCTGTACCTATGGTACAATACATAATATATCCGGCAGGTAATGCAAAGTTTAATGGTAATTCATAGTTTGTTGACGCACTAGTTTGAGACGCAGTATTTGCAGCAATTGTGATTTCATCCCAAATTGTGCTGTTATTGGGAGTTGCCAAAGCGCCTCCATTATTTATAAAAACCCTAGCCATTGTAGCGGCATTATTCGTGTTAGTGGACTGATGTCTAAATCTTATCTTTTGAACATAACTTCCGTTAGTATTCGCACTAAAAACCATATATGAAGTTCCCGCAGACAAGTTACCTGTATTGGCAACCGTCATATTAGTCGTCCACATAATCTCAGGTGTTAGTGTAAAAATTGGAGCTGTATTTGCTGGCATATTATTATATTAGTTTAATTTCTTTTATTATAAATATTATATATAGTTAAAATTGTTTGCAGTTGTATAAACAAGTCCTAAAGTGAACGAACCACCCGCCGCTCCATCAACACCACTTGTTCCTGATGAACCTGAACCAGAACTTCCTGATGAACCACTTGAACCAGAACCTGATGTTCCTGATGAACCAGCAGTACCTGAAGAACCACTTGAACCAGAACCTGATGTCCCAGATGAACCCGCGGTACCTGAAGAACCACTTGAGCCAGAACCTGAAGTCCCCGATGAACCCGCAGTACCTGAAGAACCACTTGAACCAGAACCTGATGTTCCTGATGAACCAGCAGTACCTGAACTACCTGATGAACCCGAACTACCTGAAGTACCTGATGTTCCAGATGAACCGCTAGTACCACTACTTCCATTTGACCCTGAAGTTCCCGATGAACCTGAAGTACCTGATGACCCTGAAGTTCCCGATGAACCACTAGTTCCTCTTGAACCCGTACTACCCGATGAACCAGAGCTTCCTGATGACCCACTTGAACCCGAACCAGATGTTCCTGAAGAACCTGAACCTGATGACCCACTTGAACCAGATGTTCCACTAATACCATCTAGACCACTTGTTCCTGAAGAACCTGAACCTGAACTTCCTGATGACCCAGCACTTCCTGATGTTCCCGAAGAACCGCTAGTTCCTGATGAACCTGAACCAGAACTTCCCGATGACCCAGCGCTTCCTGATGTTCCTGAAGAACCACTTGTTCCACTACTTCCTGTGATACCCGACGAACCAGAACTACCTGATGAGCCAGCACTTCCTGATGTTCCTGAAGAACCACTTGTTCCACTTGAACCAGAACTACCCGATGACCCAGCGCTTCCTGAAGTTCCACTTGTACCGCTAGAACCTGAAGTTCCCGATGAACCACTGGTACCTCTTGACCCTGTACTTCCTGAAGAACCTGAACTTCCACTTGAGCCTGATGAACCTGATGTTCCCGAAGAGCCGCTAGACCCACTTGAACCTGATGAACCTGACGAGCCACTCGAACCAGATGTTCCTGATGAACCGCTAGTCCCCGAAGAACCTGAACCTGAACTTCCTGATGACCCAGCACTTCCACTTGAGCCAGAGGTACCCGAAGAACCTGACGTTCCGCTACTACCTGTAATACCCGATGAACCAGAACTTCCTGATGAACCACTACTACCTGATGTTCCTGAACTACCACTAGTTCCACTACTTCCTGTAATACCTGAAGAACCTGAACTACCACTACTTCCTGATGAACCACTAGTTCCACTACTTCCTGTAATACCTGAAGAACCACTACTTCCTGATGAACCACTAGTTCCTGATGAGCCAGACGTTCCCGAAGAACCAGTATTTCCACTAGAACCTGAAGAACCACTTGTACCCGATGAACCCGATGTTCCACTAGAACCCGATGAACCACTTGAACCAGTGCTACCTGAAGAACCGCTAGTTCCTGATGTACCTGATGAACCTGAAGTTCCTCTTGAACCTGTACTTCCTGAAGAACCAGAACTTCCGCTTGAACCTGATGACCCACTTGAACCTGAAGTTCCTGATGAACCACTAGTTCCTGATGAGCCAGCACTTCCTGATGACCCTGAACTTCCTGAAGAACCTGAAGTCCCTGAACTACCACTAGTTCCACTACTTCCTGTTAAGCCTGAAGACCCACTACTTCCTGAAGAACCACTTGTTCCTGATGAACCTGATGTACCAGAACTACCTGTATTACCTGAACTCCCACTTGAACCTGAACTTCCTGAAGAGCCTGAAGTTCCAGAACTACCACTTGTACCCGAAGAACCTGTATTACCCGAACTTCCACTTGAACCAGCACTACCTGATGAACCGCTAGTTCCAGAAGAACCTGATGTGCCAGAACTTCCAGTAATACCTGATGAACCTGAACTACCACTTGAACCTGAGCTCCCTGAAGTTCCAGAACTTCCACTAGTACCCGATGAACCTGTATTTCCACTTGAACCTGAACTACCCGCACTTCCACTTGAACCCGATGTTCCTGAACTTCCACTTGTTCCTGATGAACCTGTATTACCCGAACTTCCGCTACTTCCTGAAGAACCACTTGACCCTGAAGTACCCGAAGAACCAGATGTTCCTGAACTTCCACTTGAACCAGAAGAACCGCTAGTCCCTGATGTACCTGAAGAACCACTTGTTCCTCTTGAGCCCGTACTACCTGATGACCCTGAGCTTCCACTTGAACCTGAGCTTCCTGAAGTTCCAGAAGAACCACTTGTTCCACTACTTCCAGTATTACCTGACGAACCTGACGACCCACTTGAGCCAGAAGAACCTGAAGTTCCAGAAGAACCACTTGTTCCACTTGAGCCAGCACTTCCGCTAGACCCCGAACTACCTGAAGAGCCAGAAGAACCTGATGTTCCACTTGACCCAGAAGTTCCTGATGAACCACTATTACCCGAAGAACCTGAGCTTCCACTTGAACCAGAAGAACCTGATGTTCCTGAAGAACCTCCAGTACCACTTGAGCCAGTACTTCCACTACTACCTGATGAACCCGAACTTCCTGATGTACCTGAACTACCACTAGTCCCTGAAGAACCTGTATTTCCACTTGAACCCGAACTACCCGAAGAACCCGATGAACCTGTACTACCTGAACTTCCACTTGAGCCTGAAGACCCTGATGTTCCACTACTACCCGATGTACCTGAGCTTCCACTAGACCCTGACGAACCACTTGAGCCAGAAGAACCTGATGTTCCAGAACTTCCACTAGTACCGGATGAGCCAGTGTTTCCGCTTGAACCTGAACTACCCGAGCTTCCTGAAGAACCACTTGTACCTACTGAACCTGAAGTACCAGCACTACCGCTAGAACCACTACTTCCACTTGAACCTGATGAACCTGAGCTTCCACTAGAACCAGAACTACCTGATGTACCAGAACTTCCGTTAGAACCTGATGTACCTGAACTTCCTGATGTTCCTGATGAACCACTAGTTCCTCTTGAACCCGTACTACCTGATGAACCTGAACTTCCAGTTGACCCTGACGAACCACTTGAACCAGAACTACCAGATGTTCCTGACGAACCACTAGTACCCGATGAACCTGTATTTCCACTTGACCCTGAACTACCACTTGAACCAGAAGAACCTGATGTACCAGAACTACCATTAGAACCTGAAGTTCCAGATGAACCTGATGAACCTGAACTACCGCTTGAGCCAGCACTTCCCGATGTTCCTGAACTACCGTTAGAACCTGATGTTCCACTTGAACCACTACTACCTGATGAACCTGTGCTACCACTTGAACCAGATGAACCACTTGTTCCAACACTTCCGCTAGACCCTGAACTACCCGAACTTCCTGATGAACCACTTGTACCTGATGACCCAGAAGTTCCTGACGAGCCAGATGAACCTGATGAACCAGCACTTCCCGAAGAGCCACTTGTCCCTACTGAACCCGATGTTCCGCTTGACCCTGTAATACCTGATGAACCCGAACTACCTGAAGACCCACTTGAACCTGATGTTCCTGAACTTCCACTAACACCTGATGAGCCTGAACTTCCACTAGAACCTGATGACCCTGAAGTTCCTGTTGAGCCAGATGTTCCTGAACTACCACTAGAACCAGATGACCCTGAGCTTCCTGATGACCCACTTGTTCCCACACTACCACTAGTTCCTGAAGAACCCGTACTACCACTTGAGCCAGAAGAACCTGAACTTCCTGAAGTACCTGTTGAGCCAGATGTTCCTGAACTACCACTCGTACCTCTTGAACCTGTACTACCTGAACTTCCGCTTGAACCTGATGAACCGCTACTACCTGATGAACCACTTGTTCCAGAAGAACCTGATGTACCAGAACTTCCGCTTGAGCCAGATGAACCAGCACTACCACTTGAGCCAGATGTCCCTGATGAACCACTCGTTCCACTTGAGCCAGTATTACCTGACGAACCAGAACTACCCGAACTTCCGCTAGAACCACTTGTACCCGATGTTCCTGAAGAACCACTAACACCTGATGACCCCGAACTCCCACTACTTCCACTTGAGCCAGAGCTTCCTGATGTACCACTTGAACCTGATGTTCCTGAAGACCCTGTACTACCACTTGAACCAGAAGAACCTGAACTACCCGATGTTCCAGCACTACCACTACTACCACTTGAACCTGATGTTCCAGCAGACCCCGATGTACCAAAACCTGATGACCCCGAACTTCCTCCCGAACCTGAGCTTCCACTAGAACCTGAAGTTCCTGAACTACCGCTAGTACCTGAAGAACCTGATGTTCCACTAGAACCAGATGAACCACTACTACCTGAAGAGCCAGATGAACCAGCACTTCCAGATGTACCAGAAGACCCTGAACTACCGCTAGAGCCTGAGGTACCACTTGTACCTACTGAACCTGATGTACCAGAACTTCCAGATGTCCCTGAAGTACCTCTCGACCCTGTTGAGCCTGAACTACCTGAAGACCCTGAACTTCCAGATGAACCTGATGTTCCGCTACTACCTGAAGTACCGGCAGAACCTGAACTTCCTGAACTACCATTAGAACCTGATGTTCCACTAGAACCTGCACTTCCCGAACTTCCACTTGAACCTGATGTTCCTGCAGAACCCGATGCACCACCTGTTCTATAATAAGTTTTACCTGTATTATCTACAACAACAAATTTTGTTTGATTATCATCTTGAGTAATTTGAGCAATTGTTAATTCATTTGTTGTTGTTGCCGATGCAGTTATTTGATTAACATTAAATAAATCATTCCCTCCTAATCCTAAATCACCTGTCATTTGTCTTCCACCATCAACTAAAAGATATTGTTGGTGGTCATCAGCAGTTAAACCTAACAAATTACCGTGTACCGATGTCGCGTTAACACCACTTGACTTAAAACCAATTACAGGTCTAATATCCTCAATTTGAACAATACCTCCAAATCCTTGTTGGATATAAACAGACGCAATTGATACCACACCATCCGTAAAATAATCAGGAGGTAATGGTAATGGAGCCGCCTCAGCTTCAACAAGAGTCGCATATTCTTGTTGACCTAAAACTAAAAAGTATTCTTCATTAATACCTTCACCGACAACATATAATGTATGTTTAGTATAATACGATGTGGTTAATGCTGATAATGAATTTTCATTTTTATTATATTGAAAATTATTTACAAACGTAGTTGCACTTCTTGTCCAATTTGTACCATTGTTCCAATATTGTGTAAAACTTATTGGTGTTCCACCTGTTGGTGTAAAATTATTTTCTGATAACCAATAACTACCAGATGTCACATCAAGAGTAAATGATGTTGAACCTGTTGTAACAATAGAACCTGTTGAATAAACTGGACCTAACGCTTGTCTGTTAAAGCTTGATAATAAATTTGCAGTATGTTGAGCGTTGTATGGCGCAGCATCAATCAATTCAATACCTGTCGCGTTTGTAACTACTCGACCCATAATAATATTATAGAATGGGTCAGGTAATCCTGAATTTGCAACTAACGTTCCGTTATTTGAAATATAAATGTAGTTATCAGTTTCAGCACTTAATGTTAACTGACCATCAACCCAATCATATCTTTTAATAATACTATTATCTGTTTGGTCAGCTAAATATCCAAATCCTGCAGATGTATTGATTGTTCTACCACTAACAATAGTAATTGTACCACCACTTAATAATCCCATTGGACTACCTTGAAAAATCAGTGTAGAAGCATCTGTATGTGTTCCATCTGCGAAAGTAACCGATAACTTTCTTGTTACGTCGTTCTCACCATCCGTATCATCCAAGAAGTTCCAATAAAAGTCCTCACTTGCTGTAATTATTTTTGAGTGGTCTGAAATACCCTGAAATCTACCTATTGTCGATGCGTTTTCAATTAAAAAGTCATTAGTAATTGAATCGTGAATCATGGTACCAACCATTCTAAAAGTAGGCCCACCACCTGTATTTGGTACGTAAACGGCAATATCCCATTCTTGAATATCCATACCTGTTCCTTCCAATACCGCAGAGTCTGATAACACAAATGCGGTTGAACCTGTTAGTAATGCACCTTCAAAAGTACACCCGTTGAACGATAAAAGTGTTCCAGAGCCAGTACCGCTATTACCAATAACATCATCATATGTTGGGAACAAGAAATAGTTTTCCATATTACCCAACGCCTGAAACCCATTAGTTGCTTCAACTTTTAATCCGTAACTAAACTCACCATTAACATCGACATATTCACCATAGAACTTGGTATCTTGTGTTGATGATTTTATCCATACACCAATATCTGAATCATATATTGAAATCTTATGAGCTTGTCCAAAATCACCGATATCATCACAGTGAATTGCCGCATATCCTGCACCAGCACCTGATAATGTTAAAAACGATACTTCGTTATTAATACCTATATTAATAATATGTTGAGTAGAACCCGTTGGGACAATTTGTGTAGTTTGAATATTACTACCCTCAATACTCACATACGGTTTTCCAGTTAAATTAATTTGTCCCTCAGAAAATAACCCAGGTCCAACTCTAACCAAAAAACGATTATTAATTGACGAACCTGTAATCCAATCAACTGCACTCTTAATAGATGTAAAGTCACCACCTTTTTTAGCGACCGTAATAACTCTTGGGTCTTGGTTAACTTCATATAACGGAGCGTCAATCGGTATTGTAGTTTTTAAGAATGTATCAGTACCTTCAATTTTACCTGTTGCAGTTGGATGTTCAACTAATACGTCTTGAGTATTATTTTCAAAGTTAAGAGCCGAACCAAATATACTTGGAGCTGAGCCCGTGTTTGGAGCATATATCGCAGTTACCCATCGTTGGAAATTAACTGCCGTTAATCTTAACGAACCTCCGTTTTCAACCCAAAATCCTGTTCCTGCCGCAACCCCAACAGCCTTTGTTAATAAACATCCGTTAACAATAAACGTACAACCTGGTTGGTCTGCCTTTGCAAATATTAATCCTGATGTCGTACTAACACCTCCATTAGTAGATGTAACGTTTCTAAGTTGCATCCTACCAATACCACTACCATCATTTGTAACATAGAAACCTATAGTAAATGGATATCCACCATACTTAACGTTAGAACACTGTATGATACAGTTTCCACCACCTGTTCCAACAACTTTTGCGTGAGTATAGTTTGTACCAAATCTTACGTTTTCAACATATGCAATTGCATTAGTTTGAGGAGTTGTCGATGATGAATAAACAATAGACGACGCACTTGTTCCTGATGAACCTTGAATTTGCATGTCCTGAACCATTGATTGGTCGGCCATGATGAAAACACTATTATTAGGATTACTTGCTTGTAGGATAGTTGTTGTACTATCACCACCTCTAACCGTAATCCATGATTTCATTGTGATGGTATCTTCAATATATAAACCAGGATAAACTCTAACTTCCCAAGTACTATTTGGAGTTGCACCTGTTATACTATCTACCGCATCTTTAACGGAATTAAAGTCTGTTGAACTACCACTTAATCCAACAGTTACATAATTTTCTATAATTGTATTAAAATTATAACTTAACGATGTCCAATTTGTACCATCACTAGTTATTTGAATTGAATCATTCTGAATTAATGTAACCGTAGTACTCCCATCTATAGTTTCACTACCATTTGGGTCAACAGTTATTGTACCGGTACCATTATTTTTAATTACATATAATTTACCCTGCACACCTACCGCAGTAGGTAAATTAATAGTAAAAGTACCACCAGAGACAGCGACCATATAGTCGTCATCAGTAATCGTATATGTACTACCAATTGTTACTTGTGGATATGTTATACCACCTAAGGATATTATACCCCTTCTCGCAACAAACTCATTTGCCATTTATTCTTTCCTTTTTTCCCTATCCAAAAGAAAATTCTTCTATGTTTATTTGTTAATAAATATACTTGAAAAGTATTCTGTCAATCCTAAAATGAAAAAACCATCACATTTATTATTATGTGATGGTTCATGTTTTTATATATTTTAATATTAAATTGTAATTCTTGTTGATATACTAATGTTCCAACTACCTTTATTCACATCAGCCCAAAACTCAACATTACCACCTGACACCGTAACCCTTAACTCAATACCCAAAGTAGAGTCATTTAAGTCAGGAGTTGATATATCAACATAAGTAGCGTTAGATGTGTCCCAAATACTCATTACTTGGCCACCTCTTGTTGCAGTTGTGGTTGGATTATTAACCCAATAATCAAAAATTGCACTACGTCCTAATGATGTACTAAATGAACAAATACGTGTTGATGCGGTAATACTTGTACCACTACAAGAAGTTAAAGATTGTTTTCCATATTCAACAGTATCACCTGTAATACCTAAAGTTGTACCATCAAAAGTTAATTTACTTTGAGCAATCGCACTATTTGTAGAGGTACCTGAAGCAGTTAATATTCTGTAATCAGCAGGATTAGCAATTGTATTGAAACCTGTACCTGATGTACCAGCACTACCGCTAGAACCCGAAGTTCCACTTGAGCCGGATGAACCTGAACTGCCAGAAGACCCTGATGTTCCTGAAGAACCACTTGTACCCGAACTTCCTGAGGTACCACTTGAACCTGACGAACCACTTGACCCAGATGAGCCAGAACTTCCGCTAGAACCAGATGTACCCGAACTTCCTGAACTACCACTACTACCTGAAGACCCTGATGTACCACTTGAACCAGAAGTTCCTGTAGAACCGCTAGACCCTGATGAACCTGATGTTCCTGAAGACCCACTACTTCCCGAAGTACCTGATGAACCACTTGACCCACTTGACCCACTAGTACCAACCGACCCAGAAGAACCGCTTGTACCAACACTTCCTGAACTTCCACTACTACCTGATGAACCAGACGAACCTGAAGTTCCAGATGAACCACTAGTACCAACACTACCTGACGACCCAGAAGAACCCGAGCTCCCTGATGTCCCACTTGAGCCCGATATTCCTGAAGAACCGCTAGTACCTACACTACCGCTACTTCCACTTGAACCAGATGTTCCTGTAGAACCGCTAGACCCTGATGAACCACTACTACCCGATGAACCTGAAGAACCACTTGTTCCTGATGTACCCGCACTTCCTGAAGAACCGCTACTACCTGAAGAACCAGAAGAACCACTAGTACCAGATGTACCTACGCTACCACTACTACCAGAAGAACCACTACTACCGCTAGACCCTGAACTACCTGATGTTCCACTTGAGCCAGATGTTCCAACACTTCCACTAGACCCTGAACTACCCGATGAGCCAGAAGACCCTGATGTTCCGGAACTTCCTGAAGAACCGCTACTACCACTAGTACCAGAACTTCCCGTAGAACCAGATGTTCCGCTACTACCTGATGAACCAGAAGTTCCAACACTACCACTAGAACCAGAACTTCCTGAACTCCCACTACTACCTGATGTTCCGCTTGACCCAGATGTTCCAACTGAACCTGATGAGCCAGAGCTTCCTGAACTGCCACTTGAACCAGAAGAACCTGATGTTCCACTACTTCCCGATGAACCACTACTACCGCTAGTTCCTACACTACCTGAAGAACCTGAACTTCCGCTTGTTCCCGAAGAACCAGTTAGACCTGAAGAGCCTGAACTTCCACTACTACCACTAGAACCACTTGTTCCTGAAGAGCCACTTGTACCTACACTACCGCTACTTCCACTTGAACCAGAAGAACCTGATGTACCAGTTGACCCAGATGTTCCTGTACTACCCGAAGAACCGCTACTTCCACTTGAACCTGATGACCCTGAAGTTCCTGATGAACCAGTTAATCCCGAAGAGCCTGAACTTCCACTAGACCCACTTGAGCCAGAAGTTCCAACACTACCGCTACTTCCACTTGAGCCAGAAGTACCTACACTACCACTTGAACCAGAACTTCCTGAAGTACCTGTTGACCCAGATGACCCTGAAGTTCCTGATGAACCACTTGTACCAGCACTTCCCGAAGTTCCAACCGAACCCGATGAACCACTAGAGCCCGAAGAACCACTACTACCTGATGTGCCACTTGAACCTGAAGAACCTGTTGACCCTGAACTTCCACTACTACCACTTGTTCCAGAAGAGCCAGTTAAACCTGAAGACCCAGAACTTCCACTACTACCCGAAGAACCTGAAGTTCCTACCGAACCACTACTACCTGATGTTCCAGTACTCCCCGAACTTCCACTTGAGCCTGCACTACCTGATGAACCTGATGTTCCACTAGAACCCGATGAACCACTTGACCCAGTGCTACCTGAAGTACCACTAGACCCACTTGAGCCAGAAGTCCCAACACTACCGCTACTTCCAGATGAACCTGAACTTCCACTTGAACCAGAACTTCCTGAAGTACCTGTTGACCCAGATGTTCCAGAACTTCCTGTAGAACCCGATGAACCTGAACTACCCGATGAGCCACTTGTACCAGCACTTCCTGAAGTCCCAACCGAACCCGATGAACCACTTGAACCTGAAGAACCTGATGTTCCAACACTACCAGATGAACCAGAACTTCCTGAAGTACCAACAGAACCACTACTACCTGAGCTTCCACTTGTTCCCGAAGAACCAGTTAGACCTGAAGAGCCTGAACTTCCGCTACTTCCTGATGTTCCAGAACTTCCTGTAGAACCCGATGAACCTGAACTACCTGATGAACCACTTGTACCAGAAGTTCCAACACTTCCACTTGAACCAGATGAACCGCTAGAACCTGATGTTCCTGAAGACCCTGTTAAACCCGAAGAACCACTTGACCCTGAAGTACCAACACTACCTGATGTACCTGAAGAACCAGAACTACCACTAGAACCTGAACTTCCTGATGAACCAGAAGAACCACTACTACCACTAGTTCCTACACTACCAGATGAACCACTTGTACCACTAGAACCTGTACTTCCACTTGAGCCAGAACTTCCACTAGTACCTGTTGAGCCAGAACTTCCACTTGAACCAGAAGAACCCGATGTACCAACACTACCTGAACTACCACTAGAACCTGAACTTCCTGATGAACCACTAGAACCTGAAGTTCCAGATGTACCAGAAGAACCTGTTATTCCAGAACTTCCACTTGAACCTGACGAGCCTGAAGACCCTGATGTACCGACACTACCACTAGAACCAGACGTTCCACTTGAACCTGTACTTCCGGATGAACCTGAACTACCTGAGGTACCCACAGAACCTGATGTTCCTGAACTACCTGAACTACCTGATGTACCCGCAGAACCTGAAGAACCACTTGTCCCCGATGTACCTGAGCTACCACTATTACCTGAAGTTCCGCTAGTACCATTAGTACCGTCAACACCACTCAAACCTGAAGAACCCGATGTTCCAACACTACCTGAACTACCACTACTACCACTTGACCCCGCACTTCCTGAAGAGCCACTTGTACCAGCAGTTCCTGAAGTACCAACAGAACCAGAACTACCACTTGAACCCGAAGAACCTGATGTTCCAACACTACCAGAACTTCCTGAAGAGCCTGTACTTCCACTTGAACCTGATGTTCCTGCAGAACCAGAACTTCCTGAAGAGCCTGTGCTTCCACTTGAACCTGATGTTCCTGAACTACCTGTTATACCACTTGAACCTGAACTTCCTGAGGAACCAGAAGAACCTGATGTTCCCGAAGAGCCAGTTAGTCCTGAACTTCCACTACTACCACTAGACCCTGTACTTCCTGAAGAACCTGAACTACCAGAAGTTCCAGATGTACCAGTACTACCTGATGTCCCTGAAGAACCATTAACACCAGAACTTCCTGATGAACCTGTACTTCCACTACTTCCTGATGTCCCACTTGAACCTGAAGTTCCACTTGAACCTGAAGTTCCAGCAGAGCCAGAGCTACCACTTGAACCTGAGCTACCAGCACTTCCGCTTGAACCTGATGTTCCTGAGCTACCGCTTATTCCACTTGAGCCTGATGAACCAGCACTGCCACTTGAGCCTGATGAACCTGATGTTCCTGTACTACCTGATGACCCCGTACTTCCACTTGAACCAGAACTTCCAGATGTTCCAGATGAACCTGTTAAACCTGAACTACCCGATGAACCCGAAGAACCTGTGCTACCTGACGTTCCTGAACTACCACTAGTGCCTGAAGAACCTGTGCTACCTGACGTTCCGCTAGTACCTGAACTTCCAGTTAATCCACTACTTCCAGAACTTCCACTTGAACCTGATATTCCTGAACTTCCTGATGAACCCGTACTTCCACTTGAACCTGACGAACCAGCACTACCTGATGTACCAGAAGAACCTGTTAACCCACTTGAACCTGATGACCCTGATGAGCCTGAAGAACCCGAAGAACCCGAAGAACCCGAAGAACCCGATGTACCACTTGAACCTGTACTTCCTGAAGAACCACTTGAGCCCGAACTTCCTGATGTACCTGAACTACCAGTAATACCACTTGACCCACTAGAACCTGAAGAGCCTGATGTACCACTAGAGCCTGAAGACCCTGATGTTCCTGAAGTTCCAACACTTCCCGAAGAACCACTTGAACCTGAAGAACCAGATGTTCCTGAAGTTCCAACACTTCCCGAAGAACCACTTGAGCCCGATGAGCCACTTGAGCCTGAACTACCTGATGAGCCAGACGTACCTGAAGTTCCAGATGAACCTGAGCTACCTGAAGAACCACTTGTTCCTGATGAACCTGAGGTACCACTTGAACCTGAGGTTCCAGCACTACCACTACTTCCTGATGTTCCTGAACTACCACTTGTACCAGAACTTCCTGATTCACCTGATGAACCAGAACTTCCTGAAGAACCATCCGCTCCATTATGAATCCAAGAAAATGTATATGTGCTACCACTTGTTAAATTACCATTACAAGTAAAAGGTATGTCTAAAGTAATATCCCAATAAGGTCCATTATTAACTATAGTTAAAATTTTGTAAATACCTAATATAGGAAAATTACCAACTTCTTCAATCTGTAAATAAACTTCTTGACTTAAATTGATAGAATCTTGAATTGCGGTTAACCAATTATCATAATTAATATTATAAACATCATTATCTGCAATAGATATATAATTTACTGAACATAACTCATTAATGTTTGTTGCAAAAAACCCTTGGTTAGGGTCATTTGGGGTAACTATAGATGATGTCCATAACCATCTACCGCTATTAGCACCGTCATTACCACTATATCCACTTGAGCCAGATGTACCAGATGTCCCACTAGCACCATCAACACCGTTTATACCACTTGTTCCAGCACTACCACTTGAGCCAGAGCTACCCGATGTACCCGAACTTCCTGAAGAACCGGCGGAACCTGAACTCCCTGACGTACCGCTAGTACCATCACCACCTGAAACGGTAATACCTGTAACACTTACAACGGTACCATCACTATTATATAATTCTAAAGTGCTTGTACCTGAAAAGAACGTACCACCAGTTAATTCTGTTCCTTGAGCAAAAACTCTCCATCTCGCATCATTTCTTGATGTTCCACTAACACCTTCAATTGTTGAACCTGTCCAAGCGTTAATAAATGCCTGTCCTTCAGGTGTATTATTTTTTACAATTGTCTCATAAGATAATTGAGTAACAGAATTAGCACTTACCGCAGCGTCCCATAAATCGTTATAGTTGTCTATTTGAAATTGGTATGCCGTTTCAGTTTCATTAACCCAAACAATCATACCTAACCTTCTTCTACCTGATGAAAAATTATCAGAGTTAAGGGTTAAATAAGTCGGCATAAATGTACCATTACCAATTGTGATATTAATTGGGATAGTATTTGCACTAAGTTGTTGTTGTCCCTTCCCACTAAATGACAACCCTAAATTAGTAAGGTAAGCGGCTTCTTGCCAACCCCCAACATTTAAGACGTTAAAGTTGGTTCCGTATGGACTTGTTCTTGCTACACTGAAAGGTCCTGTTATTTGGGACGCACTTATTGGATTTTGATACGGTATTGCCATTTTGTTACTTACTAATAATTATCTTTTTTTAGGTTTTATATACCCCTTTGAAGTAGTAATTATTTTTATCAGGAAGTTTTGGTGGTAACAATCCGTCATTAGATAAGTATAAAATTCTATATGTTCCCGCAGGTATTGAACCACCTGAGGTTATAACATCCCCAACCGAAATTTTAGGGTCAGGAGTTGCTAAAATGTCAAAGTCACAAGGTTGTGACTGATAGCCCACATTTACACTCATATTATTCAAAGTTCCTCCGACACCATCAAGTGGTATCCAAATCGTATACATGTACTGTAAACTAGTATTAATATCACTATTATTAACTTCAATAGTTTCAAATGTGTATTGGTTAATCAAACATCCAAAACTATCTTTAATCGTACTTGGGAACTGATTTAAAGCACCTTTTAAGTTTGTAGGTTGTACAAAGTTTCCTGTTCCACCTGTAAATCCTGAGTATGATGCGTATTTGTTCATCATATAACTGTAATTTGGACTTGTTGGTAATGGAAGCGCTCCTGAATTACCCCATCCGTACCAACTAACATTAGTGTCAGGTGTTACACCATCCGCTAAGTAATACATATAACTTCCTAATCCAAACAACGAACCACCTGCAGAAGAATCTTGAGGTTCTGCAAATACGTAAGCATAATACAAAGGTTTTGTAATAGATGGTGTTGGAGTAAATGTTGGTGTTGTAGTAACTGTTGGTGTAACAGTTTGTGTAACACTTGGTGTAAGAGATATTGTTGGTGTAACACTTGGGGTAATTGATGGTGTCGGTGTTGGTGTCGCTGGTAGAGCCGGCGCATTACAACATGGTCTATCAATAATGTAAGGATTATTAGTCGGATAAGAGTAAGAATTTAAACTAAAACTACTTAAAACACTTATATATAATTTTTCAGGTAACGGTATGATAACAATCCCCTGAGATGACTGTTTTAAAAACTGAACTAAAAACTTACCTTCATTTTTTGTTTCTCTACTTGTGAATTGATAATTCACATAATAAGTAATATCTAAAGGATTTACTGTAGACGCACTTGTTGTAATATAACATTCTTTGGATGCAACAATATATTTTTTATTAACTTCGTCATATACCGAAATTAAAATTGTATTACCCGAAATATTTTCATCTAAACCAAAATCACTTCTTCCGTTTTTTGATACCTCAACTTGGAAAACTGGTAACGTTGAATTTTTCTTAATAAACCATTCCATATTAGATAGATACGTAACTATTACCAATTTTTATCGTTAGTTTTTCTCTGATTGGTAAAATGTAAGTTCCTGTATCAGTAATAAAAACAAACTCCCCTTCATAAAGACCTTCTCTACTTGTATCACTTGAAGTGAATTTATAATAAACATAATATTCTGTCTCAGCGTTTGGGTCAACAAATGTCTTCTCAACAAACCCTCCTTTCTTATTCAGAATCTTATATGCTCCCGTTTTAACATCTATCATGGAAAAGTAAATCAACGAGTTTTCGATTATTGACATGAACTCTGTTATGTCAGCAATACCATCTTTAACCACTTGCATTTTAAGAACAGGTAGTGTTGCACCTTTGTTAATAAAAAATTCCATTAATAGTTTTTTAAATAAATATCAAAAAATCAACATTCTTTCCTTAAATTACTATCATAATGTTCAAATCTATCATGTTCGGTAGGTGTGAGTAGTAAAATACCAGGTTTTAACTTACCTTTAATTGTGTTTTGGAAGTTGTGAGACATCAAAGTTTGTTCATATGGGTGTTGATATTTTGTCTCCAAATAACATTTATAACTCCCACTTTTAGAAAGAATAATTGGCCAGTTACATAAATAAATTTCCCCTGACGCATATGGAATACCCTTATGTGTTTTTATCTCGTTGAACTTTGTTTTTGGTGCGTTTGGGTCTAAACCATGTTGTGGTAATCTTGGGTTTTTTGGCCAATGTTGTTCTCTGAAATTTTGTGGGACATTATACCAACTCCATTGTGTACTATTATCACCATAAAATTCTGTGAAATTTAATTTTAGGAAATCAAAGTTTTCTTTATTAACTATCTCTAAACTTTTCTGATATAGATTACTTACATATCTATTAAACCCATTTCTACACACTTCATTTTTTTGTGAGTAAAAAAACATGTCGTCCTCAAAAAATAACATATAGTCCAACCCTGTTTCATCAAAATGTTCAGCAATCCATTGTCTTCCACCTGTAATACCTATATTATCTTTTTTAATATGTTCAAAATCATATTCTTTACAAAGTCTTAAATATTCTTCGGTTGTTGATAGGTCGGTTGAGTTATCCAATAAAAACTTTTTTGGTTTATCTAAAAAATCTCTATCGTATTCAATCATGGATTGAATTAATGTTTCAAATTGTTTTGGTGAATTAAATGTTATTACATATAACGCAACTTTATCAATATCTAAATCGTTTTGGATTTTAACAAACTCTGTCTTTTTAACTAAAACATCATCTTTTAAATTTTCGAAGAATTTTCCAAATAAACCGTTATAATCGATTTCAAAATAATTTATATATTCTTTTAACTTATAAACCATTATTGAAAATATTGATTCCTCAGTTCCCATGTACCCACTCGATAGTGTATCATTCAATAGATTATAATATTCACCATTCATCTGTGATATGGTTTCTTTCGGTCCACCAAAAAATCCTCCACGAGCAACTTTCTTTACATCATCTTCAGCCCATTCGTTAATCTTTGGGTATGAAAATCCGTGTATCTCATTATTAGCGTCATATGGGAAACAAACGAATGTAAACTTATCAATATACTTACTTAAATTATTTAAAACCTTATCGTGTGTGAAATATCCTGGATGAACTGTATTTGTAAGTCCAGCATCAATCCAAAATAAAAACTCTGAATTAAATCTGTCAAAAATCCTTGCGTCGTTTAACAAAAACATTTTAGACATAACAAGAGGATTATACATTTCTAATCTACCTTGTGTCGATTCTTTTAACCAACCTGATTGATTATACCATTCAGGGTTATTTCTAATTTCTTGTATCTTATTATAAAAGTCATTTTCAACAAACCAACTCTTATCTCTTAAAATAAATTGAGTATTACTTTGGTCTCTTCTTTCCCAAACAAAATCCTCTAATTCTTTTTCACCAAAAATTATTAAGTTTTCCTCAACCTTTAATAGTTGTTCAAATTTTTCTAAATAATGTGAAAAAGAACGAGACCAACCTTCTTCAAGGTTTTCTCTACCAATATTCCACAATCCTGTAACTAATGTAATATTACTCATTCTGTATCTCTAACTTTATAGATTATATAATCAACAAATTCACTTTCAAACATTTGTCCTATCTCTTCATAAAAAATAACATCTCCAAAAACATCTTCTTGAAACATCGGTAAATTATGTGTGTTTGGAATCACACCCATACATTTACCTACATTACCTCTTGTGAAATCTTTTAATTTCCAATTAACATCACCTAACCAATTGTGTTTGAATATGTATAACTTGTTTTTATCTTTAACACTTTCTTTAATTACTTTGAATGCTTCTTCAGTGTATCTATCATCATCATCGGCAAACATTATAAAATCACCTTCTAATGAATTAATGTTCTCATTAATTAATGGATGTCCGTATTTCCACTTTTGTTCCCCTTGATTTAATATATGATTAACTTTGAATTTAAACTCATATCTTGATAATACTTCTGAAACAAAGTCGTGATTAATATCAGAGATTATTGTAAAAATATCTGTTGGGTCTAATTGGTCTTTGAATGACTCAATTAATCTTGGCAGTGTTTCTCTCCCGATTGAAGTACAAACAATATTAAGACTAAACATAACATTTCTCCCTTACATATTTTGTTTCATCATAAATGTCTAAAATTTCTAAAAACGCTTTTTGTAAGTCTAACCAATCACCAAATTCAAAAGCGTGACATTCATCCGAATGTTTACCTGTAATAGCCGTGAGAACTTCTTGTTCACTAATAAGTTGGTTATGTGTTGTTAAGTATTGATTAAAAATGTCTAAATATCCATTTAAAATATGTCTAACTTTTTCTGATGTTCCACCGAATAGACATCCAGGAACAACCTTTAATTCAACACCAAATAGTTGATTGAATTTAGAAACTGTTTCATAGTTCATCACAATTGAATTACCTTTCAAATGAATAAACCCGTGTTGGTTTATTTTATCAACCACCTTATCCAAAAAGTTTTTTGAATTAATTAGTGGAGCCATATAATCTCTCCACCCATCATGACAAGACGTTCCAATCAAACCAGCATCAATCCAAAAGATATTATCACAATCATGTGATTCATCAATTAAGAATTTAAGTTTATTTAAAACAACTTCTAAATAATTGTTAACACAATAAATTCTATCATAGTTAATTCCACCCGATAATTCTTGAGTTCTAATTCTATCAATTAATTCACAAGTTTCAGAAGTATTTAATTCTTTAAATTTAAATTCAACATTTGGAAAATTAAATTCATACTTTAAATTGAACTTATCATATGAATTTTGGTCAGTATAAATTACGTAACGATATTCAGGATAAATTATGTTTTTAATTGTTGCAACCAATAATGAAAAATTTTTATATCTCTCACTATTAATTCCTTCAACATATTTTAATTCATAAATCGCCGAAATTATTTTAGTACCATTTGTCATGTTCTGCATATATTATATTTGATGCTTTATAAGCATTATTTTTTATTTCAATTCCATTCAATAATGCCGAGAAACACATCTCATCTATGTTACCAGCGGGTATGTTTCTTAAACCTTTTTCTTTTTTATATTCAATACACTTGTCCCAAGTATCTAAAAAACTATTAAACTTATCTTCATCAATACTCAAGTATTGAATACAATCTTCAGGCATAACCTCCAACTTATCTTTATCAACCTCATGATTGAAATACTTTTCATACTCAAGTAATCGTCTACCTAATTCACTATTGGTATGAACTTGTTCGTTAAAATTATATGTTACAGGCCCTGATAAACAATTTTCATCAAACGCCCCCAAAATCTTTTCTTGATTAAAAAAAGATGGGTTAACTCTCATATCACAATCAACTAATATGATTTTAGTAAAACCAATACTTAAAGCAGCTCTTAACGAATATCTTTTAACTGAAAAATCAAAGTCATAGTAGTTTTTAGCATACTCCAAATAATTTGGATTAAAATCATTAATGTTAAAAGTGTGGACAAATTCTTGATTATTAATCTTACTTGGGTCATCAGTAATGACAACCAAATTTGTTTTATAATCTGATTCTATGATATCACCAATAAATCTATTAACTTGGTTATAATATCTTTCACCAAAACAAAAAGTAGCAAATGTAAATTTCATATCTTATAAATTTCCTGTTATTCTATCACACCATCCTTTAGATTCCGAGTGTGGCCAAACCACCCAATATTTAGGTTTTGAATCAGTTAAGAACTCTCTCCAAACTTTACAATAACCATCAGGGTCTCTTAGCATTCTATCAACTTCACCTTTATCAGCATCTTGTCTGTAAATGGTTTCATCTAATTCATTATGGAACGCAACAACCCAAAAGTCATAATCCTTTTCAGGTACTTGAGTAAACCCAATATCAATACAATGTTTGAATACTGATGTAAATGATTTTAACCATTCTTCTTCTGAATTGAAGTTATTTGGATTAGGTGGATAACCTTTATCTAATGTATATTGTTGAACGGCTCTCTTTGAAAAGAGTAGTCCTGAATATTTTTCATAATCTCTTAAACTTCTAACTTTACCAAAACCATATTTTCCGTGATTCATATTTTCCTCACCATCCATACCAAATAGAGAACGATTTTTCTTGTGAGCAAAATTATTCTTATCCACCCATTGTTTATCGTCGTCCCATTGTTTGGTTCTACCTTTGCGAGTATATTCATGCCAAATCAAAACTTTGTGTGGGTGGAATAAATCATATCCGTGAGTGTAAGCTCTTGCGGCAATTGAAATCTCTTCTCCGTGAAAATAAAACTCAGGGTCGTGTTGAACTTCTTTAGCGAACTTACCAAGAGTAAAACAGAAGTGAGCGGAATAAAATCTTGCGGTAACAGGTTCAGTTAGATTTTGCCAACCAGGAATTGTTTCAGGTAAAAAGAAAACCGCACCTTCAGGAATAAATCTATCAAACGCCATTCTCCACGGCTCGTTAACACGTAAACTTGGGTCATTGTCAGGGTCAAATGATGAAACATATCCTGTCAATAAAGGTTTCTTATATCCTTTCTTTTGAAGTTGTTTAATCATCTTAATCATCTCATCATCCCAATCTTCAGCAAACCTCATGTGTGAGTCAATTTGAAGAGTGTAATTTTCCTTATCATACACTTGTTGTATTTGATTTCTCGCCCAACATGCTCCTCTAGATTCATAATAAGGAATATCAATTATTCTAAATCTTTCATCATCTCTATATTCATCTAAATTATCAAAATTATCATCGCGATGATACTGACGAGCAATACCGAAAACTAAGTTTTCAGGTCGTTTAGCATTTTCTAATGCAGATTTTATAGTTGGGATTAACTGTGGGTCTCTATAAGACGCAACTTGTATAAAAATTTTCATGTAAACGTTTTACCCAAAATGTATTAATTTTAAATAAAAATTAAAGAAATAAATTAATAAGTTTGAGCAGTTTGATATGTTTGTCTTGCAACAGTTGCAGTAAAGTTATTTACAGTATGTAGCGTAGTCCATGTTGTTCCATTATTACTACCCGCAATAGTCCATGATTTAGGGTCTCTACTTTCAGCATCATTTGCGGTAGCCCATCTATATCCATTAAATGTTTTAGCAGTTGAGAACTGAAATATAAAATTAGTAACATTTCCGTTTGAGACAAAGTTTAAATCTAATCCTTTTGTTGCCAAATTACCATCAATTAATTTTGAGGGTTCTTCACCTACAGGATTACTACCACCAGGATTTGTAACGGTAACACCCGTCATACTTTGGTCAACACCATTTAACCTAAAAACAAATTCAGCAGCCTGTACAGCATTAGCATCAGGTGGCGATGTCTTTGTTTGAGTTATTTGCCATCTATAATAAGTAAATGAACTAACATAAGATGTCCAATATCCTGATGAGTTCAACCATGTTTTAGCCGCGGATGCACTTGCAAATGTTTGTGGTGTTCCCGTAAAACTTGATACGTACTGAGACAAACTAATAAAGTTATTATCTGTCTTACCTGATGTTCTCCAAAAACCAATATAAGCAGGAACTCCAACAGGATTTGGTTGTGTTCCTGATGGAACAGTATGAGCAATCACATAACCCAAATCTTCATCAGGCCCATTCCACCATCTTAAACCTGTGGATGTAAACCCACTTGTTGGTGTACCAATAGCAATACTTCCGACTTGTTCTGTCCCTGATATTGTTGAACCTGTGTTATATGCGAAGGGTCTTGATGTTGCCATTTTATTTATAATCCATATTTTGATTTAGTATTATTATAGTTTGTTGTTACATCACTGGCGGTTAATCCTGTGGTATAAAAATAACAGGCACCTATTTTACCATTTAAATAAAGTGATGATATACCAGTACCAATGTAACCCAAATAAAGAGGGTTAGTTTCACTATATGTATCAGTACCATGAGCGGTTGTTATATATTCGGTATTATTAATATACACTTTGGTGGTATTAGCAGTTGAGGTAATTCGTGAAACAAATGTAAATAAATACCAAGTATTAATTGAAACGGTTAACGTAGAGTCGGATATTTTTTGAACCCCCGTTCCATTTGTAACTACCCTCACAACGCCAGCATTCGAGAATAACCCACCCCAATACCCATCAAATCCAAATGAACTGGATAGTTTTCCAAAGACCGGAACTTGTTGACCTGAACTAGGTAAAACGTCAAATTTAACCCAAACTTGTATTGTTCTTTGGGTTGTAGTATTTAAACTAAGATTAGCAGTATGAGGTATACTTATTGTATTACTAGTCCCATTTAAATCAAAAATACCTCCGTCAGTAGACAACCAAGTGGCACCATTTATAGTTGCGTTATTCCCATTCCCCGTTTCATCAGTCCAAGTACCACTAACATAATTAGTTGCATCTAACTTCATAAATAAATTACTACTAATTACCCCACCCTCACTTGTTGATGACGGAGTAATTGTTGGTGTTGGTGTAATTGTATTTGTTGGGGTTTGTGTTGGTGTTGGAGTATTAGTTTGAGTGTTAGTAGGTGTAATTGTTGGTGTTATTGAAGGTGTTGGAGTTTGAGTATTAGTTGGAGTTGGAGTAGGTGATGGTGAAATAAATCTTGATGAAAATGAATTAAAGTTTGTTAACACTTCTGTTGAACTTAAAACTCTATTGTAAGTCATTGCAATTGAAACTCTACCATTTAATAAATTACCTCCTGCGCCATAAGAACCAATCCTTGTAGAACCATTACCACTTACAGGTGTTTTTTGAGCAGTATATGTACTATCCTGAACACCATTAACATATAGAATGAAACCATTTGTTGTGTCAAAAGTAAGACATGCATTATACCAAACACCATTACTAAAACTTGTTGTTGAGGGATAAACACCATAATTACCCCAATTTGAGTGTCCACAGTATAATTTATTTGAACCTGCAAAATACATAAAGTGTCCACCCGTATCGCTACTTAATAAGTTGTTATCAGCAGTTGAGTTTAGGTAAAACCAAACGTTTTTAGTATATGCTGTTATTCCAACAGGAGTACCTGCAACGTTAACATATTGATTACTTCCGTTAAATGTAAGGTATCCATTATTACTTGAACTGAATGTCGGAGTATTAATTAATGTTCCGTTGTTACCACTAAAACTTAAATCATCCCATCGTGAACCACTTCTTGGATATGATGAAACATAACCAGCATCAAGTAATAATGTTAATCCATTAGTTACAATATCAGGATAATCAAGGTTAACACAAATAAGTCCTGTTTGACCTGTATACCATCCTAACGCTTCGTTAGCGGTACTAAATGTTTGACCTGCAAATCCTTGAGTAAACCCAATAAGTTCTGAGTCGTTTTGAGCAACCACTATGGATGGTCCGGCAACAGCCTTGTTTCCATACATGGTATAACCACCTGATGGTGGTATAATAGAATTCCAAAATCCTGTAACACTTGTTGGCCCGTATTCCGCACCTTCATTAATACCTAAAACCCAATCCTTAACTTTAATCGTATTAGGATGAAAGGACGTTGAGTATTTTATTTTATTTGGTGGTATTGGCATTATCTTGCAACTTCTGTTATTCTTAACCACATTGATGTAGCCCCATTTACTATTGTAATACTATCATCCGCAGAATCTCTACGACACGCAACAACTACTGATTTTGCAGTAGTGTTAGAGTTAGTATATCTTCCCGTTAATGGAAACAATACACCACTACGATTACCATTTACAGTACTTTGTTTTGAATATGTTATTTCACTACCATCAATTTTTATTCTAGAAAAATATGAGTCATTACCTGTACCACTAGCAAAACTATAATCCGCTAAATGATAATGTATCACTAAATAACTTGTAGAACTTAATGGTGTATAACTATAAGTAACAAAATCAGTATCCGAAGTACTGGTAGCAATAGTTGTAGTACTAACAGTTACCTCAGTATTACTCAAAATAATATCGTTAATTACCTGACCGGCTCTCCATGCATTAGCCTTTATAAATCCTGTAAATACCACATTACCTGAAGTGTCTACGGCCATCTTTACAGCCCCACCAGTTTCATTTAATTTATTTGTGATACGAACTAACTGTCCACTTAAAACATCAAATGAACCGTTCCAACTATCAATACCATAGTTTGAATTATTAGCATAATAAAACAAAACACCCGGAGTATCTGTACTATTATTATCAAGAATAACATCACCAGTAGCTGACCCCGCCCTTGTAAATGTTCCGTTACCAAGAGAGGTTACACCTGTAGTACTTATATTACCAGTAATAGTCGTGGAACCAATAATTGTTGTATCACCTGTTACCGCCAGTTTAATTCCATCAAAAGTCATTTTAGCTTGAGCAACCGCAGCGTTAGCTGTTCCATCAGATGTTAATATTCTATTACTACCCGGACTTGTAATTGTAGTAAATCCAGTACCTGATGTTCCAGCAGAACCTGAACTACCCGATGAACCTGATGTACCAGAACTACCTGACGTACCAGAGCTACCACTCGTTCCTGATGTACCCGAAGAACCTCTTGAACCTGATGTACCACTACTTCCACTTGACCCTGAAGAACCTGATGTTCCACTTATCCCATCTAAACCACTTGTTCCCGATGAACCACCATTACCTGAGGTACCACTACTTCCTGACGTTCCTGAAGAACCCGATGAACCACTACTACCACTAGTACCTGAACTACCCGAAGACCCTGATGTCCCACTACTTCCACTTGAGCCCGAACTTCCCGAAGAACCACTAGTTCCAGATGTACCTGAAGTTCCGTTAACACCACCTGTCTGATAATATGTATTACCACTAGTATCAACAACAACATAACGAGTATTTCCTGTTGAACTTGTAATTCCTGTAACAGTTAAACTACTTGTTGTTGTTCTACCTGAACCATTAAAATGAATTCTATCAATACCTGAACCATCTTGAATAACTAACACATTGTCGGCATCCGACGCACTACCTCTTCTAAAAGTAATTCCATCAAGAGTTGAGTTAGTTGTTATTTCTGGTTCAGATGAGTTGTTATATGCTTGTTGTAATGTAGTTGTCGCAACACCTCCCGCAGAACCTACAGTTTCACCAAATTTTGATGCAAAAAAGAATTGAGCTTTAGATGAATCACTTAAATCAGTTGCAGTACTTACAACTGATAAAACACCAATTAAAATACCATTACTTGTAAAATTACTAAACGTATTAAATTGTTCAGTTGCAAGACCAGCGATTGCTGCAGATAACTGATTATATTCTGTTTGACCATATTGAACTCTAAATTGACCATTTTGAACCAAATAAATTCTTTGGTTGGTTGCCTTTGTTCCTGTAAGAGGAGTAACAACTCCACCAACATCATAATTTAACGGGTCAATAAATGTTGTATTTGATGCGGTACCACCTGTTTGTGTTCGATATTGAAAAGTACAAGGACTTGTACCTGTAACATATAACGCGTTTGGAGTTAGTGTACTTGACGCAAAATTAATACCTAAACCATAAAGATATCCTGCACTTGTATTAAAACTTAAATTAACACCATTAGCTGACGGATATATTCCACCATTTATAAGATTAATAGGAACAAACATGTCCCTGAGTTGAGCTAATGGAGATAGTACAAAATCAGGTTGACTGAACGCGTTAATAATATTTGTTTTGTTTGCATGACCTAATTTACCTAAAAATATATTTTGTCTTCTTTGTTGTTCCGTTAGTTCAATATTTGATTGAGCAATAGTCGACCCACTTGTAAGATATACCCAAGTCTCAGTATCAGTATTAACATATATTGCAGTATGAGTACCACCACTATAATCAACATAATAGATTTGAGGACTTAATGGATTTGTTGTATCATCAACTATCCACCCTTTAACAGGTGCAACTCTAAACGTTGTTGTGGATACAATTGATAATCCTGTAAATACAAATACACCTGTTGAGTTATTAACAGTACTTCTATCTTGTCCTAAAATTACCCATTGAGAACCATTACTCACAAGTTGTGCGGCGTTTGTTTCACTTAGAATTAATAAAGTTTTATCGTCAATCTTTTCACTCCCATAGGGTAGAATAGTTACCGCACCTCCACCATTATTTTTGATAGCTAATAGTCGACCTTGAATACCAACTGCGGTTGGTAATTGTACATTAAAGGTACCACCAGTAATGTCCACCATATAATCTGAAGGTGTAATATTATATGTACTAGTAACGGTTTTTTGAGGAAATGTGATACCACCTGTAGATGTTATCCCACTAGTCTGAGTTAAACCTGTAACAGTTAAAGTACTAGCGGTTAATCCGCTTGTAAAATAAGTATTACCATAAACAGTTCCACCAGTTAATGGTAAGTAATCACCACTAACACCTCCACCACCTGGTATGGTAACTGTAACCGCAGGACCTCCTGTTGCATTAACACCTGAGCCAACAAAATCAATAGATGTTACCCCTGATGTTAATAAACTACCTTCGTTATAAATCGATATAGCGTTTCCTGATATACCACTACTTCCTGAACTACCAGAAGAACCCGGAGAACCTGTTGGACCTGAAGTACCCGATGTACCAGAACTTCCTGATGACCCACTACTACCTGATGAACCTGAACTACCATTTGTACCAGTACCTCCACCTCCACCATTAACAGGAATAACTGTAACAATCAAAGAAGGGATTGCCGGATGTAACGCAGTTGCCGCCTGAGCATATAAAGATATATTAGTATTATCTGTCGCCCACATTAATTCAACATATGTTCCAGCGGTAACTGTAACCAAGAAGTCCCAAGCCGCAACAACATATCTATTATTAGTTTGAACTGTAACTTGAGTATCAGTATAAGGAACGTCAACACCATTTTGCCTTAACCATATATCAACATCTTCACCCGAACCACCACCTCCATTATTACTTAATTGAACTGAAAATTGGATGTCATATGTTCCCGCACTTGCGAAAGTAATCTGACTACCCGAAACAATTGTGATACCACTAGCCTCAGCGACACTATTTAACCTCATTGGATAAGCGGTATTAATCAAAGAAGCGGTTTGTCCTGAAGTATCATAGAATGAACCATAAGCATTCGCTCCCGTAACACCACCTGACGAACCCGTTACAAACTTTCTCCATACCGCAGTAGTATATGTTGCCCCACTAACATCTTCAATAGTGTTAGCCGTCCAAGAATTAATAAACGACTGACCCGCAGCCGTTTTATTATTTATTGTTGTTCCAAAATTAGAAACCTGAGCACATCCCGTACTAGCAGTCGCAGCATTAAATAACGTCTCGTAATCATTAATATGGTATTGATAAACTTGGTCAACCTCATAAACATAAGCCAACATACCAAGTCGTCTTCTACCTGATGAGATGTTATCTGAAGCCAAAGTAATTACATCAGGTGACCAAGCATCTCCCGTTCCTTTTGTAAACTCAATAGGAATAGTATTACCCGAATATTCAATACTTCCCGTGGTACCTGATGGTATTGTATAATAGAGGTCAGATAAACTGAACACCTCCATGTAACCACCCGTATTATTAACACTGAAAGTAGTACCATACGTATTGTTTCTTGGTACAGTTTGTGTTCCATTTGCTTGGATAGATGATATTGGGTTTTTATATGGGAAACTCATTTACTATAATTATATATCAACCTTACTTCCTCTAAAATAAAGGTCGTAAGTATTATCCAATTCAAATGTATTTGATGGGTATGTAGTATAAACTCTATAAGTTGTTTTTGCAATAGTATTACCCGTATAAGTAAATGTATTAGTATAAATTGTCGGTTCCATCTTTACACTTGTAAAGACATTTGGATTTACAATTCCTAAATCAATCTCAATCTGATATTGGTTATTTGTTAAATTAGTCGGTATTATCCAAGTGTACCATGCTTTACATCCAATAGTATTTTCAGGTACTTTAACTGTTGGGAAATTATATCGAATATACGGATTACCATATGTATCAAATCCCCCACTTGTTCCTGGCACAATTTGTTTTATAATACTTGGAAACAATCCTGTTGTCCATCCCGAAAAATTAACATATTTATTCATGTCCAAATCAAATGTACTCGCTGAACTACTCGGTTGTGTAGTATTTGTAAACCCATAAAAACTTGAGCCAAGTGAGTTCATGTATGAACCAATACTTGATGAACCTGAATACGGTTCAATGAATAAATAAGCGTAAATAGGAGTTTCAGGTGTCACAGTTGGAGTAGGGGTTCTTGTAACAGTTGGAGTAATTGTCTGAGTTGGGGTATGAGATGGTGTAACTGTTTGTGTAGGTGTAATACTTGGTGTTATACTCGGTGTCGGTGTAAATGATGGAGTGATACTTGGTGTTGGAGTATTTGACGGAGTTAAAGAAATTGTTGGAGTAACACTTGGAGTAATACTTGGTGTTGGTGTTGGTGTTACACATATATATTCTTGTGTAAAAACACATCCTGTTGAATCAACTATTTTAATTAAAACTTTTGGTGCCGATGAATATGGACTCGGAATATTAAAACTAACAGATGGTGGAATATAATCATATATAGTTGTCACAGTTTGACAAGAATATTGAAATATATCACAAACTGAAATAACATAAGGAGGTGTTCCTCCCAAACTATCTATTGTTACTAAACTCATTTAATGATAAATAGTTTTTCAACTATTTTAAGTACGACAAGATATACTATAATCTATTCTTACAGATATAGTTAATACTTCATCTTTATAAACTTCAACACCACCAACAACATCTGATTCAATACTAATTGTATTTGTCAGTAAATTAACCTCGTAAGATTTAATATCAGGTATAGTATTGATTAAAGCGTCAATTGCCGTTTTAAATACTGTTACTGTCGGTGAATTAGATAAAGATGTTGTTGTAAAGAAAGTACCGGAATAAACCGTTCCGGCAAGTTCTATATCACAATTAAATTTAGCGTATTTAAGTTTACAATCTTCATGTCCTGTCGTTAATGACAAATACCCCTCATTTAACATTTTTGTAAAATTAAATATTGATGAAGGTAAATATGTTTTATCACCAATTGTATATTTGTAAGTTGAACTAGCGGTTCTTAATGGGTTACAACTAATATCAATTGATTTAGTTGTTTCACAATTACTTGTACCGCTAACAGTTAATACATAAGTACCCGCAGTTAAACCTGTAATATATGTACCACTTTGACCATTAACATTATCACTCCAAATAAAATTAAAAGGCCCAATACTTTCATTCAATAACACACTTATTGTCCCACCACTACCATTTATACAATCAGTGCCGTATAATGCAAATTGGTAAGGAGCTAAATAATCAATTGTAGTTGATGTAGTTTGAGTACATCCTGAAAGATTTTGAATGGTTACGTCGTAATCACCCGAAGGTAAATTAGTAAAGGTGTATGTTGTTGACGTTGTTGGGTATGAACTAGCCCCATTTGATAATGAATACGTATAAAATGTTGAAGATGTATAACTTGGAGTTACTGATATATTAATAGACCCATCATTAAGACCACAATAAGTACTGTTTCCTGTAATAGAAAAATTAAATGATGTATCATTTAATACTGTAATATTATTAGTATAAGTACAAGCACTACTACTATCATTAATTGTTAAAGTATATGTACCTGATTCTAAACTGTTAAATGTATTGGTTTGAAGTATCGAGGTATTAGTTGTTGTTACACCACTATTATTACTTAAAGAATAAATAAATGGAGGAGTACCACCTAATAATGTAACAGTTATTGACCCACTATTATATGAACATTGTGAGTTTGAAACTGTTTCAGAAACTAATGAAAAACTTCTTGGGACTAAAAAATCAACCTCCGTTGAAAAACTACATAACGAAACATCAGTTACTGTTAGAGTATAACTTCCTGACCCAATATTATTAAATGTTACAGATGTACCATATGTTGTAACTGAATCACCATTACTTAATAAGTAAAAATACGGAGCCGTTCCACCTGTAATATTAAATGTTATACTCCCGTCAGCATTAAAACAAGTCGGTGGTGTAGTAGTATAAGATATGAATGATATCGGTTCAGCATTTGTAATAGTTGTTGTTTTAGTTAAACTACATCCATTTGCGTCTATTACAGTTAAATTGTACGAGCCTTGAGTTAATCCAGTCACAAATGTATCACCAGTACCACCGACAGTAGGTGACCACTCATATATAAATGGTGAAACTCCAGTAATTCCTGTGACATAAATTTTACCACTTTGTTGTGAACAAGATGGATTGTTAATAACATAAAATTCAAAATCTAATGTATTTGGATTAGTATGTATTATGACCGACTCTGTTTCACAAGGACAATTACCGTCACCTGTAACTTCAGCATAATACATACCTTCAGATAAATTTAAAAAAGAATATGAAGTGTTAACTGAAGTTGCTGAAGCATAATAAACATAATCTTTATATAAATTAATTGTTGCACCAACAAAAGTACCCAATGGATTTTGAATCACACCATTTGTGGTACCTGTAGTAATAACTGTTAAATAAGCACTATCCGGTTGACAAGTTACAAATTCTGAAGTTTCAATGTAAGCAGTACTTGCAGAAACAATATTAAAATATATTGGCCCAATAACTTCATTTGTCGGGAATGTTGAAGCGGTAATACTAAACCCATAAGTACCCGCGCTTAATCCTGTAACAGAATAAGAACTCGTAGAAAAAGTTGAGGATGGTAATACGTTATTTTCCCAACCAATCGTATAAGGACTTGAACCAACTAAATTAATAAGTGCGGAACCTGATGATGTGTTTGAACAATCTCCCGTTAAATTTATTGTATAAATAGTATTTGCCATTATCCTTGTATCTGTATATTATATAATATGTTTATATCACTTATAACAACATCATCAAATCCGCATATTGTTGATATTAATTGTAATTGACTTGTATTACTATCATAAACTATTTGTACACCAGCATCATTATTAATTCCACTGTTTGCAAAATATACTAATCCTTGATTAATTGTGTTAACCCATTGTGTTTCTGTTGGTAGGATAGAAGTGTAATAGTAGGTTGGCCCATTATTATACTCAAATGTATATTCTTCACCTGTGTCAACGTGAGTTAATGTAAAACCAAATCCATAAGTTGCACTAACAATAGTATACCCTGCGGTAAACCCTTGTTCAGTAGCCAACTGTTGTGCAACAATATTTAAACCATCCCCAATATTTTGAATTGATGGTATATCAATATTAAACGTATATGAGTCACAACCATTAGTTTGTAAAGTTCCCGTTGTAACTGGCCCTACAACTTCTTGTAATACCAATTGACAACCTCTTTGCATTCGATAAATAAACTTCTGTCTATGGAATATTGAATTTTCAAACTTTGTTCCTGTATTCCAAATAGTTGTTGCTGGGACAAATTGTTCAATTAATTTAATCCAAAAATCACCTAATCCATTAATATACTCAATCATATTTTGATAACCAAAATTATCATTAGTTAATCCTGTATCTTGATACATTGTAAGGTATTTCCAAAATAGTGATTGTAATGTTGGATAACCACTTGTTTTTCCGTCGGATGAAAATTGTCGATTTCTAACATTTATCATGTTTAACCAAAATGTTTTATAAAACTCATAAAAAGTTTTATTTTGTGGTTGTGGGTTAATAAAAGTCCAATCAATACCACCTATCTGTGGATATGGTGTAGATAATCCTGTGTAAGGTATTGGGTAATTTTTGGTTGACGAAACATACCAAACATCATAAGCAAGAGCTTGAGCTGGATTTAAGAATATTTCAATATTCTTAACATTAAGTAATAACCTATCAGTTGATATTGGGTAATAAGCATTAAACAAATTATCAATATTTTTTCTTAATCCAACATCTTCATTAGTCCAACTCTTTTTATTATCCTGAACTTTTTTAAGATTAAATCCCATATCCATGAATGGGAAATTTCTAAATCTATCTAAGAATTTTTGACCATATGTGAATGGTTCTAAGCTAGTCTGAATGTTAACATTTTGTCCTGTATATACACTTGTATTATAATTAATTTCTTCAGGTGCTCTATGTTGTACTGTAGATTCAATCCAACCAGCACCTTTTTGGAAATAAAAACTTGGTCTACTTGTTGTTCCTTGAGTAAACGCAGGATTTACAGGATAACCCTCACTGTCAATAGGATAATCAGATAATGTTGTATTTGTCGGAATTGTAACACCTGATTGTGTAAATGCGGTATATGTTACCCCTTGGAAATTATACGTATTACCACTATTTAAAACCGTAAACTGTGGGGTATATGTTCCACCTGAAATTTGGGAATACAATAAATTAAATCTTTCAATATTAATGTTTGTATCCGCCAAATAAACGTTTTCATTAAATTCAACAAGAGCGTTAGGTGCTCCAATAAAACCCAATAAAAATTCAATCGCCTTTCTTGTACCTTTAGACCTATATAAATAAGATGAATTAAGAATTAAATTTCTAAAATATTGATTGTTTAAATCTTGTTTTGTTTGACTTGTAGAGTAAGCAGGAAACGCATTATCAGTTGTACCATAAACCGACTCTAAAAAGTCAGCATTTGCAATCGGTGACATTCTGATTGACCAACCAAGTGTTTGGGCTAAATTAGTTACTAAACCTGAAGGTATGTCATTTCCAATATTATAATTTACGGAATTAACATATTGTATACCATCAATATATTTTTTAGTCTCATCGAAACTTCTACCATAAATTTTTAAAGTCTTATCAACCTTCTCATCTACAGTATCAAATTCCTTTAACGCATTTGTTGTGTAAAATCTAGATACTAAATTTGTTTTATTTTCATCATAACTTGCACCTAATATCTGTAATTCAGATATATAATTTTCATATCCAAAAGAACTAATATCAATATTCCATACACCACCTAATGGCCAAGTAATTGAGCGTACAACATTTGAAATGTAACCATCATCCGATTCAGATGGTGTTTGATATTGGTACGTATATATTGGGTTAGAGTATCTATTTAATAACGCTTCTTCAATTTCTCCTAACTCAAGATTAAAAACTTCATTTACTATAGTATCATTTGGTCTAACAACAAAATTTTGAGAAAATGTTGTTAATCCACTAAATGGGTTACCTTTAACATATATTGTTAGGTCGGTTGAAAAATCAGAGGTTGTATCAATATAATTTAACTCATAACTTTGCCCGCTAAGAAATAATGAATAACTTCTAAATTGATTTGTTAAATTTCTATATTTTGAAACAGGAAATCCTAAACTACTAATAAAAACAGTGGCATTAATTCTATAATCAATATTAAAAGGATTACTTATTGTTTGCCAAGGAATAGTTAATACAGTTTCATCTAAATTACCATTATAACTAATATTAACCGCAGTATTTGCAGTTGTTGAACCTGATGTATAATTTCTTATTTCTAACGCCGCTGGAAAATAATTTAAGACATTATTAATCGCAACTTCTAATCGTTTACTTAATGAACCATAGGATACAAAATTTGTAACATCAGTTTCATCAAAATTTGGGTATAATCTGAAATTATTGTTATAAACAGATGCCGCTAATTCAGGTGTTAAATTTAAATCATCATTATTAAATAATGATGAAAATGTACCAGTTTCAAAATTTCTATTAACTTTTTCCGTAATACTTGTTGAAAATTCAAAAGTACCAAGCGTAAGTCCCCCACCATCAGTCAGTTGTAAACCAACAAGATTATCCGAAAAGTTTCTATTTTGTGGTGGACATTTATAAGTCGCCATTAAGCTGTGATATTATCAAAATTTTTAGTTGTATCAATATTACTTCCTCTATTTTGTCTAACCTCATATAACAACTCATTAAATTGACTTCTAATTTCATACAAATTGTATTGTTTGTAAATGTTGTTATTTGTGTCATAAATGGTGTATATACCATCTTCAATAGATTTAGTTTGATTACCATAAAGAGCAATTGCCAATGTTGAGATATCATTTTCAACAATTTCAACTTCAATCATTATTGGGTCAAAAAAAGTATTTGTTAAAATAATATTTTGTCCCGCAGCTCCAATATAAGGTGTTGCATTTGGTTTGTTTGAGGGTGATGAACTTGGTGAAACTGTACAAAATAAAAGATTAGTTTCACCATCACTATAAACCCATCTTTGTGCTTTATCTGATGTATTATTAGTATTTGCAACTACCGCCTCACAATAAAATGAAGAAGTAATTATTCTAAAAAAATTAGTATTTTTTGTACCATCACTATTCAAATATTCTATTCGATAACCCACCAATCCTTGTGGAACAAACCTGTTTAAAAATTCTTGGGGTACATTTGTTAAATCGATAATAATACCCTTAACATTTGGTAATGCTTGTAATACCCCACAATCAAGAATTTCAGTTCTAATTTGAACTGGTCTAATTAATAGGTTATAAATTCCAAGATTATTAAATTCTGAAGATGGTAATTTTAAATTATACATCCCACCTAAAATTTCATTTGTTTGCCCACCAATCGCAGGATTACTAAAATAAGGTTGTAACAACTCAAGAGCATCTAATTTTTTCAAGATGAAATTATTAGTGAAATCTCTTGATGGTGTATAATTCATTATTATTTCCACATCAGCTGGACTTACATCCGCCAATCTTACTGTTCCATAATTACCTGTTGCCATTTTTTACCTTATTAGTATAAATATTAATTTTTAATTTTATTGACTGTTTTGTATGTTGAAAAAATTATATCCGTAATTTACCAAATCCGACATTGTTGAAACTTCACCAATTCTTCTGAAGTTTTCCAACGCAGAGTTTTTACCTCGTTCAACAAAAACACTTGAAAATAATTGAGGTTGGTCTATTACATTCATAAGAACTTCATTCTTTGTAATAGCACTTTGAACTAACATATCTGAAGTTAATCCTGAAGAAGCCACAACAAAAATTGATGTCCCACCCGAAAAGTCAATATAGTCAGTATTGTTTATAGTATATCCTGTTTGTTGTGACGTTAAATAATTAACAACACCATACCCACCTCCAGGTAAATTAACCGTCTGCCCCACTTGGTATTGTGTCGGCCCATACAATGATAAATCCTCTAATCTTGACGTTGTTACCCCTGTAATAAAATAAGGTACTTGTCCATAGTATGAACCTATTTGATACGCAATTTCATTATATGAATCCGCAGTGTAAATAAAATTATATGTTTGAGGACTGGCACTCCAACTTCCACTTGTATTTGCAAAAGTCACAGTTCCATATGGATTTGAGTTGTCCACAGGTGAATAAGGAACATTAACTGTTTTTGTTGTCGTAACAGTCCCCCACATGTTTTCTTGTCTTAATGTAATGGTGTAACTTGTTGGGTTAGGTAAAGGATTTGCATAAGTGTGATTTATAAATTCAGGATAAAAAGAATTTATAACTTGTGAACTCCCATCACCCCAATCTATTGTATATGTTGAGTCAATTAAATAAACTGCACCCTCACTTGAGTTATTAAATAAACTAACAGTGTATGGACTTTCAGTTGACGCAGTAAATGAAAAGTTTGCAGAAATAACTTGTTGTGTAATATTCCCATCAAATCCATCATAGTAACCAATGTCTTGATACTTTTGTTTTAATAAAATAGGAAATGTAAGTCCTGTAAGTAATGATGTTCCACCAGTATTACCTTGTAATATACTTGTCAATCCAGTATATACTCCAAAAGTATACCCACTAGATGTTACTTGTACAATATCTGATTCTAAAAATTCAGGAGATATTTTAATTTTAATTATTTCCATTTTTATACTGTAGGTGGATTTTTATACTCATACCAATTATTCGTTGAAAGTGGATTTTGTGTATCAATATTATTTATTGTATATGTTTGTTGAGTAAAATTAAAATTAACTTCTCTCATAAAATAATCAGTCGTCAATCGATATGGTGTCGATGAATCGGTCTGTTTTTTTGTTGTAAATGTTGTAAAAGTTCCATCCGAACCATCAAAAAATTTAACAGTCATATACAATTTTGTTAAATTTAATATTTCAGGATTTTCAAACCAATAAAGGTAAAAACCTTCAGGATTAGTTAATGGGTTCAAACTATAACTAGGTATTGATAGTTTACCCGTTCCTTGATTATTTCCTAAATCAACATCTGTAGTATCATTTTTTTTGTTTAAAATAACAGTTAGAAAATTTCTTCTTCTTAAAGTATTTTGACTATCGTAGAAATCAATCTTGAAAAATGATTTCATAAATGCAGTTGTCTTATTTAAAACTTGAGGTTGTGTAAATCTTCCTGATTCAACATAACTATTTACCCAATCAGTATCACCACTGTTTTTAAAATTAAAAACATACTTAAAAGGATATGGATATGAAAATCTTGCGGTTTCATAATTTTCAGGTTCACCAATTATTTCAGTAATAATTTGTTCCTCATACAAATTAAGAGCATCTTCTCTATCCAAAAAGTCCCAATTCATATTGATTGGGATATTAATACCCTTATCAATATTTGTTTTTAATATTTTAAAATTATTCACAACCATCTGTAATTGGGTCGTTAACTTGTGTAGTGTTTATATTATTAACATTACTTCCTTCAGGTATTAATCTAAAAATGAAGTTTTCATGCACATAATGTTTGTTATTTAAAAAAGGTCTATCAACACCTCGTCCAATATCATCAATGAAACCATAAGGATATATATCTCTCCATCTGAAATCATTATTATAACTTGAGAAGAAAGCGTAAGTAGGTAAATTAACTAAAGGAAAATTTTGAGGATTACTTTCGTCACTTTGTTCTACATAATCAGAAAAAACTCTTATTTGAAACTTATAATGTGGTTTATAGTAATAACCTTCAGTATTTGGATTCGATTCACCAATAGGTGATGTTTTAAATATTTTTTGATTAAAATTTATTTTTTGGTAATATTCAGACAAAACAGTTTCAGTTTGTGTCATATCATTCCATTCACAAATATCCCCATCAAGAGTATCTCCAACATTATATGGTAAATTGTAATAAAATCTTAAAGTGGTACCACCAGGTGATGTTTTATCATAAAAACTAGTTTGAACGTTTGTTAACGCTAACGTGTTTGTATCGTTCCACCATGTATTTAAATTTGGCCCGAGATTAAACTCCCATCCCTGTTTTAACCCCACCCCATTAACAATTGGTTTATTAAAAAATCCAAAATATCCTCTGTTTACTACTGTAGTATAAAATTCAGTGACAGGTCTATTTAAATTATCTAAAAGGTTATTTATATCAACATCGTTTTTAAATGATAAGTTATAACTTTGTGAACCCTCTTTTATTGAAATTCTTGGACTCAAGTTTGGAGTTAATGCCTTTGACTCATATTTTGTATTTGTACCAAATGGATTATTTTCAAAACCTGTTTTTGTTAATTCTGATTCATTGTAACTTGTAATAACTTTGTGTCTTCTTACGTAATATTTTGATTTTGATTCAGGATTACCTTTAGTTGTAATTCGTTTCATTAATCCAATTGCACCATCATAAAAATTACCACAATCAGCATAACCTAAATTATATATTGTGAATATTCTATCTTGATTATTCGCATATGAATCACCTAAAGTATAAACATCAAAGGTATTATTAGTGTTACAAGAAATTGTTAATTCAACACTATCACCTTCACTTAAATTATGATTAAATGGACACGTAAATTGAATTACAGGTTTACCATTTATAAATTCATTACTTACTACAAATGGAATTCCATTCCCAATAATCCAATCAAAAGTATTACCATCATCTAATAAAATTTGTAATTGTTTTGTATAATCACTTTCAAAAGGATATGTTAGATAAAAAAACCAATTGTAAAACGTTGCCTCTAAAGTATTAAATGGTACATGTGGAGTTTGGTTATTTTGAATGGTTGTATATCCAGGAACATTATAATCCGTTCTTATAAACTCAAACTCATGATATTGTGGTAAACCAGCCCAAGCAATTTCAAAACTAGGGTCAGGATTACTATTTTGTAAAATTCTATACGTTTCAGGACTTATATAATATAAGTTCCTATTAATTGGTGAATACGGATTTGTAATTGGTTGTGTTAAACCAGAATAAGCATTTTCAAAAAGAAGGGTAAACTTACAAGTAAAATTAAAAATTGTTGATTGTTGCCTTTCGGTGTCAAACCTTAAAGCCAAATCAATTCCTAAATTTCTTTCATACTCGGTGAGTTCCTTTAGAGTACTATCCAAAGTAACATTAATTTTAGTATCAATGTCAGGAGCACTTGCATATCTTGCAGTACCTTTTAATATTTGAAAATTATCATTCAATTACTTCTTCTGTATTTACGTATTTTATTAAAAATCTATCTAACGCACTTCCACCTCTCTTTAAACCAAAATAGAAGTGGTTTGGCGCACCTACTAAAAATTGAGGATTAAAGTTTTGTGTCGGTATCGTATCTGTCGGTATATTATTTGAATCAAAGTTTATTAAAGTCCCTCTATAATTAGCCGCCAAGTTACCATCCACTTGGAAATATCGACTAGCGTTATTAAATCTATCTAATTTTTGGTACTTATATTGGAAAAATGAGTTATTAAACTCACCTGTTGAGTCAGGATAATTTGTAACCCAATTGTTATTTTGTGAACCAAAAATTGTCCCATAGTCCATTGGTTGTCCGTTTTCATTATTCATCTTAATTAATTTCCATAAATAAAATGGTACCTCTTGTGTCTTAACAGGAATTTCCGTAAAGTTGTATTGTGGAGGTGTATCAATTGTTGCCTGTGGATTCCATATAGTTCTTCTTGGTGAGATGTAATCCCTGTCTTGAGTATTTCCAGTCAATAACAAACCAAAGAATGGGAAATTATTTTCATCCCCCAAAATTACAGGTTGATAAATAGACGTTAAAGGTTGAGCGTAGTTTGAAACACTAAATGGTGAAATTCCAAACTCAGAATTTACTGATATCATTTGAGCGTAATCGGCATCAACTAAAGCAGGTACTGTACTACTATTATTATTTTCCCATCGTCTGTTTTTAAAAAATCCTCTTACAGTTGGGTCATCAGTACCTTCATTAACACCCGGAGTTGTCGGTATTAAAAATTGTAAAAAGTTAGGATTTACTAAACGACTTAAAATAAACAAATTAAGAATTTCAGAAACATTGTTATAACTCGTAGATTTAATTTTAGAAACAATGTAACCATCATAATCATCGTTATTAACTAATTCCTGAATAAAGTAAGCCTTTGGCCCTAAATCTAAAATTGTTGTAGGTGATTGTAAAAATTTATAATTACCAAAATCAATAGTATTACCAAAAGTTGTATTATTTTTACCGATAAATCCTTCAGTCACCGACCAAGGAGAACTTCTATAATAAAAGTTATTACTTGTTTCATGGAAATATATTGTATCTCTACAAAAAATACTGTACGGTCTATTATCAGTTCCTGTAAAAACTCTTTTATTATTAAACGGATACGCATATAATGTACCATTTATCCACTGATTAGAAAATGAATGTGAAAACACATTAAAACATACCGCATTATTAACTTTAACTCTTTGTGACCATTCAACAATTGACCTTATATCGTCAGGAATAGTCGCAATTAATTTTGATACCAAATTATAACATCCTGTACCGTAATTAAAGAATTTTTTATTACTTGAAGTTGGATTCATTAATTCTTCACAATCAGGTTTTATTGTAGGTACACCATTAATTAACTCATAACATTTTAACATTACCGCCTTTTCACAATCAGCAAGTGAATCCGCAACTTCAGCGTAAGGTAAAAATTGATTAGTACTGTCATTAATTGAAAATGCCTGTTGTGTTACATTAGTTAATTCTGATTGTTCACCAGTATCATCATATTGGAAAATTGCAAATGTCGGGTTTTGATGCATAAAATAACTATTACCACCATTGATAGATTCAGATGTTGACGTTGGTAACCTGTCAGTTCTAACTACAATTTTATTTTTATTAACAATATTAATGTTTGTAAATATTGAGTATCCATCAGTATTTGAATTGGCAAATGAGTTTGTACTATTGTATGATGGTGAAATAAAACCTTTATTAGATAAGTAAAACGCTCGACTACAAGGTTCGTTAGAACATGATTCACATGAATCATCATAAAGTCCACTAATTCCAAAATTTAAAAAGTAAAATGATTGACCTTCAAAGGTTGAGTAAGGTGAATAATATGCAAATGTTGTATCGGGGAAATTCCATCTATTAAAAGTAATAACCGTTGTAGTAGGTTTTGGTAGTACACAGTTTCCTTGCCCACTACCAGGACAATCATGACTAACATCAAAATAACCACCCATAAAATTAATGTTCAAGTTATTCCTAACATAACCCGCCGAAAAATCTAGGTATAACGGATTATAATCATTTGTTGAGAATTGTGGAGGTATTTGACCCGCCGCAGCACTTTGACCAAATGTTGTTCTATCAAATGATGAATAATAATTCATCATGTTAGTAGTATAAGGTGAAAATAAATTTTGAGTATATGAAAAAGCGTAACTATCATAAAACACAGTACCACCATATTGGTCAGCATCATTATTAGTACCCAATTGATTATGCCTCACACAATGATAAGTTGAATATAAATTTGGTTGTAATGGTACATTTAATTTATAATAACCCTCAATATAAAAATTAGGGTTATTGAAAGTTTGATTTATCGTAGGTAAAGAACCATTACCATTAACATATCCAGCCCCTCCATAAGGTTGGATTTGGAAAAATGGTTCCATATATATTCTTTGTTTAACTCTTGGTGAATGGACATCAACACCTCTCATTAAAATAACAATTTGATAATCATCAATATTTGTTATCAAATCACTTATACCCTCAATATTTTGAGGATTATCAAATCTCCTTACTCTTTGTCTATAACAACTAAATGTTTCATCCATAGTTGCCCATTCATAATGAGACATATTATAATTCCAAAAATCAGCAAATTTTGGAGCGTTATTATTTCCAAGTACGTCTGATGCAATTTGTTTATATTCTCCAATTGTCCAACCTGTTATTACTTGATAGTATTCAATATCTGATGGAAATCCTGTCGTTTTAGGTAAACTATCAAATCCTGATATATTATATGTTGTCATCATCTGACCAGCCGTTTGAGGATTTGTCCATCTTATATTAACATGTGATAAATTACTAGTAGTACCAGTCGCATATATCTCTCTTTGTTCTGAAAAATAATTTGGGTCATTAGACATGTCCCTATCTTGGAATGAGACTATTTTACCAGTTTCTAATGGAGAAGCTGTCGGGTCAATCAACAATACCGTAAAATTATCCATATGGTATTTTGTTTGAGGATTGTTCAAATCAGGCTCAATTGACACTATCATTCTTGTTGAGCCGTAAAACAGATTAAAATTACCAAAATCAGTTTCAATATCAATACCCGTAAAATATCTTCCCTTATTGTTCCAAGAATTTAAAACTTCAGAGAAAGGTATATTAGTTGAAAAATGGTTGTTTGAAATTTGTTTAATGTCAGTTTCATTATTATTAACCTCAACTTCAACCTCAATGTCTGAGGTCACAATTGGAAATCTATCATATAAAAAGTATTGATTTGGATTTACATTTCCTGCATAAATCCCTGAAACATAGTCAGATTCAATATTATCACTTTGATATATACTAAAATCTGTTGAGTCAATTAAAATACTTGTATTTAATAATGTAAATAAATTAGGTTGTCCAATCGCATCAAAATTGGCTCTTTGGTCATCTAATCGACAATTACATCTTTCACATCCATCTTCAGTATAAAGTAATAATGGTAATCCAAGATTTTTAAAAGGATTACCCGCAAATAAACTAGACACATCTATAGGTGTTAAACATGGTCTTTCAGGTCTACCTAATCTTCGTCTTATCCAATTTAATCCAATACATATACCACGTACAACACTCTGTATTAATACGATAATACCCGCCAAAATTGGGCCAACAACTAACCATAAAAATCCTAAAATGTGAGCAATAATCATTAAAATCATTGCAATATATCTAAAAATTTCAAAGAATATGTTATATACTATATATGTAAAATTAACTCTAAAAAACGCATCATTAGTTGGGAATTTATTATATTCCCCAGTACATTTATCATCTAAAATATTTTTAATACCTGTTGTATTCCAAGGTCTCCTTTCCGAAACATATCTATCCATCAACTGACTGACAGTATAAACTTTATTATACTGAAGTTCCATAAATGTGTCTTCACAATTTATTGCCGCTGATATATTCGCATAGTCAGTCCAATCTAAACTAAATGCATATGATTGTTCAAGTAAAAATCTATCCTCATCAATTTTCAAAAAGTTAATAATAGCGTCCGAGCCATTGTCTATCCTATCATAAACAAAATATAAAGATGCAAAATCTTCTGGATATATATTTTGTGAAAGATATTGAGTACCGTTTGAATAGAATATTTGGAAGTTTTCGACGTTTAATGTATTAGTTAGTCTATACACCTTATTAGTTTCAAATTCATTTAAATATTCTGATAAGTAAACATATTCCCCATTTTCGTTAGGGGAATTTGATGGGATATTTACAGATACAGGTATTCCTATTTGTTGATTAAAATTACTATCTAAATAAGGGTCGTCTGAATTAGTCCATCCATATTCTTTAATATTTGGAACTAAGAAATAAGCTCTTTTAGTACTTTCAGAAAGTTCAGGCCCTTGTTCCCATTTTACCTTAAATCTATACTTACCTTTTGTCGGTATACCAACTTCAGGATTTTGAGTTATTTGTTGATTACCCTCTTCATCGGTATACACATAGTCAAGATTCATTGGAACCTCTAATAGCCAAGTTCCATTCTCATCAATTACTTTACCTCCATTTTCTAACTCAACTGTTTCTAATATAGGTAACCCATCACTATCAGTTCTATAACTTTGTCTAATCGCCAATATTTGTCCTGGCCCTGAAGTTAAGTCACACAAGTCACCCATAGTTTTTGGGATTTTACATTTGTCGTAAACGTTGTTATAACCTAATTTAGTTTCATCAACTGTAGAAACCAATGAACCCATAAAAACTGCAGTAGGTGAAATAGTAACTTGAGCTTCAGCAGTTAAGTCAAAGTCAGTTCTTGCAATATAATAATCACAAGTTTCTTGTTCACCATAAAATGGTGCAACTTGTACTGTTTTTGATATTGTTACAATTTGTGGTAATTCACTATAATTTTCAGAAAACTTAAACTGTGCTCCGTTGACTTGTGATTCGGTTGCTCTACCAATTCTAATTAAATCCGCCGGTGTAAATGAAAACTCACCAATATCAGACAAGTCAACTTGCATGAATAAAGTGTGTTGTCCGGGTGGTACACCTAAAATCATAAAGTCACCTGAACCATTTGTGGTAACAACAAACTTAAAATACTTGTCGTAAACCTGAATTACTGACTTATTAGTTAAAGCATCATTTCTATCAGGAAAAGTCCCAACAGGAATGTGTCCTGTGTAAGAGGGTGTGTAAGGTAATAAATTGTATTTGTAACCATCTTCATTAACGTCATTAATTGTTCTGTATGGGTATAATGTACTAATTACAGTATCATTGATGTCTGCCTCATCTAAAGCAATAAAAATAGATATTTTAGCGTTAGGTAGACCAAATCCGTTATTACAGAAAACTCTACCAACAACTACTCCGTAGTCCGCACAAGCTCTAATGTAAGTGTCGTTTGGATTAATTGATAATGATAATAATTCAAGTGTATCAAAATTTTGTTCAAGTTTTACCTGAATTACTTTATCAATCCCTAACTCTGTTCTAATTCTATAAGATGAAGACATGTGTGTTTTTTAATAAATAGTTTACACACGATTTTCAAAAAATAAATGATGTTAACTGAAATTAACTGTTGTTAGATTTTTAATCGACACTTTAATGTCTTTATCAGGGAATCTAACATTAAAAATCTGATTTGGTTCAGCGTAAATAGTATCCTCTATAACCTTAATTTCTTTTGTTGTTGTATTAGAATATGATTGAGAAACTTGTGATGATGAATATAATCCACCAACTCGGTTATAAACATTTATAGATGCAACAGTAATAACACCTTCCTCACTTTGTATTAATGCTCTCAATTGTGATATATAAAGATTTTCACCCATACCTCGATTACTTGGACTCATATAGGTATTAATCTTTGATATAATATTTGAAATTACAACGCCCTGATTTTGTGAACTATTAAGAACAATAAAAATATCAAATGCTAAATCAATAACTTGAGCCGGAAGAACCTGAATATAATCATTCATCATTCTGTAATTTGACAAATAGGTAGCAATGTTAGTTTTTAATGTATTAGAAATTGTTTCAGTCAATGCTCCATTTGAATCATAGGATAAAATCTGAACATTTATTTTATTATCGACTTCAGTAATCGCAACTTTTGCAGGTGCTCCAAATCTTGAAGGCATTTTTCTAATTATAGCCTCGTAGTCATTAATCGTTACTGCTCTGTTTTGTGCCGCAAAGTTAAATGTGATTAAATTTCTAATTTCTTCAATACTTGGATAATTTGCCCCTCCAATCGCAGGTAATACATTATTACAAGATAAAGAATTAATTACCGCAGTAACTTTATTTTGGTCACTACCATATACATTAAAGTTTACAGTTCCAAGTTGAGTAATTGAGCCTGGCCCAAGATTACTCACCAATCCACCTCCAACACGATACTGAACAAATAATGTGGAATTACCTTTAAGAGTTGAACCTAAAGAATAGTTATTTTGATATTTTGAAATATCTAAAGGAGTTCCATTAGTGGTAAATTGTCTTAGTAATTCATCTGAAGATGTGTTTCCTCCACCAAAAGTTAATTTTAAAAATCCTTGTGGAGTATATTCAGTAATAAACTTTTGATTTGTTTTATAATAACGACCAACTTTAACACCTGTTTCATCCTGTGGTTTTGTTGGGTCTTCAATAAAAATACTATCTTGAGCTAAAGCTTCAACTTCAAACCATTTGTTAGTTAAGTTTGTAGTATCCATAAACTCTTGAGCTGAAGGAATATTGTTGTAATTCGTACCATCTTTTAGAATAACACCTGTTACACCTAATACATTTTTTTCAGGTAAGAAAAATTCAAAAAATGGTCTTGTTTCAGGAGTATTAATAACTCTTTTGAATACTTTTGTAATACCATTAATAACAACTTCTCTTTTTGTAATTGTATAGTTAATTAATATATTGTTAGCATCAAAGTTAGGAATTACAGTTCTATTAACAATCCCTTCACTATTAAAGTCATTACCAAAATCAACATCGTATAAAGTTTCAAAAGTTTGTCCAGCACCAATCACCTGACTACCTTTAGCTAAAATTCCAAAATAAGCAGAGTCTGGTGGTTGTAATGTACCTGTGCTAGATTGTACTGCCGGAGCGTCACCAAATGGTGGAACTTGTACTGAGAAATCAACCAATGAAATTGAAGGTCTCATTCCAGGAATTTTTAAACCATAGGTTCGAGCAATATTATAAAGTGAACTTGGTTGTTGTGCAAATTGTAAAACAGTTTCTTGTAAACTTCTATCAATGTGATAATTTAAGTTATCGGTAACCGCAGCATTTAAATCAAGTAAAACAGAAAAAACAGATGCATCATTTACGTTTTGAATTAAATCAGGATAATAAGTTCTAACATAGTTTATTAACTCTAATCTAATTGCCTGAAAATCTCTTGTAGTATATGATATCATAGTTTTATATATTAATAATTACAAACCCCGGTGTATTAAATACATTATTTGTAATATTATAATTTATTCTTACTTTAGCAGTGTACTCAACTTCAGGAGTGTTAGTAAAATTAAATTCAGTCGCCGACTCATTATTAATTTGTAAAGTATCTTGAGTAGCGACCGCAGGTTCAATTTTAACTGAAGTAATAGTTAATCCTGGTATGTAAGTCTCAACCGCTTCTTTTATTTCTGTTTCTATTTGGTCAAAAGTAGGACTATCAAGTGGTTCAAAAATAAACTCATATAATCTTGTCCCAAAGTTTGGCATAAAGTATCTACTACCCTTTCTTGTAAGTAATAAATGTATTAAACTACTTCTAATTTCTTCTTCACTTGTGTCCGATAAATCCAAAAATTTACCATTTAATGAATCTTTAAAAGGAAAAGTAATACCGTATGTTACACCATTTGCCATATCAAATAAATACTGAAAAATTAAATTTATATCAAAACAATAATTTTACCCTCAATAGTTTTTGGAGTTTCATTATCATATTCAAATTCTACAAATTCTTGTTTAAGTAGATATTCGTTTATAAAATCATTAATAGGGTAATAACTTATACAATCAATTATTGGTTTCCCTTTGGGGGAGTACCTATAATAACCAATTTCATAATCCCATATCGTCAATAAATTTTTTGTGGGATTTTTTGTAAGAAGATTTGCTTTCGTCATAAACATCAGTAGTGTACTGCCAATTCCAATATAGTTTCTTATTAGGTTCAAATCCATAGAACTCATGTACTTTCATTTGAGTTTTAGTTACATCCTCACCATTCCAGTTCTGACCAACACAGATAAACCCTGTCTCAATACCTTCAACAATATTTTTCTCACCTAAAGTAGCATGTCTATTCTCAATCCAAGTTAATCTTTCAATTAAATTTTGGTAGAACATATTTGCCTGTCCCCATCTTACAGAACTAAAAAATACTACAGCGTCTGCTTCAAAAAGTTCTTTAGAAATTTTCCAAAGTTCATCTGTCTTATTATTTAAACTAGCCCAACATCTATGATATCCTGAAGGATTTTTTTTATCATCTTTAAGTAAAGATTTTAAAATACCACAACTATTACCTTCTTCCCTTGACACATTCCCTTCACAAGGAAATATTTTTAATTCAGAAACATCAATAAAAACTGACTTATCACCAAGTTCTTCATTTAAGTACATTGCTAAGATTTTAGATTTAGGAACATCTATATTTTTCTCATCCCAATTATATCTATTTGAACAACTTAATAATAAAACTTTCTTTTTCTTTTTTAGAATGTCTAAAGTTTGTTTTAACTTTTTTTCACCCCCCTCTTGAACCATGTTCTCTGAGAGCATCATTTTTCTTATTTTTTGAATTTCTTCTTGTATGATATTAGACATAATAATAAATACCTCTTTAAATAAAAAATCCCGACCTAGCTCGGGATAACACATCGGATATTGTTAATTATTATGATGAACAACCAAAACAATCAAATTCACTATTTTCAGGTTTTGGTGGTAAATTCATATAACTATAATCTACTTTTGGAGGTTCAGGGGTTGGTTTTGGTTTGTTAATTTTTGATACGTCCATAGCCAAGTGTTTAGCTCCCGTTGAGATTGCTCTTGTTCTAACGTAGTAACAAAGTGTTTTCAATCCTTTTTCCCATCCGTAAAAATGTGATGATGAAATCTTAGACAATGTTGGGTTTGACATGTATATATTCATTGATTGTGATTGGTCAATAAATGGAGCTCTATCTGCCGCCATCTCAATCAATTCTCTTTGTGAAATCTCCCAAATTGTTTTGTATTTCTTAATTAAATGTTCAGTTCTTTTAACTTTGAAGTTATATCTCTTATCTTCTTGGTCAAGGTAGTTATTGAAATTAATGTTTTGAATTGAACCTTCGTTCATAATGATTTCATTCTTTAAGTCCTCAGACCAAATTCCAATCTTTTCAAAATCACTAATCAAATACTTGTTAACAATCATAATCTCACCACCAACTACACGTCTGTTAAAGATTGCTGAGTGAGCTGGTTCTGTCATTTCATATGAACCTGTAATCTTTGCCGACGATGCCACAGGCATTTGAGCGGTAAATAATGAGTTACAAACTCCATACTTACTAACATTCTCTTTCAGAGTTGACCATGGCCATCTTCCTGATAATTCATTTTCGTTTAATCCCCACATATCAAATTGGAATACTCCTTGTGACATTGGTGACCCTTTAAAGTAAGCATACGGTTCATACTTACCATCCATACACAATCTGTTACTTTCAGTGATTGCCGCAAAATAGATTGTTTCAAAAATTTCTTTGTTCAATTTACGAGCTTCTTCAGATGTGAAGATGTAATCCATTAAATAAAATACGTCAGCAAGACCTTGTGTACCAATAGCGATTGCTCTTTGTAGTAATCCACCAGTATGACCTTTTTCAGTTGAGTAATTATTGATATTAACAACTTTGTTCAATGCTCTTACAACCTTACGGGTTTCGTCATATAATCCTTGGAAATCAAACTCACCATCTTTTACATAGTTCTTTAATACCATAGATGATAAAGTACAAATAGCAGTAGTTTTCTCATCTGTGTATTGATAGATTTCGTTACAAAGATTTGATTGTTTGATAACACCAATGTTCTGATGGTTTGTCTTTCTGTTAGCACTATCTTTAGAACATAAATATGGAACACCTGTTTCAACTTGTGATTCAATAATCTTATTCCAAATTTCCTGAGCCTTAACTTTCTTACCAAGACCTAACTCAACTGCTTTGTTGTAGTTAGATTCGTACTCATCACCATAACTTTCTTGTAATGGTTTGATACCCGCCTTAATAATATCGTTAGGACAAAACAAATACCAATCGTCATTGTTCTTAACTGCGTTCATAAAGTTGTCAGGAATCCAAAGTGCGGTAAACAAATCACGAGCTCTTAATTCTTCAGCACCTGTGTTCTTTTTAATCTCCAATAGGTCAAAGATATCTTTATGCCAAGGTTCTAAGTAAATCGCCGCAGAACCAGGTCTACGTCCTTGTTGATTAAAGAAACGAAGTGACTCATTTACAATTTTTAAATACTTTAAAAGCCCACCCGCATATCCACCTGAAGATGAAATACGACTCTCCTTACTACGAATATTAGACATTGATAGTCCAATACCCGCAGCGTCAGATGAATAGGTTGAGATATCTCTCATGGTGTTTAACAAACCTTCTCTTGAATCCGAATCATTGTAATGAAGAACACAAGAAGCAAGTTGTGGTGTTTTAGTACCAGCGTTAATCATGATTGGTGTTGCCGGAGATATTCTTTGTGTTGATAAAGCTTGGTAGTACTCAACCGCTTCCTCAAATGTATTAGTTACCCAAAGAGCAACTCTCATATACATGTGTTGTGGTCTTTCAACTACTTTACCTTCCGACAATTTCAAAAGATACATTTCAGAAAGTGACCTCCAAGCAAAATAGTCGAAGTTATAATCATTATCGTGATTGATAACTCCATCAATTTTATCAGGTCCGTAAGACTCAATAATTTCAATTAATTTATCATTGATGATACCTTCACCATGTAACAAATTCATTGTGTTTGAAAAACTTGGGTCAGTTTCTTTATGATAAGATGAAATAGCAACTGAAGAAGCTAATCTTGAGTAATCGTGATGACTACCTGTAAATGCCGCAGCAATTTCATAGATTAACTTATCTAATTCTTTTGTTGTAATAATACCTTCAGTTGGTACTGAAGTGATAACTTTAATAAAGATTTCATCGGAGTTGACACTCAACCCCTTTGAAGCTCTTTTAATACGGTTATAAATTTTTTGTGGATTAAATGACGCATCATCTCCACCTCTCTTTTTAATTTTAAGTGACATCATAGTTCTATAAAAATAATAAATTAGAAATCGTCAGTAAAGGACAATGTTTCATTCAATTTAGCTTTTTGGTATTCAACAGTTCTTGACTCGAAGAAATTACCTTTTGTTTCAACCGCAATTTGTTCCATGAACTTAAATGGTTGTTCAACATTAAATTGTTTTTTACATCCAAACTTTACCAATAGACCATCAACAACAAACTCAAGATATTGTTTCATTAAGTTTTGGTTCATACCAATTAAAGAAACAGGTAGTGATTCAGTGATGAATTCTTTTTCAATCTCAAGAGCTGAAAGTAGAATTTCTTTAATTCTTTTTTCACTTGGTTTGTTTTCAACGTGATTGTTTAACAAGTGAATTGCGAAGTCACAGTGTAGGTTTTCATCTTTGAAAATCAAAGCGTTAGCATTACACAATCCTTGCATAATACCTCTTGATTTTAACCAAAAGATAGAACAGAATGAACCTGAAAAAAAGATACCTTCAACTGCCGCAAACGCAACCAATCTTTCTTGAAACGATGCATTTTCAATCCAATCCAAAGCCCATTTAGCCTTTTTCTGAACCGCAGGTAAATTATCTAACGCAGTGAAACATTTATTCTTTTCTTCTTCATTTGATACGTAAGTATCAATAAGAAGAGAATACATTAAACTATGAATGTTCTCCATAGCAAGTTGCATACCATAGAAAAATTTAGCTTCAGGATATTGTACTTCTCTATAGAAATTTTCAGCTAAGTTTTCATTTACGATACCATCTGATGCTGCGAAAAACGATAAAATATTTTTTACAAAATATTGTTCATTTTCTGATAAGTTTTCCCAGTCACGTAGGTCACCGCTTAAATCAATTTCTTCTGCCGTCCAAAACGCGGCTTGATGCATTTTATAATATTCCCAAATATCGTTGTATTGTATTGGAAAGATTACAAAACGATTTGGATTTTCTACTAAAATTTTTTCCATTTTTTGTTCCATATTGTTTTAATAATTATACTGTTTGTTGTTTTCTTTTCTCCATAATTTCTTTAATCCTGTTTCTATTTCTTTCTTCCTTTTGTTCCTCAAGTCCTAAGAATGTTGTAGTACTTTCTGTGTCAATTTCTAACATTTCATTATTGAACTTACAGTTTTCAAATACCACCCCGTCTTTACCAATTCTTGACTTTGTAATCGCAATAGTCGCAAGATTCAATTCTTTTTGTTGTAGTGATTTTGCCACCGTGATGATGACGTGTCCTACTTGAGCTTTCTTAATAGAACCACCCATTTGGTCAGTTGTTACTACATCAGATGAAATAGAACTTCTATTACCCTGTGTCGCTGTCCAACCTGCAATGTCCAATTCATGACACATTGATTCAAATGCTCTCATAACTGAACCTTCAGATTTCCATTCGTCTTCCATCATTTTCTCAGGTGTAACACAATCAATATAGTCTAAAATAACCATATCAATCTTTGTCCCATCAGCAATCATTTTTCTAATCTGATTTTTAATCTGATTCATAGTTAATGTGTCAGAAGGTAACTTCTTCATTACTAATTTGTTTGGCATTGTTTCTTTAATTTCAGCAACCTTTGCCAACACTGTTTCTTTATGATTACTTAATTCATCAGGTGCAATACCTGTCCAACATGTAAAATGTTTTCTTTGAATAATCTTATAATTATCCTCAAAGAAGATTTGTAAAACATTAAATCCTAAATTAAAAGCGTGATTAGCAATCTTTGTTGTTAATGTTGATTTACCAACACCTGTGGGTGCTAATATAACACCAATTTCTCCTTTTGCCAAACCACCTTTCAAAAGATTGTCAATACCCGGTATTCCCATTGGGATTGGATGTCTGTAATCATCCGCTAATACCTCATCTAAGTCTTGAAACACATCCCCTGTTCCTCTATCCACGTTTCCAACCTGTAAAGCTTCTCTAACCATTTCTTCCAAAGTGTCGTAGTTTTCAAACTCACCGTGGTCAATAATTTTTTTAGCTTTATCCATAACCTTTTGAAGTTCTTGTTGTTTACAAAACTTCAAAGCCTTTTCCTGAACAAACTGAGTACCCTCTTCGGTAACATTTTGTATATCAGAAATAGTGTCAAGAGTTATCTTTAATAATAACTCCTGACTAATTTCACTTTTAGCTTTTTGTTGAATTGTCTCAAAACTAGGACTGTGTTCAAACTTTGAATAGTATTCTTTAACCATTTGAACAAATAATCGGAAGTATTTGTTTTCAAAATAGTTAGGTTCAATCACCTCAATAATTGAGTGTGAAAAGTCCTTATCAACTATCATTTGATTAAGAAGTTGTAATTGGAAGGTCTCTCCCAAATAATCAAAATTTTTGTCAGCCATATTATGTTTGTTTTTTCAATAAATATCAACGAGCTAGCTGATAACCCATGTATTCGTGTGTTAAATTTCTAGATGACAACACGTCAGTAAGACCAAAAAGGATACCTTTTAGGAACGGGCGTATGTCTACGGTGTATCTCACCTTCGGTGGATAAAGTTTAGCATCAAATGAATAATGACACATTGTCGTATCACCATTTTTGATATAGATGTTAAACGACTCAGGCCCATCAGTAAATGATGTGTTCAACACCTCAGGGTCTTCACTAATCTGATATTGATTATCCAACATGTAGTTTACAGTTTTCATCTTGAAATTTTCTTTCAAATCTGAAATGAAACCATCCATCAAATCAATCAACTCAGCTGAGTTTTGAGCCTTTGGGTTATACCCTTTAACGTTAAAAAAACGTTGTACGATAAAATTGTTATTTACCGTCATCAAGAATTCCAGTTTGGTAATGTCTTGTTCTTTCATAATTTATTTTATTTTTTGTTTGTTTTTGTTTTTTCTTTTCTTGTTAACTTCATAAATGGTTGGATGAAGTATGTCCAAGCATCATCACCTTTTGGTAGGTATTTGAACAACCCGTCTTCAACCATATACTTAATTAAGTTCTTGTAACTTCTACCTTCGATATCCAATTTTTCAGTAACGATTGACTGTATTTCTTCTTTGTCTTCATCCCTCAATAAAGGATTAGATAAGTCCACAATCTGTTCATTAACTTGGAAAAATTCTTGTTCAAAGATGCCTGATTTTGTTTTACCTGTTAAAAGATTCTTTAGAGTTTGATTGTCTTTTTGTTCTTTTAACAAATCTTCAGCTCTTGTTAAAATATCGTTATAAGAAACTTCTTTTTCAAGTATCTCAGGGAAAAATTTAACTAAAGTTTTTTCACCCAAAAGATAGATACCTTCAATATTATCTGACTTATCACCAGTTAATATCTTTAAAGTTTTTACGTTATAGTGTGGGAACTCAAAATTATCAAATTTAATCTTATCCCCGTGTTTAAACGTAGCTTTAACTGATGGTGAGTATATGGATACATTTTCAGAAATAAGTTGTGTTAAATCTCTGTCTGACGAAAAAATTAATTTGTCTTCATTTTCAGATACTTGACAATAATAAGCAATTAAATCATCGGCCTCTCTACCACTAATTTCTAATTGTCTTATATAGACTTCTTCCAAATATTGTTTGATACGATTTTTTTGTTTTAGGTAAGACATAAAGATTGCGTCCTCCATAACCAATCGTCGGTTTTGTTTGTATTTGGGGTAAAGAATTCCACGTAAACTCGTAGAATCTTCACCATCCCAAAATACTACTACCTTGTCAAAGTTATGCTCACTGATAAACTTACGAAGTGTATTCATAAAATGATACAAAGCTCCGATATGTTCTCCATTGTGGAAGTAATCCTTCACACCATGAAATCCAATCTTCATCAGATTATTTCCGTCAACAAGTAGTGTTTTTTTCACGAACTAAAATTAAAATTGTTCGTTTTCGTTTGCAAAAGTTTCTTCAGTCTCATCAAGGATTAACTCCCCTGTCCCTGAAAGAATTGCGTTCCAATATTGTGAATACTCTTTTTTATATTTTTCAAGAGCATCTTTATCGTCAGCAATATATCCTTGTGGTGTTGCAATAATCTTACCATCTTTATATCCTAATCCATTGATATGATTCTTTAAAACAGAAATTTTTGTTCTGATAGCATAAGATACTGTTCTACCATTTTTAGTTGCCGTAATGTGATTAATACCAGCATTTTTCTGATTACCAAACAAGAATACAAGAGCCGATGCCAACCAAAGAGCCTCACCACCTTTTGCCTTAATTGTTGGTTGTCCAAATGGATTGTCAGGTAATTCAACCCACGGTTGATTAACTACCACTAGTGTATTTGTATATGGATAGTCTTCTTTACGAGATTTGGTAATACGAGCTTGGATACCCATACCAATCTTATCTGCTAATACAGATGCGTTATGTTGTTTACCACCTTTACCATCAAAGGTCATCTTACAAGGAACTGAACCAACAGAATCCCAAAGGAAACAAAGAGAATAAGGAATATTACCTTTTTCTTGTTCGTCTAATAATTCGTTGATGTAGTCTGTAACCTGTTCGATGTAATCAAAATTATCATTAAAAATAAATTGTCCGTCCCACTCACCGTCAACCATCTCAGCCTTAAGACCAAGTTCTACTGCGTGGTTCCAACTCCATTTTTTCTCGGTGATAATGAAAACAGGCAAATGCCCCTTCTGCTGAGTAGACACAGCGGCTTTGACAAGCGCGGTCGTTTTTGAAGAGTTCGAGTGACCCAAGAACATGTTGATGTTACCCAAAGCAGGGCCAGGTAAACCGCAACTATTATGGAAAGCTTCACCGACTTCATAAAAGTCTGTTTCTTTATATTTTGTCTTGGTTGAATATTTGTCTTTGATTGCATCTAACGAAAATTCTTTTTTCTTTATTGCCATAAATGTCTATGCGTTTAAATTGTTTGTTGTTTAAAAATAGCAAAGGTTGGACACTTTGTGTATATTAGTGTCCAACCTTTTATAAATTAGAATGGTAAATCACCATCCGGCTCAGCCTCAGCCTGTGGGTCAACATATGAACCACCGATAGTACCTTCATCAGATGAACTATCACCGTAAACATATTTACCTAAATCAGATGACCATCTTGGAGTTTCTCCACGAGCAATTGCCTCCAAGTACTCAACAGGTTTTTTAGAGTAAACATCTGCCCAAGTAAGTGGGTCTTCAATCCATGACTTAGCCGTTTCAGCATCTGTGTGAACAGGTGATGGGTCGTCATGCATAACTGTTTGAATAACTGTATAAGTTGCCCCTTTTGGAGTCTTAGCCTTTGTTAACTCAATGATAAGGTCACGTCCATTAACAGGGTCAGTGATATCACCTTTAGCTTTCCAAATCGGAATAATTTTGTCAAGGATACCTTCGTTCTTGTAATTGTGTTTAAAACGCCAGAACTTAACTCCGTCCGCTTCATTATCACGGTCAATTACTTTAACGATGTAAAATTTACGAGGTTTGTAAGACTTTGCGAGTTCTTTATCAGACTCTTTACCTGTTGACATTAATTCATCATGAATTTCAGTCAAAGGTGAACGCTCGTTGTCGTTCTTTCCTGGGTCATAGATTTTATTCCATTTACCCTCAACTTGTACTTCGTGATACCATACTTCTTTGAAAGGTGATGACCCATCAGGTGTAGGTAGAATACGAAGACGTTTCTGTCCTGAGTTCTCATTTTGCGTTAAAATTGCTGCAAAATATTTTTTCATTCTGTCTTCTTGAGACATTTTGTTTGCAGAGTTACCTCCACTTTTCGCTTTTTCGTACTGAGCGAGTACAGCATCTAAGGAATTTGTCGCCATTTTGTGTATATAATTTATTAGTTAATATTCAAGTATAAGTGTGTCAGCCGTGATAATCAAATTTGAAATTTAGAATTTCAAAGGTTTGTATTGTGTTTCTTCTCCGTAATCGTTAAAAGTTGTTTTAATTTCTGAAGGAGTGAAATCTTCAACTTCATCAGTTGTTAAAATATATTCATTTTTTCCTGATTTTTCAATATCTTCTTGTTTGTCAACAAAAAAATCAGTTAATTTTTGATTAAATGGCCCTGAGTCTAAACTTCTTAATTCAAGTTTTTCTTGTGGAGTTTTTTCTCTGTATTTTTCAATCTTAGCCTCGATATCATTTAATTTAGTAAAAATATTTTCCATATTACTTAACTTACTTTCTAAATCAGTTAATTGATTAAATAAGTTATTAAAATATTCTTCTTGTTTTGTTTCAATATTTTGTTGTGATTTTACTAAATCAGTAATTTCTAATTCTTCAGTTTCAGAAGATTCCCCTTCATCACCTACTTTTTCAACATCAGGGTCATTTGCAACATCAATAGGTTGAGCATCCGCCGGTGGAGGTGTCACTCCCGCTTCAGGTGCCGGTGGTAAAGCTCCAGCGTCAGGTGCTGCAGGTGCCGCCAATGGGTCTTCACCAGGTACAGGTGGTAATCCCGCTTCTTGTTCGGTGATATAATTATTAATCTTATTATATCTTTTTAATTCTTCCAAAATTGTTTCTGAAATTCCCATTTTAACCATTTAATAATTGTTTGAAACCTTGAGTTGTTTCTACGTTTATTTTTTTATTAGTATTAAGAGTATTATTAACTCTCTCAATTAAACCATCTTTCATTCTGATTGTATAACAATCACCAGTATCTAAATCACACACCTCTTTAAAACCATTTCCTTTGTCAGTTTCAGTAATTCTTGTACTCTTACCTAAGTATCTGTCTAAAATTTGTTTAGTGTTCATAATATTATTTTATTATAAATATTCGTCAATAATGAAATTACTCACTAATAGGAATAATACTTTGGTAAATATCAAATCCTTTTTTAATTTTACTTAACAGTTTTTGATAATTTTCGTTATTGGTTTGTATATAGTCATTAAAAATTGTTGGAGTATTAACTACTTTATTATAAGGGAAATATTCTATCCAAAATTTTGAAAATTCATTTGCAAACGTATCTTTGTTTATTATATCATTTACGTTATTATTAATGTAATCAGGGTATGCCGCAATCATAAAATCATATAAACTGTTTTCTCTTTCAAAGACTGCATATGTTTGTGTATATTGGCTGGTGTTAGTTAAACACATGAAATTTGAAGTAATATAGTTTTTAAGTTCACCATGGTAATCGTAATCTAATGTTACTCCCGCGATATTATTACCAAAAAACTGCAAACGATTTGTTGTTTCATTTATAGATAATCCTGATTCAATCCAACAACTAATAAAAATACAAAGTCGAACTTTATCAGTTGTAGGCAATACTTTAATTGCCGAAACAATAACATCAACACCTTCATTTTTAGTAAGCCCTGTGTATTTTGTATAATTAGAGTAAGCTTCATCTTTATTACAATTTGGGGTATTAGACATTATTTTACCACCAATTATAGAATTAGTTATACTATTTTTTATTTGTACAGAATTGTTTGGTATACCTGTAGTAGACCCACCTTGATTTTTAAATGTACTACCTAAATTAGTTAATAATTGTTTTTTAATTGTTTGGAAAAGTGTATCCACTTTTGGTAATGTAGCAACCGCCTGTCTTGTACCCGTAAATGATGTTGTAAAATCATCTAATCCTATACTATGGTTCACTTCAGTAATAAAATAAGACCCTGCAAATAATGGTATATTTCTTAAAACAAAATACATTGATGGTTGAATCATTACGTTACCCATTGATTCAACAGACGCAGCGTAACTTCTAGTTTTATAAATGTTATATAAACTAACACTTTGTGTTGATGTTTGAATTCCAGCACTTGAGTTAGCTAAATTATACTCAGCCATTAAGGATTCACTTGTTGCCTTACCTAAATCCTGACTTACATTTATTTTTTTGAAAACTCCTTGATTTTGTAATTCAAAGTCAACCGCAAAACCAACTATTCTATTTTCTAAAGAAAAGTTTCTTTTTTGAGACGCATCAACCCCAACAGAATTTTCAGCACATATTGTAATATCTAAACCATCATCTTTATATCCATTAAGTTTGGATTTGTTATCCGTTTGTTGTGAAGGTTTATCAACAAATATATTTAACATTTTTGGTTTTGAGCTTTGATAATCAACAGTATCAAATGTTCCAAATAAATTGTTCGCAAATTCATTTGGTTCAGTATTTTTTGAAGTATCATCCTGTCCAGTTGGAGTTTGTCTTCCATAAAAATTAATGTATGATGGCATTAAAAAACTAACAAAATTATGGTCTTTTATTATTGAACCGACAACTGTAAAAACGTTTGATTTAAGATTTGCACCTTTTAAATACGAATTAACTTTTGTAATATCAACAAATATATCACCAACATTTCTATTTGCTCTGTCAACAAATAAATAATCTTTAAATAAAGGAGCGTCAGAGTTTTCATCAATTTTTGTATAATCATTTCCAGCAATCCATTTATCATTAATTGCTTTAAACATATCATATAATTCAACTTTACTTTGAAACCCTTCTAAAACCGAATCAATTTTTTCAGTATTTGTATTACCACCACCTAATTTTTTTTGTAAAGATGTGATAAAATTTGTGAAAGTTTCACCCGATAAATTATCAGTAATATTTAAATAAGTGTCTATTTTATTTTTAAAAACATCAATATTTCCAGAATTACCCAAAATTGATGTTGTTCCATACATTTTAATTAAATTTCTAAATAATTTAATATTATCAACTGTAAAACCTATATTGAAAACTCTAAAGAAGTTAGTTAAATAATTTTCAGAAGCGTCGTAGTTTAATCCATCAATTGTTGAAAATCCGACATAAAGTTCCATAGTATTCCACTCGTTTGGATATAGAGCCTTTGATTCACTATAAGTTATACCAAAGTTAGTCGGCACTGAATTTGGCGTTATCTCATAGTTTGGGATATTATATCGATTTACTATTTCAGGAGACGGATTTGATGAGAGTATATTAAACAAATTTTTATCAAACCCAGTCGGATTTCCTCGTTTAATTAAAATATCGTATTGTAACGAGTTTGTTATTGTTGTACTAACATCATAACTTTGTGAAATGGCAATACTTTTAACAATTTCGTTATAGTTAACTCCAATAATATTCTCAGATTTTTCATTATAGAATGTTATTTTTTTAAGTATTGACTCAAAAGAATAAACACTTGAACTTCCCTGATTTGCAAATTTTAAAAATTCAATTTCAAAATTATTTAATTCTTCAGTATCAAAAACAGAAAATAATTCTTCAATGTTTGAATAAATAAATTCAGAAAATAATTCAAAACTTACTTGTTCTTGTTTATCGGAATAAACTTTTTTAAGATATTCATTATAACTAGATTTTCTAATTGGTGTTGTATTAAAATACCCATAGTTAGGTGCTCCCCAAAATAACCTTACCGAACCGTTATGAATACTTGGATTGTTTGAAAGTGAGATTATGTTATTATTATTGCCGTCAAAACATTCTTTTTTAATTTGATTAGTTGTTGTACCAAAAGAAGGACATATTGTATAAGACTCCTCACCTTCCGAATTACTAACTTTAATTAAAACAGTCCAAGTTTTTAAATTAATGTTTGAAGATTGGATATTTGATTGGTCAGCATTAAATAAAATAATTTCTCGGTTATCAAGTGCGGTTTGTAATGCGTTTTGTATATCTAATGAAGTTGTGACTGAGTTTGGGTTATATAAATAAGAACCATTATGTAAAAAATAAAAATCATTTACCAGTTTTGGATAAAATCCAATATGATAATTTATTGATGATGTTTGGGTATTTTCTAATGTAATTGATGTTGTATTAAATGTTTCTGAAGACAAAACATAAGTAGTTGATGCCAAATTGTTAATCGGGTCAAAATTATTTAAATAATTAAAATTAGTCCAAATAGGTGTAATATAATCAGTCCCATCATTAACATAATTTTTATATCGGTTCCAAATTGAACCTAATTTCAAAATCCAAAAGTATGGTAACCTATGAACACCACCAAATTTCTTTAAACCAGCAAAAATAAAATCAGAATATGTATTTAAATTATTTTCAAATGACAAATATCTTTCTTTTAATGTTGATAAAGGTAAACTGTTTAAGAAAAGATAAGACGCTTCTAAATAGGCACTACTTTGACCATTTAAAGTTGCGTTAATACCTTTTTGTATTGCGTTAATAAAATAAGGTGTATTAAGAATTGAAGTTGTTTGTTTATTGGTTAATTCAGAGTCAATGTAATTAATAAACCCTTCTGTCGGTAAAAATTCTGTAGATTTTCTATTATTATAAAAAGTTTGTAAATCAACAGGTAGTGTTATTTCATTAGACCTCCAATTATAATCAGTATATGGTCGTAGTTTTGTTTTATTACCATTAGTACCGACAACTGAAGAGTCTTCAAAATTTGTAACTTTTTTAAAGTATGTGTTATAATAAATTGAAAACTCTGTTGAGTTTATGTTTTTAAACTTTGTATTATTTTGTCCCGCAGCTAAATTAGCGTAATTCCAATTTGAATCAATATATGGATATGTATCAGTAAAACTAATGTCATTATGGACATTAGAATTTAAATAATTTACCATGTATTTTTCTTTGTCATTGGTTATTTGAATTGTTGGTAAATCTTCAAATAAAATTTTATTCGGATTTTCATTAACTTCTCTTTTTAAATAATCAGTTACAAAATACCCTTGTGAATAAATTGAATAATCCTGTTGTAAATTAACAAGTTCAGAAAAATAAGAATCTTTAGTAAAGTTCGATGTTTTAAAAAGAAAATTTAATCTTGGTGAATTTTCTCGATTACCCGAATTTAAAGCGTTAAATACATTCAGACTTTCTGTTTCAGCTAAGTAGTTTAATATATTTTGATTAGTTGAACTGTCATTATTTTTTTGAAATCCGTTATATTGTGTTATTGTTTGAATTCTTTCCCAAACTTCATATAAAAATTTACTTTCAGTTAAATTACTATATGGCTCATTACTTGGTAACGTATCAAACCCTGAAATTAAAATTCGATTAATACCTTCATTAGTCGGTGTTGGTGGGATTGGGGGTATTTCTCTTTGTAAATAACCTTTTAAAAACTCTTCGACAAACTCGACTTCAGGCCAAATAGTATAATTATTTCCTTTAGTTATCGATATAACTGAATTATCGCCAGGATATTGTATTTCAAATTTCACTTGACCATCAATATTTTTTTCAACTACAAATTGAGGCCAAGGATATACAGGTGATAACTGTGATGCAGAATCATTTTTAGTTACTAACTTTTTTATTTCACTGTTTCTAACATCAAATGCTTTTTTATGAACATCTTGCATTAATCTTAAAAAGGCCTCTGCAGATGCCATGATAACCGCAACTACATTTCTTATTGTTGGTGAAAATCCTAATCCACTTGTTGTTTGTATAAAACTTGATAATTCTTTAGTAAGTTTATCTTCAATTAATGTTTTTTTATCATTTAATATTTTATCTAACTCATATGTTAAATCTAAAAATCTACTTGCCCCATCAAATTGAAATAAAAATCCAACTTCACTTTCTTTAAAAATATTTTTTAAATTATCAATCTCATTGACAATTGATGTGACTTGGTCTTGATTTACTGTTTCCACATTATTTCTTTGTTTATATGTTTCAACATAATCAATATTAGTATCATCAGTTCTTATATTTTGAATATCTATTGGGTTTTCAATTTTATATTCACCTGAACCAAAAGTTGTATTATTTTTTAAATTTTCATTATTTTGTGTAATAATTGATTGTAATTTAGAATATTGGGAATCAATATCACTGATTGCAACTGTATCTAATTTTTGAAAATTTGATAACTTATAAGTGTAGATTTTATATCTGACATTATTGATTGGGTTTGAAATAAAGAAATTCGTAGCATCTAAATTTAGATTAAACCACGAAGTAGTAAAATTATAAATTTCTCCACGATATTGTGTTAAATCTTGTGAGTATGTATCAATATCATTAAGCGGTGTTAGATTTGATTGACCAAATTTTGCTAAACTATAATTGATAAAATTATCCAATTTTGTTGATAACTGTTGTACCGTTAATTCGGGGAAATCTTTCGGAATTAATCCTAAGTTTTTATAATCAGTATAAACATCTCTAATCTTTTCATACCCAAGTTGAGTTATTTGTTGGGTATTAGTTTGTGTTTGATTTCCAGTATTTTCACCTTGTGACACATTAGTTCTTTTAAGATACATCTGTGGAACCGCAAAAAGTTCCGCCATTGTAATATCGGTTAACACATTAAACTTATAACCAATCATTACCAAACTAATATCAAAATTACCTGTAGATGAATTAAATGAAGATGTAAATTTTTGTAAAATTAATGGGTATCTAACCGCCTTACCATAGTAACCTTTAAGTGTTAAATAAAATGTTGGGTATGGTAAATTAAAAAACGCAGAATATGGTGAATTTTCACCACTTTCAAATAGAGCTCTACCTTTAATATCTTCTAAATTTATTGTAATTGTTGGGATATAACTTAAACCTACTCGGTATGAAATCCCTTTTATTCCAAGAAGTTGATTAGCAATTTGGTTTTGATTAGCAGTTGTGTCTTGTATTCCCGTCCATTCAGTAGTTAACGCACCTGTCCCTGTAGGATTTAAAAAATTCATACTTGCCAATGAAACTGTTTTTACAGTGGTTTTGTCCGCCCCTGAAATTAGTCTACTTCTTGGTTCAAGGTCACACTCTAAATTAGCGTAATAAATTAAGTTTTCTTGTTTTATATTTCTATCTTCCGCATTACCATATTGGTTAGTAACCTTATTTGGGTTAATAACAAAAATGTTATCACATGTACTTGGAAAAACGTATATATTCTCACTGTCCATAATAATAGAAATATTCTTTCACTGCTGTTTTATAATCTAACAAAGAACTCAATAAAGGGAATGGTATATTCAGCACGGCATTATCAGGAATATTTAATTCAGAACCACTATATTGTGGATTTGACTGTAATATCAACCAACCATAAAATGGTGAGTTATAATATAACTGAGAAACTTTATCTAATCTTGATACCCCTAACTTATAGATGTATTTCTTATCAGTAGTTTTTAATGGAATATTAACAAAAGGGATATATGTAGTTGTTCCATCAACAGTAAAATTTTGGTATCTATTGTAATATTCGTTAGCCATCAGTCAAAAATTATTTTTCCGTTAAAGGTCGTTTTATCTAAATTAACATTCACATTCGAATACAAATTTTTCAAATTTTCGTTTTGTGTAGGAGTCGCACCTGCACTTGTATAAGAGAAATTTCTTGTTTTTCCAACAATACTTTGGTTTGACACTTGTGGATTATAATTTTTATAACTTAAATAGTCAGGTGAATTAAAGAAAGTGTCAACCTTATTTGTTTGTGCATTTTTTTCAACTGTAAAACTTGAGACTAATCCATTAATTGTAGTTTCGACAATACTTTTTGTTAACTGTACAGTATCTGAAACTAAATTTAAAGTTAAATTATTAATTAAACTTTGCCTTGAATTGTTATCAATTATTTCATTACAGAAAAGAGTGAAAAATCTATTTAAATTACCCGCAATATTTTGACTTGATATAGGTGTAAATGTTGTACTTGGAGTTGTCACGTCAATAATAATATCATTAGAATTCAATAATGTATAGTATGATTGAACGTCAGAGGCTAATTTAATATAGTCAGTTCTTATTGAGGTTAGTGTATCACTTGCCCCGTCAGGTAATCCTGTAAGAGTATAAACATAAGGACTTCCAAGTGATGTGATTTTACCATCAGTCGCTGAACATATTAAATCAAGTTTTCTATAATTTTGATATATTCCAACTTGTGTATTAGAAACACTTTGTATTTGACTAGATATTTTAGAAATGATATTATTAACCTGATTTGATACTTGGGATATATAATTAGCCCTTACCGCTCTAATGTCCGATGTTGATACATTATTAACAATTAATGCTGAAATTAAAAAATCAGTTCCATTAGTAATTTCAGTACTTAGTTCATTTGCAACATTTAAAAGATAATTGTTGTAATTAACCATTTTACCAAGTATCTTAACGTTTGTAACGGGTGTATCTAAACTATTCAATGAACCTGTTACAAACTGTTTTTCAGAACTTACTTGTTTATAAACACCATAGTTTGTGGTTTGAACAATTTTTGTCACAAAACTTTCAATATTATTAAAATAGTTTTGAGTATAGACAACTGTGTTATCAAACAAACCACCGTATAATAATGTACCCGTTTCAACACCACCTGAAGTTTGTGAATTAGTAATATTCCCAGCTTGTGTACCCCCATTATTTGTTATTTGGGTATTAAGTTGATTACTCATAGAAGGTGTTGAATTCGCAAATGCCGCATTTGCCTGACTAATATTACTTGATTGTTGATTACTTAAAATGAAAGATTCAACATTAGTATCATCAGTTGCATCCGCTCTTTCATCGTATACTTCAGTATTTGCATAAAAATTAAAACTCAAAGCATTTTGAAGTTTTTCAATTGGTTCTTTTAGTCCGTGACCACCAATCATTTTAAAACCAAGTTTAACATTAACAATCGCTGGTTGCACACCAATTCCTTCAGGATTAAAATCTAATTGTTCATAAGTAAACGATAATGTATCAGGTACAATTTTACAATTATAAAAATCACCAACTCTTAAAATTAAAATTGGAGGTCTACCAAAATTAGTATTAAATGCGTCTTTGTTTTTAACACCTCCTTGATTATCAGTTGTTGTAGGTATGGTTCTACCTGGTCTTACACATTGATTTAAAAATGTAATTCTTGAGTTAAAACCTTCAGGTGTTATAGAATGGAATAATGGATTAAAAAATTTAATTCTTTGTTTAATACCATCATATAAAAATGGGTCAGAGTTTTTTATCGTTTCAAAATAATTTTGTTCATTTAAAAGTTCTCTAATAAGTCTTTTTGTTACATTTTTTAATTTACTCTGAAAATCGGCAACAGGTACTTGTTTTAATCCAAAAGTATTATTATAACCTTCACTCACCGATTTAGCAACTTTTGTACCAAATGGTGTATACGGTTGTACAGTAATTTTACTGATAACCAAAGTACTACAAGCAACACGGATTACATTATATTCATCGGCAATATTATTACCATTACAATTATAAGTTTGACTACTATCTTTAGGTTTGTAATTATCAATAGTTCCAGAGTTAACATCAATTTTTAATCTTCTGGAGTCAACATACTCTGAAATATTTGTACCTTGATATACAAGTTGATTAAAATATTCAATAATACTTTGTTTTCTATCTTCACCTAAATTTTGTGATTCAGGCCCCGAAATACCACCAACACCAAAATTAGTAGCCTTTAAATCTATTTTAACCTCATTGTTATTAACTAAAGCATCCGCAATTTCTTGAGCTAATTCAATAAAATTATTGTAATTTGGAGTTATTGTATTTTCTAAAAAACTTTTAGAAGCATCAATACCATCAAAAGATTCAGAGTTTATATTTGTGACAAGTTGGTTATATATGTTTTCATATGATTGGTCATAGTTACTATTTTCTGTAGTATCAGCATTAAAATATATTCCGTTACCAACATATGAACTTAAATTAGGTAATTCTTTTGGCCCTGAATTATCCTCTTGTGGTATTTGTGTTAGAGCGTCTACTTTATCACTTTCTGACGTATCTAAACTTTCCAATACCTGTTGATAAACTTCGTCAATAGTACCTAAACTTAATGAACTAAATTTCTGAGCTAATTCATATATATCATACCTTTGACATCCTGCAAAAAATGAATCAACTACCGATGTTATAGTTGAGTTAGATTGATTTTGTAATTCTTTATTAACAATTAAATTTAACACGGACGGATGGTCAACAATAATTTTAAAATTTATACTACCCGACCTTTTAGTATTTTTATAAGTATATATTGGTTCAGGTCTACCGATAAAATCAGTTTCATTAAATGATGGTGTAGAACTATCATCAAAAGTTAAATCGTATGGAGGGAACCACATAATTCTACCACCATTAGGCCCTTTTTCTGCCGATGGAAGTTGATTATATTCAGGTGTGTCTTTCCAAGCTAAGTTTTCTAAAGACAACATGTATTTTTTTACCTGTCCGTTAATGACATTTGTCCCACCATTTTTAAAAGGTGTAATATTAAGATTGTAGGTACTATCTAAAACAGAATAAGTAAACCTTCTAATGTTACCATTAGTTTCTAAACCTGAGTCATTAGCAACTGTTTTTTGTAAATTAGCATAAGTGTAATAAGGTTTATCTTTTGTAAAGATTCTACAATATTCTTGTCCTACCTCAGTACCTGAGTTATTAACATATTTTTTAACTTTTGAACCTTTGGTTAATATTTTATAACCATCTGAAAATACTTTAGACACTTGATTAATTGCGTTTCCAACATGTCCCAATCTATCAGCACCTTGAGCAGGTGTTGAGTTAATTAATCGTTGTGTAACATCTAAAATAGAACCAGGTCTAAATGTATAGTTAGTAGATAAAACTTGATTGTAAGAAGACGCTAACGGTGTAAAATTTGGATTATTACTTAACAACTGTCCACCTTGTCCAACATTTCTTCCAGCTTCAGGTTTTGTAAATTCTGTAATCCAAACAAATCCTCCATCAAAAGAAGGTTTTTGTTCGTAATTTAATCCAGCTAATCCAAACTGAAAATTTTGGTCACCTTCATATAATATACCAACCTTATCAGGCCCATATACAGGAGCTTGTGTTGGTATTCCAAAAGCGTCTATAGGCGAAGCGTTTGGTGGTGATACAACATTTGTAATGTCCGTTTCTTGTCTACCAACATAAAGGTTACCTATTGAAGTAAAATTATCAAATAAATTATTAATAAAATTACCAACCTGTGTAGATGTTATAGCGTAGTTAGGTTTAAACCTATTGTAGTTAAGTGCGTTAAATAAAACCGATTTTGTACCAGCACCTGTATTTTGTAAAAATTTAATTGACGGGTTTGGTCTGTTTGTAATATTTCCACCACCCAAATTACCAATAGCTTGTAGTGGTCGTAATCTTAATATTTCAGTATCAGAAAAATAACTTCCCTCAATAGGTGAAGCGGGTAAATAAGTACCACTTAACTTTTGTATGAAAAACGCAGCGTAATCTAATAGACCGTCAGGTTTTGTAATAGTATAATCTCTATAAACAAAAGGTTCTTGACCTGTGGCTAACAACGTCGCATTAAATGGATTAGTTAAAGTATCAAGATTAATTGCTCCAATAGTATTTCTTTCAATTTCTCTAGCAATACGGGCTTGTGTAGCTTCTCTCAAACTTTGAGCCGCCAATTGTTGTAAAAATGAGTCGTTAGCTAATGCGGCGTCACCAAATAATATTTCGTAATTAGTATAATCTCCCTGAACAAATATGATTGGAGCAACTTTACCATCACCATATATTTGTGAACCAGCAGGTAACTTACCTAAAATTAAATCAGATGTAACGAATAAATCCTCATAACCATCAGGTGGTAAATACCTATTAACAACTTCAGCATCATCAATAAATGCCTCATTGAATAAATCCATTCTTGATGTTTGTAAGTCATATGGTTGTGATGTACCTAAAGGGTTATTTTCAGTACTTCCTCCACCAGGAAGAACCGTATTATCAACAACTAATGCCCCATCAAAAAATTGACCTGCGGGACTATACAAATTCATTCTTGTACTATACGCAGGTTCAACATATAAGTTTGAACTTACACTTTCAGAATCTGCCGGTGAATTGTCTTGTAATTTAATTGGATAGTTTTGTAACCCTTGGGGTGAAGTAAAATTACCCTGAATACTATACGGTGCTAAATTCCTTGCAACTAATGCTTTTCTAAATTGTTCCGAATTGTTGAATGATAAGAATTCTACAGCCATCTATACTTTTTTCTATAAATAGAATAGAAATAATTTTATTACGTTGCAGTTAGACCATAATCAGAACCAACTACTCCAATTTTTTCTCTTAATGTTCTTAAAGTGTCGTCATTATTAAACGCTGATAGTATAGCATTTTTAATTTGAGGGTCATTAGAATTAGCATTTACATTTAATGTTAAAACCAATTCTTTTTTACCTGATGTTGTATTATTTACCGCTTGTCCTTCATTTGAAGGTAATAACGGACCTACATTACCACCTATTGAAGATGCTAAGGCTTTTTGATTAACCGCCATCAACATATCCCCTTTATCTAAACTATAATGCATTCCGTCAGCAGTAATCGCAATATCTTTTTTCTCTTCAGTTATTCCAAGTTTTTCTTTAGCCCAATTAGTAACCGCACTTCCAAGTATTGTAAGTTTAGTGACCGCATTACCAAAATCACCTACATTTATACCAAATTTTTTAGCACCTTCTTCAAATGAACTTGAAGCTTTCAATGCTTCTGAAATTACAACTTTAGTAGTGTTTTCGGTTGCGATTTTAACGGCATCATCCATTATTGGTTTTAAAGTTTCAAATCCTTGTGAAAAATCAGCTAATAATGATGTAATTTCAGTTATAGATATGTCACCTGATACAACTTTATTTACACGACCTTGTATATCCCCAATCAACTGTTGTGAGTTGTCTTTTCCTTTTTGGGTTGTTAGGCTAAAAGTTTCAAATCCGCTTTTTAAAATTTCTGTTTGCCCATTTACAGCATTTCTTAAAAATTCATTACCTTCTTTAGAAATTGCATATTGAGTCGATAATAAAGACGTTAAAGCGTTTTGTTGAGCAACTAACGTATTTGCAGCTCCAAGTTGGTCTTTAGCCAAATCAACCATCTGTGAACCACTATCTTTTTTTTGAAACTCCTGTTGTTGAGCTATTAGGTCAATATCACCTTTTTGTAAATTATTTAAAGCTTGTGTTGTAACGGCACCATTTGCATCTTTATAAGTTACTTCATATTTACCACTATTTTTATTAAATTCCGCAATATTTGCCAACATCATTTTTTGGTCTTCAGGAACATTTTCAAGACCTTTAAAATCAATCTCGCCCATTTTCTTTTCAATCTTAGCGGATTCAATTGCCATTTTTTCAAACTCCGCTCTGTCAATACCTAAAGAGTCAGCAACTTCTTTTAACTGTCTTCTAGCTTCAGGCATGATTTGGAACGTACCAGTTTTTTCATCAAATTTTGTAAAAGTTTTAGATAGTTCAGATAATTGATTTTGTAACTCAGGTACATTATTTTGAGCTAAATCCATTAATTTTAATGGGTCTAATAACGCACTTGATGTCGCCCCTAACCTTTGTAAAGTCGAAGCAACGTCTATTGCCGACTCAGGTGAAAAAAGTTTGTCAGCAACATTAAGAGTTTGAGCCATATCAACTCTCATAGCCGCCGCTTTTGCCGCCATTTTTGCCATACCTTCAACACCTGTACCAAACCCGTACCTGTTCATTTTGTCTAAATTAGTAACTACCATTGCTGAAACTACTTGGGCATTTACACCCATATTTTGTGCGGTTGATACTACTTTAGTCATTTCATCACTAATATGGGTAGTTTCCATACCCGCATTTCTAAATGAACTTTCTAATGTTTTTGCAGCAACACCTGTTACTTGTTGAGCAGCATATAATTGTGTAATATTTTCAGTTGTTAAAACAATATTTCTATTAGTAACTTCATTAAATTCTTTCTGAAGGGTGTTAATTGCCTCTTGATTACCACCCATTAAACTGATTTCAGTGTTTGCTCTACCTAATTGATTTTTTAAAATTTCAGCATAACTACTTGTAACACCCATACCTCTTATTAATGAAGAGGTACTTTTATCCATATTAATTAAAGCATTTGCTCCCCCTTCAATAGATTTTTTAATTAATTCTGAATTTTTTAAAACATCAGTTTGATATAATATCAAATCTTTATAACCAAGTGTTATATTTTCAGGATTTGGGACATTTGCATCCAGAGGAGTGTTTTGCATGTTTTTTATTTATAAATAATCAACTTTCTGTTTTAGAATTTAATTCAATAATCCTATCAACCAAAAATCTTCTCTGGTAAGTTGGTATTTTTAAAAAATCGGTATACGACATATGCAATTGTCGTGACAACAGAATATATTCTTCTAATAAAAATTTTAGATACTCAGAAGAAAGGACGAAAAAACTCCGCCCCAAAGGCAATACGTGTGAGTACCTTTTTTCCGGATGGGGCTGTTACTTCTCTTATTAAATCTAAACCTGGTGAATTATCCGACAAAAATTTTGTAATGTATTTAGAATCCATGATTGGCATTTTTTCAATAAACTTAACAATTTCACCTTTATCTGTACTTCCGTTTATTGAAACTATTTGTTTTGATAACCTCCATGTTACTTTCGGTACTACCATATTTTTAGGATATGACTCTTCTCTTTCATTTAATTCTTTAATATCCCCAAAAGTAAGTATTTTTAATTTAACTACAGTATTTGACTTAGGTAATGTCGTTTCAAAAAACCCATTTTCATCAGGTTCAACATTTGTTTTAATAAAATCAACCTCATCTAAAATTTCAGTGTGTTCAAATTCTTTACCTGTTTCAGGGTCAACCAATGATAGTTTATATTCAGGTGTAAATGATGTGTTTCTTAAAAACAACAAAATTGCCTGTATATCACCGTCTAACATATCTTCAATTTTCAAATCAGGTTCATAAACTTTATTTCTAACCAAATTATAAATAATCTGGTCACCACCCATATTTGACGCACTTGATAATATATTTTCATCAGAAGCGGTTAAAAAACCAACCTTAACTGATTTCTTTTTATTTTTATAAAATTTTCCCTGACTTGGTAATTGGATTACGTCGTGAGGTAAATTGAAATTCATTTGATTTACACTATTGTCTTCCATAGTTTTTGTTTATAAAATAGTTTAAAATTATCTTTATGTAAATAAAAAACCCACATTACTGTGGGTCTTAATATAATATTTGTAATTGTATTAGTAAAGTAAAACACAATAGTCAGGACGAAGAGTCAAAGTAATATCTGCCAAACCATCATCAGTATAGGCAATTGAACCAAAATCAACGTCAGTTAAGAAACATTGGATTAATGACCACTTTTCAATAACAACCCCTGTTGGGTCTAACATTTCAAGTTCCACATCTTTTTTGTAACCCGCAGCATATCCCATACGACCTGTTACTTCTTCAGCGTGTAATCTTACCCACTCCATCATAGCCTGAGCAGCTGATGGCCCGATTGGGTCAAGAAGTTTAACCTGAATAGTATTCCACTCATACATACCCGCAACATATCTTTTGGTATTCAAAAATGGAATATCATTTGATTTAATAGTAATTTTAGGTCGAGAAGCAGATTGAACAAACCACTCGTTTATTCCCAATGAATCAGGAAATCTCAAAATGAACCTGTTTTTCTTTTTGGGTTCATATGGAAAGGGCATTTTGGTTAACAAATCAGCCATATTATTTTGTTTTTAAATTTTCTTTTATTTTATTATAAATAGTGTCAATTAAATATTTTTCTATTTACTTTGAACTTTTTTTCAGTCAAACTTGCTATAAGTCCAGTTTATAAATATTAATATAATTTCTTTTCTCCTCCATGTGTTGATATTGTTTGAATAATATTTTCCGGGTCTTTTGATAATTCATCTTTAACTTTTTCTAAATTTCTTAAATCATCATCTGAAAAACCTATTTTAGGTATGAATCTATTACTAATATCATCTTTAAACATTACAGGTTTCTTTAATAGATTTGCTAAATATTTTACATATTGTTGAAATTCTCTTAAAGCTTCAACCTTTCCTTTTTCAGGACTTTGAGCAGAACCGGCTCCAAATGTTACAGGATAATACTTATTCATATCCATATAAGCATTTATAAGTTCTTTGTCTGTCATATCTTCTTCACCGGCAAACTTTCTAAACTTTCTTAAATTTTTAACCAATTCTTTTTTAGATATTCCTCTAAAATTAGTTTCAATCATATTTTCAATTGCCCTACGTAAAGCCAATGGTGAATGTCCTCTTGCTGTAACTATTGAAAAAATTGAACCCCCATTAATCGCCTCAACAAAGTCATCCCATGCTGGGCCTTCTTTCGCCATCATTGCATCAATAATGAACCTCTTATCCCCTTTGGTTCCAAAATTTCTGAATGGGTCGTCAGCAAATCCTACAACAGTTTTCTTTTTATATTCAAAAGGTTCAACCCCAACCTTTACACGATATTCCGCAAAGTCTTCAGTTGACATACCAACTTCTTCACCATCTTCTGTACGAAGTATTATTTGTGTCGGCATTGTAAGAATATTATCATCCCAATCAAATGCATAATATTTTAAATCGGGTGTGATTTCTTCATTAAATTCTTCTACTAAAAATATTTTCATATCTATAAATATTATGTAAAATAAAAACCCCCACTTTCGTGAGGGTTTTCAATTATTTTATCGTTGATTAAATATTTTCAAACGATGCTCCTGTTGGAGTAATTAAGAACTCAATGTCTATGAATTCAAGAGCTTTAGTTGGTTTGATATAAATCTTACCTACTAATTGGTTAGCATCTAAGTCTTCAGGTGTGTTTTGAACAGTAACTCTGAAGTCATATAAACCTCTGTCTCTTCTAATCGAATCTAAGATTGGATTAACTGAATCTAAGAACTGTTGTCTTACTAAGTTGTCGTTTTGTTCAAACAACAATCTTACCGCTACCGCTGAAATCAACTTACGAGCTTGTAATAACAATCTTCTTACGTTAATTCTGTCAAGAGCTGACTCTCTAATTTGAAGAGTTTTGTTACCCCAAATTACAGTTCCAACGTCGTTGAAAGTTGCAATTGGGTTAATTCTTCCCTTATAAAGAGTATCTCTATCTTCTTGAGTTAATCTCTTTCTTGCTCTGATAGCATTTACAATACCTCTTGTGTAACCCGCAGTTGCGAACCATGGGAACGCTATATTGTCAGTTAACGCTAAGTTTCTTGTAACTTCAGCAGTTGATGGAATATAGATTTGAGTATTGTTTACCGTGTCACGAGTAAGAACCCATGGATAGTAAGTTGCTGTGTAATTAGAGTCAATTCCTGTATTTTCTAAATTATCAACCGCTTCTTGTGGGTAAATTAAATTATCCATTGAAGTTGATGGTTGTAATAAGTTAAAGTCAGGAGTTGTACAGATGTAGATTGAATCCGCTCTGTCGTTTTCAACAATATCGATTGTTGCAGAAACTAAATCACTATTGTTAACATAGTCAACACCAGGTGTTACAAGAACATTGATGTTTGTTACTTCAGGATTTGCAAATGATTGTACACCTAACAAGTATGCGTAATAGTCAGTATTTGCGTAATCAACTGTGTTATCACCAACTGTGATTTGTTTAAATGCTCCCCATCCTGTAGCATCTGTGTACGGTGCACAAGATAGAGCTCCTTGTTTATATCCTGTGTTTCCTAAACGGAATCTGTCAGCGTTTGTTCTATATTCTCTGTATATATCCCATCCGTCAAATCCTGCTTGAACAAGGAATGTAAACTTACGAGAATATAAGAAGTAATATGGACTTGTTTGTGACGTAGGTTCTGAACTAAATGAACCAGCTCCAACTTCAAATGCTGTTTGACCACTGTTTTGGTAAACATTTGCTATAACAATAGAAGTCGCTCCTGAATCCATGTGGAAACCTTTTGTAACATTTGGCCAAAATACGTGAGAAGGTGGTGTACAAGTTGCCGAATTTGGATTTGGCATCCCTTTGTATTGGAAGAAATCAGGGTCATAACCTGGTGCGTCTGATGAGAACGCTACCGCTGAAGAAATACCTAAATAAGTTCTTCTTATGTTATCACCTGAACTAGCAGTAGTGTTAGAACCGTTAGAAGTTGTTCCAAATGGTGGGTTGTAAATAACTTCACCAGGATAGTCGTATTTTGTTTTGAAGATTTGGAATGGTGATTTTGCACCTGTGTAAGTTCTTGTTACAAAACCTTCAAATCCACAAGGAAGTGCATCTACAGGTGCCTCTTCATTTACTTCTACAAAAATATATTTCGACTGTACTGCATATTCACCATCAGATGAACCAACTTTTTTAGCCACATAACTATTTTCAGCCGGGTCCATACTACAGTTTGTAAACTTCTCTAAAACAACAGGATTCGCATCTGTATCAAAGAAATCACGAACAATAAGGTCAAATGTACCATTGTTAAATGATATGTTTGCAACGGACACTTTAATTTCAGTGTTCGCAGCATTACCATCAGCAATTGTATAAACTTTAAACAATCTATAAACTAAATTACCACGTAATTCCGAAACAACCCACGGAGATTCAGGTGTTTGGTATTGCTCAAGATAATAAGCGATAGATGATGTATCATTATTTCTCGCTTCAGGTAAAGAAATTAAACTACAATTCAAACCACGAATATAACCTTTATTATAACCGTAATTTAATAATGTCGGATAACGCTCTTCAACAAACAACGGAACTTCAGTTCTATCTTTAGCGAAGTTCTCAACACCAAATACTTTAGAAATATAGTTAGCGTTACCCGCATTAAACGAAGTTTCAAATTGGAATGCTGAATTTTCATAAGTTAAACCTGAAATCAAGAATGTACTAAATGGATTTTTAGTAACTCCCGAATAAGAACCTGTACAAATCATTTGTACGTCTGAAGTACCTGTTACTTGGTAATCAGGGCCGTTTTGTGTCGATGAATAATTTGTAATACCTCTTGAACGTAAAGTTGCCACAACTAAATCATTATAACCTGAATAAGTTAAACCTGAGAAGTTATAGATATTACCTGTTATAGAACCACTATAAGAACCTGACGTACCAGTTATTGTACTAATTCTACTAAAGAACGAATAACCATTGTAATTTTCACCTGTTGTTGGAGGTGTAAATGTAGCATAATACCATACATCATTAACTTCAGAACAATAATCAATACTTGAAGCACTTATTGCATTAACACCAAATACGTTTGTAGATGCTGAATATCCAGCAGCAATGTTTGCCGTAACTTGAGCTCCCGAAACCGCTCCAAAATAATAGATGGAAGATGCTGAAGTTGAATTAGAACCAATTACACCAAAAATTTGACTCTGAAGTTGAGCATAAATAGTTGATGAACCTCCACTATATGTTGTATAAGGAGTTGTTGCATTTGTAATTCCAACAGGTAAACCTGTAATTGTTACTGTTGATGTTGAAGCCGTTGTACCAACAAATGTTGCGGTAAATGGTGTTGCAGTACCTGTAAGTGCAACAGTATTACAATCTACATTAGCCACAGTTGTAATAGACCAAGATGGCCCTGCGTCATAACCTGATAATCCTAAGATTCTTGTTACAAACAATTGGTTAGATTGTTGAAGATATGACTTAGCAATATATGCTGCCTCATATTTTGGGATTTGTGTGTTCACAAATTTTTCAGGAGTAGTACCGCCGAAATAGGTTTCAAACTCTCCATAACTTGTGATGAAGATTGGTTCAAAAGCTGGGCCTTTTAAGGTTTCTCCAGCTATACCCAACGTGGTAATCCCAACACTTTGTGAAACAAATGATAAGTCTCTTTCTGATGTATATACACCTGGCGAGACGAAAACTTTGTTTGATGTTGCCATTTTTATTTTAAATGTTTTTGAAAATTTATTTATTGATAAATATTGTCTTTTTATTCAAAAACTAATACGTTAAGTAACTATTTATAAAACAGTAGGAATAAATTCTACCTTTTTTCTACCTTGAAAATTAAGAACATTAAAATATCACCTGAGAGTCACGAAATCTTAAAAAACTATTGTAACAAACATGGTTACAAAATTCATAAGTTTTTAGAAAAATTAATTATTGATACGTGTGTTGAAAAAAAAGATATTTATGGGGAGAATTAAAGTATTGTGGAAACTAATTTTATAGTACTACTTAAACTTCCATTTGTTTTAACGACAGTAATTGATAATTCATCACTATCATTAATTTGTATATAACCTGTTAACAACTGTGTTGAACTATCACCGTAATATAAACCATTAATGTATATTGCATAAGAGTTAACATTTTCACTACCCTCAACCTTTATGTTTGCAGTATAATTAAAAGTTTGAGTATATGCGGTGGTACCTACAGGATAATTTGCATTAAATTGGTATTGGTCAGGATTTGGGGGTAGTACCTTTTTTTTAACTTTTTTCTTTCTATTATCTAACTCAACCATAATCAAACTTCTACTAATTGCAGGTTTAACTTGGTATTCTTCTTCATCACTTAAAAACCCTTGTAAAGTAAAAGCGTAAGATTGGATGTAGTATCTTCTTTTTTCAACATCCATAACAGATTCATCTGAAATTTCATCTAAAGTTATTGGAATATAATGTCCTTTTATTTTAGTATAAGCCTGACGAGATGAAAATTTTTCAATAACAATTTGATTGAATTTATTCAATTCTCTCATTCTATTACAAATAATTTTAACAGAATATTTTATATCTACAGGAACTGGCTGGGGAATTGTGTATATATCCATACCTTTTCTTTGTCCGTCCCAAGTCGGTACCGCAGCGTAATAAAATTGTTTTCTATTAGGTATCGTATATTTTAAAGACGGTAATGTACCATATTTTACTTCAGGAGTTCTTACAGTTGTTATAATTGGTGGTTCAACGTTTTTATCTATGTTGTTAAAATCCCAAGTTTGTGTAAATTGAGCCCAGTTTTGAGTCGTCATTAAAATATCTACAACTTTAACTATTTTACCACTAACAACAGTTTTTAAATCATTTTTAACAAAATCTAAAAACCCTCTATCTAAATCTTCATGTAAAATAGATTTAGGCAAGTAAGTTCCATCCTTATTGATATCTTCAAGAAGTTCTAATCTTCGTTCATAACCAATAGGTGGGTATGTAAGGGGTAAAGTTTTTTTAATTTTAGGTAATCCCATTATAATCCTCTAAATTCGTTTTCCATTACAGGAGATGCGTTTATTGTTCTATAAAACGGTTTGTATCCTGCATAAGTATGTTTGTTATCTGAAACAACACGTCCGTCATTATTAACTACATAATATCTAACTCTACTTTCAGTTTCGTAATAACCAATATAATCACCATATTCTATATCAACTCCTAATTCATCAAGGTGTGATTGATATACTGATATTCTTGCGTTTCCCGGCTCTAACTGATTAATCTTACTTGTCCCAAGAAATTTATTTTCAGGGGCAACAATTTGTAAAAAAGCCTTAAACTCAACAGGTGGTAAAAATTTAATTCCGTCAACAGACGCTTCACCATATACATCATCTACATTTGTCTTCTGTTTGTCAACACGATATAATACAAGAGTGAAGTTCATATCACCTTCTAACCATTCTCTACCCATGTTGATATCCAAATTGTAATCTTCTGCACCGAAAAATTTACCTAATCTTGTTATTGGAACTATTCTATTTGACATATTGATAAATATTTCTTTTTTGATTATTATTATAGTTGTATAGTTAATTAAAATATTTTGACGACTTCTACGGGACATTTAAGTGTTGAGCAACAAGCAATATCCATTCTTGAAAATTATCAAGGCTCAAATAACTATATCCTTAAATTAAAGAAACAAATTGAGTCAAATAAAAAGTATGTCCCAACAAGAGCTCAATGTGATTATGTTATTGACTATAATTCAGTAGTTCCAAAAGTCGCTAAGAAATGGGTTGAGATTGACTCATACTTTTCACAAAAACTTGTTGCCGATAATCCATTCATTAAGGAACCTGATAAAATTTACGTTGAAAAGATTTTAATTGAAAAAGATAAATCATATCATATTTGGGGTAAGATTTTTAGTGGTGAAACTATTCATGATTTTTGGATACCAAAAGCGGCGGTTATCAAACAATACACCGAAAACTTGGTTGACGTTGATTACTCAAAATACGAAAACCGTCCACCACTTACTCACCAAAAAGAAGCAATTGAAAAGTTATTAAAAAACGACAAGTTTATTTTAGCAGATGACATGGGACTTGGTAAAACAACAAGTACTGTTATTGCTTCGTTAGAAAGTGGAGCTAATAGAGTGTTAATTATTTGTCCAGCGTCTCTCAAAATAAATTGGGAAAGAGAAATCAAAAACTATACTGACAAATCAGTTTATATCTGTGAGGGTAAGAAGTTTGAACAAGCGGACTACGTTATTGTTAACTACGACATTCTTAAAAACTTCCATGACCCAAAAGATAAGTTAAACTCAATAATTCTTAATTCAAAGTTTGATTTAGTTGTTATAGATGAAGCACATTATGTTTCAAACGCTCAAGCTCAAAGAACAAAGATTATAATGGATGTAACCAAGAATATTAAAAAATTATGGTTACTAACGGGAACACCAATGACTTCTCGTCCAATGAATTATTACAATATCTTAAAACTTATTGATAGTCCTGTAAGTCAAAACTGGCAAGCATACGCAATTAGATATTGTGGTGGATATCAGTTTAGAGTTGGTGGTAAAAAGATTTGGAATGTTACAGGAGCGTCAAACTTGGAAGAGTTGAGAGAAAGGACTTCTCGTCAAATTTTAAGAAGATTAAAAACTGATGTTTTAGATTTACCTGAAAAAATTATGACTCCTGTTTACCTTCGTTTGAAATCAAGGTTATATGAAGGATTGATGGGTGAGTATTATGATTGGTATAACAACAGACAAGACGAATCAAAGTCATTATCTGTTCAGTTTACAAAACTGATGAAAGTAAGACAAGTAATTGCCGAAGAAAAAATACCAATTACAATTGAACTTGCTGAGAACATTATCGAACAAGGTAAAAAAGTTATTATCTTTAGTAACTTTACCGAACCACTTAAAAAGATACACGAACATTTTGGTAAAAAATCTGTTTATTTAGATGGGTCAACATCAAAACCTGCAAGACAAGATGCGGTTGACAAGTTCCAAGAGAGTGATAAAATACAAGTTTTTTGTGGTAATATGAAAGCCGCAGGTGTTGGATTAACACTTACTGCGGGTGAAGCTGTTATTATGAATGACCTATCATTTGTACCGGCAGAACATTCCCAAGCTGAAGACCGAGCATACAGATACGGACAAAAAAATTCAGTTTCAGTATATTACCCACTATTTGAAAATACAATTGAGGGTGTTATCTACGACATTCTGATAAAGAAGAAACAGATTATTGGTACGGTTATGGGTGATGTTGATGAAAATTCTGTAGATATTGTTGAACAAATACTTAACGAAATCAATAGTAAGTAAGTATTTATAATTAATGAAATCGTTAAATTTAGTATCAGAGTCATTAGTTAGTCGTATATTAGGTGAGGAAACTCAACCTGAAACCAAATTCTTTATTAACGAAATGAAAACCATAGGTATTGATAAATTACCTTACGGTTACGCATCATTAAGAAGATTTATTGACCCTGAAACAATGAAGTTTCATTATCAGAAACATTACAAAGGGTATGTTAAAAAATTAAATTCAGCTCTTCGTAAAAAAGATTATGGGGATGTTGAATTAGAAAACATTGTTAAACAAATTTCAAAGTATAATACAACAATAAGAAACAACGCAGGTGGAGCATTTAATCACGCATTGTTTTGGAAGATGTTATCACCAACCCCACAAAAACCAAGTGGTGAAGTGTTTGAAAAGATTGTTAAACAATTTGGAACATATCGTAACTTCAAAACTAAATTTGAAGAAATCTCAAGAAAAAGATTTGGTTCAGGATGGTGTTGGTTAGTATTAACCGATACTGGTAGATTAAAAGTTATGTCGACTTCAAATCAGGATAATCCACTTATGAACATAATAAACAAGGGTGGTTTTCCGTTGTTAGGTTTAGATTTGTGGGAACACGCTTATTATTTAAAATACCAAAACAAAAGAGACGAATATATTGAAAATTTTTGGGACGTAATTAATTGGGAATTTGTTAACGAGTTATACAAATCAAAAACTGAAAAAAAATTGAACGAATCAATTTCACCAAAAAAACTTTTATACGAAAACGTATCTGATTATTCAGATATTTTTAGTAACAACAAAAATGTTCTTTGGACTTATAGAAGATGTATTGACAATACACTGAAAAGAGTTTTATCTGATAAATGGTATGAAAACAATCAACACTCTGAAGGTTCATCTTCAGGTATTTACGATTTAGAAGCTCCTGGTCGTTCAGTAATTAATAAATTAAATACAAACTATATTGGGTTTAAAATTTTAGTTGATGATTTAAATGTGGTACTTACAAAATTAAATAAACCCACATTAAATTTTATTGGGGTAACACCTTCACAACAAGTAGAAGAAATAAACAAATTTTGTGAGTATTTGGGTTTTTTTGGTGAAAGAATTTTTAAAGGGTCTAAAACTCTTGATAAAATTATGAAACTTTTAAAAAGAACACATGACAAAGGTGGTCAACTTGAAGAGTATGTTGCAAAAAAAATCAATCAAGAATTTGGTGAAGGAACTGCTACTGTAGTAGGTAGTTTAGGTTCAAAAGAAGATTTTGCAGGAACTGATTTAACAGTAAATTTTGATAACAAAATACAAAACGCTCAAGTAAAACCAATTTTAAGTATGGAAGTAATTGAAGGTTTCTATCATATCAAAATCAAAGGGTTTGTTAAAAAATTCAATACCGACTTGTTAATTTTCTCAAATCTTAATAAAGAAGTTTACATTTTTAAAAACAAAACTGTTGCTTTTAGTTCAAGTATGTTTAAAATTCCAACACAAGATTTAATTTATACTCTGAATTGATATTTATATAAAAATATCATTTCATGAATACAATAATCGCAGAACCTTACAGAAGTCAACTATACACAAAAGTTAGACACGTATTAGGTGCACCAATTCGTTCAATTGAATTAGAAGATGAACAAATGGACTCAATCTTAGAATTTTCTATCGGAGATTATGCTCAGTATGTACAAGATTGGTTAATTGAATCACAATGGACATCATTAAATAATCTAAATTTAGACACACAATCTTTATCAAGAGCTTTTGTAACAAAAAGTTTGGATTTTGAAAATAGATATGCTCAGGCTTATTCCAAAATAGTTGGGTTACAATCATCACCTCTTGGGGATTGGGTTCTTAAAAAAGATTATATCACATTAGTTCCAAATCAACAAATTTATGAAATTCCAGCAGGTCGTGAAATTAATGAATTATTATGGTTTACACCAACCGCTCTTAATAATGTATTATTTGACCCATGGAGTTTTGGTGCGTTAGGTGGATATGGTATGGCAGGGCCAGCAGGTTATTCTCAAATGGGTTATACTGGTTCATACTTTATGATGCCAGCGTTTGATATGTTGTTAAGATTACAAGAAATTAATATTCAAAGAAGAATTATTGCAGGTGATTTAACTTATAGAATAACAGGTTTACCTAATGGTAAAAAGGCAATTCATTTGATGCAAACACCTGGTGGTAAATTTGACTTCGGTAACTCATCATTAAGAAATTCACAAGTTTGGTATTGGTATTATGATGTTGGCCCTGAGGATAGAGACGCTTGTTTGGCCGCAAATCCTGATATTATTAAACTACCTTCAGATGTACCTATGAACTCAATTGCATGGGCGGATTTAAATGAACCGGCACAACAATGGGTTAGAAGATATTTTGTAGCAGGATGTAAAGAAACATTAGCCAAAGTAAGAGGAAAATACTCAGGAAACTTAAAAACACCTGATTCTGAATTAACAATGGATTACGCTTCATTGGCAACTGAGGGTAAAGATGAAAAAACAAAACTTATTGAAGAATTAATTGGTGCCGACGGTAGATTGACAAGATTACGTCCTGAAAAAATAATGGAACGAGAAGCATTAATTGCTGAAAATCTAAACAAACAAATGAAGTTTAGAGCGTTCCCAAGAAATATGTATGTTATTTAATTTATGAGTGTTCAAAAATCAATTCCGATGAGAAGAGTCATCGGAAACCAAGTATTAACAACTTCTGAAGTATGTATGATTTCGGATGAAAAATATACAACTGAAGGTGAAAGTGTTGTAATTACAAAAGAATTAGATGAAATTGAAATTGTTTTAAATCATAACAATACTGACCATGTAATAGTAAAAGCACTTACTAATACAAAAATCAAACCCATTGAGGGTTTGATTGATGAAGAGTTTAATGAAATTAATATTGAAAAGGGAGCTTGTGTTGAACTATACTACGCATTTGGTTCTTGGTTTATAGTTTCATCAGACGGGTTGAAACAGTATTAAACCATTTCTTCCCATCCTTCTTCCGCTAATTCATAAATGTATTCAGGGTCAATTCCTCGTTTACCCCAATACACCATTTCTTGGTCTGTAATAGTTAACAAATCTTCAATACTATCTTGGTCGGCAGGTTCAAAAGGAACACCATTAATTAGTTTACATTGTTCTTTGGTAAATAAAGCTCTGTCTTTAGGGTCGGTAACAATTAGATTATTTCTAACTTCTTCATTAAACACAATTAACAAAGGTTCAATTCTTTTATTAAATGTAACAATCGCTCTAGCTACGTTATATTCACCTGTCATATCAGGATTTGATTCCAATTCAGATGGGTCAAGACGATAACAATTAAGTTTTACATACGATTCAACCATTTCACGAGGTATTTTACCATATCCTTCCATCATATTATCCAAATCAGATTGTGACCATCCTTTTTTAGGTTTATTAACCTTTTGAACGTCACCATGTGATGCTTTCACACCATTGTTCACATAGAATATCACATCACCTAAACTAACCGCAATTCCATCTCTCATTGCCAATTCCATATGAGCCATACGAGACATTTCATTACCGGCCTTGGTCTTTTCCTTTGAACGTTTGTTATAATCATCAATTGATAATTTAACTTTCGCTCTTTGGGCAATCTTCATTAAAGGAATTTGTTGGTTAAAGATTACTTCTAAATATTCATAATACCACTCAACAAATGCTTGTCCATTACCTTCTAACAACATCTTAATTCCTTTATCCAAAAAGTCCTCAATGTAAAGTGGTAATTTCTTACTCTTGATTGAGTTACCTGTGAGTTTAATCTTACCATTATGTTCCATTGTTGCGTAGTTCTTACGAGCAATGTTCATACAGGATTTCCAAGTTCCATCACAATCAAGTCCCATAGCCCCTTTCATAAACATATCGTTAAACTCGGCAACATCAGCGTCGTAACCTGTGTATTCTTTACCTTCTTTAACTAACCAATTTTTACCCTTACCGATGTATCTTCTATCATCAACACCACCTTCAGGTAACGAGAAATTCATACCATCCGTATCACATACAAGTGGGGTATATCCTCGTTTCATAAAGAAACGTAACATCTGACGAAGGTATTGTCGTCCTGTACAGGTAATCTGTTCACCCATATACATGTCACCCCAGTGATATACTTGTGGAGCGGATAACGCTCCGAACATTGAGTTGATGAAAATCTTAATTGGTAATTGTTTTCTGTCGTAAGATGTTGCTTGTTTTTTATCAATATCCTGATATTCTTTCGCCAAGTTTTTATACTTGATACGAGTATTACGGAAGTAATTTAACATTCCTTTCATTGCTCCTGTAATATCACAAGTTGGGAATACATCGTGAACAAGTTGTATTGACGGATAAAGTGATGAGAAGTCAAGTTTCAATACATCTGTTGAATAACCTACTTTAAGTAGTCGTGATAAACCACCAACAAATTCTGTCTTTTCATTCTTAGCAGGAATAGCCAACATGTGTTTATAAGACCATGCTCTCATTTGGATTTCCCATAATGTTGCAGTTCCCATTGTAGAAACCCTTTCATATGTTGTTGGAACCAAAGATGCAAGTAAGAATGAACCCTGATTGAATTCTTCATCAACCGTTAAAGTTTCCTCCAAGTCATCGTCAAGATATCGTTCAACCAAATCATCACCTGTTGTTTTGATATATATGTTTGAATGTTTAGAACACGCTTCGTCAATCTTTGGGTCAACCCCCACTTTTTTATATTTTCCGTTTTGAATGTTTAACCAAAACTCTTCTTTCTTTGCATAAAATGGACCAATATCTGTGTGGTCAATATAAACACGGTCAGGTGCTTCAGCCTTAATGTATTGGGTAATATATTTCAAACCCGCAGATTTGATAGATGAGTTGATTGCCTGAGCTCTTCTAACTGCGTGTAACGTATCAACAACGTTATAACCCCACATAGATGTCTGATTAAATCTCTCAACCTCATTTGCAAGTTTTAATAAACTTTCAGATTGTTTAATTGGATTGATTGGATTAAGAGTTTTGGCAACTTTCTTAATATCCAACTTTAAAGCTTTGGCTCTTTCAAATAACCAAAACCAGTCAAAGTTAAATCCGTTATAAGACGCGATGATACTTGGTTTAAGTTCATCTATGGTATTAAAAAATTTAATAATACCTTCTCTTTCTTGTTCTTCAGTTGAACACTCAATTACCTGACTAAAACCTTTATTGGTTTTCATTCCTATCATGAATATACGACCATCCTTTGGTTCTAATGCGGTCGTCTCTAAGTCAAATACAAACCTCGTAATACTGTTGTAATCGTCAAATCCCTTGAATAATCGTTTTTCTTTTGTAACCAAGAATTGTTCAACAGGTGGTAATATTAATACTAAACCTTTTGTTGTTTCACCCCATGGGTCAACACCACCATCTCTAAAAAATTGGATGAGAGAACGATATCCGTTTAAGGATTTAACCATAAAGGTTAAACCTTTTTCTAATCTTTCGTTACCATCAGTTCTTAATTTTTCAATGACAATTTTATGTTTTGTCATTGCCTCTTTTTGTAATGCTTTTGAGGATTTATAAAAATTTAACCCACGTAAATCACCTACCCAAGCAAATGGGATGAAGGTATCTTTTTTAATTTGTTTTCCGTGAATTGGGTGTTCGATAATTTTCCAAACACAATCTTTGACGTAATCGTATTCGACACTGACGATATATTTTTCGTCATCATTTCCCTGAAGGAAATTTTCAATTTCTTCGTTTGATATCATAAAATTTAAAATGGTGTATTTGCTTCCGAAATTAAGGTCGGAATTTACCTTGTATGGTAAGTTTAACCAATCAAATATTATAAGTCAAATTAAATTTAAGCTTGTTTCTGAATTTGTATTTTGTTTTCTGCGGTAAATGTTCTGGCTGAGAATGTGTAAAGACTTTCACCAGCGTAGTCTATAGTTTGATTTACACCATTACAATCCACATAATTTAAAGTTAAGTCAGGTGGTAATGTTTGACAATAAGTCGTCGCTTGGAAATTATAACAACTTGTAGATGAATAAGTTCCTAAATCAATTAAATCAAATCCGTCAGGTGATGCTGGACCTGATATCCATCGTGGCGGATAACTCGCGTAAGACACAACTGTCATATAACCAATATCACTAAGAGAACCTAAAGTTTGACTAACATAATTACCATTAATATCTCTATATTGAACAACCATACTTGATACTGAACAGTCACCATTCTTTTCATTACCAATCACATACATATTTAAAGGTTCCGCAGGTGATGGTGATGGAGTTAAACTAACTGTAGGAGTTACCGTTGGTGTTTTAGTTACTGTTGGCGTGTTAGTTGGGGTTGATGTTATTGTTGGAGTTTGTGTAACTGTTGGTGTATTTGTAGGAGTTTGACTTGGAGTTACAGTATTAGTTGGAGTTTGAGTTACAGTTGCGGTATTAGTAGGGGTTTGGGTTACGGTAGGAGTATTTGTTGGTGTATTTGTTGGTGTTTCAGTATTAGTTGGAGTAGGTGTTGTTGTTGGTGTTGGAGACGCGTAAATTGTTGGAGTAACCGATGGTGTTGGCGTAATAGTTGGAGTAACTGATGGTGTTGGTGTGACGGTAGGTGTCGGTGTTGGTGTTGGTCTACTTGGGTCAAAACAAGTTAAAATTAAAGTTTGGTCATCCTCAATTAAATGTAAATAAAAGTTATTATAACAACAATTAGGTATTGTAGTATTGTTAACTGTAAATGGGAATGTCTGACCTGATGTAATCAAATATCTTGGATTTGATTCTGAAACATCATAATATAAATTAAATGTTCTATCGGCAAAAGTAGTTGAGGTAACTGTAAGATTATTACCTGAAACTAATAAACAAATATCGTTAATTAATCCGTCAGAACAATCGGGACATCCGTAGTCAAAAAGTAAAAACGGACTTTTTAAAATATCAAAATTATGTATAACTTCAGGATAACTTAATGGTTCTGTATACATTCTGAATTGAGAAATTGCACCATCAAACGTTCCACCAAAAGTTGGTTCTAATAGTATATTGGTTGTTAAACCTGATAATGAAGTTCCTGACAATGTTTGATTTGGCATAACCTCAGGGTCTTGCATGTATGTCAATCCTGTTAAGGTTGTTGGACATCCGGTAAAAGTTAAACTCTCTCTTAAACCTTGTGTTCCACCACCCCAAGAAATATTAAATGGAACACCTAATTGTTTTTCTTTTTCTGTATTTAGAGCTCTTGGGATTACCTCTTCAAATCCGTTAATAACATAGAATAATCTTCCGTTAATATAGATTTTTAACACACCTAATCTATCTTCTCTCTCAATTAACCATCTTTCATTTAGGTTAACTATCTCAACTTGTTCCGCAGGTGTTGAACCTGTATGTGTTATTGGTGGTTCGATTAATAATACGGTATTATTTGATAAACTATCAACATATTCTGTATCACTAATTAGTCCTAACCCTCCTCTGTAATATAAATCACAAGTATCAAAATAAGTACTTCTTTCCCACACACAATCTACTAAAATCCAATGTTCTTTTGTTGTATAATCAGAATTTAAACTTTCACAATAATCAAAAATTTGATTTGATGAACAATATTCAGTAATAGTATATCCTGTTTGATATGTAATACCTGTTGTTGGACAAGTACCAGTAGTGACACATCCACCTGTAAATGTTAATACTTTAACACAAACTTTTGGATTTTTAGGGTCACCTGATAACCTCAATGAAAATGAATTTGACATTGAATCGTATAACGGGTCTTTGTCACTATTTGGAACTTGGGTGGTTGCGTTACACCCACAATTACAATCTGTATTATGTTGTGGACTATAAACCAAAGGTTCATATACTTCAACACATCTTGAATTGGTCACACCCGTGTTTGAACAAGCACAAGTTTCTAAACATCCACTTAAAACACTTGTAACTCTTGTGTATCCACTATCTGAAGATGGTGAACCTGATGCGTGATGGTAGAATTTATTTTCAGCTCTCGCCCCAAAGTAGAAAAAAGTATTTTCATTTTCAGGATATGTTAAATTTAAAGTTGTTTGAGATGATGTCGGCGCAAATTCATCAACATATCTTGGTCTAATTAACATTTCAACAGTCCATCCTTCGTTTGTTCTACTTGGAAATGTTTCGTAGTCATATCCAAACAATCTAAAGAAACCTTGATAAAACCCTCCATACAATTGATTGTAATATGTAATAGTATAACCTGATTCTGAAACCATATTATACAAAGTTTGTTTTGTATTTCCTGAAAATCTTTCGTTTGGAGGATTCGTATATCCAGTTACCTGAAATAATTTTGTTCTTCTATCAAAATAATATCTATCCCACTTACTTGACCCAGTAAATAAACCCATTGTGTAATTAATTGTTTCACCTGTCATCTGTGGTACTAAACCATTATCTATGCCTGTTAATCCAATATCACATAATGTAGATGCGGTTAAACAATTTAAATCATCATTTAGTGGATTGTAATAATTTAATGAAACTAAAGTATTACCTGATAAAAAATCACCATAGTTAATTGTTAGTTCTTGTGATGATAAAGGATTATTTAAATCAAAATAAATAGGTAATCTATTACCATCATTATAACCAATAAGATTAGTTGAAAATACAACTTCTTCGTTATAATCTTTTTCATCCGATGCTAAACAAATGTCAAAAATTTTTGGGACAGGTTTAACATACCACTTTTTAAAATTGAATTGATTTATATTCTGTTGAGCCATTCTATTGATAAATAGTTAAATCCAAGTATTTATATGTAAAAAGCCAAATGGAATTTAATAAAGAATATTTTAGTTCACCATATTACTTCTATATCAAAGAGGGGAAGCAAGATATTTCTGTATATTTTAGTGTTTCTAATACATTAACTGAAGCCAGAAAAAAAGATGAAGTTGTTAAATTCGACAAGAAAGATAAAAAAGAGGTTGAAAAAACAATTTCAAAAATTCAAAAAGAAAAAAAATTAAAAAATAATTCTGACGTTAAAAAAACTTTAAATAAGAAAAAAGACGAATTAGAAGAATTAGTTGATTATGATGGAAGTTTTTTAAGTTCTAAAATTCCAATTTTTAATCCTTATCTTTCACCAAAGAGTACAATGGACCAGGAGGTTGTTGCAACAAGACAAACAAACAATCCTGTTACTCGTGGATATCGTGTATATTGGGGTGAGGGTGAGGAAGAAACTGACGAGGTAATTAATGAAACTGACTTTTCAGATGCATTTGGATATGAAGAAACAAAAGACAAAAATGGCCCTGAAACTTTCAAAACATTTGTTAAAGAGTTAGGTTTAGATAAAGAAGAGGCGGCTGAAAGAACAAGACAACAAGGTAAAGAACCTGACGCTAAAAAACATAGACAAAAATTAGAAAGAGTTCCCAAAAAAATTAAAAAACAAAAAGGTTTTATTGATAGAATGACTATTTCTGAAAAAGAAAATTTGGAAGAAGAGAAAAAAGAAATGATGAAAAAAATGGTTGAAGATATAGTTCTTAAGAAAAAATCAGGTGACAAAGAAATGGGTAAGAAAAGTGGGTTGAGTAAAGTCCTTATGAAAAATTTAGAAAATATTAAAAAATTGGCCGACAAAGAAGGTATTGAAATAAATGACTTGGTTAAAATACTTAAGAAATGAATAGTGAAATGTATGGAAATACATACGAGGTTCCTCACAACGTATTATCGTCTTTAGAAAATTTTAAAGACGAAAAAACTATTCATAATATTTTTACAAATGGATTTTTAACATATCAAAATATGAAGAAAATACTTCATGATATTGATAATGGTAAATTTGGTAATAAAGATTTAAGTACTTTAAAATCATTTATAACACAAAATTTAGATTCAGATAGAGGAAGTATTAAGAGACAAAAAAGAGATGCTTCGGATTCAGGAATGCAAAACCAATATTTATCAACACATAGAAAAGATAATGTTAGGGATTTAAACAGACCTTCTAAAAGTCATCACTCTATTTATGAAGATTACAATAAAGAAGTTGTAGATAATTTAAAAAGAATAAACGAAATAATGAAAAAATTATAAAATTATGGCATCAAAAGTTCCAATAGATTTAAACCAACCAGATAATACTTTAAGTGCTATTGCCGAAAAAGTTAGAAAAGACTTGGTTACAAGAAATGATTATAAATCAAATGCTAATGAATATGGTGTAACTAATCCTGACGCTATCTCTGATGGTGACGGTAAAGGAAGAGGAACAGGAGTATTTTTAGATATATTTAATGGTGGTACATCTACAGACCAAGTTACTAAAGTTGATAATATTAAACTAAACAAATACAGTTCAAAAAATCCTTATAATTCACCTTCAACAGAATGAAGCTTTACAACGTCATAAAACAACTTATTTTTGAAGCAAGTAGTGAAGAAATTACTAATGCAATAAAAAATAGAAATGTTGCAATAATTTACTATGACGGAGAAGATAACGGTGGTAAGGGACTTCGTGTTATTGAACCTTTTTGTTACGGAACATCAAAAAGAGGTAACAAAGTAATAAGAGCATGGGAAAGAGAAGGTGCTTCACACACCGCAACAATAGGTGACCAACCATTACCAGGTTGGAGATTATTTAGGGTGGATAGAATTGGAAGCTTTTCATCTGACCCACGTGAAAAATTTGATGTAATAAGACCAAATTACAATCCTGAAGATAAAGGAATGGTCGGATTAAGAGTATGTACAAAATTTGAATTAGAAAATGAATGATTTAATGCAAAAACTAATGTTGTCTAAAGAAATTATGAATAGACACGACGAAATGGACAAGGGAAGTTCATCTAAAAGGTCATCATCAACTCAACAATTAGTTAGAGAATATGATGAGGCTCCTATACCCGCAACTTATAATATACCACAAGAATTTTTAGCACAAGAACAACCAAAAGCAGTTGCCCCAAAAGTTATGACAGAAGATAGAATAAAAAATTCTAAACTACCTGACGCAATCAAAAGATTGATGATGGAACACCCAATAGACCAACCACAACAATATCAGGCAACAATTTCAGATGATGTTATTGAAAAAGCCGCAAGACTAATGGGTAATAACAAAACCCAAGTTGCAGAATCAAAAAAACAAGAACCATCATACACATCTAACGGATTATCTGCGTCGGATATTAAAAAAATTGTAAGGGAAACGGTTGAAGAAGTTTTAAGTGAAAATGGACTTCTTGTTGAGTCTTCTCAAAAATCAAATGAAATTATGACTATCAAAGTAGGTAAACACATTTTTGAAGGTAAAATTTCAAAAGTTAAAAAAGTTCAATAAAATTAAATACACTAAAAATTTTGTCCTCCTTGTGAGGACTTTTTTTTTGTTATAGTTGAATTATAAATGTCTTTCTATTATCTTTTAGATTATGAAAGAAAAAATTAAAGTTTTAGTTATCCCTTCTGACACTACAGGTGTTGGAAGATTTAGGTCAATCACTCCTCATACTCATTTACAATCAAAATACGGTGAAGATTTTCATGTTGATATTGAATTCAACCCTGATTTGACTAATATAAATTATTTTAAGGATTATCAAATAATTCACTATCACCGTTCTCTTGGTCAAGATATGGATAAGTCAGTACAAATAGTACCGATTCTTAATTCTTTGGGCATTATTACTATCTGTGATTTAGATGATTACTGGTTACCTGGCAAAGAACATCCTCTTCATCAGTTGATTGTACAAGAAAAAATACATGAAAAAATTATTGCAAATTTAAAAGTTGCTCAATATGTAACTACAACAACTGAGTTATTTGCGGATGAAATACGTAAATACAATAAAAATGTTGTAATTTTTCCAAATGCAATTGACCAAAATGAAGCTCAATTTAAAGAACCTACTGAAGAATCTGATTTAGTTAGAATTGGTTGGTTAGGTGGTTCATCTCACTTACATGATTTAAAACTTCTTGACGGTATGGTTTCAAAACTATCAGACATACAAAAAAATCTTCAATTTGTTGTTTGTGGTTTTGACACACGTGGTATGATGACAGAAATTAATCAGGCAACTGGAGAACAAACAAGAAGACCAATTAAACCACACGAAACTGTATGGTATGATTACGAAAAGATTTTTACAAACAATTACTCAATTGTTACACCTGAATATAAAAAACATTTAGAACTTTTTGTTCAAACACCTTACGAAAATGAACAAAACCAACCATACAGAAGAGTTTGGACAAAACCTGTTACATCTTATGCTCGTAATTATTCAAAATTTGACATATCTTTGGCACCAATTAAACAACATATGTTTAACAAAGTAAAATCACAACTTAAAGTTATTGAAGCAGGTTTTTATAAAAAAGCATTAATCGCCAGTAACTATGGGCCATATACTATTGATTTAAAACACGCAATGAAAAATGGTGAATTTACTGATGGTAACGCTCTTTTAGTTGATGACGCAAGAAATCATAGTGATTGGGCTAAATATGTTAAAAAATTGGTTCAAAACCCAAATATGAGAATTGACATGGGTGAAAGATTATATGAATATGTTTCACAAAGATATAGTTTAGATGTAGTAACAAAAACAAGAGCAGAATTTTATAAATCAATCGTATGATAAAACACCCATTACACAAAATTTTATTTATTGACATTGAAACTGTCGGGGTTTCAAGTAACTATGAAAATTTTAAAAAGGATTATCCTGAACTTCATTTCCAATTTATCAATTATTTAGATTGGTTTCAAAAAAGGTTTCCTGAAGACGCTGAAAAAAGTATTGATGAAATTTTTGTTAATCGTGCGGCTTTAGTTCCTGAGTTCTCAAAGATTGTTTGTGTTTCAGTAGGATTTCTTGACCCAAAGGGTGACATTAAAAAACAAAGTTTTTTTAACTCAGATGAAAAAGTATTACTTACAGATGTAAACACATTGTTAAATCGAGTTGATAAGTTAGGTTTTATCCTTTGTGGACATAATCTTAAAAACTTTGATATTCCTGTATTGGCAAAAAGAATGTTAGTTAATGGTATTTTACCATCATCTATCCTTCCATCTTACGATACTAAACCTTGGGAGATTAAAGCAATTGATACAAAAGAAATTTGGCAATATGGACAATTTGGAGCAATAAGTTCATTAGAACTAATGTGTGTATCTCTTGGTGTTGAGACTTCTAAAAATATGGAAGTCACGGGAAATAAAGTTCACAACGCATTTTGGAATAAAAACAAATACCAAGAAATCCAAGATTATTGTGAGAAAGATGTTGAAGTACTAATTAAAGTTTTAATAAAATTAACAAATTTATGAGTGAAAAATTTAATTTTGCAAGAGAATTAGAAGAATTAAAAAAATTGGTTGATGACTTTAGTCAATTACAGGAACAAGAATTAAATGATGAATTAGGGTTCGATATTAAGGAATTTGAGGATGCAAATCAATTTATTGGGGATGGAAAAATTACAATAAATTTTGTTTCAACGAATGAAAAAGAATTGAATTACGCGTACGAATCAGACAGTGGATTTGATTTATACGCAAATGAAGAAGTTAAAATACCTGCATTTGGTAGGGCTTTAGTTCCAACAGGTGTTTCAGTTGATTTACCCCAAGACTTTGAGATACAAGTTAGGTCAAAGAGCGGTTTAGCCATCAATCAAGGGTTAATGGTTTTAAACTCCCCAGGAACTGTAGATGAAGGTTATACTGGTGAAATTAAAGCCATTATTTTTAATACAAACAACCATGAATTTGTGATAACAAAAGGTATGAAAGTCGCTCAAGCGGTAGTTGCAAGATGTATTACAGGTAGATGGGTTAATTTGAAAAAAGTAGATAAAATAGAAGAAAAAGATAGAGGTAGTAAAGGTTTTGGGAGTACAGGGATATGATAACAATAATATACTCAACACATAAAGACGAAAATTATAATAAAAAATTTAAACAACATTTATTAGAAAGTGTTGATTTGAAAAATGTTCAAATATTAGAATACCAAAACAATAATCAATATTCGTTGGCTCAAATTTATAATAGTGGAATAACAGAATCAAATTATGATATTGTTGTTTGTTGTCATAATGATATTAAATTAGAAAAAGGATGGGGTAAAAAATTATTAAGAGATTTTGAAGAAAATCTTGATTTTGGTATTTTAGGTAAGGCTGGTTCATGTTATTTTCCTAAATCAGGTGTTTATTGGGAAAATATGCACAATACAATGGTCGGTCATGTGTATCACCAACCTGAAGGTCAACCAAAGTGGATTAGTAAATACTCGGCCAAATTACCTAAACCAATACCAGTTGTCACATTAGACGGATTATTTTTATCGTTTAATAAAAATAAAATAAAACACACATTTGATGAAACTATTGGTAAATTTCATTTTTATGACCACCCGTTTTGTTTGAGTAATTTTTTGGATGGTGTTAAATTAGGGGTAACTTTTTCATTCGATATTACACACCAATCTGTTGGTCAACCAAACCATGAATTTTATAATAGTAAAATTACATTTTTAGAAAAATACGGACAATTTTTGCCTATTGTAATTTATCCCGAAATTTATATCCCAAGAATACAAAGAAAACCAATAAAAATTGATGGTAAAGTTGCAATTATTATCCCACATAAAGATAATTTTTCTTTATTAAAAAAATGTATTTTATCTTATTTTGATAATTGTGATGAAACTATTTTTGATATTTTTGTTGCGGATACGGGTTCTTCTAAACTTGAAAAAAAAGCTATTAAAAATTTTATATTTAATTATTCAAATATAAAGTTGATTGAATATGATTATTATAATTTTGCAAAAATTAATAATGATGTAGTTAAAAATCATTTATTTAACGAACATACGTACATTTTATTTAGTAACAATGATATTGAACTTTTAAATGATGTGATTTATGGTATGTTAAAAATACATAAGACTATTCCCGCAGTTGGTACTGTTGGTTGTAGATTACATTTTAAAAATAAATTAATCCAACATGATGGAGTAATCATTGTAAGTGATAAAGAAAATAAAATTCAAATGCACCATAGTGGTATTAATTCTCATTATAACTTTCAAAATCAAATAAAAAAAGTACCAATCACTACAGGTGCTCTTATGATGGTATATAGAAAGGTTTTTGAAAAATTAAATTATTTTAATGAATCATATACTGAATGTTTTGAAGATGTTGAATTTAATTTAAAATGTTTGATAAATGGATATACTAATTATTTAGATGGTAATTTAGTATCATATCACTATGAAAGTCAAACAAGAAATTTAAATTATGATAAAAATGAAAGAGTGATTGAAGATTATAAAAAAACATTATCGCCTTTTATTTCAAACAATTTTAATAAATTACAAAAATTTATATTATCAATCTAATGGAAGAGAAAAAATTAAAAATTTTATTTGGGTGTCTTTTATACCGAGACTTCACAGGTTCTGAAATGTATGTATTTGAACTTTGTAAAAATTTAGTTAAAAACGGACATGATGTTAGTGTAGTTTCACCTTCAATAGAAGGTCCAATAAGATACCTATCAGAATCATTAGGAATTAAAGTTTACGATTTCAACAATGCCCCTGTTCATGAAAATTTTGATATAATACACGGACAACATTATCCTGTTGTTGAAATTTTGGTACACGCATTCCCAAACACACCAATAATTACAACAATTCATTCTGAAGTTATTGAATTAGAAAATCCAGTAATTTCTCCAAATATTAAAAAATACATCTGTATAAGACCTGAAATTAAACAACATATTATTAATAATTTTAAAATTGATATTAATTCAACTACAATTATTTATAACCCAATAGATGAATCAAGATTTAATCAAAACAATACTGAAAATTCTAACTCAGTACTTTTTGTCGGTACTATAGATTATTTACGTAAAAATTCAATTTTTGATATTTCAGATTATTGTGAAAAAAACAATAAAGAACTTTGGTTAGTTGGTAAAAACCACTCAAATTATTTGAATGAACTAACAACTAAACCACATGTTAAATACTTTAGTGAAACAAGTTCTGTTGAGGAGTTCACAAAAAAATGTGGTGAAACTGCGGGTATATTATTGGGTAGAACAACTATTGAAGGATGGATGTGTGGCAAAAAGGGTTGGATTTATAATATCAATAGTAATGGGAATATTATTGATAAAAAATTACACGATGTCCCTGAAAATATTGGTCAATTTGAATCGTCAAATGTTTGTAAAGAAATAACAAACGAATATATTAAAATATTAAATCAATGAAAAAAACAATCATAACTATCACCGGTATTAGACCCGATTTTATAAGAATGTCTGAAATTTTTAAAAAATTAGATAACAATTTTAATCATATATTAATACACACAGGACAACATTATGATAAAATGTTATCTGATGTATTTTTTGATGAGTTATCAATACGTAAACCTGATTTTAATTTAGAAATCGGCTCAAAGGGAAAAGAACATTTTCACCAACAGGCAGATTTATCTGTCAAAATAATTGACTTAATCCGTAATGAAAATATAAATCCTGATTTAATAATTTTTTTAGGTGATTCAAATTCGGCTTTAGCATCGGTACCTCTTAAAAAAGAGGGGTATAAAATTGCCCACATTGAGGCAGGTATGAGGTCGGGTGATAAAAGAATGCTTGAAGAAATTAATAGAATTGTTTGTGACCATTGTAGTGACCTTTTGTTTGTTTATCATGATAATTACAAAGAAAAATTGATTAGAGAATCAATTAATCCAAAATCAATTTATGTTGTAGGAAATACAATTAAAGAGGTTGCAAATAAAATAGAATTAAATAAATCTAAAAAAAATAATAAAATAATTTTAGATATTCATAGACCTGAAAATTTTAATAGTAAGGAACGTTTAAAAAACATATTAAACTATGCTAATATTTGTTCCCAAAGATTTGGGATACCTGTTGAAATGTTATCATTTAAAAGAACTATTGATAAAATATCCGAATTTAATTTAGATTTAGAAAATATTAAAGTAATTGATTTATTATCTTTTAAAAATTATATAAATGAAATGTACCATTCTAAGTTTATAATTTCAGATTCAGGTACAGCTCAAGAAGAACCTTGTTTATTTAATACTCCAGTTATTGTCCCAAGAGATTTTACTGAAAGACCTGAATCGGTTGAATCTGGATGTTCATATATGATTAATGTAAACGAATTAGATGTTTCGTGGATTGAGTCATTTAATTATCTATCAAATTATAACTCAAACACAGATTGGTTAGGAGATGGTAAAACATCCGACAAAATTATTGAAATATTAAAAGAAAAATTATGATTTCCATTGTTACTGCGTATCACAATCGAAAAAAAATATTTATTAAAACATTAGAAAGTTTTAAAAAAAGTAGTTTTACTGATTTTGAAGTTATCGCTGTCGATGACTGTAGTCACGAAGATGAAAGATTAGAAGATTTGGTAGACGAATTTCCTTTTTTAAAAATTGTTAGATTAGAAAAAAAAGATAAATGGTATGTAAATCCATGTGTTCCTTTTAACGTCGGATTTAACCACGCATCAGGTGATAAAATTATTATACAAAATCCTGAATGTTTACATTCAGATGATATTTTAAATTTTGTAAACGAAAATTTAATTGATAATGATTATTTATCATTTGCTTGTTATTCTTTAAGTGAAATTCAAACATCGGCAGTGTTACAACTTAATGATTTTAAATCATTTATTAACCCCTCAACATATAAAAAAATATCAGTAGTTAATGATGGTGATGAAGGATGGTATAATCATTCATTATATCGACCAAAATCTTATCATTTTTGTACCGCAATAACTAAAAAAGATTTAAAAGAATTAGGAGGATTTGACGAAAGATTTGCAACTGGAGTAGCGTTTGATGATGATGAATTTATACATAGAATTCGTCTTAAATTAAATGTAAGGTTTATTGATGATTTTGTTGCTCTTCATTTATGGCATTACGGAAATGATAAAAATGCAACAGTAACAAATAGAGTAAATATGGATAATAAATTTTGGGAAATGTGGAATAAAAATAATTACTTATTCAATTATGTGACTAAAATTGAAAATAAATACACAATTAATAATTTAATTAAATGAAAATAGTAGGATTTACACAATTAAGAAATGAATTATCAAAAGGAAATTTACATAATTGGTTAAAACAAATGTTTGAAATATGTGAATACGTTTATGTATACGACCAAAATTCTGATGATGGTAGTAAAGAAATTTATAAAAATTTTTCTAATTTACGAGTAATTGAGTCAGAAATAAATGATTTTAAAAATGAAATATCGTGTAAGAAAAAATTGTTAGATACTCTACTACTTGAGCAACCTGACACTGAATTTATTATATGGTTAGATGGTGATTCACTTTTAGATAGTCGTTTAACTAATGATAACAATAAAATTTTAATTGATATTTGTAACTACGCTAAAAACAATAATATTGACGGTATATTGTTGGGTCATTACAATCTATGGAGAAGTGACATCCACTATAGAATAGATAACGCTTATCATAGTTTAAGTCATGGGGTTTGTGCAATATGGAGAAATAATAAAAATTTAAATTTTCAGTCAATTCACGGGTTACACCAACCTCAATATCCAAATGGAATTGTAACAACCATTAAAATACCTTATAGTATAATACATAGAGGTTTTGCGACTGACTATCAAATTATTACTAAATATAATGTTTATAAAAGTTATGGCCAAGACGGATGGGCACTTGAGAGATTATTAGACGAAACTACGTTAGAAGTTGTTGAATTAGATACTAATATATTACCTTCATGGTTTAAAATTACTGACGCAACTAATCCAAAAGAAAAAGAAAAAATAATTAATATTTTTAAAAAACAAAATGAAGAAATCAATTGAAATTATTTCATTAATTTTTAAATCAGTAGAATACTTAGATTTAATACATAAAGAATTAACTAGTGAAAAATGTAAAGTTAATGGTTGGGATGTCTCAATAAGAATTGTCGCAAATGATGCAACAGATGAGATTATAAATAAATTAACAAAATTAGATATACCATATTCAATTTATAATGACCCAATTCCTAATGATTATTATTTAAATAGAGTTTATAGATGTTGGAATTACGCCGGTAAAACTAGTAAATCAGATAATATTTGTTTTGTTAATTCAGATATGGTCTTTAGTAATGGATGGTTAGAAAATTTATTAAAACATCACGATGGTACTAATATACCAACATCTAGATTAGTTGAGAGTGGTAAAATGAGGAGTGGAACTTATGGTATTAGTATTGATTGTGGTAAAAGTCCTAAAAAAATTGATTATGAACTTTGGGAAAAAGTTAATACATCTATGAGGGAGGATAACATTTATTCAGGTGGTTTATACATGCCATGTATTTTTGAAAAAACTCGATTTATTGAAAGTGGTATGTATCCTGAAGGTAACATTTATACTGATGGAGTTGGTACTTTAAATGGGTTTGTTCAAAGTGGAGATGACTGGTATTTTAGAAAATTAGAATCAACTTATGGGATGAGACATGTTACAGTATTTGATTCATTAGTTTATCATATACAAGAAGGTGAAAAAGACGATTAAAATATTAAAGATATACAAAATAAAATGGAAAAAATATATTCTAAAATTAATGGAGAACTCCTTCATCAAATTGTGAGATTATCTGATGTTACTTCTGAACGAACTGATTTAAGCTTAGATAAAAACTACCTTCAATGTGCCAGTTTAAAATTATCTAAAGGACATACATTTAAACCTCACAAACATAATATAATCCCAAGACATGATGAAAATTACATACCTCAGGAAAGTTGGTGTGTTATAAAAGGAAAGGTAAAATGTATTTTCTATGACATTGATGATAATATAATTGCGGAACCTATATTATCCGCAGGTGATATTAGTTTTACATTTAATGGTGGTCATAATTATTTGATTTTAGAAGACGATACTATTGTATATGAATACAAAACAGGGCCATATTTTGGTCAAACAATTGATAAAACTTTTATTTGATGAAAATAGGTAGTGATGTTGTTTTAGATTTAGATATAATAATAAAAGAAAAAAATAATTGTGTTATAGGTAGTCATGTTGCAATAGATAAAGGATTTTATTGTACAACAAAATTATATATTGGTGATTATACACATATTAGTCCTTATGTAACAATTATAGGTGGTAAAAACTCAGATTTTACGGCCAAAGGGTTTAATAACATAATGGCCGGAGCTAGAATTGTATGTGGTTCAGATAGATTTGATGATAGTGGATTATTTGGAGCGATGATACCTGAAGAATTAAAAGGTACTCAAATAATTAAACCTGTTCTTATGGAAGAATTTTCTAATATCGGAACAAATTCTATTGTATTACCCGGCTCAAGATTAAGACGTGGTGTTCTATTATCCGCAGGTAGTTTATTAATGGGTGATACTGAAGAATGGGGGGTATATAAGGGAAATCCAGCAATTTTAGTTAAAAAAATAGATAGTACAAGAATACTTTACAACGCGAAAAAATTAGGATATAATTATTAATCTTATGGAACAAGTGAATATGGATACTGTGACGGAATTTGAAAAAAAGATATCACAATTTTACAACGCCCCTTACGCAGTTGCTGTAGATAGTTGTACTCATGGTATAGAGTTATGTTTAAGATTAACAAATACTACTAAAATTAACGTCCCATTACGAACTTATTTATCCGTACCCATGTTGTCTAAAAAATTGGGGATTGGATTAGAATGGAGAGATGAAAAATGGGAAGATTACTACACTTTAAATTACGAAGAAAAAAAAATAATTGACGCAGCAGTACTGTGGAAAAAAGACAGTTATATTCCAAATACGTATATGTGTTTAAGTTTTCAATTTCAAAAACATTTAAGTTTAGGTAGAGGTGGAATGATTCTTTTGGACAACGAACAAGATGCTATTCAGTTAAAAAAAATGAGTTATGACGGTAGACTACCCAATATTCCATGGAGAGAACAAAATATCGATACAATGGGTTACCATTACTATATGACTCCTGAAACCGCTAAATTAGGATTAGATAAATTATCTAATGCCATTAATACAAATCCTAGAAAATGGAAATATGAGGATTGGCCAGATTTGACTAAAATGAATTTTTTTAAAAGTTAAAAATAAAATATGATTAAACGTGCATTTATAACCGGTGTGGGTGGCCAAGATGGGTCATATCTAGCGGAATATCTTTTATCATTAGGATATGAAGTTCATGGTATTATACGAAGAAATTCTACACCTGAACACCAACAAAGTAGACTTGACGAAATTCGAGACAAAATAAATATATATTATGGTGACTTGTTAGACCAATCTAATATTGAAAGATTATTAAGTGAAATACAACCTGACGAAATATACAACTTAGCCGCTCAAAGTCATGTACGTATTAGTTACGATATCCCACAATTTACATCACAAGTTAATTCTTTAGGTGTTTTAAATATTTTAGATGCTTATCGTAGAGTTTGTCCTAACGCAAAATTTTATCAAGCAAGTAGTTCGGAAATGTTTGGAAGTTCGGTAGACCCTGATGGGTACCAAAGAGAAACAACTCATATGAATCCAGTTTCACCATATGGATGTAGTAAAGTATTTGGGTATAATATTGTTCGAAATTATAGAAACGCATATAATTTACATGCTAATAATGGTATTTTATTCAATCATGAATCTCCTCGTAGAGGTTCTAATTTTGTTACTAATAAAGTAGTTAAAGCCGCGGTGATGATAAGTTTAGGTTTATCTGATAAATTAGAACTTGGTAACATGGATTCATATAGAGATTGGGGACATTCCAAAGACTATGTAAAAGCAATGCATTTAATATTACAACAGGATAAACCAGTCGACTTAGTTGTGGCAACTGGGGAGTCAAGGTCAGTTAGAGATATGTGTGAATATGTTTTTAGTAAATTAAATTTAAATTATAAAGACTATGTTGTTCAAAATGATAAGTTTTTACGTCCTGAAGAATTACCATACCTTAAAGGTGACTCAAGTAAAATTAGGTCTTTAGGATGGAAACCTGAATATAGTTTTGAGACAATGATGGATGAAATGATTGATTATTGGTTAAACATTTATAAAAAATAAAACATACTATGGATAATAAAATTGGGTGGTTAGTTAACGATACACTTACGTGTATTCCAAACACGAGAACATTTTGGCATGACCTATTAGAATGGTTTCCAGGCCTTCAAGATAAATGTGACGGATATACAAGTTATGCAATATTAGCTGATAAAATAGAATCTATTAGAGAGCGCCCTGATTATATAATTAGAAATGGAAGTTATTTTCGTAAACTTAATATTGATGTCCCAACATTCTGTCTAATACAAGATACTATGGATAATCCAATGCAAACTGAAGTTATAAATTCATGTACTTGTGTTGTATTTGCGTCTAAACAAACGTATAATCTTTATAAAGAAAGAATTAATCCAAAAAATGTAAGAGTAATTGAACAATCATCAGATTTTAATTTTTTTAAACCTATTCCTGAAAGACATCCAGAAGTTTTACCTAATTCAATTATTTTTATAGGTGATTCTTCTCATGAAAAAAAAGGATTTCATAGAGTTTTAAACCTCATTGAAACAATGACGGATTTTAATTTTTGTTTAGTAATGAAAGATAATACAACTATTGACGCAATTCCTGAACATAATAGAAATAGAGTAAGAATATTTAACAGAGTTGACACAAATACAGTTAGACTTTTAATAAATTCATCAGTGTGTGGTATTTGTACATCAGGAAATGAAGAAGGTCATTTTGCAGGAATTGAAATAGGTGCATGTGACATACCAATGGTTGCAAGACCTATGGGATGTTATTTAGATAGACAAGATGATAAAACATGGGGGTTAGTATCTAACGATGAAAATTTTCCTGAAACAATAAGATACGTTATTAGTAATCGAAATCTTTTTTCACCACGAGAATATTATTCAAAAGAATATACTTTAGAACGTTGTCGTGAAAAATGGAATAATTTAATTAATGAATTTGTTAAATAATACATATATGAAATTTACGGTAGAAATAAAATCTGGTTTATGTAATGTTTTAAAATCTTTTGTCACCGCTTTAAGTATAGGTGAAACTAATATTTTACCTAGATTTGACGCACATTTTGACGCTGATTATCGAGAAATTTTAGATGATAGTTTAATTTGCCATAACCCACACGAATTTGGTAATTCTTTTATTTCTGCAAGATTTTTAGTTTTAAAATCAGAAGAAACAGAACAACCTGATTTAATAAACGACGCTAAAGCTTTAGGTGACCACCCTAATATCGTAAATAAATCACTTTCTTATTTATTTTCAACACATTCAATTGATTGGTTTTTTAATAGAAATTTAATATGTGATACAGTATTTAACAGAATACAAAAAGGAATTAGTAAAATTAAATGGAGACCTGAAGTTTTATCCGAAGTTGATAGAGTGTCAAAACATTTTGAATACCCATTACTTACCATACAAATAAGAACTTGGACTCATCAATTTGACCCTCCAAACTGTACAAGTATTCGAGACGGAGTTATTAGAGATTATAATTTTGAAACTTATAAAAATGCAATTAATGAATTTTTACCAAAAGTAAAAACTATTTTTCTTACTTCAGATAACGACAGTGTTTTACCTGAATATTTAGAATATTTAAAAGACTACAATGTAATAACTTACACTAAACCAGATAATGTTACTCAAATGCAATATTCTACAGCAACTATGTTAATAGCCTCAAAATGTGATATGTTGGTTTGTAATCGTCTTAGTACATTTTCAGAATGTATTTGGTGGTTTGGCGGATGTAAAGCCGAAACAATACCTGTTTTTTAAGATGAATAAAAACAACACTTAATGTTTACTGTATCCATATTTTTTATTAATTTAAAATAAAAAATATGGATAAATTTGCATACGGACATGAAGTTCACACGGACATGATAGTCCAAATAGTTAAATCAATTAATTGTAAAAATTATTTAGAATTAGGTGTATATGATGGGTCAACTTTTGAAAAAGTTTCAGAAGTAGTACCTAGGGTAATTGGGGTTGATATTATTGATTTTAGAAGAAATAAAAACATTGGTGAGTTCCATCAAACATCAACACAAGACTTTTTAAATAATTTTAATGAAATAGTAGATGTTATTTTCATAGATGCTGACCATGCGTTTGAAGCGGTTAAATTAGATTTCAAAGCATCACTTAAAAATTTAAATGAATTTGGGGTAATTATTTTACATGATACTGACCCAATTTCTGAAAAATATATTACCCGAGAACACTGTGAGGATTCTTATAAAATGATAGATTGGATTAAAACTGAATATCCTGAGATGGATATTTTTACATTCCCCATATCCGAAGCGGGTTTAACAATTGTCAAACGTTCTATTGACAGACGTGTTAGTAAATTTTTAAATAATGGATAATAAAAAAATAAATTAAAATTACCATGAATAAAGAATATACTATAATTATACCAAGCAATAGAGACTCTTTAAAAGATGAATTAATTACTCATTTAAAAAACATGGATGAAGAATCAATTTGGAAAAATGGTCACGGATACCCATCTTTCTCAAAATTAATTAATGATTGTGTTGTTGAATCACCAACAGAAACCATTATTATTTGTAATGACAAAGCTAGACCTAAAAAAGAACATATTGAAAAAATTTTAACTCTTTTAGAACAAGGATATGGGTTTGTTGGATTATATGCGTGGGGGTTTTTTGGTTTTAAAAAAGAATTATTTAGAAATATTGGGTTTATGGATGAAAGATTTATTGGGGGTAATTATGAAGATAGTGATTACCTAAGAAGAATGATGGAGGGCAATATTGCCATGTATAATTCATTTGAAATAGATTATATCTCTATGAGTTCAGGATGGAACATATCAAATACAAAAAACCATTTTGATAAAAAATGGGAGCATGGTGATTTACCAGGTGATAAATATGTAAAACGATTATTACCAGAAGAAACTTATGATTATAACATAGGTGAAAAAACAAACATAAAATTTCTACCATGGTCTGATTCATTTTTTAGTATTGACGTAGGTAAATCAGAAACATTCATGGATTACAAAATAAAAATATAAAATAAATAAATTATATAAAATAATGAAAGAAAAAGTTTTATTAGTAGGTGGTGCCGGTTACATCGGAGGATTAACATCAGATTATCTTATTAGAGAAGGGTTTGATATAACTATTTACGATAATTTATTATATGAAAATAGGTATTTAAAAGATGTTTCTTTTATTTATGGAGACATTAGAGATACTGATAAACTTTATGAAGTATCTAAAGATTTTGATATTATAGTTTTAATGGCTGCTTTAGTTGGTGACCCGGCTTGTAGTGTTGACCCATTTTTAACTGAAGAAATTAATTATAATTCTATTAAAAATTTTTGTGATATTGTTTCACCCGATAAACATTTAATTTTCATGTCTACGTGTTCAGTTTACGGGGCTCAAGATGGTATATTAGATGAATTAAGTGAAACAAATCCATTATCATCATATGCATCAACAAAACTTAAAGCCGAAAAACACATTTTAGACAAAAATGGGACAATTTTTAGATTAGGAACTGTATTTGGTCTTGGTGACACATATTCTAGAATTAGAATGGATTTAGTTGTTAATGTATTAACTATGAAGGCGGTAAAAGAAGGTACTATAACTATTAATGGAGGTGAACAATGGAGACCAATAATAGCAGTTAAAGATATTGCGGGATATATTACAGAGGCCTGTAAAGAAAAGTATCCGGGAATTTTTGTTTTATCAAAAGAAAATGTTATAATTAAAGAACTAGGTGAACGTGTTGCTAAAATAGTACCTAATACTAAAGTAACGTACACTGAAATATCTTTTCAAGATGCTAGAAATTATCGTGTTGATAATTCAAAATCTTTAAAAGTTTTTAAATATAAACCAATTACAACCGTTGAGGATGAGGTATTAAGAATGGTAACTTTATTTGAAGAAAATAGAATTGAAAACCCTGAAGATAAAGTTTACCACAATGGAGCGTTTTTAACAAATAAAAAAAATCAAAAAGAATTATTATGGACACAAAAAAATTAATGAATGGTGGTATCTCTGTTGATGATAGAGGTTCGGTTAGATTTGTTAATGATTTCAATTTTGAAAATGTAAAGAGATTTTACCAAGTTGAGAATCATAGACAAGGATTTATAAGAGCGTGGCATGGTCATAAAAAAGAAGGGAAATATGTTTATGTATCTAGTGGTACCGCACTTATTGGAATTGTTAATATGGAAACTGAAGAAATTACAAAATATATTTTAAGTGCAAGACAACCAAAAGTATTATTTATCCCACCGAATCATTATAATGGTTTTAAAAATTTGGAAGAAAATACTTCAGTTATTTTCTTTTCTACTACATCATTAGAAGAAAGTTTAGGTGACGATATAAGATTACCACATGATAATTGGAATATATGGGAAGAAGATTTTAGATAAAAAAAATAAAAAAAGTAAAAAAATTATGAAAATTTATATTTTAGGTTCAAAAGGTATGTTAGGTAAATATGTTTACACTTATTTATCTGAAAAATTTAATGTTAATGAAATTAACAGAGATGTTCTTGACGCATCTCAACAGACAGAAAAAACATTAGAAGAAATTTTAATCAATTGTGGAGTAAATCAGGGTGATGTTATTATAAATTGTATTGGTACAATTAAACCAAGAGTTGACCAATTAGGTGACTTAAACGCAATTTTAGTAAACTCAGTTTTTCCAAGATTATTAGCTAATGTTTGTGAGAAAAATGAATGGAATATGATTCATCCAACAACTGATTGTGTCTTTTCAGGTAAAAAAGGTAGATATGATGAAAAAGATAAATATGATGTTGATGATGTATATGGTATGTCTAAAGCTATGGGAGAACCAAGTAATTGTACAATAATAAGAACTTCAATAATTGGTGAAGAAGTTAATCAACATAGGTCTTTAGTTGAATGGGTTAAAAGTCAAAAAAATAATACAGTTAATGGTTTTTTAAATCATTTTTGGAATGGTATTACTTGTTTAGAATGGGCTAAATTAGTGGAAAAAATTATTGATAACAAAGATTTTTGGAAAGGGATTAAACATTTTGTTTCACCAACTCAAGTTACAAAATACGATTTAGTAAAAATGATATCAAATTCATATGAATTAAATATTGGTATTAACGCCATGAATTCAGAATTAACTGTTGATAGAACTTTATCGACTATTTTTGATACAAAATATGATATACCTGAGTTGGAATTTCAAATAAATGAAATGCAATCATTCTCAAAAAAGTTACACAAAAATTAAATAATGACAAGAAAAAAAACAATTAGCAAAGACAGTCAGTATATTCCTACTGAAGCTAAACCAAAAATGTCGAAAAAAGACCAAATTAGTGGGATGATTAAAAAGAGTAAAGATAAATTCTTAACTCAAAGTCAGAGAGAGTACTATGATAAATTGAAGAAAAATCAAATAACAATTTGTTCAGGTCCGGCAGGTGTTGGTAAAAGTTTTATAGCAATGAAAGCAGCGGTTGATTTAATTGCCGACCATACGTCACCTTACGAAAAAATTATCATTGTTAGACCAGCGGTTGAAGCTGAAGAAAAACTTGGTTCATTACCTGGTAATGTTGAAGAAAAATTAGACCCGTATATCTTCCCATCATATTATCTATTAAATAAAATTATAGGTAAAGAGGCGAGAGAAAAATTAAAACAAATGGAAGTTATTGAGGTTTTCGCATTGGCATATATGAGAGGGATGAATATTGATAATTCTATTTTAATATTTGAAGAAGCTCAAAATGCTACGCCAAAACAAATGAAGTTATTATTAACTCGTATTGGTACCGATAGCAAATTTTTTATATCAGGTGATTTAGAACAAACTGACAGATATAAAGATAAAAAACATTCAGGTTTATGGGATGCTATTGAGAAATTTAAAAACATTTCAGAGATTGGAGTTCATGAATTTGGAGATGATGATGTTGTTAGAAATCCATTAATTACTGAAATATTAAAAAGGTATGAAGATAGGAATTGATATTAACGGAGTTTTAAGGGATACTATTGGTAAGTTTAAAACAACCTATAATAAATTTCTAATTGAAAAAAGTGACGGGTTTGAGGAAGATGAGGTGTCGTTTAACTATGAGATAATTGAACCAATTGATAGTTTAGATTTATCCAAACATTTTTTATTTCCTTCAAAAGAAGAAATGTTTTCATTCATGTTTGAAGAATGTCCTATGGAAATATTTGGTCATTCACCATCAAGTGAAATGACAACATTTGTGGATTTCAACGACATATATGTTAAACACAGAGATAATATTCAGTTCACTATTATATCAGATGAAATTTCAAAATCAAAACCCGCAACTTTATTTTTTTTATCAAAATTTGGTTGTTTGGTTGAAAGAATTATTTTCTATAATGAAGTAACAAAAAAAGAAGTTTTAAATGAATTTGATTTAATAGTTACTTCTAACCCTGAAATTATTATTAATTACAATAATAAAGTTGTTAAATATAAAACACTTTATAATGAAAAAATAAACTCGTCTAAAACTATTGAAAAGTTAAAGGAATTAGACGAAATAATCTCAAATATTACAGATGTTAAAAATACTAGGGGAACATTACTATATTGATTTGGAGTCTGCTCAATCAATTATTAATATAGACACACCAAACTCATCAGGTTCAACTGAACAACAGATAGGTGTGGTTCAATACGAAATAATTAAAATGATGCTAGAGGTAGTCTTGAGTGAAACTGAAGAAGTTGATGAAACTTTAGGAGATAAAGCATCAGCATCAATACCATTTAAATTGGCATTTAACACTTTATTAAATAATAAAATAATTCAAAAATACTAAAACATGGAAGAAACAATTAAAAAAATTGAAGATTCAATTAAAAATTTGAGTGAAAAAAAATCAAGAATTTATTTTTTCGCTCAAGATACTTTAGGGAACGCTAAAGCGTCAATCAAATACATTTATGATATGGCATTAACACTTAAAAATGCCGGTTATAATGTCATTATTTTACATGAAAAACCTAATTATTTTGGAGTACAAAGTTGGTTAGGAAATAAATATGATTCTATTCCCCACCAATCAGTAGAAGGACAAAATTTACAAATAGCGCCTGAAGATTTTATGATTATTCCTGAAATTTTTGGTTACGTTATGAGTCAATTAACAAACTTACCTTGTACTAAAATCGTATTGTCACAGTCTTATGACTATATATTTGAAACTCTTCAACCAGGACAAACTTGGCAACAATTTAACTTTACAAAGTGTATCACAACTTCAGAAGAGCAAAAAAATTATGTTTCAAAATTAATGAGAATGAGTGCTGTTGACGTTATTGAACCAGTAATCGATGAGAATTTTGTTGTTTCTGAAAAACCTGTTAAACCAATTATTTCGGTTGTGTTTAGAGAACAAAGAGATTCAATTAATTTTATCAAGTCGTTCTATCAAAAGTATCCACAATTTAGATGGATTACTTTCCGTGATTTAAGAGGTTTATCTCAAGAAGAATTTGCAAGTTCATTAAGAGAATCTATGTTGTCAGTATGGAACGATAGAATTAGTTCTTTTGGTACCTTCCCATTAGAATCTATGAAGAGTGGTGTAGCAGTTATGGGTGTAGTTCCAAAACTAATTCCAAGTTGGTTAAGCGAAGAAAACGGAATTTGGATACAAGATGAAATAAAACTTGTAGACTATGTTGCAGATTTTGTTCAAAATTGGTTAGAAGATAATGTTTCTGAAAATCTTTACAAGAATGGTATTGAAACTTCGGAAAAATATAGTGATGTAGAAAAATTTGAAAAGACAATTTTATCAACGTTTGAAGGTTATCTTCAAGTTATAAAAGAAAATTTTGAAACTGAATTAAATAAACTACAATTAATTGAAAATTAATATTATGGAAAATATTTTAGATTTAAGTGTTATATTACCTATTAAAAGTATGGTAATGAGAGATTTTGAGGATTTCTTTAAAAAATCAATTGAGTCTGTACAATCTCAAGAGTTCTTACCAAAAAACTTAATTATAGTTCATGGTAAAGATAAAAATTTATCGGATTATTTGAAAAAATATGATTTTCAAAATCTTAAAGTAACAACTTTTGAATTTGATGGAGAACCAAATTTTTCAAATCAGGTTAATTTTGGAATTACAAAAGCTGAAACTAAATGGGTTAGTATTCTAGAAGTTGACGATGAATACTCAAAAATTTGGTTTAAAAATGTAAAAAAATATTTAGATTCATATTCTGATGTTGACGCATTTTTACCTATCGTAGTTGAGGTAGATAATAAATTAACCTTCCAAGGATTTACAAACGAAGCTACATTTGCGGCTAATTTCTCACAAGAAATGGGATATCTAACAAATGAAACTTTATTACAATATCAAAATTTTCAAACATCAGGAATGGTATTCAAAAAATCTCTAATTGAAGATTTTGGTGGATTTAAACCAAGCATTAAATTAACATTTGTTTATGAATTGTTACTTCGTTTAACGTACAATTCGGCTAAAATTATGACTATTCCTAAAATTGGTTACAAACACACTAATTTAAGAGAAGGTTCTATTTTTTGGGAATACAAAAATGGTGAAACCAAACTTGAAGAAAATGAGGTTAAGTTTTGGGTATCTTCAGCTAAAAAAGAATATTTTTTTAGTGAAGACAGAAACATAAAATTTGTTCCTGAAAATGCTTAATGATATTAAGCGCCAGCTCAATAGAAATTGCCGTTAAGACGAAAAAAAAATCTAGCGGTGAAAATTACTTTGACATAAGAGAAGAGAATGCGGTCAGAATGTTTCTGACTGCTTCTACTTTTGAAGAAAAAAATAAGATTTATAATGAATATTTAAGACATCCTTTAGATAAAATGATTTCTTCAATTATTCGTAGATATAAATTATACAGAAAAGATATGGATTTTATTGAAATTCATACTGATACACATTCATTTTTGATGACAAAAATTGACAAATTTAGTCCATCAAAAGAAAAGAAAGCTTATTCATATTTTGGAACTATTTGCAAGAATTATCTTATGGGTCAAATATTAAAAGACCAAAAAGAACAAAATAGAAAAATTTCCTATGAAGATATATCAGGTGATTTAGAAAATTCTCCTGAAATGGTTTATTACTTAGATGTTGAACCATCTGAAGAAGTTAATTTAATACCAATATTAATTGATTATATTAAAGAAACTATTGAAATTGATGATTTAAACGAAAGTGAAATAAAATTAGGTATTTCATTAGTTGAGATTATGGAAAATTATGAGACAATTTTTCCAGCAACTGATAACAATAAATTTAATAAAAATATTATTTTATTATCGCTCAGAGAGATGACAAATATGTCAACAAAAGAAATAAGAGCGTCAATGAAAAAGTTCAAAAAAATATATACTGCTCTACTCCAAGTTAATCCTGAATAAAAAATGTCATAAAAAATATTTATAAGTATGACAAAACCAAAAAAGAAACAAATAAATTTTACACAGGACTCAATTTTAGCTCTGATGCAGGAAATTTATAATGAGTTAGTTGAACAACGCTCCACCGCAATTAGAATTCAAAATAAAATGATTTCTATGATGAAAGAGCCTGAAGACATGACTGTTATAGGCCCGGTTATTGAAAAACAACAAAAAATCATAAATGATTGTGTTGAGAAAAAACTTACGTTATCTAAGTTACAATCAGGTATATGGGAAAAAAGAAGTAATTCCGAAGAAACTTTTGATATTTCATCTATGGATGATGATATTCTACAGGGTCTAATTTCAAAGGATATAAATTCAGATATTGAAAAATTTAATCTGTAATGGCAGAGGATATCAGACAAGGTTTTAAAGAAAGTAAAGCAAGGGCTAAAGCCGTCAAAACTTTTACGCAAGTACAAAAGGATTATGAAGGGTTTATACAGAACAATACTGATAGATTACAAAAAAAAGCGGAAAACATTCAAATAAATTTAGATTCCGCAACAATTTCAAGAAAAATTAAAGAAAAAACAAGTAATTCGTTTGAAGAATTAATTGATTTAATTGGTCAAACAAATACTAACCCAAATAATGATTTTTTTATTAATATTTTAAAAAATCAATTACAGAATTTACCAACTTTAATTGAAGGTATTATCGAAGAGTGTGTTTTTAGCTCATTGAATTGTTCTAATGAACAAACTTATTTAACAAATCAAGAACTATATATTCAAGTAAGTGAAATTGATTTATTTAATCAACTTAAATTAAGTCCTGATAGTTCCATTGGTGCTTCAATATATGAAAAAATACCGTATGACCCATTAGCATCAAGAAGAAGTACTAACAGGTTTTTATACGAATTAATTCAAACACCATCAGTTCCGCAAGTTTACTACGGTTCATCAGGTCAAGAATTATTTAAAATTTCTTTTGAAACTTTTAACGGAGTTACTCAGGGGAATTATTTTAAAGTAGTTTTATACCAAAGAATAAATGCTCCAAATAGAGTAACAGATTTTATTATTGATTATTATAAAACTCTAAAAATGTTAGATTTTAATAATGCGATAAATAAAATAGTTGATTTAATTTTAAACATAACAAAATTTAATTCAAATACCGGACCTTCAAAATATAATGATTGGTTAAAATTCACTAGAATACTTGAAAGAATTTTAGGAATGTGTTTTGATTCTAACCAAGAGATTGATGTTGGGGGTATTGCAAAATATCCTGAATATGATGATGTTACTGACACATTTTTTGAATTTACACCAAATGAAATTTCTCAAATTGAGAACGAAATTTCTATCATAAGACAGGGTTATGTTGAATTTATTGATTGTAATAATGTTCAATTACCAATTAGTGATGTTGATTATGTTTTTGACACTATAAGTGAAGTCAATGAAGATGGAAGTAATATTAATACAATATTTCAAGATATCTATTTTAATTTATCTAATGATGATAGATGGCAATTACAAGGTATTTCTCTTGATTACGCTTGGAATCAAGGAATAATTAAAAACTTTGTTAAAGGTGCAATGATGTCAATTTTATCACCAAAAGTCCTATTACCTTTTGTGGTTATGTCTAAAGCACTTTCAACCACTGTTTCCAATTTAGATGAAAACATTGTAAACGATTTAGAAGCAAGTTCACCAGGAATGATGCAGTTTGCAAAATTGAACAGAAAAATGATAATCTGTGCTACCTCAAAAATAGGTGCGTTATTTATTGAAGCATTATATGAACAATTCAAACAGGATATTCTTAAATTAGTTAAATCAATATTAAGAGATTTGATTGTGACTAAAACAAAAATGCAAAAAAATGCAATTCAATCAATTTTAGATAATACAGAGGCAATTATTAGAGGAGTAGTTAGTTTAGTTAATGACTATCGAAGTTGTAAATCACTACTTAATGCAATTTTTAATCTATTAAAATTAACTCCAATACCTAGAAAATATATTTTACCAACACCATTTTTATATTTAACTGAATATCTATCTGGAGTTTTACCTCAAAAAGAAGTTGTTGAATACATTTTACAAATGCAACAACTTGGGATACCAACAGGCCCGGGTATTAATGGTGAGCCTGACTTAGGAACCCTTGAGAAAATTGCGGTCTTTACAGCATCTTTTAATGAAAGGACTAAAAATGGTAAAATTGAAGGTGTTATAGTTACTGAAACAATTTCACCTACAGGTCAACCAACAGGAAATGTAAGAGTAACAGGAAAATATTTTTAATATGTCAGAAAAAATAAAAGAAATATTAGTTGAATATAAAACTAAATCAAACAAAGATTTGGTATTAGCAATGGATTTTTTATCAAAAGAATTTGATAATACCAAACATTTAGTTATTGAATTAACAAAAAAAATTGATAAAATAGAATCAACATATAACAAAATTTTAAAAGAATATGAGTCAAGGAAGGGATGACCAACAAAAACATAGGATATTATTTGGAGGTACTGTTACCCATAATGAAGACAAATATTCATTAGAACGTATTAGAGTTAAACCTGATTTTGAAATTTACCAACAAGTAATTGATTCACTTAAAGATATTACAAAAAATGGTAAATCAGTTTTAAATGCTCAAGGTAATGATATTTTAGAAGAATTTTTTTACGAAGATGTCGACCCTTTTGTTTATATTCCTTTAATTCCTGTTCAATTAAATATTGTTCCTGAAAATAATGATTATGTTCATTTAATTTATTATAATTGGTCTGAAAATACAGGAAGAAAAAATCAATTTTATATTAAAGGCCCGATATCATCAGCAATGTCTGTTGCTCGTGAAAATTCAAACCAAACAAAAAGTATTATGGCGGCAGGGCCTAATGTTAAACCAGGTTTACCATTAAAAAATTCAAATGGATACTTTTTTGAAAACACTAAAGGGGTATTTGCTGAACCAAAAGATTATGGAATTTATTCTAAAGGAAGGTCTGATATTATTTTAAAAGATAATGAAGTTTTATTAAGGTCAAAAAAAACACCAATATTAAAAACAAATGAATACCCTGTAACGAATCCTAAAAGGTCTTTTTTACAATTATCTAATTTTGATTCTAAAACAACCAAAGGGACACAAAAAACAATTACTCAAAATTCAACAGTATCTGAACAAATTGTTAAACTTGTTGAGTATGAAATTTATTATGGATTGGATACTGAAGGCCCATTTTCAGGTAACATTAACATATATAATTTACCCGGAAAGTCCCCAAATACTTTAACAGATAGATTTACACAACAAACAGTTATTGACGATGTTACATATACGTATTTTTCACATTCTTTTAATAACATTGATACTCTACAAGAAGTATCTGATATAATTAATAAAGTGATATCAGGATTAAATGACGGACTAATTAATATTGATTACTTAACGCCAAGAGAAACTGTAAATGTTACAGATGTTAGATTTCCATTTTTCTTTAGACCATCATTATCTTTACAAAAAAAATCACTAATTGGTAGTGACCTCGAAAAGAAAAATACAAATACTTTAATTTCATTAATAGCATTTCCGAAATCACAGAAATTAACAAACCCTGGTTCAGGATTAATTTCAAGTAAAAATAAATACGGATTAAAAAAGGTTTCAAAGAAAGTAAAATACACTCCTAATGTAAGTCAAAACGGTGATTTTGGTTACGCAGTAATGGGGTCTGAAAAAATATTTTTAATATCTAACAATTCAAATATTCCAGGATTAGAAAAAATCCAATTAAAAAATTCAGATGTTTATGGTATTAATGAACCTACTTTATCAGGAAATTATTATAATTCAACAAACTCTATGGTTAGAGGAGAATCGTTAAAAGATTTATTGGCATTAATTGTGAGATTTTTATTAAATCATCAACACCTATATCATAGAGAAACTCCATTTGAATTAACAAGGGAAACTTCTCCAATATCTAAGACAAAATTAACATCTGAATGGAAATTATTCGATACTAAAGTATTAAATCAAAATATTCGTATAAATTGATATTTATCTAAAAAGAGTAAATGTCAATACATCGTTCATATTTTAGTAGGAACAATACAATAATTTCAAATAGTTTTACCAACACTGGTAAATCACCTTATACGCAATTATATTTTGGTTCAGCATCTGATGTAATTGCGTCCCCTGGATTTAGTAGATTTATCTTTGATTTAGATTTATCATTACTTGTACAAAAAATCCAAGACGGAATAATATCAACAGGATGTACAGGTTTTTCAGGTATCACTCATACATTAAAAATGACCAACACATCTTCTTTTGATAAAGATGGGTTAAGTAATGAATACACATCACAAGGAAGATTAAGAGCAACATCATTTGACTTAGTTTTATTTAGAATACCTCTTACTTCAGGTAATACAGGAACTGCTCAAACGTGGGATGAAGGTGTTGGATATGATTACTATGATGTTCAACGTACTTTAAATTCAACTAATGGTTTATTATCACCAATAGCTTTACCACAAGATAAAGCATATTCTCAAAGACCTTCTAATTGGTATCAAACAACAACATTAGATAATTGGTCAACACCCGGAATATACAATAATACAAACACAGGAACAGGGTCAACAATTAATTATTCGGCGTTAACAATTGTTGATACTCAACATTTTGAATTTGGGAATGAAGATATTGAGTTTGATATGACAAATGAAATCAATCGAATTCTTACCGGTACAACAACTGGGTCAACAGGATGGGGAGTTGCTTTTTTACCCGAATTAGAAAATTTAACAGGTTTAACTGAAAACTATTCAGTAGGATTTTTTACAAGGCATACCCAAACTTTCTACGAACCATTTCTTGAAACAAATTATAACGATTTAATACTTGATAATCGAAACGCTTTTTATTCTTACAACAATAATAAATTATACTTGTATTCTTACATAGGTGGTGTACCAACAAATTTGGATAATTTACCGATTGTTACCTTAGAAAATAATCAAGGTAACACTATTGGTACTTATACGGGGTGTCAAATTACTCAAGGTGTTTATGAAATAACAACTAATTCTGTTTCAGCAACAACACCTTGTATGTTTACAGATACTTGGTCAAATCTTTATTATAACGGTATACAAATACCTAATGTAGTTAATGATTTAACTGTTTTACCATACACTGGTTATTTTACTCTTGGGCCTAATAGTCAAGACCCTGAACTTTTTGGTTTTGATTTTTACGGTATTAAACAAGATGAAAAAATATTAAATACTGATTTAAGAAAAGTTGGTGTTGTTGTTAAAAAAGCGTACACATCTAATCAAGTATTAACACCTGTAACTGTTTATTACCGAGTTTATGTTAAAGAGGGTCAAACAGAAGTACAAGTTCAAGATTGGACACAAGTAAACAGAGCGTCAAATGAATATTATTTCATCTTTGATACAAGAGATAAAATACCTAATGAATATTCAATAGATATTAAAGTACTTACATCAGGTGAAGTAGATACTTATAAGAAAACACTAACATTCCAAATAGTTGATAAGAAATGAAAAAAATAAAATTAAAAGAAAACGAATATATTAAATTATTAAAATTTGTTTTATCCGAAGCCTTTACTCCTGGTGAAGATAAAATTGACGCAATTTTAGATAAAATTAGTCAATCAGGTATGGAATCAATTACACCTGAAGAAAGAAAAACTCTTGAGAAATTTACTAAAGGTATTTCAATTGAAGACGAACCGTCATCTAAAGAAGATGCTATAACAAAGGCAGGTGGTTTTTGGTCTTTTGAATTTCCAGGAATGCCATCGTTTAAATTTAGATATGAGTCAACTGAAGATAATGAGGATGAAAAAATACATACAGGGTATCTAACTGTTGATGATAGTGACTATTATGGTGAAATTTATTGTGACCCCGAAGGTAATTTTCAAACTTGTATGTTTGAAAACACAACTGAAGGAACAAATGTATTTGAAGATTATGAAGGTTTAGAACATGATATTGAAGTGTTTTTAGATGTAGTCTGTAATGACCTAAAAGAAGATGATATGATAGCTTAATATGAAAAACTTAGACAATTTAATTAAACAAGTATTAAAAGAACAAAATGAAAGATATATGTTTTTCAGTAATTTAGAACAAATGCACCGTCAATGTGAGATACTTTTATCTATACCTAAAGATGACGTTGAAAATATTTTAAACAATGGTCACGATTGGGCTCAAGACCACATTGCCGAATCTAAAAATAACTTAGACCAAGTATTTGATTTTATGATGAATGAAATCAAAGGTGATAAGTTTAGTTCTGATGATGCAGTTAAACCTCAAGAAGATATCATGATGGAAGGTCGTAAAAAAGCAGGTACTAAACTTTGTGCACGTGGTAAATCGGCAGCTAAAGCTAAATTTGATGTTTACCCTTCAGCATATGCTAATGGTTATGCGGTACAGGTATGTAAAGGTACAAAACCTGGTTTAGACGGAAAAAAACACTGTTCAGGGGCTTATTGTTAACAAAACATTTTGAATTATTAAAAAAACATAGTATATTTGTAGTCAAATCATAAATGACATGACTATAATAAAAAAACTATGGGTTAAATATCGTCTATATCTACGTCGATTAGACCGAGAAAGTACCGAATTTGACATTTATATGTCTAACGTGAGGAAATGTTCCACCATATGTAGAAAACTCATTCATTCGGAGGATTCTGAACTCATAATCGCTCCAATATCTGACAAAAAATATATCCGTAATGATAAATTAGGTATTTTTGTTACTATGGACGGTGGTCAAATAACTGTAACAAATCATACATACAGTTATTTTATTAAATTAAGTAAAAGTCAATGGGATAAATTGGTTAATACATTCCGTAAAGAAATGGAACATAGAGCCATGGAGATTGAAAAAGAATTAGAAACTCAAATTAATCATTCTCTTGATAATATTTATAGTAAAATAAATCACTAATATTATTATAATGTCAAAGTTAAATAGTCAAATTAAAAAAGCAATAAAAGAAATGTCACAAGAACCTGAATACGGAAGATTAGATAGAAGTTTAATCCAAGATGTTATTGATAGGTTATTATCTGATGATTCAGGTGATTATAGGAAAGCGTTAGAAAACCTTAATTCAGAATATGGTACAGGACAATACTCAAGACCTGAAAGAACTTACGAACCTCTTAGACCCGGTATTAGAGTTAGTAAAAGTATTTATTAATCTAAAGCCTTTCTAATTAAAGATATTAAGACCGATTCGTTGGTCTTTTTCTTTTTAGGTTTATATGAAGTCATAACAGGTTTTTGACCTTTACCTGTTTGAGTATCTTTCTTCTCAGCTCTTCTTTTTTGTTGACAAGCGGCTTTTTTTTGAGAATCTGACATTTTACCTGCAACCCCTGCGGCTCTACATTTTGGGTAAGATTTAGATGATGCATCAGGTCTCCCACATGGTGGATGTTTACCATCAACCTTTTTACATATATTCACCCAAGGCCCTTTAGGTTGTTTACTACCTTTAGGTTTTTTCTTAGTCCCAAACCAAACACCCAAATCTTCATTAATTGTATGAACATCGTGAGACGGTATTTCATATCCACTTTCAGGATGTTTTTCCCAAACACCAACAGTTTTTTTAATATTATTTTTAATATTTTTTTTCTTAGCTTTACTTGTTGTATGATGATTACTGTCATCACTAAATGGGTCAAGTTCTTGTTTTCTCCATTTTTTTAAACCTAACTCAATTGGCCCGCTATACTCACCAGCACTTGTAGAACTATGAGTACCTTCTTTTATTTTCTTTTTACCAAAAACTTTTTTAATTAATTCCGCATTAACAGGGTTATCATTTAAGTCACTACCATCTTCATCATTTTGAACAGGATGTTTTTTGTCTGACTTTGAAATTGCAACCGAAATTTTTTCTTTTCTTTTAACACCCTTTGTATCAATATTACCATCAAGTGAATCAACATATACTTCCGCATTATCATAACCATTTAACGGTTCTGTAAAAGGTTTCAAAATATTTTTATCCCATAATTTTAAACCAGGTCTTAATGGGGCTCTATAACTACCCGCATCACCTGTTGAGGTTGACTCATTTACATAATCGTCATACTCCTTGAACTTTTTTAATATTTCTAATATAACGTTACTTTTCATATGGATTTTTTTTTACTATCTTTAATATAAATATATCATGCTATGGAACATTCTAATGAAGAACAATTAAAAGACGAATTAAAAAATAAAATAAATAATTTATCACCTGAAACTGTTCTATTCGACGTATTTCAATTTAACACAAATGAAGATTTAGATTATTTTATTTTAAATTTTACTAAAGAAGACGCAAATAATTGTATTATACAATCATTAGTTTCCGCTTATAAAAGAGGAGCTTTCACTTTAGTTGAATCTGAAATAATTTCAAAGTCTTTAAGAATGTTAGACAAATAAAAAAAGGGACAATTTCTTGTCCCTTTTTATTATAGATTAAGATAAGATTATCTTAATTCATTCAAATCGAATGTACGAACACCATCAACGATGATACGTCCATAGAAACGGTTGTTAACCATCTTCTTAGCGTAACGTGTCATAATACCCTTGATAGGAGTAAAGTTGAATGGGTTATACATTGTTGGAGTTAATTGTAATGGTACGTATGGAGCGTAGATATATCCAGTATCCAATAACGAAGTACCTTTGTGACCAATCAACACAGTGTTTGGTGGGAAGTATGGGTCACGGTATACTTGGTAACGACCACTCAAAGTACCAACTCTTTCAATACCCATGTTGTATTGGTCTTGCTCAGGAGCCGCGTTTGATACGTGGAAGTATTCCAAGTCATCAAAGATAGCACTGATTTCAGAAGATACAACAATCCAGTTAGCTCCACCTCTTAAAGTAGACTTATGGATTTGAGCTGAAATTTGGTTGATTGCAGTAATCAACGTTTGATTCCAGTCCTTTTGAGTGTAAGGAGTTGATTGGTTGTTCAGACGCTTCCATCCGTTGTAATCCCAACGTAATGTCCAAGCCGCACCTTTACGTAAGTCACGTAAGATTTCACGGTCAATTTCAGCTGCCACTTGCTCAGATAATAAAGCTGTTAATTCAGCTTCAGCATCGATGTTGTGGAACGCTGCAACGTCTTGAGCAAGTTCTGGAGACCATTGTGCTCTTAACTTTCTTTCAGTCACAGAAACTGTTACTGATTGAAGGTCGAAAGAAACTTCACCAATTTTGTCTTCAAATTCTAACTCTTGGTAACGCTTCCAATATGCAGTAACTGCTGTGTTAGTTGTAACACCCGTTAAAGTAGTTGTGAAAGTAGTTCCAGTGTAACCATCAGGAGTAGATGCTCCACAAGAGATACATGCTGGTGTTTGTAAATCAACTTCTAAGTAGATAACACCATCAGCACTACATACATCATAGAACGAACCTCCATTTCCTGGAGTTGCTCCACCTGGCCATGTTGTAGTTTTGCTAGTACCATATTCAACAATACCTTTACCGTATTTTTGTGTAACAACACGGAATAAAAGTGGTGTAGAAGTAGTAACATTACCACCAGATGCGTTAATTCTTGCAGCTAATGCAGAAGTTGGTAATAAAGTTAAATCAGAAAGGAATGTTTCAGTATCCATTTCTTGTCCATCAGGGCCAATTAACTTACCGTCACCTACTGATGTGAAACCAGACATTACTAAAAGTAATTTTCTGTATTCACCTGAACCATATCCAGATACTACTAATGAACCGTTTGACCAAACTACTTGGTTAGTTGCACCAGTAACCCAATACCAACCACCTTTTGAATAATCAAAAAGACCTGATGGGTTTAAACCTGGTTCATTTCCTTCATAGAATAAATCATAAAGGTTCTTTGGATACGCAGTTGAATCAGTGTAACCAGCATTTGGGTCACCAGGATAGTTTCCAGGAGAACCTACAGGTGCTCTGTGTCCAGCTTCTCCTGAAGCTCCTTGTGTTGGAGTTGCTGCAGAATAACCTTGAATTTGAGGTACAAAGTAGAACAATTTACCGATTGGTAAGTTCATAGCTTGTACAGATACGATTTCGTTAGCTAATAATTTAGAGAACACACGTCTGATGATAGGGAATACCACAGTTTCGAATGAACCTGAATCAGCAGTTGAAGCCGCTTCGTTAATTAAGAATGATGCTTGGTTTTCATACAACTGAGCAACGTTTTCTTTTAGGTGGCCTCTAAGACCTTCAAGGAACCCTAATTTGTCCCATTTGTTTATAGTGTCTTCTTTGATAACTTTCAAGTGCTTAAGACCGATGTTACCTACTAATCCACTTTCTAATAATGCTCCCATTTTATTTTATAGGTTTTTTATTTTTTTAAGTTTATTTTATTATTTTTGACATAATGTCTTTCATTCTCAAGAATTGAGGATTTTCGTAAGTTTTTGATTCAATCAAATTCACAGCTGAACCTGATTGTGGAACTTTATCCATCACTCTTTCGATTGATTCTGTCATCGGAGCTTTAGTGGTAGCACCACCTAACTCGTCTTTTATTGTCTTATAAAGAGCTTTAGATTCTTTAAGAGTGTCTGCGGTATCAAATCTTCTTAAAATGTTAATCTTTTCTTGCTTTGACGTAGAGTGTTCTGTGAACAATCTTGTAGCGTATGCTAAATTTGAATTAAACACTGCAACTTCGTTAAGTTTGTCTCTAAACATATTTAGAGCCTTTCTGTATTCTTCATTTTTAGCTCTTAACATTTCAACTTCTTCCATAATTTCACGGCTTTCAAACGTTAAGTTTCTGTTAGGTGTAATACCCTTTCTTAAACCACGTCCTTTTTTAGAACCAAATCCGTAAGTACGAGCAGCTTCTTTAGCTTCTTCTTTTGTTCCGAATTTTTTAGGTCTATCCGTGTCCATTGAAGCTTCTTCTTTGAACTCAAATTTAGGTTTACCTGTACCTTTTGTAGGATTTGCGTGAGCTTTCTTTTCGTTAAAACCACCTTGTGTCTTTTTAACAACACCAGCAGTTTTAGCGTTACCCAATTTAACACCTTTACCAACTACAGCTTTAGTAGATTCAGTAAATACTTCTTCTTCAAGTTCGTATTCATCTTCTTCATAATCTAAACCATCGCCGTCTTCGTGTCCGTGTTCTCTTGAGTACTCACCTTTTTTGCTACCCCACATTTCATCCAACTCTTCTTCCTCTTCCTCTTCATTCATTTCAATTTCGTAAACGATTTCATCTAATTCTTCTTCCTCTTCTTCAGATTCCCAACCTTCATACTCTTCTTGTTCAGATTCAGTTTGAATAAGGTATTCATCTTCTTCATCTTTTAAATGAATAAAATCACCTTCTTTTTTAATTTCAAAACTGTCATCTGCACTCATTTGTTTAAAAGCTTTAAGGACATCTTCCATAGAACTGTCAGTTAAATCAGTAACTTCCATAGAATTAAATTCATCTTCACCACCCATATCAGATAAATCTGTCATGTCAAATTCCTCTTCAGAATCTTCGTCTTCTTCAGTTCCAAATTCGTCTTCTTCCTCTTCAGATTCTTCATCTTCAGATTCAAATTCGTTTTCTTCTTCCTCAGAATCTTCAAATTCTAATTCGTCTTCAACTTCAAATTCATCTTCTTCAGCCTCATTTTTCATAGACTCTTTTACTAATTCGCTAATTTCTTCTTTCATTGTAGAATGAAGTATTTCTTTTGCGTTTTCATTGATAGCTTCTTCCAAATTTTGTATTTGGATTAACGCTTCTTCAACTAAGTTTTTTTCTGCCATTGCGTAGTTATTTTATTAAATAAATATATGAATGTTTATAAAAATTAATTTTTTTTTGTTAGAGCATAAAAAAAGAGGACTTTTGTCCTCTTTTAAATGTTTTTTTACTTTGTAATTACTCAAACACTTCGTCAATTTTACTTTCACTAACTGAAGTAATTCTCCAATCATAACTAAATGATTTGTAAGCCTCAGTAACTTTAGCTTCTACATCAGTAACTGAATAACCTTTTACAAGTTTTTCTTCTCTTACTTTTTTAATTTTTCCTGTGTTTTCATCTGGCAAATCGTATTGGATTTTTGCCACAAAGTATTTTTCGTCCATTTCCATAATTATTTATTTTTTTAAATAATCGGAAAGTCTTCCCATTAAATCAAGCGATTTGTTAACTGTTCTTGCAGCTTTCATTTCGTTTTCTTCTTGTAGGTTCTCTTCAAACGCAAATCTTCCATCAGGTTCAGTAAATAAATAAGCTCCTGGTGTTGACGGTGAAGATACTAAGTCAAAACAAATTAATTCAAAATCATCTTGTACTTCATTTTGGTCACCTACTTTTTTTAAAGAACCTACCCCTCTTGATGATATACCTAACGTTACACCTAATCTTAATAGGTTTGCTGCTTGGTCACCCTTTGTTGACACAATACCTCTTTCATGGAACCCTGGTGAGGTTAGAAGTAATAACTTACCTAATAGAACATTACCATCCCACCACATCTCTGTAATCATGTGTGATACTCTATCCAAATCTATTAACGAAGATTCAGGATGGTTAAGTTCAGATAAGGCAGTTTTTTTACCTATATAATTTTTTATATAATTTTCAGATTCTCTCTTTAAAATTCTTTCAGGATATATTCTACCATTTCTATTTGGTGTGTTATATTTTTGTAGAACGGCATAAAACTCAAATGGTTTTGAATAATCTTTAAAGTCCCTACTTTCTTGTAAGAATGTTTGATTATGTTTTTCTGTTGGGGAAACATATCCCGCATCCATCTCAATTAAAATACCTCTTCCTGTCTCTCTTGGGCCTAATATTTTATAATTTTGCATTTTACCTTTTTATTAGATAAATATTAAATACTTTCTAATTTATCGGTAGTATTTAATTTATCCTTTTTAGTTAAATAAAATTTAAAATATTTTGAAGGTTTAAAACAGTATTTGTCTATTTGTGATATTATATTTTTTAATTCATTTTTTAACTCTGTTGATTTAAACCCCATTTCTGTTTTAACAAAAAGAGTTATTTCTAAATTCATGAAAGACCGTTTTTTAATTGATATTCCACTTGTTCTTAAATCTAAATCAACAATAAATTTATCATTAAATAAATCTTTGTTAATCATATCACCAAGAGTTGTTTTTATATTTTTGTTGAGTATTGATACAGGTCGTGACCAATCCATTTCTAAACCTTTTGGTTCAACCCAAGATTGGATGTTTAAGTAAATAGATTTTAAGTTTTTCGAATCCACAGTTCCATACGAACACTTTATTTGTTTGTAACCTTTGATTACACAACTTTTTCCTTTTTTCATTTACAATTTTTTCATATCTTCGTTTATTTATATATTAATAATAACACACAAAAATATAGTTGTCAAAAAAATGTTAATTATCCCTGTCAGAAATAACGAGGTGGAAAAAGCTTTAAAAATGTTTAAACAAAAAGTAGTTAAAACTCAACTTGTAAAAAAATTACAGGAAGGAAAATACTACAAAAAAAAATCTGACACAAAACGTCAGATTTTAAAAAATGCAATTTATAAAAATTCAAAGAATACTGAATTATAAATTTTGAGTTAAACTCAATAACTTAATATATTCTTTTTTAGATGGTTTAGAATTTGTAATTCTTTCTTTTGTCTCAATTAAAACATTTTTAAGTTCTTCATCAGATTCTGAAATTAATGTATCAATTTTTTGAACAGCATTTTCTTTTAATTCATCAAATTTACTTTTTAAATTTTCTTCTTTTGAAGTTAAAATTTCTTTAATTGAATTTCTTTCTGATTCAGTTAAATTTTCTAAATATTTTTCAGCAGTTTTATTAGCAACTTTTAACATTGAACTAATTGGAACTTTGGGTGTTTTACTTTCAACAATTGGTTTAGTTTTAGTTAAACTTTCAACAATTTTCTTTTTAGCAATTGATTTTTTTTCAGGTTTAATCAAATCACCATACAATAAATCATCAATAGTTTCATATTTGTTTTCTAAAACTATATCCTTTGTCCAACTTTTAATAAACTTATTTGTTGATTCTGAAAGTTTCAAATTTCTAAATTCTGAAACCATATCCTCAACCAAGTAATTGGAAGTTTCTTTATCTAAACCTTTGTTTTCATTTAGGTTGTCATAAATTGACATCATTTTAACAAAATCTTTATTTTTTAATAGTTTTTTGTTAAAAAGATACATATCAGTTTTAAGAGTTTCATTTTTGAATGACTCTACCAACTTATTTTCTACTAGTGTTTTAATTATTCCGAATCTCATTTTATAATAATTTAATTATAAATATCAATCCTTTAATAGTTTATCCAATTGATTTCCAATTTCACCCAATGATTCTTGAACTCTACCTAAATCAATCAGTTCATCTTCATTTAACATTCCACTATTTTCTAATAAAATATTAAGTCCTGAATTACGTTTTTCTATGTTTTCAGGAACTGTACCCGCACCTTCTGCCGGTGGTGGGGCAGGACTTTCAGATGGTGGTGCAGCACTTTCGGAACCACCTCCAAATCCTTCCATTCCTCCTAATCCTGATTCAGGTGGTGCTCCCCCACCTTCTGATGGGGCACCTGCTGGTTCACCCTCTTTTTTACCATATAATTTATCTAAATTATCAAATAAACCTGTATGAGTAATAACTTCAGCAGTTTTCTTAAGTTCTTCACCAACGGCTCTTTCAATACGTTGTTGTTGTAAGTCAAGTTTAATTTCTTCATCAGAAAACCCAAGAATGTGTTTCTTAGCCCATGACATAGACACTGGTGCAATTCCACTACCAGGGTCAGCAACTAAATCCTTATATAATAAAATCTTTTCTTTCCATACATCAATTTTCATCAAATCTGCCTGAGTTGACGGATTTGTTAAACTAAGTTGGAAATTTGATATTTCATCTTCAAAACCTAAAATGAATAAATGTATAATAGCAATTTTATTCAATTCAGAAATCATATTTTTTTGAATTCTGTTAATAGTTCTTGCAAAACGAATATCTTGTAGTGATAAATTTTTACCGTCACCAACAGTTTCTTCAAAACCTAAAAACGCTTTAGGTACTCTTAAAGCTGTTAATAATTTCTTTTGGATATATTCGATATCCGCAATTTCAGATAGGTTCTGTGCCCCCGCTAATGTCTCAATAGGACTTGCCTGTGCGGTATCTCTAACAGGAACGAAATAATCTTGGTCAACCGCCATCTGATTAAATCTCATATCTACATTACCCGATTTTGGGTCAACAGTTTGACTTCTCTTAAATTTATTCGCAAATCTTTGGATATATGGTTCAACATCCGCATCATCCATATTTCCAACAAACACTTTAAATACACGTCTTTCAGGAGCTCTTGATGTTCTGTAAATTAACATCGCATCTTCTGATAACAATAATTGTTTCCAAATACGACGAGCTTTTTCTAACATAGATGTACCATAAGGTAATCTTCTATCATCACCTAATAATCTGAAGTGAGCAATTTCCCAAGTATTAAATTCTAAATCTTTCTGTTTCCATTTAAACTTTAAATGTTTTTTTTCAGGATTAGTAGTTGAATCAGTTGAATGTGAACCCATACCCGCTTCCAATCGTTCAATTTCAATAATTGGTAACTGCATACATCCTACAACACCTTTTTCAGGGTCTAATTTTATATAAACAAAGTTATCACCATACTTACATGTGTTTCTTGTCCACATGGGTAAGTTAGTGTTAATATCTAAAGCGTTATTAAACAAATCCCCAAGAATTGATTTAATTCTTGACGATTCAGAATAAATTTGTAACATGTAACCATCTTGATTGATGGTGGTAGATTCCTCAGCGTAAATGTCTAAAGCAGCACCAATTTCAGGTGTAAACTCCATTGACTCATAGTCATAAAAAGATGCTAAACGGGTTGGTTCGTAATAAACTGCTTGAGTATATAGATTATTTTCAATTCGACCCCATTGGTTCGCCAAATAATATGTTTGTTGAGCTTGAAGTTTCTCTCTTTCGTATTCGGCCTTTGAGGTTGTTTTTAATAACTCGCTTTTATCATATTTGTATGTAGGGTAATCCTGACCTAATAATGAATTAGGGCCAAAGGTCTGTGATAACCTTTGCCATACCGTTAGTTTATTTTCACTCATATCTAAAGTATAATTTGTTTAAACAACACTATAAATGTTATTTACTAGGTTTTTTATCACTTACAGGTAATTTTACAGTTTGTACCCCTTGTCCGGATACTTTACTTCTTGTACCTGCGTTATATGTTCCTGATTTTTGTCTTTTTATATATCCCATAATTTTATCTCCTTCCTCCGAATAACCATAAATAGTTTTCATAATCACTTTTTGTGGCTTCTCGTTTAAAGTTTTCTTGATGTTGAGGGACTACCGGGTCCATGAATTGTTTTCGATTATATTCATTTGTATTAACAGTCCATGAATTAATCATTGCCTTTGTTTGATTTGTTACCTTATTAAGTGACGTAAATGATGATTCACCAACATAAAGAGCCATAGCTACTGACATAATTAAATCATCGTGTTGTCCTTTTTGGTGGTCAGGTCTTCCATTTATATAAATAAATGTGTTCATTTCATTTAACAATCTACTTGAATTTATTTTAAAACCATGTCTTAAATATTCTTCAAAGGTTGCAATAATTTGAACTCTCTTAGCATTAAAGTTAATTCCTGGTATTTTTTCAGTAGCCTTTGGGTCATATTTCCATTTATTTGAGATATCTACACCGTCAACGTACATATTCTTATACCCTAACTCTCTAAGTCTTAAGGACGTTGTAACACCCATACCACCTGTAATATCTATTACAATAAATGCGTTATACATATTACCCCATTTAAAACATATTTCCGCTAATGTGTCAGGAGGAAGTTTTCCAACATACTCAGCAACTTGTTCTCTTGTATCAAAATCAATGATTTGGAATGTTGAGAAGTCCTCACTATCCCCACGAGATACGTCAACACCCATAATGTATTTTTTACCCATTTCAGGTTCTTTCCAAATCCAAAGTCCACCACCCATCATCTTTGTGGATGGTTCTTTAACCATATTAATTCTTAAATTTTCCAATAAATCCGAATCAAATACGTTATCCCCCGAACCAAGAAATGCACATTCTAATTCCTGACTAACTTTACGTTTGTCATATTTAAGTTTTTTAACCATTGATTCATACCAAGAAGAACTTGGTTTATATCCCTGAGCAATCAATTGTCTTATTTCATCAAAGTTTTTTTCTTTATTGTTATAGTCAATAATTTCAACAGTTTGATATTCATTACGATTTAAATAATAATGAATAATATCTTTTACATTTATTAATGATAAATCTTTAGCATATCTTGGGTCTTTCCACCAAACCATTTCGGAAACTTTAAATTCATTCATTCCCTTTAACGCTTGGTCATATATACCATAATAAATTGGGTCATATCCATTTGGTGTTGATACAACTATAACCTTACCACCTGTGGATAAGGATGCCATACAAGCCGCCCAAAAATCATCATCGGCATCAATATACGCCGCCTCGTCAAATATCAAGATTGTTGGTGTATAACCACGAAGAGCATCTTTAGATGTCGCAACTGCTTTAACTTCACATCCATTTGTTAATTTAAAATGTCTTTGTGAGTTTTTTTCAGCAGAAAAACCAACACCTACCCAACTAGGCCATTGTTCAGTAAATCCTCTAATTTTATTTGCAACCTCAACTGCTGTATCTAATTTGTTAGCAATAACCAATATTTTTTCAGGGCTATTCTTTTTAGCAAAAACAAGTTTTTTTGATGACCAAGCGGCTGTCACAGTTGATACACCTGCCTGTCGATACTTTAATGCAATATTTTCGTTATAGTTTTCATAATCTTCAACCAAACTAACTTGGTCAGGAAATAATTCTAATGGGACATACTTTTGAACAGTGTTGTCATATGTCTGTAAATAAGTTTTAAGGGCGTATGGTGTTGATTTCATACACTTGGCATACTCCATTAAAACTGCTTCTCTTGATAAACTCATATACTATAAATATAAAATTTATCTTAAAATAGAAAACCCTTCATCTCTGAAGGGTTTTAAAGTTTTTAGTTGATGCCTAATCCTTTTAAGAAATCATCAAAATCCTCATCATCATCGTCGTCATCATCCTCATATTTCTTCATAGTATCTTCATATTCTTCTTCTTTAAGTTCAGCAATGATTTCATCAACCATATCTTTTACCATTTTCTTTCCTTTTGGTGAACCTGATAAAATTTCACGAGCCATTGCAAAGAATTCGTTTGGGGTAAGTTCGGCAAACTTAACAAGGAAATATTGTTGTAAGTTTCTCTTATCATCATCAAACAATTCATCAGGATAAGCTTCACGAAACTTTTGCCAAATAACCGGCCCTAATCTCATATCCCAAATTTCACCAACAACAGTATCTTGTGATTTAATAACCGCTTCTTGTCTTGTCTTATCTTTCGGTAATCCGTATGTTCCTGCAATTTCCATAACACCTTTAGCAAGTTCATGAATAAGGATTGGTAAATTAACACCACGAGCCTTTACTGTCGGTGGGTCAGTCTTAGCGTCTAACTCAGACATACCATATGTCGATTCTCCACCACCTGCCATACCTTGAACCATTGAGTCAGGCATTAACCAATAAAGTGAATCAGCAAATGACATAAAGACACCATACATATTCAATAATCTTGGGTTAATAGCATTTAACTCTCTATTTAATAATTCAAACATATAAGAAGATTGTTTAGCCGCTCCTTGAATAAGGGAGTTTATAAACCTTCTTTTAGCCTTTTCTAAATCAAATTTTTCAAATGAATCCATGAAATCCTCAAGTTGTTCTTGTTCTTCTTCAGAACCAAACATGTTTTCAATTTCTTCTTCACTTGGTTCTTCACCTTTAGCAGATAACTTACTTGAATCAATGTCATTTGGTTTAACCAACTGAACATCATACTGTAATGCTCCTTCAGGAATACCAAATTCCTTTTGAACAACCTCAATTGCTAATTCTTCCAAGTATTCTTTGTTTTCAGATTCAATCTGAGCGATTTCTTGCATAGCGTTCATCACCATCATTTGAAGTCTCATCATTGAATTCTGCGAAGTCACATCTTCAATACCTGTATATCTTTTTAATCTGTTAATAACCTCTTTAAATCTTTGAGACGCAATAAGTTGTTCAAAGTTAGATGGTTTATCCGGACTTTCAGGTGTTATTTCAGGAAATGCTTTACTACCTGAATGAGGTGTTTCACCTTTCTCAAATTTAGATTGAATATCAGGTGCCATTCTTTCAGGGCCTTCATATCCGATAGGTGCCTCATTAAGTCGACTAACCAATCTTTTTACTAATTTTTCTTTTTTCATCTTACTCACCTTTTAATTTAATATTCATTTTACCAAAACTCAAATAAGATGGTAATTCACCTTTTGGTCTTGGTTCAGTGTCTGGTGCTGGTTTGAAAGGATTTTTTCTAGTCGGAGTAGTTGTCTTTTCCTTTTCCTTAGTTCTTTCTTTTTCTTTTGTACCAGAACCTTTTGGTCTTGGTTCAGTGTCTGGTGCTGGTTTGAAAGGGTTTTTTCTCGTAGGAGTTGTTGTTTTTTCTTTTTCTTTTGTTCTTTCTTTTTCTTTTGTTTGTGATTCCAAAATACTTCTGATTAAATCTTTTTTTGTCATAGATGGTCTTAAATTTTCTTCAATGATTTCTCTCATTTTTCGTTCCAAAATAACTTCATATGGATTTTTACCTTCTTTTAATGACTTTTTGACATCAAGAACACATCTTTCAAATTTCTTATCTTCACCTTTAGTGTAATCGTCTTTCTTTTTACCTTCTAAACCCAATGATGATGTACAGATAGCCCAAGGATTTTTTTCAACTTTCTTTTTTGTTTTTTTCTTACCCTCAGTCATTTCACCTTCAGCTGTTGATATTTTTAAAACTCCGTTTTCCACTTTAGCGGTTGATGGTTTGTTAGGGTCATTTGATTTTGGAATTACCGCCCCTTTATTTTGAATATCCGATAAAGGTATATTTGTTGTTGTTGTTATATCTTTAGTTTGGGTAATTGCTTCTTTAGTTTCAGATTTTTTACCACTCGAAAACATATTCCCAATAGGTTTATTCATTTTACCATAACCAATAAATCCATGGGCATTAACCATAGATTCATATAAGGTATTAATTTGTTTTGGAGATTGTTTACTTAAATTTTCTTTAGTAAAACCTATCTCAACTAATTTTTGAATTTGTTTTTTTATTTCCATCTTCTTCAAACTCTTTATAAAATTCAAGGATTATATCCTTTTCATATAATTTATCTTTAACTTGTTGTTCAGTCATTCCAAAGTGAAAAACTAATCTTTCATCTTTATCACTATCTTTTTCCCAAGCTAAAGCTACCACATTATCTAACGCATCTTTCATACAAAAAAAATCGGAGTTTTGAATGAGCTCCATATCTATTCCGTCTCTATTCAATACTCCTACTTTTTTAATTTCTTCAGTATCAGGTGGTGTTGGGTTTCCGTTAGCTGGAACTGTGTCCCAATCATCACCAAATACTTCAGTTGTTTGTGAGAAAATAAACTCATAAGTTTTATTTCCTCTATAATTTGCCCCTAATCCGTTAACAAAAACTAAATAACTCATAGGATATTACCTTTTGGAGATACCTTAAGTTGTTTGTTTTTATTTTCAAATACTAAATTACCTTTATTAGTTTTACCTACAAAAGTTACAAACGGGAAATTGTTAACAATCTTTTTTGATATTTCAGCTTGAGCTTCAGTTAAAGATAATCTTTCAATTTCTTTATTATACTTAATCTTTCTTGATTCTGAAATAACTTTTTGTTCTTTTTTCTTTTCTGTAATAAATTTCTTTTCATTTTCATTAATTACAACATAACCTTTAAGAACTTTTTCAATTGTAGATTCTTTAAAAATACTTTTAAGAGCGGATTCTACATAACTTTCTTCGTTGAATTCCCCTTCGTCCATCCAACCTTCATCCATTTCACCTTCAGGTTCTGCAATTGGTTCTTCCTCAGAAGACATTTCAGGTTCTTCACTTGACATTTCATCTTCAGATGAACCCATATCTTCCATTCCGTAGTCAGATTCTTCTTCACCTTCAAATCTTGTTAAGATTTCTTCTTTATCATCTTCATCTAATGATGATAAATCTAAAGAAGATAATATTGAATTAATAACATATTTTACATCTTTACTTGATAACTCTTCCTCACCTGAATAATCTCTAATTTTTTGAGCTAACTTTCCTGTTAACTTTTGGATAGATTTAAATGTAACTGGTTCACCTTCTCCACCTTCTGATGGTAATTCATCCATATCTGATGGTTCTTCCATACCCATTTCATCTCCTTCAGGAGCAATTGGTAAATCGTCACCCATATCAGTACCCATATCAGAATCCATAGATGGTTCTGCAGGTGCTGGAGTTTCCTCAGGTGCCGGTGGAGGTAAATCTGAAGGTTCTTCAGCTGGAGCTTCCATTTCAGGCTTTGGTGTTTTTAACATGTATTTCTTATCTTCAGTGAATAAAGAAATTCCTTCACTAATACCGTTAACTCTATTAATTTCACCAGCCATTAAATTTAATTTTCTCATAGCCGCCGAGTATGAAGAAAAGTGTTTTCTATTCTTCATGTGGTCAATATAATCTGAAACAGATTCACTGATTTGTTTTTTGATAATATAACCTAATCTTTCTTTTACAATTTCATAGGTGTTACCATCAGCTAATGTTACTCTGTAATCAACTGAAGATGTTTCATTAATTGAATTTGGAATATTCTCGTTATAACGAGCGATTTCCATAATTCTTTGGATTTTATCCATACCTTGTAGTTTTTCACTACCAATTGGTTTTAGTTTGCTCATAATTTTTTAACTATTTAATCCGTTAAAACCGCCTATTGTTACGGCATTTAATTGTACTACAGTATCTCCTGAAATTGTTCCACCTCCATATGTTGGGTGTGGTTGTAACGTTGATGTACAACTATTACATGCGGTTCCACCTGTAGTGTTGTTAATAACTACATATGTATATGTTCCTGAAGAATACTGCGCCATAATATTATTTTTTCTTTATAAATATAAGGAAAATTAAGATTTTTTTAGATTAAGTAAAAAATCTATCTTTTGTTCCATCAGTGATAATTCTTTATCGACCAATTTATTCTCTAAATTAAATAGTTTTTCCAAATAATCACTTCTTCTTAAGTACTTAAAGACCAAATTTTCATATGAATATTCACCATCTTTTTTAAGACCTGAACTTCTATATTTTTTAAGTTTTTCTTTAAATTTTTTAATATATTCTCTTGCTTCATCGATATCTTTCTCCGATGCGTTATCAACCACAGTATCAATCTGTGTTTTCCAGTGATTAATTTTCGACTTTAATAATTTAGTATCAATACTAACTTCCTCTTTTTCAGGTTTAACCAACCACTCATCATATAACACAGAATAAACACCTGAACTAAAATGTGACTCACTTTCATTCTGAACATAAAGTTCAACTTCATATCCAAAAATTTTAATATCGTGATTGGTATTAAAAATTGTTTTTTTCACTTTAAACAACTCTTCATATAGTGGAAGTTCTGTATCTGAAAATTGAATAAAATCAGAAACAACGTGAAGGTCGATATCAGAATACTCTGACCAATTATAATTTGCTAATGAACCTGTAAAAATTACATCTTCAACTAAAATAGGTACTCCGATAAAATCAACAAATTCATTTGCTGTGTGAAGTAATTTTTCTCTTACTTCTTTACGCAACTTCATGTTCTCATCCCAAATTTTTGAGTTGAGTTTATCTTGAGCAAAAAAACTTTTAATGATATTATTGTCTTTCACAAATAATAAATATCTGTAAATTACAATCTTTTATATTTGTAAGCCTTTGCGATGTTTTTACTAAAATAACTTCCTTGTGATTCCGCCATTCTAAAACGAGTATATACTTCGTGTGGTACATCGTCATACTCATATTGAATACCTGTCTTAAAATCAACAATTAACTTCTTAGATTCAGTGTTATAATCAGTTTTAGTAATGTTTGATGACTCGATTTCACAAATGATGTTAGTTCCTTTGATTGTTTCTTTAAGAATTGCCATAACTTTTTTTTGTAAGTATAAAAAAAATTGTATTAGTTTTGTAGTTGAATTTAACAAGAAAATAAATTAATCTTAATCAAAACAATTTTTATGACAGATTCAGTTGATGAAGGTGGAAAACTACCAAAAAAGACAGAGGTAAACTCAAGTACACCTGTTCTAGACAATTTTAGTCGTGACCTTATTAAACTTGCCGAGGAAGGTAAATTAGACCCAGTTGTAGGTAGGGAAAACGAAATATTACGAATTGCACAAATTCTTTCAAGAAGAAAGAAAAATAACCCAATTATTATTGGTGAACCTGGTTGTGGTAAGACCGCAATTGTTGAGGGGTTGGCTATGAAGATTTTTGAAGGTGATTGTCCAAGAAACCTAATTGATAAACGTATTTTATCATTAGAGATGAATTCGGTAATTGCCGGAACAAAGTATCGTGGTCAATTTGAAGAACGATTAAAGGTTATCTTGGAAGAAATTCAGGCAAACCCTAATGTTATTCTATTCATTGATGAAATCCATACTATTGTAGGAGCGGGTAACGCATCAGGTTCAATGGATGCATCTAACATTCTAAAACCTGCATTATCAAGAGGTGAAATACAATGTATTGGAGCAACAACATTGGATGAGTACAAGAAACAAATTGAAAAGGACGGAGCGTTAGATAGACGTTTCCAAAAAGTAATAGTTAGTTCTTCAACCAAAGAAGAAACATTACAAATCCTTAAGAATGTTAAAGACAGATATGAAAATTATCACAAGGTAAATTACACTGATGAAATTTTACAAATCTGTGTTGATTTGGCGGAACGATATATCACAGACAGAGAGTTCCCTGATAAAGCGTTTGACATCTTGGATGAGGTTGGAGCAAGAGCTCAGGTAGATGTGAAAAATCCTGAAATTATTGATGAATTAAAACGTCAGGCATTAGAAATTAAACAACAAAAATTACTTGTTGTTAAAAAACAGAATTACGAAGAAGCCGCAAACTTAAGAGATAAAGAAAAGAAAGTTTTATCACAACTCGATATTGAAAAGAAAAAGTTTGAACAAACTCTTTTAGATAATAGAAAAACAATTTCTGAAGAATTGGTTTATGAGGTAGTGTCAACAATGACAAAAATACCTTTAACTAAACTTAATTTAGATGATAAAGTTGCTCTTATTAATTTAGAAGAAGAGTTAAACAAATCAGTAGTTGGACAAAAAGATGCTGTTACTAAAATTGCAAAATCTATTCGTAGAAATAGATTAGGTATCAAAGACCCAAATAAACCAATTGGTTCATTTATATTCTTAGGTTCAACAGGTGTTGGTAAGACATTGTTGGCTAAAGAATTGGCTAAACAAATTTTTGGAAGTGAGGAAAACCTTATCCGAGTTGATATGTCTGAATTCCAAGAAAAACATACCGTATCTCGTTTGATTGGTTCACCTCCTGGTTATGTTGGATATGATGAAGGTGGACAACTTACAGAACAAGTAAAAACCAAACCATATTCTGTAGTATTATTTGACGAGGTTGAGAAAGCCCACAAAGATATCTTCTCAGCATTACTTCAACTATTAGACGAAGGTTACATGACGGATAGTTTTGGAAGAAAAATCAATTTCAAAAACTGTTTAATCATCATGACTTCAAATCTTGGGGTGAAAAAGATGCAAGAGTTTGGTGCAGGTGTTGGATTTAGTAAGACAGGTAATGTTTACACCAATGAAGAACTTAAGAAAACGATGTTGAATAAAGAATTGAAGAATCACTTCGCACCTGAGTTCATCAATCGTTTGGATGAAGTAATTGTATTCAACACACTTCAAAATGACGATATCCAAAAGATTGTTTTGGTTGAAATTAACAAACTAAAAACTCGTCTATTAAACTTGGGTTACAACATTAATTTTGGTCAATCAGTAATTGACTTTGTTTCAAAAGTAGGATTTGATGATGTTTACGGAGCACGTCCTCTAAAGAGAGCAATCCAAGAAAAGATTGAAGACTACATTTCAGATGAAGTATTACGTGAAAAAATTGTATTAGGTAAGACTTATAATATCGAAATCAATGAAGAAGAGGTTTCAATAACAGAAGTTGAAGTCCAACCTGATGAAACACCAAAAGTGAAAAGACCAAGAAAGAAAAAGGGGGAATAAACCCCCTTTTTTTATGATTAAAAATTAAACATTTGTGAATTATGTATGAATTGGTATTTCTGTTTACCAAGTTCTTCGATTAGTTTTTTACCTGTATTCATACCAGCAAAAACTTCATGGACAACAACATACTCATTTGGTGTGTGATAGTTATGATATCCGATTGAGAAGTTGATACAAGAGAAGTCAAACTTCTTACGAAGTTGCCAAACATCAGTGTAAGGGTGTTGCATATATTTTGGTTCAGACAACATACCTTCAGAAAGAACTTTTTTAGCTTTTGTTTCAAATTCAGAATCCGTTTCAAATACTTTAACACCATAACAATATTCTGTTACCATGTAGTCGTCAGGAGCGTCAAATTGAATTGCGTAACCTACATTACTAAAGAAATCTCTGTCAGCTTCTTTTGAACCCAAACAACCAACTTCTTCAGATACAAATAAAGCAACTTTAATTACATCAAAGACTTCCAATAACTGAAGACAAGCAAACACTCCACACTTATCATCACCACCAATACCTGTTGGGTTACCCAAATCGTTATATGCCTTAAGAGATAAACTTAGATTACCTTTTGAATCTTTAAGTTGTTCTTCATGGATATTGATTGTGTCAATGTTATGAACCGTATCGGTATGTGCGACAATACAAGGATAAAATTCACCCTCGTTTATTTCACCCTTTGTGACATAAACATTTCCAAAGTCATCAACTTTAAAATTGTGTTTTTTTTCGGTTAAATATTCAACCAAAAATTCAATCATTAAATCTTCTTTAAATGATTTTGTAGGTATTGACAATACCTTTTTTAAGAAATCAACATTTTCTATCATAGCTCATAAAGATAAGCTATTTTTCTATTAAAACAATTCAGGATGATATAAAAAATTTAAAAAAGTATCATAATCAATTTTAACGGTTTGGTTAAATTCATTTTTACTATGATTACTATATGTAACAAGTATCTTTCCGTCATCAACATCTTGAATTATGAATTTGTTTGGTGTCTTTTCACCAAATGTTTTTTGTGAAGGAAATTCATACCATTTATTAAATTCACTATACTTTAACTTTGATAATTTTTCAAGTATTTCAGAGTTTTTACGATAAGAATCGATATTATCACTATTTTCAATTTTTTCCATGATTTTGTCAAGATTCCAAGTTACACTTCTGTTAAAACCTTCATCATCATAATTTTGACTATCAAAATAAGCATAATAATCTTCATATAAATCTTCATCAAACTGTATTCCCAATTGGTCAATACTTGTTTTTAACATATCTGAAAGTTTAGCGTCTTTGTCTTCACCAGATTTATCCCAAGTATTTAAAAGAATTGCTACAGTTGTCATGTAGAGATTAGTACATTTTTTCTCAAAGATATTTAAAGGAAGTAAAGCGTTACATAATTTAGATGTAACATATTGTCTTAATCCTTTAACCAAGGCTTCATCATATTCACTTGAATAATCGTAAATAATACTATCTATCTCATTTGAAAATTCATTTTTTAACCACTTACAAATTTCAATAACTTTATCGTTATGATTTCTTAAATCATCAACGGAAAGACTAGGTCTTAATATTTTTACTATTTGTTTAACCCTATCTAAATTCTCATCATTGAAATAGTGTAGTAAATAACCCTCGTCCCAATCATAATCCATGGAATAATCATCAACAAAAACATTACCTCCATAATACCCCCCTTGGAAAGCAACTCTAATTAAATAACCGTTATTAGTTTCATCATTATTTCTAGTGAAAAGGTCAACATAATCATTAGTATCAAACGTTAAATAAACCAAAGACTTACCAAGATTTTTTTCATTTATTCTTGTAATACGTAAAATATCCTCATCGTCTTCGTACCTAACAAAATTTGCGGTAACTAAATCTTCCGTAAAATCTTTTAATGCCTGATAAAGTTGACTCATTAAACTTTTTTTTAATAAATACTTGGTAAAAGAAGAATATATTTATATCTTTGTAACATAGTTCTTTGAGTATATGGGGATGTTTTTGGATTTGACAGGTATGAATCTGTCATAAAACGCACGTCGGGGCTAAACTAACCCTGTAAAACTGGTTTAAAACACAAACGGCAACACAATTGCAAAACTTTCTACACTCGGTTTAATCCGTACTGAAGAAGTAACTGTAGCCTAATCTAAGATTAGTATACAACGGGGTCGGTGAGCATATAACCTTGCAACAGAAGCTTGTACTGTGGTGTGGTTTCTATCCGAAAAGAAACAAAGTGGAGGATTAGTTCTCAGTAAACCGAACCACTATAAAATAAGGGAATTGTGAAGTTTCGGATTGTTTAGAAAAACAATGACCTAAACGTGTAGTGTTTTATGGTCGACATATTTGGACCGGGGTTCGAACCCCCGCATCTCCACCAATTAAAAAGGGACTTTTCAGTCCCTTTTTTTATTTTATCATTTTTGATTTAATTCTTTTAACATCTTCTAAAATATTCTTTTTCTTTTGTTCAGATTCAAATTGTGGTATAATACTTTTAACTTTATCTAAAATATCATCTAATTTATATCCGAATATTTCAAACCCATTATCATCGTCTTTCACATCATCATCAGAAAAAAGTTCTTTTGCTTTATCCACCAATCCTTTTTGACTTTCTTTATCACCTACCTTTGCATCTGATAAGTCACCTAATCCAACATAATCTAAAAATTTATCAAGTTTACTTGGTTCTTGTAATGGTATTTTTGACTCAATTTTATCAAAATCAATATGGTCTAAATCTAAATCTTTAACTGATGAACAAAATTCAGAAGTGCCGTGACCTTCATCTTTTCCACTTTCAGACCAAGAAAAATGATAGTGAACACCTGTTGAATGTTTACTTGGATGTCTATATTCATCAATAAAAGTAAACCCAGGATATTTTTTTCTTACAGCACATAACACAGTTGATATTCTATCTAATTCTTCATCATCATTTTTATCAACCCCTTTAAATACAACGTCATTAGCATTACCTTTATTATGTCGACTATTTGGGTAACTTTGGTGGAATTTATCTCTACCTGAACCAAATCTAATTTTTAGATGAGGTAACTCTTGTTTTAAGGCGGCGGCGGCTTTTTTCAAAACATCACCAAATTGAGGGGTTAAGTCTCCGACCTCAGCCATGGTTGATTTTGTTTCATAACCTAATCCCTCCAAATAATTTTTAACACTTGATGCCACAGGACGAGCAATTGATTCTTCTTCAAAGATATATTCTAACTTACGTAGTTCTTTTAATGATTGCTCGTGTAATTGTTTTTTATTCATTATGAAAATGGTATATTTATAAATATTATGGAAAACAATAAATTAATTCAAATCGCCAAAAAGTTATCTTTATCCATTAAAGATAGATATGTTACACAAATATCAAGAAAATTAAATGACCGTAAAGGCCCGTATCGACAAATGATGTCCGTGTTAGAAGGATGGGATTTTGTTAAATTGGTATTTTTAATCAACGCCATTAATAATGGTGAAAAAGAATTTGAATCAATATTATGGAAATTAGACAATGAAAGATTTACCTACGCAATTGCCACTGTATTTGATACTGAAGTTCAGGAAAGCTGTGATTACTGTGGTGGTGATGGTGAGATTAGTTGCAGTGAATGCGATAGTTCAGGTGAAGTAGATTGTGATGAATGTGGTGGTGAAGGTGAAGACGACGAAGGTGAAACATGTTCAAATTGTGATGGTCGTGGTAGACTTGATTGTGATACCTGTGGGGGTAGCGGTCATGAAGATTGTTATGACTGTGGTGGTACAGGTGAACAACAAAAAAGCGATGCTTACGAATTAAAATTAGACTTTTATTTTAGTATTAATGAAGAATTAAAATCAGAAGTTAGTGAACTTAACAGATATGACAAAATTGACTCTGACACAATCACAGATTATGAAGATACAAATGAAACTATATTAGTATACGCATCACCGATGGCAATAGAAGTTGAGACAAATGAAGATTTAGAATATAATACTGAATATTTCTATGAAATAGATACAGCAGGATGGGTTGGTAATACGGCTAGTAACCCAAACTTTGATTTAGATTATTAAATCAAAAAGTTTCTAACTGACTGAGTGTCTTTTTTGAAGTCCTCTCTAAAATTCTTTGTAAACTCCTCATTTTCACAATATACTTCAACATGTTCACTGAACACCCAATCCATACAAAGAAGAGCTATTAAATGATTTTCTTTGTCCATAATTGGTAATGAAACCATAGATTGTGTTCCAAACTTTTTAATTAAAGCTCTCGTTGCAATATCAGGGATAAGTTCACAATCGTGAATAAACAATCCGTCATCCATAGTTTGTTTAATTAACCAATTGTAATGACTTACAAAAACATTTTGTATTTTTTCAGTTATTCTTTCAAGACCATCTGAACATCTTTCATATGTCACAGACGCTTTTTGCATTGCTGATGATGTATAGAAATTACCACCATTGTGAAATTGAATAACATATATTCTATCAGCATTATATTTTCTTCTAATTTCTCTTAAAGTAGAGTGAACAATTTCATCTGTTTCAATTTGCTGAGAAAGTTTGTTTCTTGAACTTTGCTTTGCTCTCTTTTCCTTCATCATATTGAAAAACCCCGCAGTTATTAATGCTATAACAATTGATGTAACTGAGGTAATAATCGTTGGTACTAGTTCCTTCACTTTTTCTTTCTTTAAAATTTATGTAACTGATTTATAAATAGTTTAAAAAATAAAAAAAGGGTCAATATTAACCCTTTTTTTAATGTGGTACCCCCGAAGGGATTCGAACCCCTGACCCACAGATTAGAAATCTGTTGCTCTATCCTACTGAGCTACGAAGGCAATTATTTGTCACAAATATACGTGTTTTTTGTTACACCATCAAATTTTCTTGACAACGTATCTGTAACCTGAGTCAGAATTCATCTGAAGAATAGATTTAAAATCTTCAGCCTTTTCTTCAGCATCAAATTCTAAAATTTCGTCCTGAGAATTTAAAATAATAACAGGTAATTCTTTCTTGTCGACCTTAATATACTTAACAATACAATACATAATTAATATCCAAAATGTGTTCCACTATAATTATCCCAAGCGTCATCAAACGAAAATTTAACTCTATCGTATTTTTCAATTATAGAAGATGATTTTTCCTCAATAAAGTTTGGATTTGAAATAAATTCTTTCCATGTATAAAAATCATGTAAACTTTCTAATACCTCTAAAGGAACTAGTATAAGTTTATCATGAGTTAACCCTTTAACATCATTTCTATATTTTTCAGATATTTGTATTTTGTTTTCCGACATAACAATTTAAGTATAATAATACTTATTGGAAAATTCAATTTGTCTCAATAAATTTTTATTAATATATTTGTGATTATGAGTGGAATATTGGTTCTTAATTCAGATTATAGTCCCTTAAATGTAACATCGTTTAACCGTGGGTTTAATTTAGTATATAAAGGAAAGGCAGAGATTGTTAAATCATCTGAAGAACCAGTTGTATGCGGTGTTATGAAATTTGTTAGACCATTGATTATTCGTCTTTTAAATTACGTTTCTTTTAACAGAAGAAGAATACGTGTTAATCGTCATAGAATCATGAGACGTGACAATAATGCCTGTGTATATTGTGGTAGTAAAAAAGACCTTACAATCGACCATATTATCCCAAAATCAAAAGGTGGGGGTAATACATGGGATAACCTAGTTACGTGTTGTATAACGTGTAATTCGAAGAAAGGGGACAAGTTATTGAGTGAGACTAATATGAAGTTAATGAAAAAACCCACAGAACCTACTATATTTTCGGATTCTGTGGGTCAGTCTTTACAAAAAGTTTGGATTGAATTCCAAAAAAGTTTCTAATTATTTTTCAATAATTGATTTTTTAATTTTTTCTTCAAGTGACTTGATATCTGTTTTAACACCTTCAATATAATTTTGTAGATGTTGTCTTACACCTTGCTTAAGTTGTTTATCATCAAACTTAATTGACTGAGATACAATACCTTTTAATCCTTCTTCTTCTTTTGAAGATGATTGTGCAGATTTTGTAACCGCAGTTGCAATAGCCTCAGGAACATCATATTCGTTTTTAAACATATCTTTAGCTGAAACTTTTTCTAATTCAGATTTTATGTTCTTTCCCATTTCTGATGTTGGTTGTACTTGTAGTTTGTTTAAAATATACTCAATTGCTCTATTTTTAAATTCAGTTTCTTTTCCTTGGAAAATAACATCAAATGATTTTTCAAATTCTGCGTTTGTTGCTTCGTTTAAATTTTTAGTTTTTCTGAAATTATTAAGTCCGTCAAAGAATTTTTTGAAGTTTTGTTTTTGGAAATCTTCAGATAATGAAATTAAAGTTTTTTCATTTTTCTTTGATTTTAATTTGGTTTGAATATTTTCTTTAATCATTTTACCTTCTTGAAACACTCTTAATTTAGTTTTTACTCTACTTTCCAAATCCGTCTTTAACCAATTTGAATTTTTTGAATTACACATTTGAATAGCCTTTTGAACTGTTTCACTTCTATCTGAAGATGATTTTAAAGCATTTCTTAAATTAACACATAAATTTCTATTAGCACCTGCTGATAAAATTACTTCAGCACTTGAGTCAGCTGGTGTATCTGAAGGTCTAACATTTTTAGTTTTTCCTTCTTCACTTCTACCACCTGAAATATATGGTGTAACTTCTTCACCACTATCTTTTAAAAACTTAGTAAATAAATCACTTTTTCTATCAACACGAGTAAGTTCGTCTCTCATCCAAACTTTATGTAACGACAATAATCTAACAATTGGGTGTTGGTAAATTTGATGTTCTTTACCATCTTCATCCATCCAAACATTTTCATCCCAATTAATATCATTAGCATCAAAACCACAAAAATCAGATGGTACTAAATTACCATACCAACCTTGTTCACCTGACCATTCAATAAATTCTCTAGTTTTTTGATTTAATGTTTCAACACCTTCTCTTCTATATTTTTTTTCAAATAAATTACCTAAAGTCCAAGACTCACATTTTCTTTTTTCTGACTCAATTGCTTTTTCAAAACTAACGTCAACCCCTTCACCTGTCTTTAACCAATTTTCGTTTTCATCTTTAATTTGTTTACCTAACGATTGTAAAGCCGAGTTAGGAGAATTAAGTAAGAATTGGATAAACTCATTACCATATTCTTCCCAAGCAATTTTGATAGAATCAGCATCATCTTTTATATCTGAAATAATATCTTTAATATTTTTTTTGCTAAAAAAACCATAACGAAAACTTTTTAACCATTTTCTGAATTTATTTGACCTATCAATAGTATTAATTGGGAATTCAACTTTTTTAGTTTCAGTATCTTTTTTATCCTTAGAACCAGAATCTTTTTTATTATCAGAACCGCCTGGTCCTTTACCCTCTTTTTTATTATCAGAACCGCCTGGACCTTTACCTTTATCACCTGAACCGCCTGGACCTTTACCTTTATCACCTGAACCTCCTGGCCCTTTACCTTTATCACCTGAACCTCCTGGCCCTCCACCTGAACCTCCTGGCCCTCCACCTGAACCGCCTGGACCTATTTCATTTAATATATCTATATTTTCTTCCATATTAATTATTTAATTAATCCCAATTCCAAGTATTGTTACTATATGTCATACCCCATTGTTTATTACCAACAATAGCAATTGCCTTGTTTGGTGATACTGTTGCGTCATAGAGTATATCACCTAACGTGTTAATATCCCATTTACCGGTATTATGTTCTCCATTAGCATCTGCGGTTAACCATGTTTTAATTGTCTCTTTAGTTTGGTTGTTTGTTTCTTTTTGGTCACCACCACCTTTTGGTGTTATTGTTGGTGTTATTTTATTATTATCATCTTTGAATAACTTATAATTATAAGTATTAGTTGGGGTCTCAACAGTTAATTCCTCAATAGGACCAAGAGCTTCGTTTTCATAAGTTTTATATGAAACTCCATAACCATCTGCCTTTAAAAATAGTTTTTCTAAATCGTCTGGTTTTGCAACATTAAGATATGCATTTAAAATTGCCTCACTCGCATTTTCAGTTGAGGGATATACTTTTTTAATTTTTGTATATGGTTTCTCTCGTAATTCATCAACAGTTTCTGGAATTTTTGATAATCCCTCTACCGCATAATAAACCACTACCCCAATTATAATAAGAGAACCTACACTTACCCCCATAGTAACCCCTTTTTTTCTAACGTATTCTAATACTTTATACCATTTCTCACCTTGGAACGCACTTTTAATTCTACCCCAAATAGATGGTTTTTGAAGTTGTTCAAATAAATACTGTCTAGCTTTGTACTCCCCTTCTGATTTGATTTTACGTTTAGTTTCATCTTCAAAATATCCAAACCAATCAGCAAATTTCTTTTTAGATAATAAAGGGTCACCTTTAATTTTATTTCTAACGGAACTACGAATATTATCATATTGGTCATCAATAGCTTTTGCCTTTGCAATTGCATCTTCCGCTTCTGTCCTTGCATTTTTTAAAGGTTTGCCATACACATCATCTAAAGCAGCCTTTAATTCATTATCGAGGACATCATCCCCAGTTTTAATTTCTTTTACTAATAAATCAAAGTCGTCAGCAGTTTTAAAAACCAATTTAGGAGGTAAATTAGCGCCGCTTTCTATTTTTGTGATAACATTCTTTACGTTTGTTCCCACATTGTCTTTAAACCAAGTTTTTGCAATAAGTTCAGCACCTTCAGGTGTTCCAATAATTTGTTTCATTATTGTTTTTGAAACTGTTTCAACGACTGCTTCCGGAATTTCTTTTTTTACAATTGCCGCTGATAGTTCTTCTAAAGTATTATATGTTTTCGGTATAGTGTTACGATAAGATAAATTTCTTGTTTCACGACTAACAACGTCATCAATTACACTCATCGCGTTGTCATCAAAACTTTTTCCAACATCCGCAATTGCTTGTACTAAATCACCCACTTGTTCAGATATTAAATCATTTTGTTCGAATTGAAAATCTTCAATTATGTCTGTCTTTTTAATACCCATTATTTCTTGGATTCTAAAAAGCTCCTCATTTAAAACTTGTTTCATAATCTTTTTATTTATAAATATACTTTTATTTAAAAAAACAATATATTATTCATCAGAACCTAAATATTGTTCATAATCATCATAGGTTTTCTCTAAAGAATCTCTTGTCGCTATAATTTTAGGATTTGTTAAAGATGACATCATTGGTTTAATTGTCTTTACATCAATTGGCTCCATCTTTTCAGAGTTATCAAGTCCAAGAGTTTTAGATAACTCTTGAGCCAATTTTTCTATTTCATTTTTTTTATTTTGTTTATATGTTTCAGTTTGATATTCCTCAGGTACCTCAAGTCCTGGTCTCCATCTAAAACCCCATGCTTCTGATAACTTTTTATTATCTTCAGCACTACCGTTTGAACCAAACAATTGTTTAACAGTTTCCCATTTATACCCTTCAGCTTCAACTTGTGTTTTAATGTTTCCTCTAATTAAAGGTTTAAAAGTTTCATAACCTCCTTTCGCAGTAAGAGGTAATCCTGCTCCAATAGTACCTGCGGCAAATACTTTACCCGCTAATTGACCTTTAGCCGCTTGATTTAATGCACTTTTAGAATTAGGAGATAAATTACTAACAATTTGTTTATTACCTAATATTTCTTTTGATTTCTCTTTAACCACTTGTTCATATTGTTGACGAACTGCTGGATTTTTCCCCATTTCAGTTTCGAGCTCTTTAAGGATTACATCTAAATTTTCAGGTAAATTTTTAGTGTTATTTTCTAAAAGAGCTTTTGACATTTGAACTATTTCCTCGTCAGTCAAATTACTTATTGCTTGTTTTCCAATATTTCCAAATCCGGCCTTTAGAATTGGTAAATCAAATAAAATACTTAAACCTAAAGTTAATGCCGCCATATTCTTTTCTCCTTGAGCGTAATATACTCCACTATCAACAATCCCTAAACCTAAAGAAACAAACGGGCCAACAACAGGTATCATTAAACTTACAATTTGTAATAATGAAAGTACGTCGTGGATATCACCTGCATTGGCTGTACTCACTGAACCAACCACCTTACCATCTTTCACATTTGTTGCACCAATAAAAAAGTCGTCTTTTTTAGCAGAATCTAGAGCAGTTATAATTTTTTTAACATTACCCCCAAAACCATACGCTTTAATTACTTCAGCGTAAGACGGAATATAACCGGTATATCTATTAATTGATGTTCTAGACAATCTACCAGCACTTGATGTCAATTTTCCATAATTTATTTTATAAAACGGTTTATATACCGCTAAATCTTGATTATAACACAAAAATTTATATATATGTTTTTGAGGAGCATTCCCTGTGTTAGTTTTTATATCACCAGTCTTAGGACATTCCCATCCAGACTTTTCATATCCGTAAGTGTCCGCAATAACTCCATTAACAGTTGATTTTTTCCATCCGCAAGCTATTGCTCTTTTTTGTAGTTCAGTCCCATCAAATCTTGGTTCAGTACTTTGTTCATTAATTGCTTTTGTAAGTTTACCAGATTTAATATCAGGTAAATAACGTGATATTAAATCTTGAAGAGACATTTCTTTCCCATTATAATTTACCGATAATTTGTTTTTTTCACAACCACCTTCATATCCCGATTTATTCAAATATAAGTTAGTGAATTTCCATACTTCAACCATTTCAGCCAACCACACTGCAAAAACTGCATACCATTCATCTTGTGTTTTAACTATAAAGGTTGGTATATTCCATTCACCACCGTAACCTGTTCCTAATGATTGTGCTAAATTTCTTTGTTTAGAATCTGAAAGACGACAATATCCTTTTTTTCCTTTGTAAGTTTCATTACCATCTAAATTGTTAGGTTCCCATTGGAAATCTTTAACCGTACCTCTATTACAGTAATCGTTCCCTGTTTTATAATCATCCGCCGCAAGTCCTTTTCTTATTATTCCCTGGCTAGCTTCAAGTGCTTTCTCATTTTCTATTTCTGCAGGACTTTTGGGTTTGAAGGTTTGTTCTGAAACAATTTCAGTATTTTCAGTGAGCGTCATTTCGTTGTTATATTTCATTAACAACAATACTCTTTCTAATAATTCTTTTTTCTTATTTTCCATATTACCAAACTTGATTTCCAACACCACGTTTAACACCTGATTGCCATTTTTCACCTTTCTTACCTAACATGTTGGCTTTACCACGAGTTAAAACATATAACTCATCCCAATTACTACCTCTTTTATTTGTGTTAGATGTTGCACCTCCACCACCGCCAGCCGCAGCGTCTTGTTCCCCAAGTTCATTTTTATCACCTCTGTTTTTGTCAGATGTTGTTAATTTTTGAAATAGGGAAATTATGTAATCAACGTCGTGTATCATTATTACATAAATATAACTCTACCAATAAAAAAGTGGATAATTTAGAACAAGAAGGACGGTGGAATTTTTTTTGGATTGTTTGAATAATATTCTTCCATAAATGATGTCAGTTCATCTGTATCAACCTCATATTCTTTTTCATCTGACGCTTCCTCGTCAATTATAAGTTCATCAGTATCTTCTTCATATATAATTGGGAAATCACTTGATTCATAATCATAGTTTTCCAAAATGAAAAAACCGGACTTTTCAATAAAGTCCAGTTCAAATTCATGTTCTCTAATTTCATCATCACCATCTTCCTCTAATCTGAAACTAACCTGTAGTATTTCAGATTTTGGATTATAGTAATAATCAACTATTTCTTTGATGTTCATTTTACAAAATTCTCTTAAACCAATTTAATGATTCGCTGATATTTTCTTGTACTAATGGAGCCTTTGATTTTAATTTAATACTTTCCTCAAGTTCTTCCATAGTATATCCTTTTCCACACTCACATGTTTCACCCTCTTTCATTTCAGTTCCACATTGCTCACATTGTTCTCCCTCTTTCATAGATGAACACTGTTCACACATTTCACCTTCATATAAACCATTACACTCATCACAAACTTTTTTAAGTTTTCGGTTAACTTCTTTGTTTGTATATTCTTTAACTTCACCCATATTAGATACAGTAATTCCTTTTTCATCTAACGCCAAATTTTCCACGTTAAGGATTTGTTCTTTTGGTGTGTTAAACCCACGACTAACATATCCATCATACTGACTTCTATGTCTATCTTGTATTGATTGTTTTTCTTCTTCAGTAATATTTAAAAAAAATGCGTTTCTCATATATAATTGTTTTCTAAATAAATATACGGTTGATTGAATAATATTAATTTATTATATTTTACACATGGAAAAACCTTATCAACTATTACAACCAGTTTTTAAAGACCATCGTGGGTCTTTTACCCCAATTAAACTTTCTGACAAGTGGGTTCAATCAAACATTAGTATAAACGACGATATATTTGTCTTTCGTGGGCTACACTATCAAGATGAACCAATGGCTCAAACAAAACTTTTATCGGTTATCCAAGGAAAAATAATTGATTTTGTTGTTAACTTGGATAAAGAAAGTGAGGACTTTGGTAAACTTGAAACATTTGTTTTAACCTCAGGTGAATCGGTATATATTCCAAAAGGTTACGCTCACGGATTTTTGACACTTCAAAGTGGAACAGTTGTTAACTACTTAGTAGATAATGATTATTCTAAAGAACACGAAGGATGTATTCAATGGGACACCGTAGAAGAAGTAAAAGATATTATTACCAAATACATGAGAGGTTTTAACTTTAAAGTTAGAATTAGTGATAAAGACACCGAAGGAATCACATTAGAACAATATAAAAACAAATGACAAAAGAAGAAGTAGAAGAATTAGCCGAAGGAGCAATTCTATTAGACGGATTTGATGATTGTATTACAGGAATTGTTGAAGAGTTTGGTAATGGAGTAAGAATACTTTATTCACGTGATAAAATACTTGAGTCATTACAAAAAGATATGTCTTATGAAGATGCTTTAGAATATTATTACTACAATATTGTTGGTGGACATTTCGGTGAAAGAAATCCTTTGTTTTTACTTTAGAAATAATTTGCGTAAAACGAAATAATTTTTGGAGCGTATCTTCTTAAAGCAGAATTAATATTTTCCACTGTTACTTCTTTATTTTCATCTTCAAGTATACTGATTACTCCGTTTACCATTTCACCTTGAGCCTTATCCGCCATATCAACTAATTCATCAAATGCTTCGTTAGTGTCATTATACTTGTGTTCATGAGCTAATCTTTCTTTACCCATATAAAGATATGGTGCCGCCGCAAACATATTAACAACACTAGCTTCTCTTAATTTATTTAGATATCTTTTTATAAACAACATGTTAAAATGTTTTACTAACATCGCATGTTGTGTTAAATCAGTCGATTTATTTTCTTGTATATTTTTTTTCATTTTTCTTTCTCTCATTTCATCAAACTCAGACTCATACATCCATTTATCCTCATCCAATAAATAAAGACTTGACCCATTGTCCCATTTAACAACATACTGAGTGAATCCAGGGCCACTTTGAATTTTAGTAACGGTTCCTCTATCACCAAAAGATAATTGAGGTTCACCCAAAAGTTCAATGATTACAATTCTATCACCAGGTTTAAGTTCAGGATTTAATTTCTTACTCATATATTTATAAATATAATGAAATATCTAATTAAAGAATCTCAAAAACAAATTATCCTTGAAGCAATAAATGACAGGATTAAAGAAGTTCAAGAGGATGGTGTTGAACTAACAAAAAAGATTATTGAAGACACCAAATCTCACGCTTCGATAAACTTAAAGATGATGCTCACATGGGGAGCGGCAATCGGAGGGTTCATGGGGCCAATTATGCAATGGTTAAATGGACAGGTACCTGAATTAACTGAAAAAGATTTATCATTAATTGCCGCAGGTATTGCTTCAGTAATATTCTTTCAAGAAAGAAGTTTTACCAAATCAATTATTAAAAAGATTAAAGAAGATGGACTTGAAGAACCATTTAAATTGGGTGCAATCAAAGCCAATCAACTTAAAACTGTTTTAGCAGGTTTTTTAAAGAGTTTGAATTTATCAGCATTTACTGTAACAAATATGTTAAGTTACGCATTCTTGGTTCCGATTATACCAATGATATATGATGCTGTTTCTGAGGGTATTTGGGATATGAAAGATACTGAAATGTTAGTTAAATCATTATCAGCATTTGGATTAATAACAATTTCAGGTAATTTCTTAAAACGACTTATGGAATTGATTATCGATAGAATCACTAAATAAAATCAATCTTTAATTCTAAATCAGTTTTTCCTTTAAAAATTCTATGATAAGTTCCTTCAGGGATTAATAATACTTGTCCTTCAGTTAATTCTATTGGTAATTGATTATCCATTTGGAATTTCCACCCTTCACCCTGAACCACTTCAATCAATCTATCTTCTCTATCACGATGCCATTGTAGTTCACCACTATCAACATTGGATTTAAAAACTCTAATCTTTGAAGTTTCTGTTAATTTTCTATCTTTATACGGTTTCATATTACCAAAATCCTGGATAAGTTTTACCACCCCACAAATAACCAAAACGGTTTAAACGACATGCCCAATAACCAGCCGTTAATCTATCTTTTTTCTTAGCACACTGATGTCTTGCAGCAAATGATTTACGTGCTTTAGGATTGGATACCTTAGCTGTTAATCCACCATGAACATCACCAAATGAAATTTTCTTAACTCTACCTGTTGATGGGTTTTTAACATAAACAACATATTTCTTACCACCACCAGTATTTCTTCTTGGTTTACCAAGTTCAACTTTCTTTCCGTTATATTCAGCTTCAGAAATAAATGATTCTTCCATCGGAGTATCCAAGTAAACAACTCTACCACTTGATAATTTAACCTGTGTTCCAAAATCAGATTCAACAAGTTCAACATCATCTTCACTTAATTCAACCATTCCCTCGTAATATAACTCACGAGCTTCTTGAATAACATTAAAGAATTCCTCAGAACCAAATCTAAAGATATTATCATTTAATGGAACTTCATTTGTTATATGATAATTAAGGTGTTCTGAGATAAGTGGTTTTTCCACCGATTCTGTAAGAACTTTTTTGATAAGTTTTTTGATATTCATTTTTTACTTCGTAATAAGAAATACAACCCAAAGAACAATGCTGAAATACAGTAAAAAATTCCTGTGGTAATCCAATAAGAATTTGTGTAATCCAAAATTGCTTTGAACATTATGTCGAACCCTATTGGATTGAAAAACATTGCGAGCATAAGGCAATAAGTGGCAACATTTTCCTTTAGAATTCGTTTCATTTTCGTCATTATCCATTAACGTGGGTTTAAAGTTTATGAACAGAGTTCGTTTTATTTATAAATATATTTGTGTGGAAGAATATTTTGTATATATTTGTATTAATAATTAAATAATCAAGTCCTATGAAAAACTTATTTCTTTCTCTTGTTTTAGTGATGATTAGTTTAGTTGCAAACTCACAATTACCAAGTCATCTCAATTTGCAAGAAATACAAAAGGAATTTATGATTCTTTATTACAAAAGATGTGATAGTTTGGGTCACAAAATAGTTGAAGATAAATCTTTAGTTTGCTTGACTGAATGCCAAGTAAATTACCTTTCAAAACTTGAAGACATTTCACACGAACAAGAGGTAGGTTCTAAGTTTTACTCTTTAGTTGATAGATATGCCTTTTTTTACCCTCAAATGTCAAAAACATCAGGTGTAAATTTAGAAATGAGTGAAGTAATTTCTTTGGCAGGTGTAGGTAAAACTTTAAATAAACAAACCAATAAAGGATTAGCAAAAAGGTTATTCAATAATTTTTTAAAATCAGATTCTCATAGAGAAATTATGGATGATAAAAAATTAATAAAAGTTAACTTCCAAGTTGGATTAAATAAATGTAATTCAATCTACATTGTTGGTGTTCTTTCTAATCAAACATTAAAATAAGTTACCATAATTAATGGTAACTTATTTGGTCTTTTTTCTTTTTTTCAAAGTGACGTTTTGCGTCACTTTGTGTTTTTCTAACACACATTGAAACTGCGTCGTCACATGATTGAGTTTTTATTGAACCGTGTTTATTACCTCTTCTTTTTTTACGTCTACCTGAACCTCCGCCAGTTAAACTAAATTTCCATTTGTATAGCATTGCCCAATATTTTTGACTTGGGTTTGTTATTTTTTCAGGAGGAGTACTATCTGGTAAAGTTACATCTCTATCACCTGGAGCGTCAACATCGTAAAATATTTGTATTTTTACTGTTGGTCTAACATATCTGTATTTTTCATATGCTTTAGCACCACCTTTATCCGCGGGTTCAGGAGTCCCAAATTCATTTCTTTTCTTTTCTAAAGTTGTTGCTTGTGGTGTATTGGGTGTGACAAAATTATTAAAATTGTAATCAACACCTTTAGGTAAAAAACTATATCCCTTAGGTGGATTTGGGCCAGATGTACCATCACCATTTTGACCTTTAGCATTTATAGTCGTATTACGTTTACCTGTACACCACCCACCTTTTAAATTTTCATAATTTTTCATTAAAAAGTTTTCAACAGTTGCTGCTCTTGCTTCTGATAATTTTTCAAAACTTAAATCTTTGGCCTCACCTTGATTTCTAAATCGGCTAGCACTTGATTCTAAAGAAATACTTTGTATACATATTCCCGCATTAGGGTAAGTTTGTCTAAGATTGTCTAACGCAGTCTTGTATGGTTCAACAAAAGTTTGATAAAATTCATTTTCGCCTGCCGGTTTTAATCTCCAACTATTATTATCAAAAAAATCTTGTTGTACAACTTCGGATGGAATTATAACCGTATCAAGTTCTGGTGGTGTCTCAGACTTATTTGGTAGTTTCTGTTTTGGTAATTTCTCAAGTTCAGAAAATGATTGTCTTGTTCCTAATCTACAGTATTTATATCTATCTCGACCTTCAGAATTTTTTACTTTTTTAATAATATCCGCAGCGAAATACATGTCGTCAGTTTTTATTTTTCCCCATAGGTCGATTTGGTCTTGACCCGTAAGAATATTTTTTACGTACCCATTTTGATTTTCTTGGTAAACTAATGATTGAGCTTCACGGTATAAATCCATAAACTTTTCATTATCTTCAGTATTTTCACCTTTAGATTTAAATAACTCATACTTTTCTGAATAACCACCTTCACCTTGAGTTAATTTACTTGATGACTGAGATATAAATCTTTTTCTATCAGGAGTTTGTTCGCTAATAACTTTCTGTATAATTGCAACTAAATCATTTTCAGTTAACCTAACTATTTTTTTCATAAAAAAACTTTTTATATAAATAGATGAAATTTTAAAAAAAAGTATACTTATTGCTAAATAAATGAAATAATGGCAGCTAAAACAACTAAATCATCTAACTCAACGAAGGTTTCATTCGGAGTTAAGAAATCAGGTAAATCAACAAAGAAATTTACCGCAAATAAAAGAAGTAAGAATTACAAAAAACCTTACAGAGGTCAAGGGAGATAAACATGAAAGAATACATTAAAAAACAAATCGGAAACATTAAACAGTTTTCATTTGCCGAGATGACTTCCAATAGTTCAGGAAAGACATCAGGAAGTGGAACTGCGGGTCTTTACATCGTGTTTATCGGAGGTTTAACATTCTTTATGGGTTGTATCGATAAAATGTTTTTAAACAAAGATATTGACGTTATAACACAATCAATAATCCTTGTTGGTATTGGAGCAACTCTTTTAGGTTATAGAAAATCAAAAGATAAAACAGAAGAACCTACGGTAGAAGAAGTACAAGAAACTACTGAAGAAAGTGAAACTATAAACTAGTTCCACCATCTTTCAATATTTTCACTCAATACTTTGAAAAGTAATTTCCTTGCCCTTTCGTGATTGTATCTTCCAATATTCAAGGCAATTCTTGATTTAACATCGTATGAAGTTAAATCCTCGTTGTCAATTTTAAAAATTTGATGTTTTTTGTTGGTAACAATTTTTTTGTAAACTAATGGGTATTTTTTGAAAAAATCATTTAAGTTTTCTTTTTTCAAACGGGTCTCCATATAATAACCACCTAAATCATCTTCGATATCATCACCTGTTGGAACAAAGAAAAAATCTTTATCTTCATAGTCCATATATTCCATAACATAAAATTCTTCCTGAACTTTTTCCATCAGTTTGACACATAACATCATTCTTTTAGCATCAAGGTCTGAATTAGTGTGAAATCCTTTTTCTTTAATGTACTTAGCTTGTTTTTCTAACTTAAACTTAAAAACCTCAAAAATATAATGGTCATCCCAATCCCTGTCTTTCCAAATGATAGGGAACCATTTAATTAAATTACCAACTGAGGTAAAAAAACCTCTTACCTTATAACCGATTTTAGACCAATAAAGTTCTTTTATTTTTTCAATCATAATTCAAGAATTGCCTTTTTACTAATTAAACTTTTCTTTAAGGAAACAATACTACATTCAAAGTCCAAAGAATATTGTGTTAATTCTTCAGAATTTTCATATTTTTTAACATAAAAATCAATCAGATTTTCGGCAGATTGAATTTGTCCAAAGTGGGTAATCGAACCAATTACCTTACGTATCCATTGAAAGTCCCTATCCATAGGACAAATATACATAATCTTTCTTAATTATACAACAACGCAGTTAGTTGTGGATTACTTTTTTCGTACATACGAATCATAATACCTGCTTCAGTATTAGCATAATTCTCTTGAGATTGGGTGTTAAACCCTTGTAACTTGATATTTCTTTGACGAGCAAACTCATGAACCCACTCGTGAGCAACAGTTCTTAAAATGTCAATTAACATTCTTCCACCCGCAAGTACTTTAATTCTACCAGTGATTTCACTACCTGTGGTCATTTTACCAAAACGTTCACCAAGAAGATGGATATCAACGTCTTTCTTAAGTGGAGAGTTTTTTTGACAAAATCTCAAAAAGTCCTGAATAACGTTTATTTCTTCAGAACCAAGCCCACTAGATTTATCATATAAATTTACTTTCATCTTAACAATAAATATCTTATATTTCTTTTGTATATATAATTATGAAAAAGAGTTTTTTTGAAAAAGTCCTAAACAAAACAAACAAAAAAGACATCGACCAATGGTTCGGTGAAAATTCTGAAATCAAAGTTACGGAATTTTCTCATTCAATTAGTCAGAAAAAAAACATTTTATCAGTAAAATTATACCCATCAAATTATGAATACGCTATCGAACTTTTTCCGGAAGGCTTGGAAATTCTTGTCTTACATACTATCAAAAGTCTTTCACTTCCTGAGGATTATATATTAACAACATCTATAGAACACTAAATTATGGCACATCCAATAATCCATGCAAAATCATCCGTGAAAAAATTCGGAGGAAAATGGGAAGATTATATCCATTTACATGAATGGTTAGATGAAACAAAAGGTTGGTACGGACATTCATCTCACAGAATGTTTCGTCATCACTCTGAAGGTATATTTGAAATGGAACAACGTTTTGGTGCTGAATTTAAAAACAGTGATGGGAAAACTGTATACACCCGTTATGTCGGTGAACAACATGTTATGGAGGATTGTAACGGATATATCCCATCAGCAAAAGAATGGGTGTTAGCATTAGAAAATAAACAAAGACCTTTATGGATGATTAAAACCATGAAGTTAGAAATTGATGATTGATATTTATTATTATGAAAGAATTATTAAATAACCCTGAAACTATAAAAAATTTTAAACTTTTACATTATATCCTATTAAGTAATGGTCTTACTCGTGTCAGTAATGACTTTTATGTTGATTACGACGGGAATGTTGATTATCACTTCTCACCTTGGACTAATAAAGGTGGAGCTTATGATATTATACCTAATAAATTATTTGATTTTTTAGATAATTTTTTTGATTCTATTAAAGATGAAGTTTTAGATTCACTAGAAGGTGATGGTGACTCTAGAGCGACGGTATCATGTGAGTATTCAACAAGAGATAAAACTTTTACAATTGATGAAAGTATTCAAACTATGGGTTATGAATCATATTACCAAGAGTTTGAAATTGACGAAAAGGAATTACTTGAGGATATGGTTCAGTGGAAAGAAGATGGTAAACTTAAAATTAGAGTTGATTTTAGTGGTTCAGGTGATTCAGGTTATATTGATGACGTTGGTCTAATCAATGATACTGATGACAAACATTATGAATTTACAGCGGTTTGGGAAAATAAGTTATACAACATTTTGGAGCAAAATCATGGTGGATGGGAAATAAATGAAGGTTCTGAGGGAACATTTATAATTAACAATGAAAACCAAACAATAGAATTAGATTTTCGTATGAATGTTGAACAATCTTCAACAGGTTACGAATTTAAACACCAATTTGAGTTTTAATAAACCTGAATAGTTCTTTGCGGTCTGTCATCACCAAAGTCAGGACAGAAATAAACATTGTTACCATCGTGGTAAATTGTTCCACCAACTCCATTAGGAATTTTGTGTTTTTCATGGAATTTATCATCCAAATCTATTTGGTGATTTCCATCATGAATAACAAAACATAAGTTTTCAAAACCACACTTATATTGTTGGTCTTTGTTTTTATGTTTCATAAACTCGTCAAAAGACATTACGTATCTTGCATCTTCGTTAAGGTATCTTTTAACTATAAATTCTAATTGACTTTCTGTAATAATAAACTTTTTCATATACTATAAATATAAGGGTTAAGAATAAATTCCTTGACTATAAATTTTCCATTCTTTTTCTCTTCGGTCTCTATGACTAAAATCTAAAAAGTTAATTTTAACTGAATTAGAATTTGGATTCATTTTTAAAGAAGTACTTAATTTTGGGGCCTTTGTTGTACAACCCGCAAATCCAACTTGATAACATAATGATGATAATGCATCAACTTGTTTTTGATTTAAATTAGGATATATTGCTAATAACTTACCTGCCAATTTATTTAAAGCAGTTTTTAAATACGTTTTAGCAATATCTTTTGTTATTGATGGGTCTTTAGGTGATACTTTTCTACCATCAGGGTAATAAACCGTACCATAACCAATTGTCGGGGTTCCAGATGGAACTCTACCTTTTAAACAACAATCAGATTCTCCTCTAATACATTTACCACCTTTAGCATCATCATAAACACAAGGAACAAAAAACTCAATATTACCAACAAAATTTACAAGATTATCTGAAACACCTGTAGGTTTTTGATTGGTTTTCTCATTTTTTTTAGATATTTCACTTGAGGCTTTTTGAAGACCGGATTTAATTGTTTTATTTATATCACTAACAACACCTCCCGAATCTGGTTTCATTTGGTCTTTTGGTTGACCCATAGAAGACCATTTATCCATAAAATTTGGTTCTTTATTTGATTGGTTAAAACCCATAGTTTTATTAATGTCATCAAAAACTGATTGCTCATTAATATTTGGTTTTAACACAGTCATTGCTTCAGGAAAATCCTTATTTAAAACATCCTCATCTTTATTTGTATAAGGAATATTCTGTAAAACATATCTAATTGAATTTAAACCTGAAATCTTTTTATCGTTAGAATCCAAAACAACCCAAGGATGGTTTACAGTGGATGTTTTATCAAAAAGTTTTTGTTTATACTCTGTAAACTTTTCCCACACATCTTGCATTTTTTCATCATTCTCAGAATACTTCCAATATTTCAATGGTGACTTTTGTCTAAAATCAAATCTTTTAGCCTGAGTTTCTTTATCTATTGAGAACCAAAGTTTGAATAGATAATCACCGTCAATAACTAATGACTCCTCAAAGTCCTGAACATTATCCATAAAGTCTTCATATTCATCTGAAGAACCATAACCCATAACAGGTTCCACTAAACCTCTATTATACCAACTTCTATCAAAGAAGTTTATCTTACCTTTCTCAATTTGATTTCTGTATCTATCCCACCAGTTCTTTCTTTCATCGGGTGTAGGAATACCAAGAGCAATAACTTTATAATATCTTGGATTTAAGTTTTCAGTAAACTTTTTAATTGTTGAACCTTTACCTGCAGAATCTCTTCCTTCAAAAACAATAATAACAGTTTTACCTGTTTGTTTTAACCATTCCTGTAGTTTTAATAATTCAACCTGAAGGAAAAATAATTCTTTCTTATAAATGTCCTTATCTAATATTGATGGCTCTTCTTCAGGACTAACAACTTCTTTTTTAGTTTTTCTTTTTTCTAATGATTTAGTTAGTTGTTTGAAAAATTCAAAAATATTAATGTCTTTACTACCTTTTAATTTTAAAGTTTTTAAAATACCTCTTGTAACTAATCCAAAATCAACTAAGCCATCTTTTGAATATTCTTCAATCTTATTAATGAATTTTTGAATTTGAGCACTATATACTTTGTTATCTTTTAAAACCGCAACAAGAGATTTAACCTCAGGGCTATACTTTGGTTTGTCAGCTTCTGTCAAACCCATTATGTTTTTCATCTTACTAACTTCAGTTAATAAATTCCTCATACTGATAAATACTTTTTAATAAATATTTTGTTAATGTTGATTATTTTTAATAAAACGCATATATTTAATTTTAATGGTAACAAAAAAAGTTAAAAGAAAACTACGAAATTTAAACAACAATAATATTTTTAAGAAATCCTGACATTTGTCAGGATTTTTTTTGCCCTTTTAATAAATAAAATAAAAAAAAACAAAAAATGAAAAACACAGAAACTTACAACGAGTTAGTTCAAAAGATGAGAACATTCTTCCAAAACAAAGGTTTTAAAGAAGTTCCAACTCAATCAAGATTATCAATCTTGGCGGCGTGTGAAAATCCACACTCAATAACAACATTCAATTATCAAGGAGAAGTATGGCCACTACCACAGACGGGTCAAATGTGGTTAGAATACGAACTTCTTAAGAATCCTGAATGGAACGGTGTCTATTGTATTTCAACGTCTTATAGACAAGAAAAAGACCCAATTCCAGGTCGTCACGAAATGATTTTTCCAATGTTTGAATTCGAATCAAAAGGTGGAATGAAAGAAATGTTAAAACTTGAATCTGAACTTTTAGATTATTTAGGTTTTGATTCACCTGTAGAAGTTAACTACGATGATGTATGTGAAGAGTACGGTGGAGTTTCAATTTTAGAAAACGAACACGAAACAAGAATGTGGGAAGAAAAAGGTTCAGTCGTCTCACTTCAAAATTTCCCATACAGAACAAACCCATTTTGGAACATGAGAGAAAGTGAAAACAAAATATTCAACAAAGTTGATGTAATTCTTTACGGACAAGAAACAATTGGTTCCGCAGAAAGAAGTTCTAACGTAGAAGAAATGAAAAATAACTTCTACACAATAGAAAATGGAAAATATTCTGAAAAACTTTTTGAACTATTCGGAAAAGAAAGAGTTGAGAAGGAATTAGAAGAATTCTTATCTCATGATTTCTTCCCAAGATTTGGTGGTGGGATTGGGATGACCCGTTTAGCAAGAGCTTACGAACTACTACAACAAGAAGTAACAGTATAAACCATAAATCCCCTCATTAGAGGGGATTTTTTTATTCTTTAATCTCTTTCATCAACTTACCCCACAAAGCTGTCTGTAATAGGATAAGACCAACACTTAAAACAAATACAGGTAATGATGGTGAGCTAACCATTAATACAACTGATAATACAAGAGCGAACATTGCTGAAGTCAATTTTAGTTTTAAGTTTTTCATAGTGGTGTCGGTGTTAATTGTTCTACAAATATAAACAAAAAAACTCCCAATCGGGAGTTTTTCATTATTTTTTTTTTAAATTAATATCTTCTTGTTTTTCTTCTGATATTTTCAGCCATTGGCTTCATTGGTTCTTCATCTTCAATATCCATATTATCAACTTCAACTTCAGAATCCATTTCTTCACCTGAATTCATTTTATTACTTTCATAATCTTGGATGATAGACTTAAGTTCCATCGCCTCTTGTTCTTTTCCTTCAGTTTTTCTTAAATGACGATAAAAATCCTTAAGATAATCCCATCCTGCTATACCTAAAAGTGCAATAGTTGTACCAACCATTGTAGCAATCGCCCCACCTGTACTCATAGCCTCAGGATTAAAGAAGTTTTCAACCGCTTCATTAACTCCATTTTTTTTATTTCTTTTTGTTTCTTTAACTACTGTTTTAATTAAGTTAGTTAATTCTGATTCTGACAATCTTACTACTTTTTTCATTTTTTTGTTTTTTTTATTTTATCTTGGAGCACCTCTATATGATGCATTTGGTTTAATTGGTACTACATAATCAGGGGTTCCTTTATAAGTACAAAACGGTCTTGATGTAATTACTTTTGCTAAATCGTTATTTAGATAATCTTCTTTAATTCCACCTTTTCTTTTGAAAGGTTCACCAATAGCACCTAATCCTTTTTCAAATGCCGAGTTACAATTCCATCTGAATTTAATAGGTTCACTATATCTTTTTTTATCTCTATTTAAAAAAGTACCTGTATAACCCTCAACGTCCGAACCTGTAATATCTTGGACTGTAAATTCAACTGTTGGTAAATTATTAATCGTTGTTATTCCAACTTGTTTTATTTTATAGTTTTCAGAAGTTCTTTTACCTTTAAACATCCCACTTTCACCTGTATATTTGTTTAAACCATAAGCATTAAACATAAGAACTTCAGAACCTGTAAGACCTGATACTTCCTTACGAAATTGTTCAGGTGTTTTTGCAGTTAAATCATCGTTTTCTTTTATAACTTTTTTAATTAAATTAATAAGTTCATTTTCTGTTAATCTAATAACTTTTTCTTTTTTCATAAAAAATTCTTTTTTATCTATATAAATACAAAGAAAATTAACTTTTACACTTTTTTATATCAAAAAAAAATAATATAATTGTACATGAGTAAAATTAAAAACGGTGATAATGTATCTGTTCATTATACAGGTAAATTAGAAGATGGTACAGTATTCGACACATCTTTAGCTGAGGGTAGAGAACCTCTGACAGTAACTTTAGGTCAAGGACAGTTAATTCCAGGTTTTGAAAATGGATTAATTGATATGACTATTGGCGAAATGAAAACAATTGAAATTGAGCCAGAAAATGCTTACGGAGATATTAATCCTCAACTTGTTAGTGAAGTGTTACTAACCCAAGTCCCTGAAGGTGTTAAAGCTGGGGATATGTTACAAGGACAAAACCAATTTGGCCCTGTTAACGTTGTAGTTAAAGAAATTAAAGAAGAAACAGTCGTTTTGGATATGAACCATCCATTAGCGGGTAAGAAACTTATCTTTGATTTAGAAGTTGTGTCAGTAAATTAATACAATTTCATTTATTTTTCAAAACATCCCACTCATTGTGGGATTTTTTGTTTATATTAGCATTATGAATATCTTCTTTTTGGATTGGGATACTAAAAAATGTGCAGAATATCATTGTGATAAACATGTAGTTAAGATGATATTGGAAACTGCCCAACTTTTGTGTGGTGCCCACCAAGTACCCACCAAGTACCGACCAAGTACCGACCAAGTACCGTACAAGTTATCACACAAAAATCATCCTTGTGCTATTTGGACTCGTGAATCACTTTCCAACTATCTTTATCTTTGTGACTTAGGACTTGAGTTGTGTAAAGAATACACTTATAGATATGGGAAACGTCATAAATCTCAAGATGTAATTGAATGGTGTGTTACAAATAAGTTAAATATTTGTGACAAAGGTTTTACAGAACCACCAAAAGCAATGCCTGATGAATATAAAGTCACAGACGTTATAGAATCATATAGAAACTACTATAATGGAGCTAAAAAAGATTTTGCTAAATGGAAAAATAGAAATACACCTGAATGGTTTATCCATTCATCAATTGTTGCATCTGAGCAACCAATTGTCCCTGTTGCATCTGAAGTACTCTAATTCTACCCATTTGTTCATTATTTAATTCAAAATCCTCAGATTTAATTTCATTAATTTTATTATCCAAACGAGTGTGTTGTGATAATAAATTACTATACAATTGTGATTTTTGTTCTTGTGTCATAAAATAAAAATAAAAATAAATTTAAAAAAATAAATGGATTACCAATCAATTCCAGGCCCAAATTCCCTTTCATCAATAATATCGTTTATATATAATTCAATATTGGGTAACAAATCTTCTATCCTATATTGAATTTCCGCCCTGATATTATCAAAATCACTTCTATTTTGTGACTTGTAGATATCAACGTAAACTTTTATTTTATCTGATAGTGTGATATAATTAATTTTAATCTTATCAATAGATTGAACTTCGTGTAATTCATCCATCTCACCCATTCCCCATTCTTCAGATTCTTCCCTTAAACTATCTAATTTAGAATTTATCAATCCCTGAATTAAATTTTTTGTTTTTTCTAATTGTTTTTGGTCTATGATATATTTCATATATTATAAATACAAATGAAAATAAAAAACCCCACTTGTGGTGGGGTTTTGATTACTTCAAGTTAGTATTGTCTTCGACAAAATTATCCACTTTATCTTTAAAAATCATATATGCCAAAGTTTGAACTCCAATAGCAGTTAAAAACTTTGGTATGTCTTTTTTAAATTCATTAGCTTGTTGTTTTAAACTTCTTTTTACTTTTTTAAGTAATTTTTTTAACCATTTAGGATTGGTTTGTTTCAATTCCAAAAAGTAAGCTTTAACTTCATCTTTATCTTTACCAACTAAAGAATTAATTGCGTTATCAATATTATCTTCAGGAGCGGTTTCCATCTTAGCTTCAAAACTTTTTTTATCAAGAGTTGATTCTGTAATATATGGTTTAACATCACCTGATTTTGTTTCAATCAATTTTTTAAAATTTTCAATAACAATTTTTTTACCACCTTCGTGTTGTTCACGAATTGAGTTTTTTACTTCTTCCGATAAATCGTTTAATAAATGTTTCATAGTTTTTTATTTATAAATATATTAAGATACAATAATATTCACATCAACATATTGCCAGTTTCTGTCTATCATTGTTTTATATTGACTCAAATTTTCTATAATACAATCCCATACAGGGTTTTCAAACAATTCATCATTATCATACTTTATGTCATAAACCAAATGAACCATATCATCATAATTTTCCATAAAATGATGAACCTTTCTAACAAGGTCATCAACAAATATTTTTTCAATTTTAAAAGTGATGTCTATTCTAAAAGATTCACTACTTTCCCAATACATTTCAAAGTTATCATCAATAATATATTTTCCATATATTGTATATATTATGCTGTTATTATCTCTGTATTTTATCTCAACGGTATCTGTATTTAAACATTTCCTTAATTTTTTTTCATTTTCTTTAGGAATATAAAACTCTCCTTTATTGAAATCATTTAATACTATAAGTGATGGACGTTGATATGATTTAATTGATACATTGGCAAAATTTCCAACAGTATCTAATTCATCATCAAGTAAAGAGCTGAGTGCATTGTATGAAAACGGAATGTTATTTGGATTTTTTATCTTTAAGATTGGAACCTTAACTAGTTCATTATCCAAATAAACTCCAGTATATTCATCATCATGATAAATTATTAATCCGTGAATCTCTTTCGATTTAAAATAAACGGACATTACTTTAGAAAACGCCTTGTATTTGGGACGTAAATTACTCATGTATTATATTTCGTATTCGTCAGGAATTATTCTATCAACGTCTTCTTCTGTTGTATTAATCAATTGGTTCATATCTCTCCAATTAATACCATTGATTGATAATATATGCACCATCGTCATACCTGAATTAAGTTTTTTATCACTCAATAATGCCCATTCATCCGCAGTATCATCTTCATACATTTTTAAATAATTGTACAATATTGATATATCATTTTCATCGGTGACTTCTGGTATTATCACATCAACATAAACGTCATACATTTCTCCAAAGTAGTCGTCCGCCTCTTCAACATCTGTAATTTGAACAGGAAGTCGGTACCTTTTAGACAAATCGTCAAGATAGAACTCAATACTACCCCCTAACTTTGAATCAACCAATGCTTTTAGATATGGATATTGGGAAACTTTTTGAATGAATTGTTCTAACCCACCAAAAAACTTGGAGATTTCCATAACAGAAACCCCTTTATCAATTAAACCAATTACTTTTTGTGAAAAATTATCAGACATATAAGATAAATACATTATAAAACAAAAAACCCCACTCAGATGAATGGGGGTTTAAAAATTACTCCTATTCCTCGTCAAGATATCTACCAAGATTAACAGGTTCCACAAATGTCCCCTCAAGTTCGGACATTTCTTTCTTATACTCCTCAATAGTTTCAACAGAATAGATGGGAGCAAATAATGGACGACGACTAAATGGAACGTTATCTCGGTTTTCCCATTCCTCCAATTCTTTTTCTATATTAGGGATTTGTCGTTTTACATATGAATATTTGTACCACTTCTCGTAGTCCTCACGTGTAGGAAAGAATTTAACGTCACCGTAGTTATAAATATTCAAATCAGGGTTGTTTGTATAAACATTAAGAATACCCTCATCACCATCATACTGATTACATAACTCTTGAAGAGTATATGGGTTTGTTATACCTTTTTCTTCCCAACTTCTTCCATAGGAATTAATTTTACAGATATAAAAATATCCATCTTCAAAAGAATAAATTTGACTATTAATCTTGTCTTTTAATTCAACAAGTTGTTCTATTGTGTAATTAGATAAATCCATAGAACAAATATACAAAAAGTTTTTGATAAAACACTAAAACTGCATGTTAATTCTCTTAATCTCTATTCCAAACTTATCCGTATAATATTTCTCAATACCTTCACCTACCGAATTTCCAAATAAAACACGCATCTTTTCAAAAAAAGAATAATCAATCCATAATGTTCCATTAAGATTTCTGTGGGCAATTCTTACAGGGTGACCATCACTATCAATATCTTTCCTACTAAAGAAATGAATATACCCATCCTCATCAACAGCCATTTCAACATCACCATAGGTGGCGTCCATGTACTTCTTAATAACCTCATTTAACTTACTCTCGGTGATAATATATTTCATATTACAATAAATACCTCAAAGTAAAAAACGGTGGAAGTTGGATACCCGTAAAGGAAATATATTATTTCCCTTTGTTCGATTATCATCTTTCCATAAAGGTCTCAAGTTTTTATAATAACATGATTTTTTAACCCATTCTTCAGATTTATACAAAGATACTGGAATAATATGGTCATATTCCCATTCACCACGATTACCCCAAGTCATACCTTCTAAAAATCTTGATTCAATATAAGGTATAAACAATTCAACGGAAATACCAAGATATTCGGACAAAAAACTATTTTTTTTATAACCTCTTTTACTGTTAATACTTCTAACTAAAGACCTTAAACTCTGAGTTGTACCATGAATAGGATTTTCTTTTTCTCGTCTACGTTTTCTCTTAACATCATACGCATTCAACTCCTTATGATATTCAGGGTCATTCTTTCTACGTTCCATCTTTTGAATATACCTACGTTTGTTATCACATAGTTTACACTTCTTTCGGTTATCTCTAAAATCGGAAACGGGCTTACTAATATTACAACAATTACAAATACGTTCCATATTTTTTATACTCCTCTCATTTCTTTTAAAAATTTATTATATCTATCAATATTTGATTCGTTAATTTTATTTGATTTACTAGCATTTTCATCTTTCCACAAAGGTTGCAGATTAGTGTGATGATTTAAATATATTTTTTCTTCAAATGTATTTCCACAACTAATGGGAACAATATGGTCAAAACACCATTCACTACGATTGTCCCATGACATACCCTCCTTGAATAAACTTTCAAAATACTTTAATCCGCTACTATAATCAATTCCAAGAATTTCTTCAGGAGAAAATTTACTTCTATATTCAGGGAATCCTGATAAAGAATATGAAAGTATTGAACCAATACTTTGTTTATATTTAAACAGTGGCGCTTTATCGTAATCCAATTTATCACTTTTACACCTGTTAGCAATAGTAAAAAGAGGTCGGATATTAGTATAATGAGAGTTTTTTTCATAACTCTCTTGATTTTCAGATTTACTTAAAGGAAATATATGGTCAACTTCCCAATCACCATAATTATCCCACGACATACCATCAACAAATTGTTTCTCCAAATGTTCTTTTAACATAATGGCATCACATCCAATAATATCTTCGTAAGTTTTTCCTTCAGGTTTAGAATAACCACGTCTTTTAAATTCATTTTTTAGTCGAGATTTTAATGACAATAAAATTTTATAATGTATTTCAAGTGACTTTCGGTTCTTTCTAATCTCAACCCTAGATTTTTTAGCACATTCTTTACATTTAGAAGACACTTTATTTTTAGCAAAATAATATTCTGACCTAGGTTTGCTTTCCTTACATACATAACAAACTTTTAATTCATCCAATCTATGACCCATAAACCAAATATAACGAAAAATGGGGTATTGGAAATGTGAGAAATAAAAAAAATTATATTTCTTTTATAAATTGACCAACACCTACACTACGAAAACCTTTACTTCTTAATTTGTTTTTAACTCTAACCGCATCTTCTCTTTCAAAACCAGCATCGGCAAAATCTAAAGGTGCCCCCACATCAACTATAACGTATCTACTAGTAATACCAAATTTAACACAATCAGTATCAATATATTGTCTTAAATAATTACGGATTTCGTCATAAAAATTATTAGATATGGTTTTATTATTAGAATCAACGTCATCATTAGGTGTTGGGTTATTTTTGGGGACAATACGTTTGGCTGGACGTTTTTTTTCAGCTTCTGATAATTTAACAACCCTTTTAATCAATCTTGTTAAATCAGATTCAGTTAATCTTACAATTTTTTTCATATTAATTAAAATTCGCTTGTTCTAACTTTTTTCGCATATTGACCTACACCCCAACTATTAAAACCATGTTTTCTTAATTTATCTTTAGCTTTGTTTGCCTCACTTCTTGAAAATCCACAATCTTCAAAATCTAATGGAGCCCCAACATCAAATACCAAATAATCTGCTAAATACTTATATGTAATACAACCCGCTTTAAGATACGGTTCCATAGCGTTAAACACCGGTTGTGTTTCAATATCTTTATCTGATGGTTTAGAATTAAATCCACTATAAAATGTGTCTTTTATCTTATCTTCCCAACTATCATTTTCTTTGATGACTTTCTTAACTATTTTAACCAAATCAGACTCGGTTAATCTTATAACTTTTTTCATAATAATATTTTATTATAAATACCACAAAATTAAAAAGGGGGTAGGGGGATTGGAACAACGGGAAAAAATTTTATACAAAAATAACATCCCACACCGCAGTAGAATCTCCGTTTTTGTCTTTAGGAAATAATAATGTAAACATGGTTCCAATCTTTTCTTCAATATCTGAACCCTCGTCATAAGCATGATAACTACGACCACCTGTATTTAGTATAATTTGATATACAGGATATGTCTCATTTCTAAATTTCCAATTTTTTGTTTTTATCTCAACATCACCATTAAACCATTCGTATTCAGATAATAAGTTCTCAACATAATCCTTTAAGAAATTAACTTTCCTCATTTGTAAATTCTGAGACTCGGTGATAATATATTTCATATTACAATAAATACCTTAAAAATAAAAAACCCCTCACATCGGAGGGGTTGTATAATTTAATATTGTTTTACATCACCAACGTTTGGGATTAAACCATCCAAGATGTCTGCCGGTTTCCTTAAAGCTTTGACGATTATCATCATCTTCCTCATCTTCTTTACCAAGAAGAACATAATTCAAATCGTCAAGAACTGTATACTTATCAACCTCCTCATCATTAACATTCAAAAAAATATCACGTCCAAGATATTTCACCAACGGGGTACCTCCTTCAACATACTCATTGTATAACTCAATAATACTCTGTGGTGAAGATGTTTCACCAACTTTATTTCTAACACCCTTAAATCCAGCAGATATGAAAATATCCTTTTCTTCATGTCTATTTTCCTTAACAACTCTTTTAACTATTTTAACCAAATCTGATTCAGTTAATGTTATAACTTTTTTCATATTAATATTTTATAATAAATACACCCCAAAACAAAAAAGGGGGTAGGGGGGAATTGGGACAACGGAAAAAAAATTATTTTTTCTTGTCTGTACGTTTAACTTCAACGTTATTAATAAAAACCTTTGTCGGGGGATTATTTCTTGTCGATTCAAAATATTCATCAAAGGCGGTCCAGAACATATTTGGTTCTAAATTATATGTATTTAACATTTCGTTACCATGTATTGACAATCGACTAACATCTTCAGAGTTGTAATATCTTTTTATTCTTTCTTTAAGAGCATCCATCTTCTGTTTCGGATATGTTTGCTCCGCAATAACTCGTTTAATTATACGAGTCAAATCTGATTCTGTAAGTCTAATTATCTTTTTCATATGTAATAAATATAACAGAAATAAAAAAGGGGAAATTAAGGTTTAACCAAATAGATTTTATTTTCATCGTAATTCTTAACCAAGACAGTCTCTTGTTTAAATTCTTGAGCAAGTTCTTCAGCAACCTTATTTAATACGTCAGAAGTAATTCCAACGATTTCAACAGATAATGAACTCTCATCATACAACGAACCATCTTTGGCTTTATATCGACCCTTAACAAAATTTCCAATGGTCACACCAAATATTTCAGGGTTGTTTTTAATCACCTTATTTATTTTACTTGATTTAAACAAAATATTTGTTGCGGTTTCAAGTTTGTTTTTAATAAAACGAACCAACTTGTTTTTAGATAATTCAACAGCATTAACATTAACAGAAAAAACAATTACCCCACCTTTATCTTCAAACTCAAAATCAATTTCTTCAGTAAGTTCAGATTCAACATTTGGTTGTATATAAAATGTTTGAGCATCAGGGTCGTTGTCTATATTAATAGAAAACCCATTTAATTTTAATCCTTCCATTAAACTACTCGCACCAATCTGCTCGTAAGTCTTTTTTGACGAATCAAAGTTCTTAACTTTATCAATAAATTTTCTAATATCCATATACTTGATTTTTAAATAAATATAAACTAAAGATACAAAATAAAAAAGGGGGGTAGGGGGGATTGGAACAACGGAAAAAAAATATTTTTATAATTTACCAACAAGTTCATCCAATCCCTCAATGATAATCCCACACTCAGAATAAAACTCGTAGTTACACTTACCCGTGTTCTTAGCTCTAAGAGTAACCAATGAATGTTCCTTGTCAGTCAAAGAAATGGTGGACGCATATTTCTTACATAATAAAACAAAATCATCAACACCAATAGTAGGATTCTTACTTAACTCATCCATGATATATCCCATGGCAATCTTTCTCGGAACATAGTGGTCATGAACAATCTTACCACCACCCTTAACTCCATTAGATGATAAACCCGTATGCCAAAACTTAGTGTTAGTTAAATCAAACAAAGGGTTGCGGTTCCTAGATAAAAACATATCATATAATACATCATTATCCTTAACTTCCAAATACCTCGGAACAAGACAAAGAAAATCCTTCAATGTCTCCTCAACCTTAACCAATTGTTTATTTGTAAGTTTCATAATACAAATATAAGAAAAAAATTATTTTTTCCCAAAGATATTCATAAACTCTTTCTCGTAATCACGTCTCTCAACCTTAACGGTGTTTACATGAAACTTAACAAACTTAACGTCAGTATATATCATAGGAAATGACATGTTGATTTTATCACCCAACTTCTCAGGAGATAATACATCACTTGTATCCCAATTGTATCTAACATCAACATATACCAAATACGTTGGGGTGGATTCTAAACTATCAACAAAAGCATATGAATATTTAGTTTCAATCTTATTAACAGTAATTGAATGAATACCAGGTAAACTCTTCTTAAGAACCTTGAATAACATCTCAGGAAAAACAAATTCACCATCCTTATTATACATTCTGTTGCACGTTGAAGGGATACCATAATCATTATCAACATACGGGTTAACAGTTATTCCTCCATTAGTTACACGATATTCACCGTAATCTCTTGTTAACAAAAAATTATCTCCTAAAATATTCATCATACCAATATTTTCTTCTTCAGGTTCCATATATATTTTTTTTACAAAGATAAAACAATAATACTAATTTACCAAAAAATTATTTAACATCAGAAAATGAATCCACATTAATAAACTCAGATTCCAAATGACCAATGATATCCCTAAGAGTCTGACCCTGTAACTCAGGGGTTTCCCTACTACGAATAGATAATGAAATAGCCCCACACAATACAGATATAATATCATTAATATTCATACCCTTCTTGGCCATTATGTCATAAAAAAATTTATTGTCCCTTAATGTTACATCCACAGTAACTGATAATTTTTCTTCTTCCATTTCCATATATCAATAATAAGAAAAAAAATGAAATAAAAAACCCCTCCGTTAAAGGAAGGGTCAGTCCAACAATACTATCATTGGAGAGGTTAATAATCTTCAGTACCCATAAATGCTTCGTCCCCAATATCACCTATAGTATCAATAATATCAGTTAAAACTCTTACGACACCTTCCGTTCCGTATGTTTTATAAACAGGTTGTAAAATATCCATAATTTGGACATGTACTGACTCAGTATCATCATGAAATGAATCTTCATCTCTTTCTTCATTAATAACCCTTTTAATTATATTGGTTAATTCTTTTTCTGTTAATCTAATCTTTTTCATAGTATATATTTTATATATAAATACCAATTTTCCAAAAAATTTCCCAAAATTTATTTTTTACATATAGGGAACATTTTAAAACAAAGGGTCGCTTTTCTAAAAAATTTTTCCAGGATTTTTTCGAGGGGATTATCCCCCCTTCTGACCCAAAAAACCCCCTATATAAGGGGGGATACGGGAGGGGGTACCCCATAGGTAGGGGTATAGGAGGGGGTAGTAGGGGGTGTTGATAACTTTTAATAAGTATCCCCTCCCCTTTACATTAGGTCACATCCTTTTACCACTGCTACTATGGTAACCATTAGTAGGCAGTATAGGATGATTGCTTGATTGGGTGTGATGGTAAATCGTTTCATATTATCTTCTGTGTTTCTTAGGAGTACATTGGTGTTGTAGTTGGTTCTTCCCTTTGTTCACACGTTTAGTTTGTTTGTACATCTTCTGTTGTGTGTTAGAATGTTTCTTGTAGTTGTACCCATGTTGTGGGGTAGAACAAGATGTTAGTATAACGACTAACATGATTAGGGGTAGTATGTATTTCTTCATAATGT